ACATCATCAGCATTAAAAAGTTGGCGGGGCTTTAATCTAAGTTGCAATTTGGAGATTATATAAAATGTCACAAGAACTATTAGAAAGCCGTTGGAGCGAGACCAAAGAAGCCCTACTAGAAGGCCTAGCTGGTTCTCGCCGCAACACCATGGCAGCAGTATTAGAAAATACTCGCGGCCATTTAACAGAAAGTGCAACCGCAGGTGCAACCGCATCTGGTAACGTTGCTACACTTAACCGTGTAATTTTACCAGTTATCCGCCGTGTAATGCCAACCGTTATTGCTAACGAAATTGTTGGTGTTCAGCCAATGACTGGTCCAGTAGGTCAGATCCACACTCTACGTGTGCGTTACGCTACTACAATGAACGACACTTCAGGTACTAACACTGATACCACAGCAGGCGAAGAAGCTCTAAGCCCATTCAAGATTGCTACTGCATATTCTGCTGGTACTGGTGCTACCCAAGCTGATTACCGTGGTGGTCCAACAGCTACTCTAGAAGGTACTGGCGGCCGTTCAATCAGCGTACAAATTCTAAAGCAAACAGTCGAAGCTCGTACACGTAAGTTACAAGCTCGCTGGACTTTCGAAGCTGCACAAGATGCACAAGCAATGCATGGTCTAGATGTTGAAGCAGAAATCATGGCTGCACTAGCTCAAGAAATCACTGCTGAAATCGACCAGGAAATCCTATACAGCCTACGTTCATTAGCTGCACAGGACTTCACATACAACCAAGCCACTGTTAGTGGTACTGCAACTTTCGTTGGTGATGAGCACGCAGCTCTAGCAGTTCTAATGAACCGTGCTGCTAACCAAATCGCTCAACGTACACGTCGCGGTGCTGGTAACTGGGCAGTTGTAAGCCCAGCAGCACTAACTGTTCTACAGAGTGCTACTACTTCAGCATTTGCTCGTACTACTGAAGGTGCTTTTGAAGCTCCGACTAACACTAAGTTTGTTGGTACACTAAACAGCGCAATGAAGGTATACGTTGACAGCTATGCTAGCGACACCCAAGCTGTACTAGTTGGCTATAAAGGTTCTTCAGAAGCAGACGCAGCAGCGTTCTACTGCCCATACATTCCATTGATGAGCAGCGGCGTTGTACTAGATCCACAAAACTTCGAACCAGTTGTGAGCTTCATGACTCGTTACGGATATGTTGAACTAAGCAACACTGCTTCTTCGCTAGGTAACGCAGGCGACTACGTCAGCGAAATCGGCGTAAGCAACCTATCGTTCAGCTAATAGTTTTACTATTACTAACAAAAAAGCCCCGCAAGGGGCTTTTTTATTGAGTGTACATCATAAATAATATTGTTCATAGTAACTTATGCAGTTTTGCCACTGCGTATGGCCTAGAACGTCACATTAAGGAGAAAACAAATGGCAAGAGCATTAAAAACACAAAAAACCAACACAGTTGATTCTGGTTTTCCATGGGTTGATCTGTACAATATTGGCGTAGTTGGTGGTAACACTGCATTAACTGGTGCACAAATCAAAACTCGCGTTAAAATTGGTTCTGCTTCTGAAGCAGACGGTTACATTATTCGTCAGAAAGGTGCCAAGAAGTTTTTGGTAACTGACGCCGCTAGCGTAAGTGCTGGTAGCTTTGTTGTCGGCCAATCATATATCGTTTTGACAGCAGGCAATACTGATTTCCAGGCAATTGGCGCTGATGCATCCTATGCAGCAGGTACAATTTTTACTGCAACTGGCGCTGGTACTGGTACTGGCACAGCAGCTCGCGTGGGCACATGTGTGCTGAGCGATCTGGCAGATGGTAGCTTGACCGCAGATACCATGACTGTGTCTGTTATTGAAACAGATTCAGGTGTAATTCGTCTGGCACGTATCAGCAACAAATGGGGCGTCGGCTTCGATGGTGTACAACGTGCATTATCATTCACTGACTTTGCTGATTCATCCGTGGGCACACAAGCTGAAACTATTAAATCAGGTACCAAAGATCTGTACGTGGAAATCGTTCAGGTTGATAACGATTATACCTGGGGTTAATATTTAATTAACGTTAAGATAATTTTACTTGACTAATATCCCTCTAAGATACATACACTTAGAGGGATTTTTTATGACTGCATTTGTGCTTGGCAACGGCGTTAGCCGAAAAGGGATTAATTTATACAAACTGGAAAATCACGGTGATATCTACGGATGCAATGCTCTGTATCGTGAGTTTACACCAACTGTGTTAGTAGCAACTGATCCAGGAATTAGTCGTGCAATTCAGGAATCTGGATACGCACAAAATAACAGATTTTATACACGTCGACCATTTTCAGACAGTGGCGCACACGCATTGGATGCCAAATACAAAGGCATGAGCAGTGGCCCCAACGCTGTTAATCTGGCTGTGAAAGACAGCCACAAACAGATATTTTTGTTGGGATTTGATTTTGGCAGTGTTAATGGCTTGTTTAACAATGTTTACGCAGACACCGAATTCTATAAAAAATCCACAGATAAGCCCACATTTGGTGGAAATTGGATGAATCAGATCAAACAAATCATGCACGAAAATCCAGACGTAATTTTTACCAGAGTGGTCAATGGTTACAGTCAACAATTTAACATTGATTGGAAGAGTTGCCGAAATTACACCGAGATACCAGTGGACCAGTTTCAGGATGAGTATAAATACACATAAAGGAACTAATCTATGTCGCTCACAGTTAAACGTATCACTGGTGATTATGAAATTCAGACAGTTAATCTGGCTGGTAGTACTGAAAACCAGATTATATTTACAACAGACCAAGTGTTAATTCGCGGTGATTTACAAGTTACTGGAGATTATAACACAACGACAGTTACTGAAAGTAACCTTTCACTAAAAGACAGATTTATTTTACTTAATGAAGGTGAAACAGGATCAGGTGTAAGTGCTGGAACATATTCAGGCATTGAAGTTGACCGTGGCAGTTTGGATAAATCTGTTTTTTATTTTAATGAAACCACAGACAAATGGGTTATTGGCACGGTTAACACATCAACTGGTACTGTAACTGAAATTGGCGATGTATTGACTACTGGTGCTGGTGGCGGGTTAACAGATGTAGTTGATGATATTACTCCACAACTGGGTGGTGATTTAGATGTTAACAGTCAATCAATTGTTTCGGTATCTAACGGCGACATTGTGCTTGCTCCAGATGGTACCGGTACTGTCAAGATTGAAAGCACAGAACTAGCATTTGATAAACTAGCAAGCGATCCAACCGCACAAGCAGATTATAACTTGCTGTACCACAAAACAGAAGGTTCTGGCGGAACTGGTTTATATTTTAAAACGAGTTCAACTGCCGACGAACTTGTATCAAAAGCAAAAGCAATCGTTTACGGTATTATTTTTTAAGGATTAAACAATGGCAATAACAACAGCAACAGTAGCACAAACTACCCCAGCCGCAGTTTACACAAGCAGCGGTAATACTGCTGTAACATGGGCAACATTTACAAATTATATTGGTTCAGCGGCAACCTTAACACTACATATTGTTCCAAATGGTGGCAGCGCAACAGATCAAAACATGATTTTAGACGCAGAATCTATTGTAGCAGGTGATACATTAAATTTGTATACAGCCGGCGAAAAGATTTTACTTGAAAGCGGCGATGCAATTTATGCTGCTTCAGATACCGCTACCGCAGTTAACGCAGTTTTTAGCTATACGAGTATCTAATTAACGTGCCAATTGGACAGTTTCTCAAAAATAGACGAACTGGTAACTCTAGACAGGTTGTAATTCCGTCTGGGCCTGGTTCTGACAGACCAGATGAACCTATTTTTGGTAGTTTTAGATTTAATACAACAGCAGGTACACTAGAAGTATTTGACGGGAGTGCCTTTAAGTTGCTTGCTGTTGAAGGATTAACAAATGTTGTAGTTGACGACTTTACAGGTGATGGATCAACAGTAGTGTTTGGATCAATGACAAATACTGTAACCAGCGCAACAGATGTTCTAGTATTTGTTGGCGGCGTGTATCAAATACCAACTACAAATTACACAGTTGACGGTAGTTACGATATTACGTTTACTACTGCTATTCCAAATAGTGTGCCAATTAACATTATTCATAACTTGAACTCAACGACGGTATAATATGGCTATTAATAGAATTACCGCAGCAATGCTAGGCACTACAAACTTAGAACAAAGTGACTACATTCTAGCGACTGACGGCAGCGGTAATTTATACTGGACTGATGTAGGTTCTGTGTCAACAGGACACGACATTACGCTAGGAGATCCATCAGATACGTCTCTATTCCCTCCAGGAGCAATTAATAATTGGCAAAATTCAACAGTTGTTACGGATGCAATCGACGACTTAAATGAATTAGCAGCAAACATAATAAACAATACTGCTGTTGCTAATGTTGATTTTACTGCAAGTCCGACAGCAGGCGGTGCAGGAACAGCAGTTACATTAACTATTACGGCTAATGGCAATCCAGACAGATATACAATTAACTGGGGTGATGGAACTACAACAACCGGAACTGCTAACAGCACACCAACACATACATATTCGTCAAATGCCGGATCACCGTATGCTGTAACTGTTACAGCATATAATTCAAATGGAACTGGTACAGGAAGTTCTGTAAGTAAAGAACGTGATGATTATGTTATTATTTACACGGCAGATCCTGTAGTGAGTTATGATTTTTATAGAACTCCTACGGGTGGCACAGCACTAAGTGGAAACAATTTATATGTTATCGAAGGCGAAAGTCTATACCTTGATAACAACACAACTAATATTGGTGCTGCTACCGTTGATTATTCAATGGCATGGGGTGACAGCAGCGCAGATTCTAGTATTGTTTCTGATTCTGCTGCTGGTGGCACAGCAGGCGCACGCTTACAACATACATGGGGAGCAGGAACTAGTTCAGGTAACGGAAAAGACACTACACAATTAACATTAAACAGCCACAACACCGCAGATCCTGCTGTAATACCTACTAGTAACACAGTACGTTTAAAAGTATACGCAAGCAATCCAACTGCTCCGTATGGTTTAACGGAAACTTCAATTGGATATTCAGGATCTGTTGGGATTAATCCAAGATTGGCAGTAGGATTCACTGATAATACATCTGTTGCAATATATTCAGCAGGCGATGATGTTAATCGTACAGTAGCGACTACTGGTGATATTGAATCTACTGTGACAACATCGTATACATACAATCCAGAATCTGGAACATTGAGTGCTAAAGTTAATGGAAATACAGATGGCTCAGTTATATTATCAGCATCATTAACACCAGTTACCAACACGAGTCTTGTTATCACAGAAGTTGCTGATTATAACCTGTTAGATAGTTACGGAAATAGTGTATCGTTTGATAATAGCATTTACTATCCAGGTGCATTTTCTGGATTCAAAGCAAAAGTATCAAAAACCGCTAGTAGCATTTCAGTTGGTGTGAACAGTTTTCAAATAACACACTCAGCAGGCGAGTCAACAGATCCTGTTGGGTTTGTTAAAGATGACTTAACAGCAATACCTACTGTAGATATTAGCAATGCTACATTAACAGAAAATGTCAGTGGGACTTATCGATATATTTCAGGAATCCCGTATTATAATAGTGGAAGTCCTAGTTTAACATTATCGGGTATTTTAATTTCAAACTTAGTTGGACAATGCTACACTAACCAAGCAAGTATTGTTGAAGTTAATGATGGAACTAATCAAGAAGGTACATCGGCAAACGCTGTTGTTGAGTCTTTTTACAGTTATGCAAATATTGACGGTGCAACGACTATGCTATCAGGAGGTATTCCAAAGGTTAACATTGGAACTTCAACACCATATGCTATCGGTAACTTAACAATACCCATTACGTCAAGTACAGTTAGAACAGTAAGTCGTGTTAAAGTGTTAGCAAAAAATGTTAACGGAACAACTGATTACACTGACGATTTAGCGGTTAATGTACAAGTTCATAAATCATCACAATCAGGCGTTAACGAGATCTCTATCCCTGTATCAGTTGACTTAGGTAACGGAGTATATGTAGATAACGGTGTACGAATTTTTGATTTCAACGCTGCTAGTACCAACACACCAGCGGTTAGTAACGCTATAAATTATTATACGAATAATGTGTATACTGAACTAAGTGATCCGGGCGTTGCTGGAACTAAAGAAGCAACTGTTAGACTTGGAGTACTAAAGCATGACACTACGGACTATAGCACAAATTATTTACCAGTAGGTCCGGATAGAAGTGCAGATACAGGAACACAATATTTTACATTTGCTTTCCGTAGACAAGCAGTAGCGAACTTTTCGGTAAGAATCGTATCGTCCACTGGCATTTCGGGATGCTGGATTGCTGCACCTAATACTGCAATCGATAATACATCGACGCTAAACGGATGGTTAGATTGTAGCACACAATATGCTGGTTCAGGAATTCCTGGTGCTGACACAAATAGTGGCGGTAATGGTAGCAATGGCTGTGCTTTAACTGGAGCAGATAGAATTATTGCTGGCAGTAGTTTAAATACCTACTACACAATGACATTAGGAACAGAAAACATGAGCAACTCTACAGGTAACGTAGTTCTTGTTCGTATTGCGTTGAGTAGCGGAGAAAGCATTACCGCTTTAGAAGTAGCAGAGGGTAACAATTAATGGCAATTTCAGACAACCAAAAAGTTGACTATTTGTGGAAAAAGTTAGGTTACTCTGCTACAAAGACAGATACTAATGCTAACAAACTTGGTCCAAACGAAGCTATTCCATCACCGTTGTTATTACGCGGTGACAATGTATGGGCAAATTCTGCTGACATTCCAACAGTTATGCCAGCAAGCTCAGCCGGTGTTGTTACTGTATATCCAACAAGTGCACCACAAGAATGCACAATGGATAACACAGCAACAACAAACAGAACATGGAAAACTGGTTTAATAGATTGGATCCCGCCGGAGTTTGGATCTACATATCAAGTAAAAGTTTATATTTACACTAGTGGAGATGCAGCAAACGCAGCCGCTAGTGGTACACAAGTGTTTGCAACGGGTTCAGGAAATAATGATGAGTGGTTCTTTGACTATCAGTCGGGTGTTTTACATTTTATTGGCAGTAGCCTTCCTAACGGTGTTAGTTTTACAGGCAAATCAGTATACGTGTCTGGATCTCGTTACACTGGCGACAAAGGTGTAAGTTTAACTGGCGATTTTGTTTTTACGAATAATGAAATATCATTAGACCCAGACAATATTATTGTACTAGATACAACAACTGGCTTAGTTATACCTACTGGTTCTAGTTTGCAACGTCCTGCTTCTGCTCCAGTAGGTACAATAAGATTTAATACCAATAACGGAAGTCATGAATATTGGGACGGAACAGATTGGGTTATACTAAATGATCCGTTAGCAGGATTTGCGGTACAGGAAATTACAGGAGACGGGTCAACTACTAGCTTTACTCTTGACGCTGAAGTAAATAATGCATCAACTCTTGTAGTAACAATTGGCGGTGTGGTTCAAACCCCAGGACAAGGTTACACTTTAAGCGGTACAACAACTATTGTGTTTGCAGAAGCTCCGATTGCAACGGACGAAGTTGCTATCCGATTCTTTGGTAGTACTAGAAATGTTTATGTATCAGCATTGTTAAGTCCAAACTGGACTACGGAAGTTGCTGCAAACGACGCTAACGTTGCAATTAATATTAATAGCAGCAGTATTCTAACTGTTTCAGAAACTGAGACTACACTTGTTGGTGATTTCCTTCCGGCAGTAAACGAAGTATATGATCTTGGTAGTAGCACGTATAAGTGGAAAGATTTACACCTATCGGGAAATTCGATCTACCTAGGCGATCTAATATTAAAAGATAATGGCGACGGCACCTTTGGAATTTATAACAATAGCGATGGTTCCGAAGCGTCGATTACTATTACATCTGAAGATGCAGAAAAATGGACTACAGCTAGAACAATTACTGTCGATGGCGCAGTTACTGGTAGTGTTACACTCGACGGCAGCAGCAATGTTACATTAACAACAACATTAAATTTATCTGGAGCACCTACTGCCCCAACAGCAACCGCAGGAACAAATACAACACAAATTGCAACAACGGCGTTTGTAACAACTGCGGTAGACACAGCAATTACAAATCTATTAGATGATGCACCAGGTGTGTTAGACACATTAAATGAGTTAGCAGCAGCAATTGGTGACGATGCTAACTTTATAGGAACAATTAACGACAATATTGACTCTAAACTAAGTTTATCCGGCGGCACAATGACCGGCAACATTGATATGGGGTCTCATAGTTTAACTGGATTACCAGCACCGTTGTCATCAACAGACGCTGCAACTAAATCATATGTGGATGCTGCACTATCCAGTACATTGTCAAGCGGTGAGATTGTTCTAGGTACAAATACCACTGGTAACTTCGTTTCAGTTATTACAGCCGGCGAAGGCATTGACGTTAGCGGAACATCGGGCGTATCGGCAGAAGTTGTTATTTCTGCCGAAGATGCAACAGCAACAAACAAAGGTATTGCAAGTTTTAACGTAAGCGATTTTACTGTTACTGACGGTAATGTAACTCTAGTTGAAGATAGATTATATGACTTAGTTGGTGAAGTATTCACCGGAAACTCAGTTGAAGGCATTATTACTACATTCAATGATGCAACTGAAAAAGTTGACATATCGGTAACTGACTTTGATATTACACTAACAGGCGACATAACTGGTTCTACTTCTGTAACAAATTTTGGGTCAAACATTGTAATCAACACAACATCAAACGCAATCGTTGGTATTACAGTACAAGATGATTATGTTGATTTAGGTGATTCTGGAACAGTTAATACGCTAAGTTTTAACGGTGACAACATTACACTTGTTCGTTCAGGTAATACTGTTACTGTTGAAGTAGATGCTGGTTTAACTGAATCAGATGTTCGAGACACAATAGGTAATACTGTTAAAGGAACTATTCGAGATCCGGACACTGAAGTTGAAACTGAGTCAGGTATTACTGTAAATTATGATTACGAAAACAATACTGTTGAATTAGGTGTTAGAGAATTTGACATTACGCTAGTTGGTGACATCACAGGTTCAGGTACTGTATCAAGACTGCAAGACGTAACAATTACTACAGTTGCTGACTTTATTGCTGGTATTACGGTACAAGATGATAACGTTGATCTTGGGTCTGCTGGAACTGTTAACACTTTAAGTTTTGACGGTAGTAATATTGTTGCTACACGCAATGGCGACAAAGTTAATATTAGTATTCCAACTGGGTTAACTGAAGATGACGTTCGCGACACAATCGGTGCAACTGTTAAAGGAACAGTTAGAGACCCAGAAACAGCACTTGAAACTGAAACTGGTATTACTGTAAACTATAACTCGGAAAATAATACAGTTGAATTAGGCGTTAGAGAATTTGATATTAACTTATCAGGAGCGGTAACCGGTAGTGCAACAGTATCAAGATTACAAGATGTAACTATTATTACAGATACTGATGCAATTGAAGGCTTAACTGTTACTAAGAACAGTACAGCAGTTGGATCAATAGAGCAAATTAAATCTCTAAATTTCGTTGGTGCTAACTTAGAAGTAGGAGTTAGCAATACAGATTCATCTGTACTTGACATTGCGGTTACTGGTATTGTTGACGAAAACTCAATTGTAGATATCATTAGACCTAAACTTGCTGGTGACCACGACGGTGTAACTGTAACATACGATAATTATAACCGCGTTTTTGATATTGCAGTTGATCCAATTACTGTAACGCTTGCTGGTGCAGTTACTGGATCTGGTACAATTACTTTTGATGGTTCGGGAACAGACAGTACACTAAACATTAATACAGCACTTGGTGGCGGAACTGCTGAAATTAGTGTTTCCGACGAATATGAAACACAAGGTACTGTATCGTCAATTAACTTTGTAGGTGGCGGCATTACTACAGCAGTAAGTTTAGATGGAACAACAGCAACAGTTTACGTTCCAAACTCACCTGCTAATGAACCGTTCCTAACAGTTGAAGCAGGAAGTGAAAATGTTCCTAATGCAAGACGTTTAGTAGCAGGCACTGGCATTAGTATTACAGATGGTGGAGCTGGTAGAACATTAACAATTAGTGCTGCAAGCGACGCAATTTTAGCAAGAAGCCAAATAGCACAAGATGACACACTAGTTGGACAACAAATTGAACTGAATTTTAAAGGTAGTCGGTTTGTACAGCCAGTTATTGAAGATGACGGCGACAATGATAGAATAAATATAACTATCTACGATATTAAGGAATATTGGTTTAGATCTGATTTTGATTGTGGTTATCTAACTGATGATGAAGGTGCTATATTAAATATGGGCAATGATCTAAAGAAAGGTATCTTTGAAACTAAACCAGATCTAGGTTCGATATCATAACAGGATTAACATGGCAAGTCAATTACAATTTAGAAGAGGCACAGATTTAGAGCATGATGCGTTTACTGGTGCAGAAGCTGAAATTACAGTAAACACAACTAATAAAAGTGCTCATGTACACGATGGCGTAACAGCCGGTGGTATTGAACTAGCTCGTGCCGATTTAAATAATATCGATGATGCTACATTCTTAGCAAAAGCAGTAGCAGCAGGTGTCGAAGCAAGTGGTAGCGGATCCGCAACAGCAACCGTTACTAATATTACAAATGCAAATCCTGCTGTTGTAACCACATTGACTGCCCATGATTTTGCGGAAAACGCACAAGTAACATTTGTAGATGTTACTGGTATGACCGAAGTCAACGGTGTTGCGTTTTATATTGATGTACTGACTGCGACAACATTTGCGTTATACACTGATGTAACATTATCAACAACATATAATGCAATTGCAAACAATTCATATTCTAGTGGAGGCACGGCTACTGCCAGTGCGCCAATTGGTGCCCCATCTACAGCAGCATATGTTACTGTAGGTAACAATTCTACATTACCGAACGAGCGAGCATTAACTGCTGGTAACGGTATTACTATTACTGACGGCGGTGCCGGCGGCGGAATTAGTGTTGCTGCTAAACTTTCAGCAACTGTTCCAAGTAATTTAGGTTCAGCAGCCGCAGGCGTTTCGACTAACATTGCTCGTGCCGATCACGTACATGCTATGCCATCTGCTAGCGACGTAGGGGCTGTACCAACTGCCAGAACCGTTTCGGCAGGATCGGGTTTAAGCGGCGGAGGCGCATTAAGTTCAAACATTACTTTAGCGTTAGACGCAGATATTGGTGATTTGGGCGATGTTACTATAACTTCGGCAGCCAATGGCGACATTTTAATTTATAACTCAGCAACTTCCGCCTGGGAAAATAGTTCAGCACTTGCTCGATTAACAGTTGAAAGTGCCGATTCTACAGTAGGTACAGCATTGGCTATCACTACGTTGAACTTTACCGGTACCGCAGTCACAGATGGCTCTGTTGTAGTATCTGCCGAAGCAGGCAATAACTCTCAAGTAAATGTTAATATTCCTCGCATTTATACAGAAGAACAAATTCAAGATATTGTCGGCGCAATGGTATCAGGCAATACCGAAAGCGGTGTTACTGTAACATACGATGATGCTAGTGGTAAACTAAATTTTGGAAATGACTCATTTGATTTGTCATTATCCGGAGATGTTCAAGGTACTGCAACAATTGACCATACTGGTAATGTATCAATGACTACTACTATTTCTGCAGATTCTGTTGCTCTTGGAACAGACACAACAGGCAATTATGTGTCAACACTAACTGCTGGTACTGGACTAAGTTTAACAAATGCCGCAGCTGGCGCAGAAGGCGCACAGTATACTATCGCATTAAATTTAGATGGTAATACTAGCTTATCTGAATTTGTTGCTGATACTGTTGGTAGTATGGTTACATCTAATACAGAATCTGGAATTAGTGTAACTTATCAAGATACTGATAATACATTAGACTTTGATGTTGCTGATTTTACTATTACCTTAACTGGTGATGTTACTGGTACCGGAACAGTTACTAATTTAGGTAACGTATCGTTTGCAACACAAGTAGCCAATGATTCAATTGCACTAGGTACAAAAACTACTGGTAACTACGTTGCTACATTAACAGCAGGCTCTGGAGTTTCTATAACAAATGGTGCCGCTGGTCTAGAAGGATCAGCGTATACAATTGCGCTAGATTTAGGCGGCGCTAGTGGTCTTGATGAATATATTTCCGATACTATCGGTACAATGGTTACATCTAACACTGAATCAGGAATTAGTGTAACTTACCAAGACGCTGATAATACATTAGATTTTGACGTTGCTGACTTTACTATTACCTTAGGTGGTGACTTATCGGGCAATGTTACTATTACTAATTTAGCTAGTGCTACGCTTACTGCTCAAATTGCGGCTGATGCAGTAGAACTAGGTACTAATACTACTGGTAACTATGTTAAATCTATTTCAAACGGATCGTATATTACTGGCGCAGGAGCATCTGAAGGTGCAGAAATTACACTAGCAGTTGATGCTACTTCTGCTAACACAGCAAGTAAAATTGTTGCACGTGATGCATCAGGAAACTTTAGTGCTGGAACTATTACTGCAAACTTAACAGGGACAGCAACATTAGTTAACTGTACAGCAAATAATACAACCAATGAATCTGTTTACATTGCGTTTGTTGACGGTGCAACTGGTTCGCAAGGCATTGAAACGGACACGAATTTAGTATATAACCCAAGCACTAATACATTAACTGTTGACAATTTTGCAGGTACAGCAACGTTAGTTAACTGTACGGCAAACAATACAGCTAATGAAACAACCTATATTACTTTTGTTGATGGTGCAACTGGCTCACAAGGGTTAGAAACTGACACTGGATTAACATATAATCCAAGCACAGGATCATTAACAGCAACCGAATTTAACGGTACTGCAACATCTGCAGAGTATGCTGACTTAGCAGAAAGATACTTAGCAGATGACAATTATCAAGCAGGCACAGTTATTGCAGTCGGAGGCGAAGCAGAAGTTACAGCAGCACACGCAGGTATCGCACATTCAGTACTAGGTGTCGTTTCAGAGAATCCTGCTTACTTAATGAATAGCACCTTAGAAAATGGCCTAGCTATTGCGCTTAAAGGACGTGTAAAAGTATTGGTGTTAGGCGAGGTAAATAAAGGTGATAGACTAGTACCATCGACTAGTGCAGGCTATGCTGTTGCTAATAACGACCGTAATGCTTGGTCATTTGCCATAGCACTAGAAAACAGCTCTACAGGCATTGTAGAAGCAGTTATACTTTAGTAAAATACTCAATTACCTTATTAAAAATAAGGGCTTACACCTTTTTTATCTCCTTTTTACGATAAATACTTTTGCTTTAATTAAGGCAATCTATAGGGGATAATACAACATGGCTATTACACGTATTAAGAATAACCAGATTACCGACCTAACGATCACCGCGGCAAAACTTGCCAACAATACGATCACAGCAGGTAAACTGGAAGACAACTTAACTTATGGATCTAACTTAACAATTACTGGTAATTTAACAGTTAACGGTGCTTCAACTACCGTTAACTCAACTACCGTTGCTGTTGACGATCCTATTTTGCTTTTAGCTCCTGATCAAGCCGGCGCAGGCGCCTTAGATATTGGTTTCATCGGTGAACGTGGAACTGATACAAACGTCGCGTTTGTTTGGGACGAAAGTGCAGACAAGTTTGTAGCTGCTCTAACTTCAAGTGCAGATTCAAGCTCAACAATCACAGTCAGCAGCTATGCTGATATGCAAGTTAACGATTTAGACTTAGCAGCATTAACTGCTACTGGTAACGCTTCAATTGGTGGTACACTAGGCGTAACTGGCGCAACTACACTAACTGGCGCATTAGCTGCTAACGGTGGTATTACTGTTGACACATCAAACTTTACTGTTGACGGTTCAACTGGTGCTGTTACTACAGCGTCAACTATCACTGCTACTGGTGCTATTTCTTCAAGCGCAGGCGTTTCTGGTACAACTGGTACATTCAGCAGCAACGTTTCAGCAGGTGGCACACTAGCTTCAACTGGTGATTTTAGTGTTAACACTAATAAGTTTACTGTAGCTTCTGCTTCAGGCAACACTAGCATTGCTGGTACACTAGGTGTAACTGGTAATACAACAATTGGCGGTACACTAGGCATCACTGGCGAAACTACACTAGCTTCTGCTATTGTTAGTGATTTAACTGCTGGACGTGTTGTACTAGCTGGTACAGCAGGTGCTCTAGAAGATAACAACAACCTACAATTTGATGGATCAGAGCTAGGCATTACTGGTTCTATTGACGTTTCATCTAACGTTGTTATTGGTGGTAACTTAACTGTTAACGGTACAACTACTACTGTTAACTCAACTGTTGTTACAATTGATGACACAATCTTCACACTAGGTGGTGATTCAGCTCCAGCTAGCGATGACGATAAAGACCGTGGTATTTCATTCCACTGGCACAACGGCACAGCAGCTAAGTACGGCTTCTTTGGTTATGATGACTCACTAGGTGAGTTTGTATTCATCCAAGACGGTTCAGAAACTGCTGGTGTAATGTCAGCTTCATCTGGACTAGGTAGTGCTGCTTTTGGTAGCATGCGTGTTACAGACCTAACAAATGGTCGTGTACTACTAGCTGGTGCTTCTGGTGAAATTGCTGATTCAGGTAACTTAACATTTAATGGTTCTGCATTATCTGTTACTGGTACTGCTACAATTTCTAGCAATGCTACAGTTAACGGCAACTTAGACGTTAACGGCGCAACCACAATGGGTAACCTAACTATTGACGGTACTTCAACTGTTGATATGGGTGCTAACCGTGTTACTAATGTTGCGACTCCGACTGCAACAAGCGATGCAGCTACTAAAGCATATGTTGACCAAGAAGTTAGTGCTGGTGGTTCTGTTCTAAAGATTTCTGGCGATACTGGAACTGATAGCGTAACTACTGGTGCTGCTAATGACACATTAGCGTTCTCAGGTACTGCTAACGAAATTGTAACTGCTGTTACTGATAACACCGTTACAGTCAGCTTACCAGATAATGTTACAATTGGTAACAACCTATCTGTTACTACTGACGCTTCAGTTAGCGGCGCATTGACTGTTACTGGTGCTACTACAGCATCTACAATTGATGCTTCGGGCGCAGTTGGTGTTGATGGTAACTTTGATGTTAATACTAACAAGTTTACTGTTGCTGCTGCTACAGGTAACACAACAGTTGCTGGTACACTAGGCGTAACTGGTGCTACTACAATGAGTTCTGTTACTACAACTGGTAACGTAACTGTTGGTGGTAACTTAACAGTTTCTGGTACAACAACCACAGTTAACTCAACAACTGTTACAGTTGACGATCCAATCTTCACCCTAGGCGGCGACACAGCTCCTGCTTCGGATGATAACAAGGACCGTGGTATTGAGTTTAACTACCACAATGGCACAGCCGCTAAGGTTGGCTTCTTTGGTTGGGACGACAGCGCAGGTGAATTTGTATTCATTTCTGACGCAACTAACGTTGCAGAAGTAATGTCAGGTAGCTTAGGTAATGCTGCTTTTGGTTCAGCTCGTGTTGACGATCTAACACAAAACCGTTTAGTAATTGTTGGTGCTTCAGGTGAACTAGCAGACAACAGTAACTTAACTTACTCAAGCGATCGTTTAACTGTTGCTGGTACCAATGGTATTAGTGTTTCTAACGCAGCAATCCTATCAGGTAACACTGAAGTAGGTGGTACTTTCCAAGTTACTGGTGCTACATCATTAAATGGTAATGTAACACTAGGCGACGCAGGTGCTGACGCTGTTACTGTTACTGGTACTGCTACATTTGCTCAGCCAGCTGATTTTGACGGTGGTTTCACTGTTGCTGGTTCGCAAACAATTAACGTAGGTTCTAACCGCATCCAAGCTGTTGCTACTCCAAGTGCTGGCACTGACGCAGTTAACAAATCATACGTTGATAACCTACTAAGTGCAGGTTTTGACATTAGCGACGGTACTGACAGCCAAACAATTTCACAAGGAGATACCTTTATTATTAACGGTACTCCAAGCGAGGTTAACGTTGCTGTAAGTGCTACTGATACACTAACAATTGGCCTACCAGACAGCGTTACTATTAGCGACGCATTAACTGTTACTGGTGCTGCTACTGTTGGTACAACACTAGGCGTAACTGGTGCTACTACACTAAGCTCAACTTTAGCTGCTGGTAACACTACTATTACTGGTACACTAAGCACTTCTGGTGCTGCTACACTAAACTCAGCATCTGTTACTAACAATGCTACAGTTGGTGGTACACTAGGTGTAACTGGTGCTACAGGTATTGATGGCAACTTTGACATTAACACTAACAAGTTTACAGTCAACGCTACTTCAGGTAACACAGCGATTGCTGGTACATTAGGTGTAACTGGTGCTACTACATTAAGCAGCACATTAGGTGTAACTGGTAATACAACAGTTGGTGGTACATTAGGTGTAACTGGCGAATCAACATTAGCTTCAGCTACAGTATCAGATCTAACTGCTGGACGTGTTGTACTAGCTGGCACAGCAGGTGCAATTGAAGACTCAGGTAACTTAACATTCAATGGTACTGAACTAGGTGTTACTGGTACATTAGATGTTTCTTCGGACGCATCAGTAGGCGGTAACCTAAGCGTTACAGGTAATACTACAATTAGTGGTAACCTAACAGTTTCTGGTACAACTACTACTGTTAACTCAACCGTTGTTGAAGTTGCTGACCCAATTATGACAATTGGTGATGATGCTTCAGATGATAACTTAGACCGTGGTCTAAAATTCAAATGGCATAACGGTACTGCTGCTAAGGCTGGCTTCTTTGGTTATGATGAGTCAACTGGCGAGTTTGTATTCATCGAAGACGCAACTGATACAGCAAGTGTAATGAGTGGTTCACTAGGTGCTGCGGCATTTGGTACAATGCGTGTAGCTGATTTAACAGATAACCGCGTACTATTAGCCGGTGCTTCGGGTGAAATTGAAGATTCAGGTAACTTGACATTTGACGGTTCTGCTTTAGCAGTAACTGGCACAGCATCGATTAGCAGCAATGCAACAGTCGGTGGTACATTAGGTGTTACAGGTGAATCAACTCTGGCAAGTGCTACAGTATCCGATTTAACATCAGGTCGTGTTGTACTAGCTGGCACAGCCGGATCACTAGAAGATTCAGGTAACTTAACATTTAATGGTACACTACTTTCTGTAACTGGTAACGCTTCTACAAGCGGTAACATTACAGCAGGCGGTACTTTAAGTGTAACTGGCACTTCAACATTCACTGGCGCTGTAACTGCTTCTAGCAATGCTACAGTCGGTGGCACTTTAGACGTAACTGGTGCTACATCATTAAGCAACACATTAACTGTTTCTGGTGCTACTGCGCTAAACGGTGGCTTAACAATGGACACCAACAAGTTTACTGTTGCTGACACAACTGGTAACGTTGCTACTGCTGGTACATTAGATGTAACTGGTGCTACGACATTAACTGGTTTACTAACAGCTAACGGTGGTATTACTGCTGATTCTGGAGTATTCACAGTTGCTGACACAACTGGTAATGTACACACAGGTGGCACATTAAATGCTGATGGCGCTGCTACACTAGGTTCAACACTAGGCGTTACAGGTGCTACTACATTAAGCAGCACGTTAGCTGTAACTGGTGCTACAACACTAACAGGTGCTTTAACTGCTAATGGCACAGTAAGTTTAGACGATGCTGTTGTTATTAACGAAAGTGGTGCTGATGTAGACTTCCGTGTTGAAGGCTCTACTAACGCTAACATGTTAATTGTTGACGCTGGTACAGACTCTGTATTAATTGGAACAGCTACTCCAGTAACTGACGCTTCATTTGTAATTGGTACTACTGACTCGTTCATGCTACCAGTTGGTTCAAACGCAGAACGTCCAGCAACTGGTGTTCAAGGTATGTTCCGTTTCAACAACATCTCAACCACTCCAGAATACTATGATGGTTCTAAGTGGACACAGATGTCAACTGAATTCACTGTTATTGCTTCAGAAACATTTAACGGTGACGGGGCAACTACTGCGTTTACACTACAAAGCAGTCAAACAACTGCTAGCACAATTGTTAGCATCAACGGTGTTGTTCAGCTACCAACTACAGCATACGCTGTAAGCGGCACTACATTAACATTTACTGAAGCTCCTGCTACAGGCGACGTTATTGAAGTACGTGAACTAACTACCACTGAAACTGTTGTTAGCCTATCTAACACAGCTGGTACAGCAACAATTGAATGCTCTGAAGCTAACAGCAACATCGCAGTTGATTGCGGTACAATGACTATTAATGGTAACTTAGTTGCTACTGGTAGCATTACTGCTAACGGCGACCTAGCATTTGGTGACGCTAACACTGATAGCATTACATTTAACGCTGACGTTGCTTCAAGCATCCTTCCAGATGTTGACGCAACTTATAACTTAGGTTCAAGCAGCGCCAAGTGGAACAATGTATATGGTGTGAATGTTACAGCAACAGGTACTACTACAGTAGCTGATCTAACTGTTGGCGCAGGCTCAACAATTAGCATGGGCAGCAACAAGATCACTGGCGTAGCAGCTCCAACTGCTTCAACTGACGCAGCTACTAAGGGTTATGTTGATGGTCTACTAAGTGCTGGTACTGACATTTTCTCAATGGCAGGCGATACTGGTACAGCAAGCACAATGCAAACAGGTGATACTATTACTATCTCAGGTGGTACTGGTTTATCTTCTGCTTCAACTGCTGATACAATCACAATCAACCTAGATAACAGTGGTGTAACTGCTGGTTCTTATGGTAGTTCAACTGCTATTCCAACCTTCACAGTTAACGCACAAGGTCAAATCACTGCTGCTGGTACAACATCGATTAGTTCAGACATGTCTATTGCAGCTGACGCAGGCACAGGTGGCCCAATTACAGTTGGCACAGACACGTTTACTATCGCTGGTGGTACTAACGTTAATACTTCGGTATTTGGTGATACTATTACTGTTAACTTAGATGCTAGCCCAAGCGTTACTAACCTAACTGCTAGTGGTACAATCACTGGTGCGTTAAGCGGCAACGTAACTGGTAACGTTACAGGTAACTTAACTGGTAATGTAACATCAACTGGTACATCATCATTTGGTACGGTATCAACTAGCGGTAATTTAACTGTTGGCGGTACGTTAAACTCAGACGACATTACAGCTTCAACTGTAACTGTTTCTGGTAACGCTACTATTACTGGTAACTTAACAGTACAAGGTACTACAACTACTGTTAACTCTAACACAGTTAACATTGGTGACTCAATTATCACTCTAAACAGTGACGAAGCTGGTGCTCCGTCGCAAAACGGCGGCTTTGAAATTGAGCGTGGTACTTCAACTAATGTTAGCCTAGTATGGGATGAAACAAATGATAAGTGGACAGTAGGTTCACAAACATTTGTTGCTTCAACATTTGAAGGTGCTTTAACTGGTAACGTAACTGGTAACGTAACTGGTAACGTAACTGGTTCTTCTGGTTCGTGTACTGGTAACGCTACAACAGCATCAGCACTACAAACTGCACGCACTATCGCATTAAGTGGTGACGTAAGCGGTTCTGTTAGCTTTGATGGTTCAGCGAATGCTACTATTACTGCTACTGTTGCTAACGACAGCCACACACACGCAAGTTCAACTATTAGCGACTTCTCAGAAGCCGTTCAAGACGTTGCTGGTGCTATGTGGTCAACTAACACTGAATCAGGTGTTAGTGTTGTTTACCAGGACATTGACGGTACACTAGACATTGATGTAAATGACTTTACAATTACATTAAGCGGTGACGTAACTGGTTCTGGTACAGTAACTAACCTAGGTAACGTTAGCATTACAACTACTGTTGCTGCTAACTCTGTTGCGCTAGGTACTGACACAACTGGTAACTATGTTGCTAGTGGTGCTACATCAGGTAACGGTATTAGCGGTTCAGTAAGCAGCGAAGGTGGTACATTTACTGTAACATCAAACGCTACTTCTGCTAACACAGCAAGTACTATTGTATTCCGTGATGCTAGCGGCAACTTCTCAGCAGGTACTATTACTGGTACAGCTACTACAGCACAATACGCTGACTTGGCAGAAATTTACTCAGCAGACGCTGAAATTGAGCCAGGTACTGTTGTATGCTTTGGTGGTGACGCAGAAGTAACTACTTGTAACCACGATATGGATCGTAAGGTAGCAGGTGTTGTTTCTACTAACCCAGCATACTTAATGAACAGTGAAGCAGACGGTGTTGCTGTAGCACTAACAGGTCGTGTTCCTTGTAAGGTAACTGGCACAATCCGTAAGGGTGATATGCTAGTATCAGCAGGTAACGGCATGGCACGTGCTGAAGAGAATCCAGCTATGGGTTCGGTTATTGGTAAGGCACTAGAAAACAGCGAAGGTGATAACATCATTGAAGTTGTTGTAGGTCGCTTATAATCCTTTAGGGTTATAATACCAAAAAAGAAAGGGCGGAAACGCCCTTTCTTTTTGACTAAAATTTCTAATCACATAACCAGATAAATATGTAAAAAGGTAAAGAATACAATGGGCTTAACTAGACCAAGACTTGGACAATTCCAAACTACTACAACAGCATTCGATGACGCTATTATTGTATTAAACAATAACGCTAGTAATGCTGATAATAATACAAAAGATATTGGTATTGTATTTGAACGTGGGGCTGACCAGAATCAGGTTTTTCTATGGGACGAGTCTGCTGACGAATTTATTTTAGCTAGTTCAAACGAACAAGGCTCAACGTCCGGCGATGTAACGTTAATCGGGTACGCAAATCTACATATTAATAATCTAATTGCTGAAGGCAGTATTACAATGAAGGGTAATGTTGTCCTCGGTGACGCAGTTACCGATACAGTTACATTCAATGGAGCATATACATTCCCTAGTGCTGACGGAAGTGCCAATCAAGTACTAGCAACAGACGGTGCTGGCAACTTGAGTTTTGTTAATGTAGCCACAACATTAGATGCTGTTACTACCAACGGTGCCACAACAACAAACGCTATTAGCACTGGCGCTATTACTGTTAGCGGTAATATTGTTCCGAGCGCAAACGAAACATATAGCTTAGGTACTCCAACAAATAGATTCTCTACACTACACGTTGCTCAAAGCACAGTATATTTAGGCGAAACAGCACTTAGTATTGTAAGTGGAGAGTTATATGTAGATGGAAATCCTGTCGCTGGCGCAGGTGACGCTTGGCCAGGATATGATGGCGATTATGATTTAGCAAAAGCACTAGCACAAACAACTTCCGAAACTCCGTTTGAGGAAGGCGGTGAAGATCCATTTGGTGTTGTACTAACACTTGTGTTTGACAACATGGACCCAGGTGGGCAAATTATTACATATGATTTAGCCGGCACATACGCAAGCGGCACAGCAACCGGAAGCCCTGAGGCTTACTTGGGCGCATAAATATAGATATCAAACAGGATTAGGAAATGCCTACAGTACTACAATTAAGACGTGGAACAACCGCACAAAACAACGCTTTCACTGGCTCCGCTGGCGAGCTTACATTCAACACATCAACTGGTGCATTAAGAGCGCACGATGGAACAACAGCAGGCGGTGCTGAGATGCTCGTTAATACTGGTAGTAACGCAAATATTTCCCAATCAGTTACATTAACTGGTGCAGTCACTGGTTCGGGTACTATTACTAATCTTGGCGATTTAACTATTGCTACAACTGCTACAAATGACCCAACTATTACACTAGCAGGTGATTTAACTGGTAGTTGCACACTAACTAACTTAGGAAATGCTACATTAACAGCAACTATTGCTGCTAACTCAGTAGCACTTGGCACTGATACTACTGGTAATTATATGTCTAACATTTCTGCTGGTACCGGAATTAGTGTAAGCCACACACCAGGCGAAGGATCAACAGGAACTATAGCATTATCACATCTAGGGATTCAATCACTAAGTGATCCTCTAGCTGATAGGATTTTAATGTGGGACAGTAGCGCAGGCGCAAGTGCTTGGTTAACTGTCGGATCAAATCTAACATTATCAGGAACTACATTAAGTGCCGACACACAAGCACCTGTTGCTGGTACCGGGATTAGCGTATCCGGAACAACAGTTTCGTTAGGAACATCAGGAGTAACTGCCGGGAGTTACGGTAGTTCAAGTGCTGTTCCTGTATTAACTGTTGACGCATATGGACGTATCACTAGCGCAAGTACAGCAAGTATTACAACTGACTTATCCATTGCTAGCGACTTAGGCACTGGCACAATTAGTTTAGCTAGTGAAACAATGACAGTTACAGGCGGCACTAACGCTAATACGAGCATTAGTGGGAACACAATTACAGTAAATGTTGATTCAAGCCCGAGTTTTGGCGGCAATGTTACTATTGCTGGTAACTTAACAGTAAACGGTACTGTAACCACAGTAGCTACAACAAATACAACAATTAGCGATAGCTTAATTGAATTAAATTCGGGCGCAGCTTCAAACGCAAGCGACTTAGGTATTGTAATGGAACGTGGTTTAACTGGAGATAATGCATTTATTGGGTGGGACGAATCCGCTGATAAGTTTATTGTAGGTACAACAACAGCAACAGGATCAAGTACAGGCGATTTAGTTATTACTGCTGCTAACCTAACTGTAGCAACTCCTGTTGCTAGCACAGACGCAGCGACCAAAGGATATGTTGATTCTGCTGTTTCAACAAGTCCTGTAATTACATTAGCAGGCGATTTATCAGGAAGTTGTACATTAACTAACCTAGGAAGTGCTACGTTAACAGCAACAATCGCTGCCAACTCAGTAGCATTAGGTACTGATACAACTGGTAATTATGTAGCAGCAGGCGCCACATCTGGCAACGGTATTTCAGGATCTGTAAGCAGCGAAGGTGGCACGTTTACTGTAACGTCAAATGCCACTAACGCAAATACAGCGAGTACTATTGTATTCCGTGATGCGTCAGGTAATTTCTCAGCAGGTACTATTAGTGCTAATTTAACAGGTAATGTTACAGGTAATGTTACAGGTAATGTTACAGGTAGTTCAGGCTCATGCACAGGAAATGCTGCTACAGCAACAAATGCAACTAATGCTGCAAACGTACAAGTTGATGCTGATAATCTTACAAATGCTACCCACTACATCACTTTCTCGGGTGCTGCAACTGGTAACAACCGTCTAAACAGCGATACAGGGTTAACATATAACCCATCAACAAATACATTATCAACTAGTATTTTTTCTGGTACGTCAACAACAGCGAGATATGCTGACTTGGCTGAAAATTACATAGCAGATGAAGCATATTCCGCTGGTACTGTTGTAGCATTTGGTGGTGATGCAGAAGTTACAGTTGCTAACACATTTGCTTCGCGCAACACAGCAGGTGTAGTATCAACTAATCCAGCACACTTAATGAATTCGGAGTTAACTGGAGACACAGTAGTAGCATTAGCACTAGCAGGACGTGTTCCGTGTCGTGTAGTTGGTGTAGTACGTAAAGGCGACTTAATGGTTGCTTCAAATACTCCGGGGTGTGCTATAGCATGGGGAGAAGAATTACGCGATCCGCCAGCAGGCTCTATTATTGGCAAAGCACTTGAAGATAAATCAGGTCAAGGTGAAGGAATTATCGAAGTAGTTGTTGGTGTACGATGATTGAAGAACAGTACAGAACAGAGTACGAAGGCGAATTTGTAGTAACTGGTATTCACTACAAAAACGGTAAAAAAGAACAAACACGTGAGTGGATCGATAATCCACTTGAACTCAAATCAATTTCTGGACGTGCAGTATGCGTTAGTGACGGATTAACGGTTGATGATTTTAACTTGTCAAGATTAATGGCACGTCACGGACTGTTAAACACATTAGCACTACACGTATACGGAACCAATAAATTATATCAAAAATTCCACCCAAACTTTCACGTAACGTTTGACAAAGAAGACTTAGAAGATTTAGTAGCACAAAACTTAACAGAAGAAATAATGGTATATACTAATACCAGCAACTGTTTAAAATACCCTGGTGAGTTCTTTATTATCCCTTATGGTATTAAAAGTACAAGCGAAGCGATTGCTGCTTGGTTAGCATGCTTTGATGGGCATAAAGAAATTTATCTATTAGGATACGATCAATACACTAGAGATTCTACGCGACGCACTAAGCTAATTGACTCTGTTGAACGAGTTATTAAAGCGTATAGTTCAACTAAGTTTATTCATGTTATTAGAAGCGGTGAAACACCCGATGAATGGCGTCAGCACCTAAATGTAAAAACAATGACTAGACCGGAATTTATTAGTCATTGCGATATTTCATAACTGTACAATTTTTCCACAGTTTCGATTTTATTATAGATATCTTCGATATTAATAGTAGCCCAAAGTCCCGGATGTAGAGGCTTTGGAATAATTCCTTTGTCAATCCACGAATATCCTAAGTGTTCGTCGTTGAGTTTTGGAATAAATTCGTCTGTTACTAAGCAAAAGAATGTGTGGTATATAAAATGATTATTAGGTCCTGTAAACTGTTCAATAGGAACAAGTTTAATATACTCTGGTAAACTGCCCATTTCTTCAGAGCATTCGCGAGTAATAGTATCTAATAATGCTTCGCCATTTTCAACCTTGCCGCCAGGTAACCCCCAATGATAAGGATGTTTAGGATCATTACGCATTAAGTACAAATAACGTTGTGTGTTATAGGCGTAGAACCAAATACCTACTGCGTTTAGATCACCAGTGACCATTTGCCTCCCTGATACAACCCTTCATAACTGCGTACCCACACAGAACCATCCCATTTATATTGTAAACTGGTGGTCAAATTGGTAACATATTCTATTGATGCAGTAGTACTAGCATCAAAAACTACTGACCATTGTGATCCGTTGTATTCAATGATATCATTGATGCCAGCAATTAATTCCTGATCATCTGTGCTTTTCCATGCTTGTGCCATGGGTGGAACAGTGGATCTATCGTCAGAATCAGCACCATAACCAATGCTGTCTGTTAACAAATATCTCTGACCAACTGTGGCTACTGGCAGTTCTGCACCAGGGCCACTACGTTGTGGATCGATGACAGCGTTAACTGGGGCTAGTGTGTTTGCAGGAAGCGTATCTTCGTCAACTGTGAACAGCATAATGCGATCATCAGTTGGATGATAAGCAACAGTACCTACAATCTCAATATCGTTAGTGTCATTTTCTAACCGAATTTGACTAATACCATCGCGTAACTTACCGTATTCTTCAACAACAGCGTGCCATAATATAATGCTGTCGTCTTGCGTACTTAAACTTCCTAAATCTGTATTTGCTTCGTCTACGGCACTTGATTTTAGTACTTGCAATTGATTACCAATTAACAATACTTGATACCCATGCGGAGTAACTTGCAAACGAGTACCTAATAACAAATCATCGTTTTCTAATATGCTATTAGTATTACCGTTAGCATCAAATACACTGGCAATGACTTTGTGAATAACACCAAGTTTAGTAACTTTAGCAGGCATACTGATCCATATTGGAAGAGTAAACGTTAGCGTCATAATATCAATTGGTTCATCATTGCCAACCGGAACGGTACGAGATGTATAGTTAATATCGTTAAGTTCAACAACAGTTAAACTAGTCCAATCAATATAATTATCAGTGCTTTGTATTTCTAAACTTGGATTGAACATTGGAGAAATTTGTTCAAACAACTGCCATTTTTGATTTGTGTTTGTGGTCCAAATGTCTAACTTGATAGTTACATCATATGGAACTGGCATATGACGTTTAACAGTAAACGCATTGCCTTGCGTAGTTTCATAAGTTTCTGTGTCTGCATCCCAAGAACGCTGACGATAACTACGTGTGTCTACATGATATGGTTCTTGCACACGTTCTCTTGCGTATTTTAATCCACTTACATAAAAACTCATCATCGGCGCACTAGGCATTGAATTAGCACTATTGTTTTGAATAATGTTCTGAGCTTGGCGAGAAGCATCACCATAACGAATAGGAACTGTTAAGTAGGTTGGATTACCTGAGTCATCTTTGCCGTACTCTACTTGGAATCCCGAGAAGATTCTTGTAAATTGTAGCAAAAATCTACGTAATTGTTCGTCGTAGAAGAAATCAACTTGTGCCATTAGTTATCCGCCTCTGGTCGTAGCAAATCGCTTAGACTTTGTTTGCTTGGAATATTACCACGATCAGTTGTAGCTACTGTAGCATTGTTATTAACAAATGAACTACGTTGCGTAGTATTGTCATTGTTTAAGTAACTCATTTCAGTTCTTACATTATCTTCTACTTTCACCCAACGTGCTCCGTCATATCTAAATAATCTATTTGGATGATAATCCAAACGTAAACAATAGTCACCACTTCTTGCGTTAATTGGAAAACTAACTCCTGGTGTAACAGGCAAACCGTTTGGTGGCATTGTGTTGCCAGTTAAGTATCCAACCAGATATCCATCAGATGTTGGGGACACCAAACTGCGGTCTGCTCTGACTGCACCCAGGTCTGCTGTTAACAATGAATTATCAGCACTGATACCTGTGCCATCCTCGGGTTCACCGTCGCTGCCATAAGGAGCAACATAAAACTTACTAACATCATATCCTGCTAGCGGAACTTCTACTTCTGCTTGGGCAAGAATTGCATCATTGATATCTTTGTTCTTATTGTATGTAGTTAGGTAATCGGTAAGGTCGCCAGTTTCGTTGCCCTTCTCATTGGTGTAGCCATCTAAAATATCTTTGTATTCTTGTGCGCCCACCATTGGAACTGCTTTAACACGCCAAATGTGCGGCATCCAGGTTTTACTAAAGCCTTCACTAGCAAATGATGCATCCTGAATAACATAAAATTTTGGCATTCCAATTGGAATATTGGAATCCAGTGGATGAAAATCTTTTAAATTGGGAACCTCAATAACATCGCCTGACATTAGTTTACGACCAACAGTATCAATCATATCATTATAATGAAATGTTACAAAGATAGTATCGTTTTGAATGAATAATCCAAACTGACTTAGGTTAAAGTCAATGTCCTGTACATTGTACACACCCCGCAACCGATAAATAGATTCATCATAATCACGATCTCTGTTTTCCAGTGTAAACAAATCCTCAATAAACAATGGGTCGGTTTCTGAATACACAGGTCTGGTAACATCATAATTACTGGATTCTGATGAATAATCACCAGACACCTTTGGGCCCAGATACTTATGAATATAAATATCAAGTCCACCAACTGTATACTGCTCTGAGATCACACTGTCTAGATACTTGTAATCGTTGCGTTTTTCAGGAGACCATAAACTTAATCTTGGCATATTAAATAATCTTTATATGTTGTAATTTAACCACAATAAGTACATTTTATGAACTCACGGCAAATTTTTATGTATTTATCCGCTTTGACTAGGTTGACAACATTGGTTCAGGGCTCTATAATAAGCAGATACTAACAAATAGGAGTTAGCAATGGCCCGTAAGCCTCAAAGCAACAAAATCAAGGCAGCAGCCGCAGAAGCCAAATATGTAGGACAAGAGCCTACTTGGGCAGAACAGCCTGCTGAAGAAAGTCGCACATCAGCATTAGTTACTGCTATGAACTGGTACAACTATACTTGTGATAGCAAACAAGCCAAGCAAATGATGCTGGATTACTTCAAAGAGCAAGGCAAAGCCGATGCTTATAAAGTGATTAAAGGCACCGCAGATGCGAAGCTCACTAACACAGTGGGTTGGTTGTGTCGTATGAGCAATCAAGGGCTAGAGCTTAACGAAAACGAAGTTGAACGCATCAATTTTGAAGTGGAACGTCACGTAAACGATGCTCCGGAAGTTGAAGAAACAAAGGAAGAAGCAAAGCCCAAAGGTCCCACTATTCAGGAACGTATGCTTGAAAAGGCAAACGAAGCAGCAGGCGAGCTCGAAGGGCTACTAGACAACTTTATTCTCAATGGATGTAAGCCAGTTAAGGGCGAAAATCCTATTGATGTACTAAAAGTTGCTAACATCCTGCCGCAGCATATTTCAGTAATCACTGATATATGGGAAGCAAAGCTCGCTGAATTCCGTGCAGCACACGACGGTGACGAAGAAGTTGTTGAGTACTATGCTAATTACGGTAAGATTGAACTGCGCAACCTTGTAAAGTTTGCCGAACAAGTAATCGCTGACGCACTGAGTTATGTACAGTTTAAGAAGGTTGCCAAGACTCCGCGCCGTAAAAAGCCAGTTCCGCCTGAGAAAGTAGTAGCAAAACTCAAATATATGAAGGAATTTGGTGATATCAAGTCAGAGAAGCCTGTGAAAATTCTTGGTGCTAAGGAAATGTTTGTGTACAACACTAAGAATCGCAAGCTACAATACTATGTAGCAGACCAGCACTCAGGTGGGTTATACGTGAAGAACAATGCTATTATTGGTTATGACCCGACTCAAAGCGTTATGAAGACGCTTCGTAAACCAGATGAGCAGATTAAAGAGCTTACAAAAGCAAGTAAACCTAACAGCCGTAAGTTCTTCAAAGATATTAAAGCAGTAGAATCTAAACTAAATGGACGTTTCAATGGGAACCTTGTTATCATTCGAATCCACTAATCCAATAATTGTATTTTATCCAACATTTGCTGGTGGAAAATTTATAGGAAACTGTCTATCTTTGAGCAAAAATGTTCTGCCAATGAAAAAAGATTGTGCTCTGTATCTTATGGAACATCCAACAGATTACTTGTATCGTTTAAAATGTATTATGCAAACAATACCTCCTAAAGATAATATGGATCAATGGAGGGATGGAATCGAATTTGGTGATACTGAATTTTATGGAATAGATTTTTTAGATCGTTGGCTATCTGGCAAGTTAGATAATACACATATTTTAAATAATCTTTTAAAGAAAGAGTTTAATTTTCTTATTACAGCACATGGAAATGGACATGGCTTGTCCCAAGTTGCAAAAATATTACAAAATAGCACAATTTTAATTTTATATAACTATCAAGATTTTTATAATATTTCTCTTTCGCTAAAAGGAGGTAATTTAAGTATTGATTATTTAGGTAATTATAGAAAAGAAAAATACGAAGACGTGCTAGCTGGGCCTTCGTGGCCGTCCTGGAGTGAATTTAACAAATCATTATTTAATGTGCAATTTCTTAGCAAAAGTTATGATCATGTTAAGCAAGAAATTGACTATTTCTATGGAGGCGGAAACATTAAAAACAAAATTGTTGGATTTGATATGTCAACAATTTTTGATCAACAGTTATTTCTGAAAGAAATGCAATTATTATACACTAATATGGGGTATGATGATTTTAATGAAAAGATATTAAAAATTTTCTGGGAATCTTACATAGCCCTTCATACTTAATTTGCACTAAATAGTGTAATAAGGATGGACAGGACATATGAGTTTAGATTCTCTAAAGCAAGATCTCTTTAAATACGTTGGATTAAGATTAGGCGATGGCATTATCGACATCGAACTTGATCCAGAACATTATGAGATCGCTTACCAAGAAGCACTTGGTATTTTTAGACAACGATCGCAGGCTAGCACGGAAGAAAGCTATGCGTTTTTAACACTCCAGGAAGGACAGGATACTTACACACTACCACAAGAGGTAACACATGTCCGTCAAATTTTCAGACGTACTCTGGGGGACGCTACTGGCCCTTATAGTACTAGCTTTGACCCATTTAGCCAGGCTACTCTTAACGTCTACCTTCTAAACTACACTTATGCAGGTGGTTTAGCTACCTTTGAAATGTATTCACAGTACGTTGAACTTGCAATGCGTATGTTTGGCGGGTTTATGAACTACACATTCAATCCTGTAACAAAACAACTTCGTGTTGTGCGCGACCCAAAAGGCACAGGTGAAGAAATTCTACTTTGGGTATACAATGCTAAACCAGAAGTAACATTGCTACAAGACTATCAAACATCACAGTGGATCAAGGACTATACTACTGCTGCCGCTAAAGTTATTATTGGGCAAGCACGTGAAAAATTTGCTAGTATTGCTGGTCCACAAGGTGGCTCTGCATTAAATGGTTCTCAAATGAAGCAAGAAGGTATGTCCGAAAAGCAAGCATTGCTTGATGATTTGCGCAATTATGTAGATGGTTCACAACCAATTACATTCGTAATAGGATAATAAGATGCGAGCAGGCGAATTTATTCCTAAAGACGAACCGGATATATTAATTCGTATGCGCGATTTAATAAAGCGTATACAAACGATTAAAAATCCAGAACTAAAGGATAAACTACTACAACTAACTGCGTCTGTTAGAACTATGTCCGATATCGACATGATAGACAGCGCATTGTACAAGTTTGGCGTAAAAGAACTTAACGAACACGAAATGGTTTGGAGTCGTTCTAAAACTACAACACGCGGTGGTAAAGCAAAACTAAAATGGCGTTGTACTTCTGGCAAGCGTAAAGGACGTATTGTTCCTTCTGTTTCAGATTGCGACAAGCCAATTGACGTAGCCAAGCGTGAAAAAATGAAGCGCACAAGAGCGCAAACTTACAAACAACAAGCCCGCAGAAGCGAGCGTTCGAAACGTATTAACACAGCAAGCAGACTGATTCGTGCTTTAAATAAAGCACGCAAAGGTTGACAACTACTTAACACTCTACTATAATACCAGTGTGAACACAGATAAAAAAATTGTTCTTGTTTGGCCACCTAGTCTTGGCGGAAGCTGGGTTAGCCACACAATACACAAAATGCAAGATGACAACAATACTGCATTCGATCAAGACAGTTATCATATGCGTATTTTTGATTCTGCTCCTAGGGAAAAAGGACTAAGCTGTGCGCATTATTATAATGCAACACATAAGTTAGAGGTTCAAAGTATTCACAAGAATAACATCCTAAAAGTTTTATCAACACCGTATCCTTTTAATCACTATATTAATAAGGCACATAAAATTGTTTTAAATGCCGAAATTTTAGATTATAATGTGTGCGACAAAACGTTAATAGAACAGTTCCACGAGCTTACTGACCATGCCTGGTACATATTAGATGATGAATTTTATAAAGAAACATACTATCAAAACTACGACGTTGACTATCAACTAATTTTTACTAATCCTGTGGAATTTTTTGATACTATTTTTGAGTGGTACGCAGATCATAATATTCCCATTAAAAAAGATTATTCTATAATTGATACGATGGTTAATCAGTATAAACAAACATTATTGAACCCAACCGAGATATACGCAAATTACCAAAATTTAATATGGCTTGCGTGGTGTCATGCTATATGTCTGCGTGATAGCATTGTTATAGATATAAACATTGACAACTCATGTACTTTATCGCAGATATCAGATATTTTTAAGCTGCGTAGCGAATATTTTGAACAACAAACCAAAGATTTAATTTTTTATTGGGATTAATTGTGGACTTAATGCTGGATATTGAAACTCTAGGTTCTGCACCTGACTCTGTGATTCTTACGATCGCGGCGTGTGCTTTTGATCCATTTTCCGGAACCATCTACGATAAGCATGCAATGTACCGTCGTATTGATACTGAATGTCAGGACGATAGAAGTATTGATGATCTAACTGTTGAATGGTGGGCAAAACAAAGTTTAGAAGCACAAGAAGAAGCGTTTGGAGAGCATGATCGTATTCCACTAGAAGATGCCCTTCAGGAACTCAGCAATTTGATCTGGAAATCAAATATTACCTGGGCCAATGGTATATCGTTTGATATTACTATTTTGGAAAACGCATTCAAGAGTTATGGGATGCGATTGCCCTGGCAGTACTATAATGTTCTGGATGCCAGAACAGTCTATCGAATGAACCCAGATCATGAACGTCTGGGAAACAGTCACCATGCATTCGAGGATGTTATTTTACAGATTAGTTTATTGCAACGTACTTTTAAAAAACTGGGTATCAAAAATCTCTGATCAGATCCCCTTGTTTCCAGGGCGATTCGCTCTTATCAATTTCCACAACACAATTTAAACAAACACTACGCAGATTTGTGATTGTAGCATCGTTTAAATCGCCGTTGATATGAAACACCACAGTTTGTGATGCATACTTGGCCTTGAATCCACACAAGTCACAGGTTAATTTTTTCTGATATCCTGTTTGTTTCCATCTGGGCACAAACGGTTTTTTTCTTTTCCCCTGGCGATGACATGCTCCACACTTGGATCGATAGTGTGGTACTCCATCTTTGTGGTAATTTACAGCACATACCTGCTTTCCACACACTGAACACATGGGTCTTTTCATGTGTTTATTTAGCATAAGGCCTTTGCAAAGCCTTGGTAACCGTGCTTTTTACAGTGTATTCAATAAATAGATATAACAACAATTTATTGTGAGGACAAACAAAATGGCATTAATTTCTCCAGGCGTTGAAGTTTCGATTGTCGATGAAAGCGCATACCGTTCATCTGCTACAAACAGCGTTCCTTTTATTCTAATTGCTACAGCACAGAATAAAGTTAACGCAGCAGGCACAGGTGTTGCTGCTGGTACACTTGCTTCAAATGCTAACGCTACTTATTTAATTTCAAGCCAACGAGAGCTTGTAAACACTTTTGGTAATCCGTTCTTCTATAACACTACCTCTGGTACACCAATCAATGGTTATGAACTAAACGAATATGGATTATTGGCAGCATACTCAGTACTGGGAGTCAGCAACCGTGCATATGTACAGCGTGTTGATGTTGATTTGGCTGAATTGGCTGCTAGTTTAACTCGTCCAACTGGTGCGCCATCGACTGGAACTTGGTGGTTAGACACTACCGAAAGCACGTGGGGGATTTTTGAATGGAATGCAACTACTAATACATTTGCAAACAAAACTCCAATTGTAATTACCAATACATCTGATCTTACCGCAGGGGTTCCTAATTCCAGCATTGGAACAGTAGGATCGTACGCAGTAGTAGCTACTAATGTGAACAATCCAGTATACTATAAAAATATCAGCAACAATTGGGTGTTGGTTGGCAGTGATGATTGGAAAAATAGTGTTCCAGCAGTTAGCGGATCAACCGCTTCACCATCACTTGTGGCAGGTGAAACAGTTACACTTAACGGAACCACAGTTACATTAAGTGGCACAACTGTATCAAGTTTTGCAAGTGATATTAACAGTGCTGGTATTTCTGGCATCACAGCAGCAGTAGTTAGTAATAAACTTGTGATTTATGTGGCAGATTTATATGTAACTGGTACAGAAAGTGACAGTTCTGAAGATCACAGCGTAGTATTAGCCGATACGTCAGGAACCCCATTTGCAGATTGTGGTATCACTGTTGGCACATACAATGCACCAACATTGCAGTACAGCACGCACGCAGTAATCCCACGTTGGAGAAGTTCAGATACTACTCCTAGACCTACTGGAAGTGTTTGGGCTAAAACCACAAATGTTAACAGCGGTGCAAATTTAAGTGTTAAGAGATATGATGCTACAGTTGGTACTTTTGTGAGCCAAAGCGTACCATTGTATGCAAATGATGCTGCTGCAAACTATGCATTAGATGCTAGTGGCGGCGGTACAAACATCTCTGCAAACAGCACTTATGCAGAATATGATGTAACAAACAACAACAGTGCGCTAGTTAAAATTTATCAGCGCCAAGCAAGTGGAAACACAGTTGTTACTGGTAGCAGCACTAGTCCCACGTTTACTAATGGTGAAACATTTAGAATTAGTGCAAGCGTTGCGGGCAGTACTAGTATGAGTACTCCTGTGTTAGCAACACTTGGTGGAACCACTGCATCTGATTTTGTCGCGGCAGTGTTAGCAGCTAATGTAGCTAACGTAACAGCAACGGTGTTAACTTCAGGAGCAGTTAGAATTACCCATACACAAGGTGGTGTAATCCATCTGTGGGAAGAGTCAGGAACACCTGTTGCTGATGCTGGCATCACAACCAGTGTTGACGGGGTTCGTGTTCTGTATGAAGATGGTACCAATGTAGGATTGGTACTAAGCAATTGGGTTCCTCTGGAAAACCCAGATGGCACAGCATACTCTGCTAATAGCACAGCACCAGGACAAGATCCAACAGACGGCACTTACTGGTATTACAGTGCTATTGATGAAGTGGACATCATGATCAACGACAATGGTTCTTGGAAGGGTTATTTAAATGTAACCAACGATGTTCGTGGATTTGATTTATCTAATACCGATAGTTATGGCCCACAAGTCAGCGCAACAGCACCAACCACGCAAAGCACGGCTAGTGGTGGTGGAGCACTTGAATATGGTGATTTGTGGATTGACACATCAGATTTAGAAAATTATCCGTTAATTAAACGTTGGGAAAACGTCGATGGATTAGATCAATGGGTATTAATTGACAATACAGATCAAACCACAAGCAATGGTGTTATATTTGCAGATGCACGCTGGGCAGCAAATGGGTCAACTGATCCTGTAACTGATAGCATTCCAGATATTGCTGCAACATTATTGTCTAGTAATTATGTTGATATTGATTGTCCAAGCGCAGCATTGTATCCAGATGGAACACTATTGTTCAATACTCGCCGTTCAGGTTATAATGTTAAAGCATTTAGATCAAACTACTTTAATTCAACTGATTTCCCAAATGATGCGTTGCCAACCATCAAGGATGCCTGGGTAACTGCTAGCGGAAACAAAAATGATGGCAGCCCGTACATGGGCCGTCAAGCACAACGTAGTATTATTATCGAAGCGATGAGAAGTGGAATTGACTCAAATACTGAGATCCGTGAAGAACAGAGAGCGTTTAATCTAATTTCTGCACCAGGGTATCCTGAGCTGATTTCAAACATGGTGGCATTAAACAATGACAGAAACAATACTGCTTTTGTTGTTGGTGATACCCCACTTCGCTTAGATGATAGTGGAAGTAGCTTAATTGGTTGGGCCACCAATAACGGTGGTGAAGGTGTTAGCACTGCTGATGGACTAGCAAATAATGATCCATATCTGGGTGTTTTCTACCCAAGTGGACAAACAAATGATCTGAGTGGTAACACAGTAGTAGTGCCTGCAAGTCATATGATGATTCGCACAATTGTACGCAATGACGAGATTGGTTATCCATGGTTAGCACCGGCTGGTGTACGACGCGGTACAATTGATAATGTCAACGCACTAGGATATGTAAATGCACAGACTGGCGCATTTGTACAAATTGCAAACCGCAACAGTGTCCGCGATACACTTTACGAAAATAACGTTAACCCGTTAACCTTTATTCCTGGATCGGGATTGGTTAACTATGGTAACAAGACCACACAAAGCGGAACAGCGTTGGATCGTATTAATGTAGCTCGATTGGTTGCATTTGTTCGTCAACAGGTTGAATCAATTGGTAAAGGATATATTTTCGAACCAAATGATAAAATTACACGTGACGAAATCAAGAATCAGATCGAAGGTTTGATGAACGATCTAGTTGCAAAACGTGGTATTTACGATTACCTGGTTGTGTGTGATGAATCAAATAACACACCGAGCAGAATCGATCGTAATGAACTTTACGTGGACATTGCTATCGAGCCAGTTAAAGCCGTGGAATTTGTGTACATTCCAGTACGCATCAAGAACACTGGCGAGATTTCAGCAGGTTTATAATAGAATAAATTATTATAATAACTTTATAAGGGGCCTTAAATGGCCCCTTTTTTTTGTTTGGGTGATTTGCATAAATAATAGCATATACTTTAATTAGGAGAAACAAAAATGGCGGTTTCATCATTAACAAGAATGACAGTGCCTTTATCGAGCGATCAATCAAGCTCGACCCAAGGTCTATTAATGCCAAAACTAAAATATCGCTTTCGCGTTATTTTTGAAAACTTTGGTGTATCAACACCACGTACAGAATTAACAAAACAAGTAATTGACTTTGCTCGACCAAGCGTAAGTTTTGATGATATGACAATTGATATCTACAACTCAAAAGTACGTTTAGCCGGTAAGCATACTTGGGATGACACTACAGTTAACTTACGTGACGATGCAGGCGGTAATGTGCAAAAACTAGTTGGCGAACAACTACAGAAACAATTTGACTTTATGGAAATGAGTTCAGCAAGTTCTGGTATTGATTACAAGTTCATTACACGTTGTGAAATCCTAGACGGCGGTAATGGTGCTAACGAACCAACTGTGTTAGAAACTTGGGAACTTTATGGTTGCTACTTAACCAGCGTTAACTATAACGATTTAGCATATAGCGAAAGTGCCCCGGTTACAATGGGCCTAAACATCCGCTTTGATAACGCACTACAAACTCCGCTAGAAACTGGATTAGGTGTAAACGTAGGACGCACACTGGGCACAGTAATCACTGGTTAATAACCCATGTCATTTGGTAGTCAACTGAGCAGCATCTTTGGTGGATTCACCAAAGGATTATACCAAGGGCTGGTCGGTACCGATACGGTCAAAGATTATAAACACGCTAGTAAGACGTTCTTGTCGGACGGCTATTCACTTGCGCCACAAACCAAATTTCTTTATCATGTTTATTTTAATCTAAACACAGCACAAATAACTGGTTTAAGAAATTCCATGGGATCCGCCAAGGATCTCAGTCAATTGGGGATGATGGTCAAGACCGCTGAACTTCCGTCTTATTCTATAGAAGTTGACACATTAAATCAGTACAATCGAAAGCGATATGTGCAACAAAAAATAACCTATAGACCAGTCACAATTTCATTTCATGATGACGGTAGTGATTTAATTCGTAGTATGTGGTATAACTATTATACCTATTATTTCTCAGACGCCAGACACAGTTATGATGGTATTAGCACAGGAAACAGCACTGGTAACCTGAGTAACGGGCCATTTGATTTTAATCGCAGAGACATCTATGATGATTTACGCAGCGTACATGAATGGGGGTACAATGCTGAAAGTGAGACTGGTGGTTATAAACCAAATTTCTTCAGAGATATCAGAATTTACGGATTAAACAGGGGCAACTTTGTGGAATACACTCTGATTAATCCGATTATCACTGATTGGAATCACGATACTTTTGACTATGCCGATGGTGGTGGAACCATGACCAATCGAATGACACTGCAATATGAAACAGTTAAGTACCGTCGTGGAAAGATTGGAACGCCTGGTGACAGTGAAGTGCGTGGATGGGGCGACGATGCTAATTATGACAGCAGTCCAAGTAAACTGAGCCAGGGCGGAAGCACTACAAGCATCTTTGGTCAGGGCGGGTTACTGGATGCTGGTGCTAGTGTTATTTCTGATTTACAAAATGGAAACCCACTGGGTGCAATATTAACTGCTGGGCGGTCATATGAAACATTTAAAGATGCTGATCTAGGGAGCATATTAGCTGAAGAAGGCATACAACAAATCGTCACACAAGGCACAGTATTGGCGCAAAATCAGACCGTACAAAACAGTGTGTCAAATTTTATTTTTTCTAAACCAGATAGCAGCCTAACTGGATCAACACCACTGGGTAGTTCTACCACACAAAGCAATAGTGGATTTACTAGCGCAACAAACTGGGTCAATCCAAATCTGTCTCCGCCGCCAGTAAACACAGGCGGATCGTTGTATGCATCGCAGCCAGTTGCAAAACCCTGGAAAAACCCAAATCTACCAGTGTCTGATGCATCATTACGAGCGACATCGGTACCAGCCGACGTTTCCAGCAATGGTCAGGTTGCAAGTTATTCCATGCAAACTAATGCATCAGGAACAACAAAACGGATTGATTAACGATGTCAAGTATCAATGTACAAAAATCATCACAACAGACTAAAATTTATGACAAATATTATAATGTGGAGTTTGTGATATCCACACAAGAATATGACATTGTGTATGCATATTTTAAAAAAGTCATGAATGAAGATGAAGAAGTGGCTAAGAATTTTACAGCTAGCATCTTTAAGTTGTCAAAAGATACTGGTGTTAGTGCGCTAACTTATTTGGAAAATCTTAAAGGCCAAGACGCAGTTCAGCTAAGTTTAACCATGACATATTATTTAAATCAGGTTCGTTCAAATTCAACACTGCTGGGTGTTGGACAAATAATAACACCTAATTTTTATGCAGCACGCAATGTAGTGAGCTGACATGGCACGAACTAAATTCTCACAAGGAGTTTACGAAGTTCGCAATGCTAACAAGTATGTGGGCAAAGGCAAACCACGCTATCGCAGCAGTTGGGAACTTTCATTCATGCATTTTTGTGACAATAATGAACATATTTTACAATGGGCAAGCGAAGCCATTAGTATTCCATATCGCAATCCACTAACCGGAAAAGCTACACAATATGTTCCAGACTTTTTTGTTTTGTATCGAACAAAAAACAACAAACAAGTAGCTGAACTAATTGAAATTAAGCCCAAAGCACAATCCATGATAACTGAAAAACAAAACGCCAATCAACGTGCTGTGGTGGCAGTAAATCACGCCAAATGGGAAGCTGCACGTGCCTGGTGTAAACGAAATAAGTTGATTTTTCGTGTAATTACTGAAGACCAGATCTTCCACCGCTAAATATTTTCATGACTCGTAAACTCGAAGAACTTTTTGACTTGCCCTCAGCGTCTGCTGATGAAGAAGTAGACATTGTTAACGAACCTGAAGAATCATTTGGTGTTACACAAACATATGAAGGGTATAGCAATCTAGAAAAGATTGATGCTGCGCTGCCTGCTGTTAAAAATCTCGAAGCAAGCGACAAAGAAATGGATCAACTTGCTGAAACAGCGATGAAAACATATCAAGACTTAGTTGATTTGGGTATGAATGTTGAAGCACGCTTTAGTTCAGAAATCTTCAGTGTGGCAAGCTCATTACTTGGGCACGCTATAACTGCTAAAACTGCCAAAATGAACAAGAAACTTAAAATGATTGATCTGCAATTAAAGAAAGCAAAACTAGACGCAGACAGGGGCGATGCTGAAAGCGAGACAGCAAGTGGTCACGTATTAGATCGTAACGAACTTCTTGAAAAACTATTGAATCCAAATAAGAACAATGACGCATAAATATACTTAACTCAGGAGTTAAGTAAATGCGCTCGCTATCAGAATTTTTAACAGAATCAAAAAAATCATACACTTATCGTATTAAAATTGCAGGTGATCTGCCCAAAGAACATGTGGATTCACTTAAAAAACTTTTTGCAAAGTTTGATATGACCAACATGAGTGATATTAAAAAAACACCAGTAATGAAATGTCCATATGATTTCCCAGATATGGAAAACGAGTCAGTAAATATCATGGACGTTACTTTTGATTATCCAGCAAGTTCGCTACAATTACAGGAACTCATGCAGCCATTGGGTATAAACCCAAATCGCGTCAAAATCATGAGTAATACCTTTGCAGATAGCATTGATATTGAAGCTGAATCAAAAGAACATGAAGGTGCCTTGCTTGATGATGCAACGCTTCCTGAAACTACAGCAGAGCAAAAAGCGGCCGGCGAAGAATATGCCAAACCTGGCGAGCAACGTGCATCTGAAATGGAAACACGTGAATATGAGTTCTCTGCTCCAAAAACACCTCGAGCTCAGACCACAAGTGATTTACCACAAGGCACAAAAAGCCCCATGGGGAGTTAATTACAATGGATTTATATAACATCATGGAAAACATCAGAAGAGTAATGGAGGCTCCTGACGAATATTGCAAACGCCGTATGAATCATGTGCCCTTGCCAATTGATGAATATAAGTATGATCCTATTCGCAAATACATGGAAACTCCTGTGCCAGAAGGCTCAAACCACTGGAAGCCAGATTGTGATAATTTAAAATGGGTCCCAGCAACAAAAGAAGCTTCTGATTGGTATTATGAAGCAGAAGAACACTTAGCCGCCAGAAGTGCAAAATTAAGGCACGGTATGTTAGCTAATCTCAAAAGCACAGAAAAATGGAGTGTGATGTATCTACAACTACTTGATGCAATTAATGAAAATCCTAAAGCTAGAAAATGGTATAATCAGTATGATGTTGGACAGATAATCGATATTATTAAACGAACTGCGCAAGCTGTTGCTGAGATATATGTGCAGGCCTTGGAGAAAAAAGAAATCACCGGTGGTGAAGTGATAGAAGCACCTAACTATCGAGATTATTGGGTGGCTGAGGAAGAATTACTAAATCAGATGCTAGAAGATCTAATGTTTGTTATACCATCTCCTGAAGATGTTGCGAGACAACATGGTAGTACTACAAAAAAACCTACCAAAAATGAAGATATAAATGAGACTGCCATTGTATTTTCTGATGCCAACGGACATCATTTAAAAAATGCTGATGGCGAAATAGTTCAGAGTTTTGATAAAACACCTGAAGGTTTGCGTGCAGCACGGAATGCCCTGTATGCAAACTATAATGTTTTAAGCATGGAAAAACCCAAGGAAAGCACCATGAACGAATATGAAGAAAAATATAACAATGCTCTTAATGAGTCATTAACCATTAACACTACTGCTGGCACAGATCAATCAGACACAGTTAATGTTACAGCCACTGATGAAGATGCACACACGCTGGTTGCCATTCTTAAAGCAGCAGGGTTGCCATACAAAGAACAAGAAGCCAGACTAATGGCAACAACACCATGCGGTGCAGAAATGGGCGAACAAGTTGAAGAAGAGTACGCCAATACTCCCAACAATGCAAATGATTACGCCAGCACAGATACCCTATTAAAAATTCAGGGAGGACTAAACCGAGAAAAGAAACAGTTTAGACGCGAATACCCTGGTGACAATCCAATGGCTGTGACTGAAGAAAACTTGATGCGTGGTCTTTGGGACTTATATAAAAAGGTGTAAACATGACAGAAGCAGACATTCTTAAAAGATATCAGGATATCATTTCCAGAGACTATATGCTAACTGAGAACCCATATAATGTTGTGGAGGGTTATAACAACAAGCGTGAAGCACAAGCATATCTGGTTAAAGTATACAAAGAAAATGACTATGATATGCCTTATGATGAGTGGCTTGATGATATTCGTGCAGGAGGCTACTCACCTGCACTCACCAAAGCGGTTAATGCTATTGATACTATCAAAGAAGCCACAGATGAGAAGCGTTATTGGGTAACTGTTGGCATGATGATGTATGCTGATAACGACGAAGCAATAGTTGAAAAAGCAGAAGCATTTGCGAGTGATCTTAGAGCAAAGCAAGATAATCGTGCTACTGTAATGAGTGTATATGAAAATCCGTTTGGTTCTTTGACAGATCGTAAAGTAATGGATAAAGGCGATTAATGAAAAAACTCGCTGATTACATTTTGAATTCACAAAAACCACGCATTAATGATAGCGTGATTATCAACGTCAACAATGAATATGTAATCGAAAGCAAAGTCACAGATGTATCAGATCGTATTACCATTGTAATGGATGCTGCAACAAAAGAATTATTAAAGCATGCACAAGCAAACCCGGTTAATGAAGGATCTGTTGTAGACTTTGATCGAATTGGTCGTTATAGCGCATGGGGACGTGCATTATTACAGGTATTGAAATACTCTAATAACCCTAAGATCATGGATAAACACACAACGGATAATGACGTTGTTCTTGTTATACGTGATAATATCTTAAATCAAATACTAGAAAAAGAGACAGACGGAAAAATTACTTCTAATCAGATTGCCATGTATGCAAAAGCAATTCCAGAATTAGATTATCAGTGGGCACCTAAAAACAAACAGCACGTAATCACAATGCCTCGTGATTTAAAACTAGTATCGTTATCAAAACCAGATAAAACCAATGAAAATGAATTAACATTTGAAAATAATACATGGCATTTGAATATCTGGACCAGCAAACCAGTTAGCAAGATTGTTTCTGAAATCAAGCAACAACTAAACAATGTTTTGTTAGAGACTAACCAAAGAGCACCCAAATCAGGAAAACGTGTGGGTAACATGCCATTAAATTATTGGGAAGCGAACCCCGGATCAGTATACACTGCTGACAAGTATTATGATATGTATCGTGCCAGCATGATTATTGGACGGTTACCTGAAGATCCAGGTGATCTGGATGTATACAGTTGGATCAACAATGCGCCAATGATGGTTACATATACTCCTGAGGAGCTTGAAATGGCTAAAACAGCATTTAAGTTTATGGGAATTCCAATGAGGACGCACGTACCCCCAGGCAGTGACGAACCAGATGCTGTAAATAAAGTGTCACCATTTAAACCATTTAAAGGATATAAAGGCGCTCAGCGTCGTTCTAAATAAGTATTTGCATGAGCAAAACCTACTGTGCTGCTCCCTGGCACGGCCTTCACATCAATTCATTCGGAAATGTAAAAACCTGCTGCGCAGGCGATCCTAACATATTTGGTGATCTAAATACACAGAGTATTCAAGATATTCTGTTTGGTGAAAAAATGCAAGAATTACGTGCTACTCTTAGAGAAGGTCGTATGCATGAGCAATACTGCTACAATTGTATTCAAGCAGAACGATATGGTCGTAGCGAAAGATACTGGCACAACGAGGTAAGCAAAGACTTCGATTGTTCACAAGCAGAGTTAGATTACCACCGACCCGTTCTAGTTGATGTTCGCTGGAATATTACCTGCAATCAGAGTTGTAATTACTGTGGGGATAAATGTAGTTCAAAATGGGCAGCATTAAACGGTATTCCGTTTAAATCGCAGGTGCGTCCTTATTATCAACAAGTGCATGATTATTTAGAGCAGTATCAGGTTTGGATGCGAGAGATAGCACTGGTCGGTGGTGAACCTTTGTTGTTACCAGAAAATGAGCGACTATTAGACATTGTGCCAGATGGTGTTACTATTACTGTTATTACTAATTTTAGTGTAGAGCTATCCGATAATAAAATATTTGAAAAACTATCAAACCGCAAGAATGTTGGCTGGAGTTTGAGTTTTGACAACATAGGCAAACGTTATGAATATGTCAGATACGGTGGCAAATTTGCACAGCTAGAACGTAATATAGAATCACTCAAGCCTTTATTTAACCAAGGCCACTGGGCCGGTATTCATGCAGTATACAATTTATATAATTGCACACATCTAAATGAATTTACTGATTGGGCAAAAAGTCACAATCTATCAATACAATGGCAAAGCCTATATCAACCAGAATGTCTAGATCCACTAAAGCACAACAATGAAGTTAGAAAGCTAGCACACACAGAACTCGAACAACTATTAAAAAGAACAGATTTAACCGATAGCGAGCGCAACTTCTTTGAAACAGCACTAAATAATTTTAACAGTGCTGAAGAACAAGACGAGTCAGCAAAGCTCGCACAGCACGTAAATGATATAGAGACACTATATCACTCCGATAAAGCAGGCCAATTTCATAAGTTGTGGCCTGAACTGGTTTGTGCCTTAGGACCATTATAGGCACGGCTTGTGGCAAAATCCACAGGCGTCTGGTGCTAGCTACCCAGAAGCAACTCTCGCTACCATTGCTTTTAAAGTGAGGAGCCCGTGAAAACGGGCTTTTTTATCGCTGATTAACGACAATAGGATCTTGTTCTAGATTTAAATATTGCGCCCAGGAAGGGTGGTTAATGCGAAGTTGTGTTTTACGTATTGAATTTGCCAATTGATAGTAGTCTGGTGTAAACGGAGCACGTTTAGGTTTAATCAATTTGTCGCTTTTGTCCCAATTGCATGGTTTACAAGCAGTTACACAATTATCCCATTCTGTTTTGCCGCCCATGCTTTTGGGAACAACATGATCAATGGTTAGTTGCGCTGGTACAAATGTGTCGCCGCAATATTGACACTGGAACATGTCACGAACATACAGATTTGTTCTACTAAATGTTTTTGTTTTGCGTTTAGTATAACCGCTCTTTAGTGCAATTACACTAGGAACACGCATGACAGTTTTTTGGCTATGAACCGCCCAATCATCGTACCACTCTAGTACATGAACTTTTTCTAAAAACAAGAGTTTAACTGCTTGCTGCCAGTGAACAGCACTAAGTGGGATATAACTTAATGGTTGGTAATCTGGACCTAAAACTAATGTGTGAGCCATCGTTGTATTTAATTAAATACGTTATTAAGGTATCAGAATATGTCCAAGAGTCTTGACGGAGTACTTACAAAACGTGCCCATATAAGGATGAATTATACTCCTGAACAAATACAGGAGTTTGCAAAATGTGCTGATCCAGTATCTGGCCCATTTTATTTCATGGACAATTTTTTCCACATTCAGCATCCTACCAAGGGCAAGATGAACTATCATCCGTTTGAATATCAGAAACACCTGATCGACACCTATCATAATTACAGATTTAGTATTAGCCTGATGCCCAGACAAACTGGCAAAAGCACCAGCGCAGCGGGTTACTTGTTGTGGTACGGTATGTTTAAACCTGATTCGACTATTCTTATTGCTGCACACAAATACGCTGGAGCACAGGAAATTATGCAGCGTATTCGTTATGCGTATGAATTGTGTCCAGATCATATACGTGCAGGTGTAACTTCATACAACAAGGGATCAATTGAGTTTGATAATGGATCGCGCATTGTGGCGCAAGCAACTACAGAAAATACTGGACGTGGTATGAGTATTACACTACTTTACGCAGATGAATTTGCATTTGTGCGGCCTACTATTGCAAAAGAATTCTGGACTAGTATTTCACCAACACTTGCAACAGGCGGTAAGGCTATTATTACAAGTACGCCTAACTCGGACGAAGACCAATTTGCACTAATTTGGAAACAGGCAAATAAAACTGAGGATGAGTTTGGCAATGAAACAGAGCTGGGCATTAATGGGTTTCGTGCATACAGAGCTCACTGGAGTGAACATCCAGACAGAGACGAAAAATGGGCAGCAGAAGAACGTGGGCGCATTGGTGAAGAACGATTCCGACGCGAGCATGAATGTGAATTCATTATCAACGATGAGACTCTTATTAATGCTACAACACTGGTAGATCTGGAAGGTACAGAACCAGTGCGCAAGACAGGACAAGTTCGCTGGTATGATGAAGTTAAGAAAAATCACATATATGTGGTTGCACTGGATCCCAGCCTGGGCACAGGAGGCGATCCTGCTGCAATACAAGTTTTTGATGCAAATACCACTGTGCAGGTTGCAGAATGGAAACATAACAAAACACCTATTCCAACACAGATACGTATTCTCAACGATATTGTAAAAGCAATTTACGAAAAAACACAAGACGGTACGAGCATTTATTACTCAATTGAAAATAACACAATTGGCGAAGCAGCACTTATTAGTTTAGCAGAGTTTGGTGAAGACAACTTCCCAGGTATGATGTTAAGTGAACCTAAATCAGCAGGAACAGGAAGACGTTTCCGCAAAGGATTTAATACTACTAACAAATCTAAAATTTCTGCCTGCGCTAAACTTAAAAACTTAGTTGAAACTAAGAAAATGATAGTAAACAGCAAAAGTCTTATTTCTGAATTTAAGACGTTTGTAGCACATGGTACAAGTTATGCTGCTAAAATTGGCGAAACTGACGATTTAGTAATGGCAACTGTTCTTGCTGTGCGTATGATGCAAGTACTTCAAAACTATCATGCAGAACTTAACACACAAATTGCTGATTTTGGTGATGAAGAAATTCCCCCTATGCCATTTATAATGTTTTGAACATAAATACGACATTAACGCAGAAGAATTATGGATAGCACAGCAACAAATCTCTTTAATTTACTTGTAAGTCGCGATTACACAGTTAAAACGTTAACTAGTCAAGGTAAGCCAGAAGTTAATCCTGGCGATGCTGAAATGTTCTCGTTTGACTTTGAAACAGCTCGCAATAACTACGGAACAGTGGTTATTTTGCTGGATGACGAAAGTAATTTTGAAGTATATTATGGCGACAATGTTGGTAAAAACATGGAAGCCGAGGACAAAGATGCTTGGTACGATTTTTTAAATCAACTAAAAACATTCGCCACACGTAATTTATTAACCTTTACATTAAAGAATCTAAATAAGTTAAAATATAGCATGCAAGGTATGGCTGCTATTAACGAAGGTTTATTTGAAGGATGGAGCGGAACTAAACGCACTAGCTACAATGATAAACCAGGAACAACTCGCTTAAAAATTGTTCATAGTCGAGAACTAGGTGAAGGCGAACAGCGTTTTCGTAATATTGAAAAATTATACGTTGAAAATACCGAAGGCGAGCGTTTTAAGTTACCATTTACTACCTTAGTAGGCGGACGTGCAATGGCTCGTCACGTTGCTGAAGGTGGTACACCATACGATGTGTTTGGACAACACATTACAGATATGGTGCGCGAGGCCAATATTCTAAGTAAATTTGTAAGAACAACACGAGCAATTACTGAAGATGATGCTGAACAATATGAAGTTGTTACAGCAGGGCGAGATCGCTATCAAACAGTACGTAGTAGATTAAAGAGCCTGGCTGGAAAACGTAGATATCATGCATATAAAGAATCCTGGGATCCTGCTATACTAGAACAAGACAGTGCTATCGTTGATGCACTCCGGGGATCATTTATTACAACATCTGTGCCAGCACAGATTGAAGAAGCACTTCCGTACATCGCACAAAACATTCAATCAACCGACACCAAGGAATCAACTATGAAAGAATTTAATCAATTTGCCAATTGGGCAGAAACTGTAACTGAAGGCACCTGGGCTATTCCAGATGACGAAGCTAAAATTAAAAAATTAAAAGAAATTCTAGCAAAACCACTACCAGTTGGTGTTGACGCAATGAATGCTACCGGCGTTCTATATGATATTATTGGTGATGATGAATTGTTTGATAGTTTAGCAGCATTGGCAGAAGATGATCCAGAAGCAGATGCTCGTCCAGTAATTGAACATTGGCTTGAGATATATACCGATTCTTATCCGGGTTTAGAAGATTTAGCAGATCGTGTACTTGGTGGAAATGATGAATTGGAATTCGACGAGGCTGCGGATGTTGGTGCACGTGGAATGAACAAATATGGAATGAGTGCTATTAAAACAGCGCAAGGTTTCTTTGCACTATTAAATGGTAAGGTAGTAGCTGGTCCATTTGATAGTATTGAAGAACTAAAAGCATATCAAGAAGAAGAATTAAACAAAGATGTTAACGAGCAATTAGACATCGATACAGGAAAAGAACAGCGTAAACAAGAACGTGATGCAATGTTAGAAATGAGTGCATGGCGTAAACTAGCTGGCATGCAAGAAAAAGTTTATGAAGATTTTACTGCGTTCCAGGAACCAACCACTGTAAACGAAACACAATTTAGCGATACTCCATTGCGTGATCGAGAAGATTACCTAGAAAAAAGTAAAGCACTATATGATTTACTACGCGATCCAAGTTTATTTGATGACGAAGAAGCACAACAAGCAATCCAACAGCGCATTCTACGTTTAAATGACGAAGCACGTGAGATGGGATTAATTGAAATGTCCGAATCAGAATATGCTTCAAAATTAGAACAAGACATTTTAGAAGATTGGGGTTCGAGTGATTGGTCTGCTGCTGTTAAGATGTTTAAAGAATATCTAGATCAAGGCATGAGTATTATTGATGCAGCAGAGTGGGTTGTGGAACATTTTGAAGATTATGGTGAAGACGGTGAACCAGCATTTACAGCACAACAACTGATTCATGTCGCCGCTGCTAGAGATCCTGAAATTGAAGAATTAGTTGCAGGTTTTTATCGTTTATTTGCTGAACGTGATGTTAAAGAAGCAAACGCTAGCGATCTAGGCAAAGAAGGTGTTGATTGGTTTGCTCCTGCAGACACAGAACCATACGATCCAGAACGCGATGATCCACGTGATGATCCTAATTATGGTTTTGACCGCAAGCCAACTAAACCACAGCCAACAATTGCGCCAGGTGCAAAAAAGACACAAGAGGCTAACGCCGGTAAATTTGGCGCAGCAGACGGTAACGAAGAAGAAGCAGAACAAATCGTTCCCGGCGAAAACAACGCAGAAGTAGAAAAAATCGAAGAAGCACCAGGCGATGAACAATTGCCACCGGGGTATTCTCGTGTAGGTCCTAGAGGTGTTTTAGTAGGTCCGTCGGGTAATTTATCAAATTGGAGAGATCCAAACATGGATCCAGACTACTGGGCCAGAGATAACATGACCAAGTACGACATGGATGCTGATAATGAATGGGATGAAATTGAGAACTGGTTAACTAGCGGTTCATATAAGGCAGGCAACGATCTTCGTAGATCAATGATGCTTAAGAAGTACGGACTAGATCAAGGAGTCACTCCAGAAAAACTAGCAAAAGCAAGAGAGAAAGCAGATGCTATTAAAAAAGCAGCACAAGATAAAGAAGACAAATTTTATAAAGATATGGAAATTGCTCGTATCTTAGGACGCGATGCAGGTTCTACAGCAGACTATGAAAGAAACCGTGCTGAAACAGAAAAAGAACTTGCTGGTATTAGAAAGAACGCTGGACTAGCTACTTCTATTAAAGCAACACCATTAAATACCTTAAACAAAGATGGTTCTAAAGGTTCTGTTAACGTAGGCCAAGGCTGGAGCGATCAGATGGACATTGATGATTTAGATCGTGTAAGTGCTAAGTACAGCACCAGTCCTTCTTCAGATCAAACCGCAGCATTAGCACACCAAGAGCGTGACTTTGCTCCAGGTAGCGATGAAGCGTGGGATCAATACGTAGCGAAGCACGGTAGCAAGAACAAAGTTCCAACTACCAGAAAGATGGGTATGGACGTAATGGATCTTGGGCTAAAAGGCGAAAGCAAAGAAGCTCAACAGAAAAAGGTTAGTGAAGCGGGTAAGCCAGATTTCTTAGACTTAGACAAGGACGGTGATAAAAAAGAGCCAATGAAGCAAGCTGCTCGAGACGCTGAAAAGAAAGGTGATAAAGAACTCGATGAACGCTCGTTAACAAAAGGCGAGGAAAAGAAACGCGAAAAATATGTTAAGGGTATGAAGAAATCAAAAGCAGACTTCAAAAAGCGTTACGGTAAGCGTGGCGAAGAAGTAATGTACGCAACTGCTACCAAGATGGCAAAAGAAGGTGAAGGCGAAACTTCCGGAGGAACAAACGTGTACGGTAAAGGAATTTATGAAAGTTTAACAGAACTTGAAAACGATTTAGACTTAGAGCTAGGTCATGGCATTACTGCTACTAGTCAGTTAGATAACAAACCGGTTGATTTAATTGAACCGGAAGAAGTTGGCACAACTGATATTGCTGTAGTAGCACCAATTGAAGAACCTAAAGAAAAGAACTTAGGCGATAAGATCGCCGATAAAGGCGCAGAACTAAGCGCACAAATTGATGCCGCACTAGCGGATATTAAACGATTAGCGGGAATGGGCAACTAAGCTCAAGCGATATACGCTAAAACACAACGGGCCCAATGGGCCCGTTTTTCGTTAAATAATTTTATGCATGCAGTAGCACTTATAAACTATCCAGGACATTTCTTATCAACACTGGGAACCATTAAAAATTTCCTGGAAATAACCAAATGGCGACCGCCTTGGTATATTTTTGTAGATGATCTAGGACCACAGTGGGAAGCCTGGCCAGATTATCTAAACGATCTAAAATCAGCAATTGATTTAAACTTTCCCAATCTAAATCCAACCTATATTTTATTCTCAGAATTTGAATTCCCCTATGTGTGGGATGGATGGTTAAGGCAGCAAATGGTAAAACTTAATCTGGATAGATTCTTACCAGGAGATCTTTGGTATGTAACAGACGGAGATGTTGTCTGTGAAAGGTTAATCAGCGCCAACGAAATACCATATAACTATCAAACAACACATAATCCTCTTATTAACGCACAACAGTATACATATATTAAGCATATGCTAGGCATAGATGAAAAATTAAAATTACACAACGAAGATGTATATACACACCACATTCCAGTGCGTTGGGTTAGCCGAGATGATTTGCACGGACTTTACAGACATGTATCAGATACGGTGGGCAATGACGCAAATATTGCGCATTTTAATCTAATGCGCGAAGAATGTATCATAGGTTATGGTCCAACATCCGAACATATGAGCATGACAGAATGGGACTTGCTAGAAACCTGGCGAATATTAATAGATGGCCAAACATCCAATTTTCGATATTGGGTTATCGACGATGGCGCAGTGCCCAGACAAAACGTACCGGTTACACGCTTAAAGACATTTTTTGGCACAGATCGGGACTTTTCTCAAGAATATTTTGAAAAACAAGGATTACAGGTGCCTACAGACGCATGGGAAAAGGTTTGTGAAATTTCTCGCACATAATTTACCGTTTTCTAGTTGACTTACTAAATACTTTTGTGTTATACTTACTTGGTAAGTGTAGCAATTTTTGTTTGTTTTAGTAAAAACATTCTAGGCATACACTTAGGCATAAGGTAAAAAACATAGGCATAAGGCATAAGGAGATAATACTATGGCATCTTTAGCAGATATTCGTGCCCGACTAGCAGCACAAGAAAACAAGGCTAGTGGTTCAACTTTCCAAGGCGACAACGCCATTTATCCACACTGGAACATTGCAGAAGGCGAAACCGCAACTGTTCGCTTCCTTCCAGATGGTGACACATCTAATCCGTTCTTTTGGGTTGAACGCCAAATGATTCGTTTGCCATTTAACGGCGTGGTAGGCGGAGATAACAAGCAGGTTGTTGTGTCAGTGCCCTGCGTAGAAATGTGGAACGAAACGTGTCCGATTTTGACAGAAGTTCGTGCTTGGTTCAAGGATCCTTCGCTAGAAGATATGGGTCGCAAATATTGGAAGAAGCGTAGTTACTTGTTCCAGGGTTTTGTACACACTAATCCAATGGAAGACGACAAGACACCTGAGAATCCAATTCGTCGGTTCATTATTTCACCGCAAATCTTTACCACTATTAAGGCATCACTAATGGATCCTGATATGGAAGAATTGCCAACTGATTACAATAATGGACTTGACTTCCGCATTACTAAGACCACAAAGGGTGGTTATGCTGATTATTCAACTTCAAGTTGGGCTCGTAAGGAATCTGCACTTAATGCAGACGAAATGGAAGCGATTGAAAAGTATGGCTTATTTGATCTCAAATCGTTCCTTCCTAACAAGCCGGGCGACATTGAGTTGAAGGTTATGGCCGAAATGTTTGAAGCATCGGTTGATGGCAAGGCATATGATCCGGATAAGTGGGGGTCTTATTTCAAACCAGCAGGCATGAACTTCGGTGATTCAGAAACAGCAGCACCCAAAGCAGCACCTGCGGCAGTTGAAGCACCGTTTGAAACTGCTCCACAAGCAGCACCTGTAGTAGAACCTAAGGTAGAAGCAGCGCCAGCAGCGGGTGCAGACAAGGCACAAGACATCCTTGCTATGATCCGCGCACGGCAGTCCTCATAATTTAAGGGTACAATACTCAACACCCGAGGAAGACCTCGGGTGTTGAGTCCTTTTTAATCCAGACTACTCTAGTAAAAATTTTTCATATATGATCATTATCAACAATTACGGCAAGTTAATTGTAAAATCTAACAAATATCTCATAGGAGATCATCTTGGTGGTTTTGATCAAAATTTGCATTCGACTGTATTAGATCAGGTTATTAGTTTAGCAATTGATAATAATATCGGCTCAATTTATACTGCGTATGTATTTCCTGATAATTTTAAAATAAAAAATATTAAATTCAAATATTTAGAACGGTTAATTGGTGGTAACGGTTGGGAAGATCTCCGGAACTATAATATACATCCTGAAATTGAGTATAAGAATTTTATTTGTAGCTTTAATGGATCAGATCATGTTAGCAGACAATTATTATCTTCTATACTAAACAACCAAGGTCATTTCAATCCAAAATACTCTAGTAAAAATTTTGCATATGATAACGATTGGGTAACATCTCATTTGGAAAACTTAAACTTAACAGATATTGAAATTCAATTATATTCTAGGTTTTTTGTTAATAACGATGAATTTAACAGCTCGGTATATTCTTTTGGACACGTGCAATACGATCATAAAAACAATATCTATAATCTAGAAGATAAGTTAACAGGTAGTTTTTTACATATTGTAAGCGAATCAATGGCTACAAGTTATTATCCGTTTGTAACTGAAAAATTTTTATATAGTATTGTGACACGAGGATTGTTTTTAGCATATGCGCACCCAGGCTGGCATGCACATATTGAAAAATATTATGGATTTAAATTATACAACACTATTTTTGATTACTCGTTTGATACAATAAAAAATCCAGTTAAACGTTTGATTAGATTAATAGAGACAGTATCAAAATTTTCAACACTATCTGTAGATGATTGGAAAGATTTATATCATATGGAACAGGATAATATTGAATATAATTACGATCATTATTTTAGCGGTAGATACAAAGAACATCTTGCACAATTTGAATAGATCGTTTATAATATAATTTTTAAAAGGATAAATTATGGCAAAACCATTTGACGTGAGCAAATTCCGCAAAGACATTACAAAAAGTATCGATGGACTTAGCATTGGTTTTAATGACCCAACTGATTGGGTATCTACAGGCAACTATGCCTTAAACTACCTTATCTCCGGTGACTTCCACAGGGGTGTGCCAATGGGTAAGGTTACTGTGTTTGCAGGTGAATCGGGCGCAGGTAAATCATACTTTGTGTCTGGTAATATTGCTAAACATGCCCAACAACAGGGTATTTTTGTAGTAATGATTGACACAGAGAATGCACTCGACGAGCAATGGCTACACGCATTAGGTGTTGATACTAGTGAAGATAAACTACTGAAACTTAGCATGAGCATGATCGATGATGTTGCTAAGACTATTTCGATGTTTATGAAGGATTATAAATCAATGCCTGAAGAAGAACGTCCTAAGGTATTGTTTATTATTGACTCGCTAGGTATGTTGTTAACGCCAACTGATGTTGACCAGTTTGAAAAAGGTGATATGAAGGGTGATTTAGGCCGTAAGCCTAAGGCACTTACTGCACTTGTGCGCAACACCGTAAACATGATTGGTGCTTACAACGTAGGTTTGGTAGCAACCAATCACACATACGCATCGCAAGATATGTTTGATCCAGATGATAAAATTTCAGGTGGTCAAGGATTTATCTACGCATCGTCAATTGTAGTAGCAATGCGTAAACTAAAGCTCAAAGAAGACGAAGATGGTAATAAGACTTCTGACGTACATGGCATTCGCGCTGCATGTAAGGTTATGAAGACTCGCTACGCAAAACCATTTGAAGCAGTACAAGTTAAGATCCCGTATGAGACTGGTATGAATCCATATTCTGGATTAGTCGATTTGGCTGAAAAGAAAGGTTTGTTAACCAAGTCTGGCAACCGTTTGCGTTTTGTAGAACGTAGTACGGGCGAAGAGGTACTTGCGTTTCGTAAAGCGTGGGAAAACAACGATGATGGAATTCTTGATAGACTCATGCAAGATTTTTCTTTTGTGGAAGAGCAGATAAGTAGCCAAGAAGCAAACATTACAGACAATGTCGCAGATCATGTTGTTGAAGAAGATGTTGCTGATTCACTAGGAGTACAAAAAGATTATGAGTCCTGATATGGCTATGGAAATTTGGGAAGCATTACGCTCGCATATTAGCGGCGGCTTCCAACAAGCAGCTGATGATTTTGCAGCCGTGTTAATTGAAAACGGTATGAATGCCAGCGATATTGCTGCTGTTGCACAAGATAGTTATGTTATCAAAAGTCTTGCCGAATATGCTGATGAAGAATTGGTGTATGAAGAAGATGATAATGATGATTATGAATTTTACGAAGACGACGGATAATTATTAATGGAAGAAAATCACTTCTTTCCAATAGCATCTAATACGGCATGTCAATTAAAATGGGTTTGGAATACACTATATTTAAACTCGGGTAAAAGTTTTTCTTGTCATCGCACTGGTGGTACTATTCTTACAGAAGATAATTTTGATAATTTTCATAATACTTCAGTATTACTTTCAGATAGAAAAAATATGCTCAACGGGAAGTGGCCTACACAAAGTTGTTCATATTGCCGACAGATCGAAGAACAAGGCGGTGTAAGTGATCGTATACGCCAATGGTCGATACCGTATAAGGTTCCTCAAGAACTGGAAAAAAATCCAACTGCAATATCAGTTACTCCAACTGTACTAGAGGTATATTTTAGCAATGTTTGTAATATGGGGTGCCTGTACTGTACCTCGCAATTAAGTTCAGTTATTGAGGCCGAAAATACAAAATTTGGTGATTTTTTAAAAGGAACGGTTAAATTAGTTAATCATTCAAATCAATATCAAAAGTTACTACCGTTGTTTTGGAAATGGTTAGACAAGCACGGTCAAAACTTGTATAGATTAAACATTTTAGGAGGAGAGCCTTTTTTCCAACAAGAATTTAATACTTTACTTGAATATTTAACAGCTAACCCAATGCCAGAATGCGAACTCAACGTAGTAACAAATCTTAAAATTTCAAAGGTACAATTAGAAAAAATTGTACAGATATTTAGAACATTGCTTAAAAATAGGCATATAAGACGTGTTGATATCACATGCAGTATTGATTGCTGGGGCCCAGAACAAGAATATGTTAGATACGGAATGAATTTACAACAGTGGGAAGAAAATTTTAATTATTTGTTAACAAAAAAATGGCTAACATTAAATATCAACCAAACAATATCACCATTAACAATTAAAACTATGCCTGAACTTTTAAGAAAACTGCGTAAGTGGAGACAAGAAAGAAAAATAGGTCATTGGTTTTCTGGAGTATCTCCGCAACCTGATTATTTAAAAGTTAATGTCCTCGGTGGCGATGTATTTGATCAAGACTTTAACGAAATTTTATACTTGATGCCAGATAATAACAACGAAGATCGGTTAGCTAAAAAGTATATGGAAGGTATCTATAAAGAAACACATTCAACCGGTATAGTTCCTGATTTAGTTAATGATCTGTTCATTTTTCTTAATGAAAAAGATAGACGCAGAAATACAAATTGGCGAGATATCTTTCCTTGGTTAATTGACTTTGAAAATAAAATAAAATAAAATATATACATGTGGTATAACAAAGTAACACAAGATCTTTCTCAACTTCCTCAATTTATTGATTATTATAACGATGAATTGCAGGAAGCTAAACGAGAAGTTCGTATCGGCGGTAATGTAGAACAAAACATTAAGTTATTGCCCGGTGTTACAGAACATCGGTTTAATCAGCTTCAGGAAATTGAAGCAGTATTAAATTATCTCAATATTGAGCTACGCAAAATCAGACGCCGGCATTTTCAGAAGTATTTAGAAGGTTATGCACGAGCATTAACAAGTCGCGATGCTGAAAAGTATGTTGACGGCGAAGCTGAAGTAATTGACATGGAAATGTTAATCAATGAGGTAGCATTATTGCGTAATCGTTGGTTAGGTATCATGAAAGGTCTCGAAACCAAGCAGTGGCAGATGGGACATATTGTTAAACTTCGAACAGCTGGAATGGAGGACGTAAGTGTTTAAAAACGATCAAGAAGCACACGAGCATGCACTTGAAACATTAAATCTATTGTGGCAATACAGTAGTTTTATGGAAAGCGTTGATACTTTAGCTGACATGGGTTGTGGCAACGGGTTTGATTTAGAATGGTGGGCTAATGCTTATATCTTAGATGATGATGATAACGAAATTCCGTTAAACATTAAATGCACTGGTGTCGACTTAAAACCAGATTTGCCAATGGCAAAACAATATAAAAATGTTGTATATGAACGCAGAGATTTTGAAACGTACTCGCTAAACAAAGAACAAAAAGGATTTGATGTTATTTGGTGCAATAACGCATTTCAATATGCAATCAATCCATTAGAAACACTTAGAACATGGTATGATTTAATGACCGACGGTGCTATGTTGTGTATAACAGTACCATCTACAACAGAAATTGAGTTTAATAGGCATAGAATTTCACAACATGACTATTCATATTATCATTACACTCCTGTCAGTTTAATGCATATGCTGGCAGTCTCTGGGTTCGATTGTGCATTTATGAAAAAGGACGTTACTGAACCCTGGATTAGAGCTGTGGTATACAAATCAGATATTAATCCAATGGATCCAAAAACTACCCGTTGGTATGATTTAGCAGAAACTGGGCTGCTTCCAGAAAGTGCTGTTAAGTGTATTAATTCTTATGGATATCTTAGACAACAAGATCTTGTACTTGAATGGTTAGACCGTAGTCTTCGCTGGCTTGGTGAAGATTAAATCGTAAACTACGCATATAATAAATACTACAATGAAAATTGTAGTAGTCACCGGGGCGTTAGCCCTATCTACAGAGAACATACCCGCTAGCTACAAGCAGCAAAAGCGTTAGCGCATACTTAAATGTGAGCGTTAATACTGATGATTGTTTTGTTAGCGAAAGTAAGTGGATTGTACGGTAATCGCTGCAAAGAAAAAGATAAAGGAAGATTATGAAACCAATTCCTATTTTTATTGGGTACGACCCACGAGAAGCAATAGCATATCACACATGCGCTAATTCAATTATTAGACACGCAAGTAAACCAGTGTCAATTATTCCATTGGCATTGAACTTGTTTGATGATTATAAAGAAACGCACACGGACGGAAGCAATCACTTCATCTACAGTAGATTCCTTGTTCCGCATTTAATGGATTATCAAGGATGGGCAATCTTTATGGACGGTGATATGATTGTGCGTGATGACATTGTTAAACTATGGGAATTACGTGAGATGGACAAAGACGTAATGGTAGTTAAACATGATTACAAAACACGTATGGAAACAAAGTATCTTGGTGCTAAGAACGAAGACTATCCTCGCAAGAACTGGTCGAGCGTTATTCTTTGGAATTGTAATAGTCACCCTAATAGGATTTTAAAGCCAAAGTATATTCAAAATTCAACTGGCTCACACTTGCATCGTTTTAGCTGGATTAAAGACGAGCGGATAGGCGAACTGCCAGCAGAGTGGAATTGGCTTCCGGATGAATATGGAGAGAATCCAGATGCTAAATTGTTGCATTACACATTAGGTACACCAAGTTTTCACGAATTTGCCAATACACCAATGGGTAGTGAATGGCATCGTGAACGTATTTTAACCGAGTATTGCGAACAGCACGGTTTATGATCTTAAAAATTGAGTTTGGCTGCGGAGAAACTCCGCACAAAGAAGACTTTAAAACTTGCGATATACGAAATTTGCCAGGAATTGATTTTGTTTGCGCTGCATGGGATATTAACAAGTATGTTCCTCCAAATTCAGTAAGTGAGATATATTCGAGACATTTCTTTGAACATTTAACGTTTACTCAAGGCCAAACAGTATTAGATGCCTGGTACGAAATCTTAATGTCAGGTGGCACAATCGAAATGAGCGTGCCTAACATGTTATATCACCTACATCAATGGATAGATTCTCGCAACGATCCTAAAAAGTTTGCTCATGCTCTTGCTGGGATATGGGGTTGGCAGCGCGGTGAATTCAACGACGTGTGGGATGTACACAAAAGTGGGTATGATGAACAATCTCTATACGAGTTATTGAAAAATCATAAGTTTCAAAATATTGAAATCTGGACTTCAAAAAAATCTAAACATTTACATTGTAAATGTTCAAAATAATAAAAAGAAAATACAATGTCTAATCTTAGATTTCAAGCAATTGATGGTGTTTTCAGGTCGCATGTTCCCTTGCCAGATATGGAGTGTGTTGAATTTGTAACCAATGAAAGATCATTGTCGGGACCAATACCTGATGTGTATTTGCAATACAACATCGGAGAGTCTAAATTTGCAAAACGCTTCCGTAATATTTACAGTAGAATATATCATAGCGGCAAGCCCTGGATAGTAGTTGAAGAGGCTGCATTTAGAAAAGGCACAAATTCAAAACTGCCGTATTACCGATGGAGTTGGTTTTCATACTATAATGATTCTGGTATACATTATATGCCGGATAGCCCTGGCGATAGATGGGATCAAATCCAACAAGAAAACGGAATTGAGATTTTTCCCTGGGAGTCACGAGGAGATAATATACTGTTTATGATGCAGCGTCCTATGGATACTAGTCTGGCTCCAATGGAGCAGAAATACGGCACCTACGCCAAATTTGTCGAACACAGTTTACATAAAATACGAGCTAATACCGACAGACCTATACGTATTAGGATGCATCCGTTGCGATGGGTTCAACAGATGGCATTCTTGCAACCGATTTTAGATCAAATTAAAGATTGTACCATTAGTGAGCATAGTATACGCATTGATGCCGACGGTGTAGCTAGTGGTGGTAATAGTTTGTATAAAGATTTTGATTCTGCTTGGGCTGTAGTAGGGGCTAATTCAAATAGTCTGACAGAAAGTGTATGTTATGGCATACCAACATGGACGTTAGATTCTAGTGCTATGGCCTGGCCAGTAGCGAATAAACATCTGCATCTCATTGAATCTCCAAACTTTCCATGTCGGCAACAATGGTTAAACAATATGGGGTATACCCAATGGCGTGTAGATGAAATTAAACATGGCGATCCATTAGTGCATTTGATGCAATGGTATCCAAAAGTTGTTGAATTGCGCAAACAAAGAGTTGATTGGTTGATCATACAAGAAAAATTAAGATTTTACCATGACGCCTTAAATATGTTTTTGAACGATAATCATCCTTGGCCTATTAAGAAGGATTTTAAGGCACATATCGATACTGTTACTCGACGAATGTTAAAAAAATCTAATAAGAATAAACCATGATATCAAACTTATCAAAAAATATAAAGCATCTTTGGCTAATTGAAATTGACGGCACCATATTAAAATATAATAGTTTATTACGCACCAATGATAAGTTATTGCCAGGAGTCAAAGAGTTCTGGCAGAGCATTCCGTCAAACGATATTATTTTTTTACTCAGTACTAGACATGAGCAGTATCGAGATGAAACATTGAATTTTTTATCTGAGCAAGGTCTGCGGTTTGATCATGCTATTTTTGGCCTTCCGCCGGGAGAGCGCATTTTAATCAGTAATATAAAGCCAAATGCTTTATTTAAAAATGCGTTAGCATTTGATGTTCTACGTAACGCAGGGTTCGATGACAACACGTTTGAATCTAATACTACGATAATAAGCCAAAAAGATCTTAAAAAATTAGCTAAAAAAGAAGCGCAAATTCAGAAAATGGAAGCATTGGCAGAACGTATTGAAAATGCTGAACAAAACATTGATATCGAAGACTTAAATTATTCTAAAGAACATCGTAATTTGTTTAGTCATATTGTAGACTTTGTGAAAAATCCTAAAGACGTTGATGATTTAGAACTTATTATTAACAAATTAGAAAGTATGCATTCTGATATACAGTTAGTAGGATTAAGTGAACCAGAAGATGTAACAGCAAACGCAAGACGTAAAGGAATAACAGTGGACCCAATTGTAGAAAATTTTGTACTAGGCGCCGCCGGGCGTATTGGCACATGGGATGGCGATGCTGACAACATTAATAATCCTATCGCATTGCGTAGTATTGCTAAACGCAAGCAAATGAAGGCTTGTTTAGAAACCGGAAGAGATTTTTATTATATTGACACCGGTTATTTTGGTAATGGTAAAAGTAAAAAATATCATAGAGTTACACGTAATGCAATGCAGTGGTTAGGCGAAATTGAAGATCGCCCTAGCGATCGCTGGGAGGAAACTGGCGAAAAGTTAAAAAAACATACTCCAGGTAGTAAAATTTTACTCTGCCCGCCTAGCCAAAAAGCGTTAAAATACTGGGATATTGATCTCAGTGAATGGTTAGAAGAAACAATTAATAATATTAGAAACAACACTGATAGAGAAATAATAATTAGAACTAAGCCAACCAGAACCGAGCGTATTACTACTAATACTATGGAACAGGCGCTTGCTGACGATGTACATTGTATGGTAACATTTAATAGCATCGCAGCCGTTGAGAGTTTAATGAATGGTAAACCAGTGTTTACAATGGGCCCTAATGCTGCGCATCATCTAAGTAACCAAGATTTATCTAATATCGAAAATCCTTTTATGCCTGATCAAGACCAAGTCTATAATCTGGTAAAATGCTTGGCATACCATCAATTTACTGTGCCTGAATTACGCAATGGGTTTGCTTGGGCAATGTTAAATGGAAAGGCATAAATGAACACAGTTGCAGTATATGTAAGCGGCGTTCCTGCTAAAACGAAACATACCGAAAAGCGAGAGCTATTGCATCGTTTTGGCCGAGGTGTTAAACGAGCTGGGGATAAATTAAAAATCGTTGACGGATTTCAGGTGTTAGATGCTGACATAGCGGTAATTCAGGGCTGGATCGGTATGAAAATTGGCGCACACTTAAAATTGCGTGAAACAGTAATTAATTATCAACGACAACGCGGTAAGCACACACTTGTTATTGATAGAAATTTATTTGGATTTTTAAATCCAAATAACAGAGATCAATACTTGTGTTATAGTTTAGATGGCATTTTTCCAACAACTGGTTTTTATTTTAATACTCGTATTGACAAGCAACGGTGGGAATCTATTAAACGTAATTACGGATTTACAGAACGTCCTTGGAAACAAGGAGATAATATTTTAATTACATTACAACGTAATCATGGGTGGAGTATGGGACAGCAGCTTAGTGTTCAAGATTGGTTAAACAAAATTGTTCCCGAAATACGTCAATACACAGATCGACCAATTGTTATACGACCACATCCTGGCGATGAGAAAACAATAAGAACACTTCGAATAACTGACAGGAATTGGAGATTTAGTAGCGAAGCGGATATCCGAGGAGATTTTGAGAATGCCTGGGCAACAGTAACATATAACTCAAGCCCAGGAGCCGCTAGTTTAATTTGGGGTGTTCCAGCTTTTGTAACAGATCCTGAACCAGAAAGAAGTCAATCTTATCCATGGGCAAGTGCTGATTTGTCAACCATTGCGCAACCTTATATGCCAGACCGCAGACAATTTTATAATATAATTAGCCAGAGTCATTTTAATAACAACGAAATCGAATCAGGAGAAGCGTGGGCATTTATGAGGGAGAGATTAGCCGATGCTCCTAAAACACCAATCACTCCAATTCGTTAACTATTAAATATATTTGGTGTTAACAAAACATAGCCCGCTATTAAGTACCCAGGCTTTTTTCTTTTTCTTTAAATTCATAGTAGTTGCCTGTTTAACCTGGGCTGTTAGATCACTGTTAAATTCTAACCCATAATCACTGAAAGTTTTAATCCAATATTCTGCTGGTTTTAGATTAACGTGATGATATCCGTTTGGGTCTTGGCTATACGTCATTGTAACATATTTTGCTTGTTGAAATGCTGGCATGTACATGGGAACATATTCTTCATGTACATGCTCTACAAATTCGCAACTCCATGCTAAATCAAATTCTTCGTTAATTGGTGCTGGGCCTGAGGTAAAATCATGTAAGATAAATGACTCCGCAGGCGAACGGTTGATAGTGAAATCACCATCGACTCCAATAGCGTATAAATCCATTTCTTGAGCCAAATTTACCATTCCGCCTGGACCACAGCCGATGTCCAACATTGATTTAATGTTAAACGTAGATTTAAAAAATTCTAATGTACCAACATCTAAATGTGTTTTATTTTGATGCCCACCTAAATGTTTAGGAAGTTCTTTCATTACAATACTTTATCCATTGGTCTTTAGTGATATCAAGATACCAAGCACGCAGTGGTTTTCCAACCTTCTCACCATTGGGTCGTTGATTTGAAAACCACGCAAATCCTTTCTCAAGTAACCATGATGTCGCCCACCGATCTCGTTTTGCAGTCCAGTTCATTTTCATAAACACTCGATTAGTGTAATTAAAGATATCGTTTAAGAAATATTCCCAATCGCCTGCGTCTTTGTCAAATGCTCGGTCAAATTCGGTGCGAGTGGCAAAAATAATGTCATAGTGTTTTGGTAGATTCATCGGAGTTTGTGGATGAATCCATAATTCGTATCGATTAACACCTAATAAATCACAACATTCTTTAAATAATCCGTCTTGTACATCAGTACAATCGCATTCGATTCCTCGTTCACGCAAAATAGCAGCAAGGACGCCAATTCCTGCTCCTATATCTAGCGCAGTTTTAACATTATCAATTCCGCCGTTTCTACTGTTAGCATAGTCAACAACATGTTGTTTTTCTTCATAATACCAATCCCATTTACGTCCGTATTTTGCTCCTGACTGATATTTGTCAACTTCAAAACATCTTTTGATAACCGCTTGTTTATAATCGTCAAGTGTCATGATGACTTATTTATTGCCAATAAGGTTCTGCTCGGTTGACCTTGAGATCTTTTGCCTTGCTACGACCAAGTTCTTTGCGTTTACCTTTTAAATGATCCAGATACGCACCCCACTCGGTATTAATGAGTGGATGCCCTTCACCACCGTCTAAATGTGCTGACCAATCCTGGTTGTGCATTTCAGGCATACGTCCTCGAACAATATCAAAAACATAACTATCATGCCACTCTTTAAGTGTAAAGATACCGTTTTCTGCATCTTCGTACATATGTTCAAAGTTTTCTAAAAACTTACTAGCATTTGCATGTTCTAAATTTATTGCGTATAAACCGCATTCGGTATACTTTTTGCCACGACCTAAATAACTCATATCATATTGTTCAGGAATCAAGCGTTTGATCGTCTGCATTGAAATTGGACTGTGGCAATAGTTATCGCCGTCCATCCATACAAGAATTCCATCCTTCACTTCTTCAGCACACGCAAAAATGGCATATACCTTGTGAGCAAATCTAATGGCATCCCATTTAAATGCTTTTTTGCCATCTTTGCGGTCTGTTCTTGAAGGATCGGTATCATTATGCCCAGTAGCACGAGGATCATTCTTCCAGCGTTCTTTAAACGCCACAAGTTTTGGACTTGCTGTATTTAAATTTCTAACAATCAAATTGGGTGCGCTTTCTGCAACATCAAAGCCTTCTGCGTACACATAGAGTGCAATTTCAGATGGCCAATTTTGGAGAAATGATTGAACCATACGCTTTCCATATAAGTCATATCCGTTTTTGTTAAATGTAGTAACTACTGTATATTGCATAATTAATATTTATATGGCGCAAAAGAGCATAGCATACTTTCCAAAACAGGTCGCACTCAATGGTTCTGGTGTACTCAAAGATTTTTTAAAAGGTGCGATTAAACACGGAATAGTTCCTGTGGAAAATAGCATGGATGCTGATTATGCTGTGATATGGTCTGTGCTCTGGAACGGCAAGATGACTGCAAACCAGCGTGTATATGAGCATTACAGGCATTTCAATAAACCGGTATTTGTAATTGATGTGGGCGCACTGCATCGTGAAGTTACTTGGAAAGTGGCACTCAATAACATCAATGCACACGGTTACTATGGTCATGAACTGAATTTAGATCCAGATCGTCCGAAAACTCTGGGAATTAGTTTACGAACTCAAACCCGCAACAACGGCAAAATTTTAATTGCCGCGCAGCACCGCAGGAGCCAACAAGTCAAAGATGTTAACATTGAACAATGGACCAATCAGATGTACAATAAAATTACATCAATTACTGATCGACCAGTGGTAATACGCCCACATCCCAGATGCAATCTTGATTTATATCGTTTGCCCATGGGAGCAGAAATCCAACAACCAGTTAAGATTCCCAACAGCTATGACAAATTTGATTTAGAATATGATTGGTATGCCATTGTTAACTATAACAGTGGTCCAGGCATTCAGGGAGCTCTTAATGGATGTCACGTCATAGTAAATGATTCTAGTCTGGCATTTCCTGTGTCAACCACACTGGAAAATCCTGTTTATACTCCACGTGACGAATGGTTGATAAGTATAGCACACACTGAATATACTCGAGAAGAAATTAAACAAGGTTTATGTCTAAAAAGGCTAGCAGAAAGGCTCTAGATGCACCACTGGTCCCGGATCCGCCTACAGTGTCTCAGCACAAAACAGGCGATCCTGTTGATTGTGCCTGTGTGATTCATGGATCATATTATTCATTTGATTATGTACACAAATTATACAATGGTCTGTGTCGTAACTTAACCAGATCAGTTCGTTTACATGTTTATACTGAAGCTGAGCGCATTGTACCAGAACCATACATTCATCATGCATTAAAAAATCTGGAAGTGGAAGGACCCAAAAAAAGCTGGTGGTACAAAACACAACTGTTTGACAGTAATCAATTTTCTGGACAGTTGCTATATTTTGATCTTGATGTGGTTATTGTGGATAACATTGATTTTTTTACTGAACTTTCTACTGATTGTTTCTGGGGAATCAGAGATTTTAGATATCTGTTTAATAAAACACGACGCAATCTGAACAGCAGCATCATGTATTTTGACACACAGAAGTTCAATTATGTGTGGCAGCAGTTTATGACCAATCCTGCTGAACATATGCGTCGCCTACATGGTGATCAGGATTTTATTGATCGCGCGATCCCGCCCAACGATAAAAAGTTTTTTGATGAAGATCTGATAAAAAGCTGGCGGTGGCAACTGCTGGATGGTGGTTATGACGTCAAAAGCAGGCGTCATTATGAACCTGGATCTGGTACTAAAATTACAACTCCGACCAGAGTCATGGTTTTTCATGGCAAACCTAAAATACACGAAGTAAATGACGCAATTATTCATAAATACTGGTGTTAACACAAAAACGTTTTTGGAGAAATAATAATGGCAACACGTACAATTAAATTTCTAGGCAAAGCATACTCAGAATCAGGAGATGTTAGCCTTGAAGTCAGTATTAACGGAAATCAGGTACACAACGGCACAGTACTAACAAAATCACCAACCGGCACTGAAAACAAAGATGACCTTTATGAAATGTTTACTTTTAACATGGACAGTAGCGTTTCTGGAAACATCCCGGTTAGTATTGCAGTCAGTGGTGGCACGGCATATTTTGGTCTGCTTAATGGAAACTATTCTGGGTTTGAAGCAACCTACAACGAAGAAGGAACTATCACAACAATAACTGTTGCTCCAGAAGATTACTATAGAGATTTAAACAATAACACACCAGACAGCGATGGAAAGACTAACATTAACATTGATCCAGCAGATGGAGATAATCCATCACGCAATCCACTAGATGATGGCTATTATGGTGATTGGCATTATAGTATTCCGGACGGGTCTACGTTTACATGTGATTATTACATCGATCCAGAGCTAGAAATTCTGGAAGTACCATCAGTATAAAATATTCAATAGTATTTCATAAAAATAATTTATTAATAGGGTCTAGACAGACCCTATTTTTTTGACTATAATATGTGTATAGTTTATTACATACCGTTTGTTGCAAAAATACAACAAAATCAAGTCTTGACAATTCTTGTACAATTGGGTATAATAAGCACTCATTCAACAACATAGCAAATATAGGAGTTTACTATGAATGTGCGTATTTCTTATGGTACATATCGTGCAGACAACGGGTCTGTACAAGAAGTACACGACCAAATTTTCGAGTCAATTGCCCCTGTTAAACACGGCAAAAAAGGAGCATACATCACTGTGCGGCCCAATGACACAGTTAAATCACAGCGAGATAAAATCCGTGTAAAAGTTCAAGAACAAGATCTTGAATATCTGGATGCACCAGTTCTGGCACCAACAATTACACAAATTACAGAAACTGATGAACAAGTAATGGACCGCATTGAAACACGTTTTGGAGTTCTGGAAGACATGACCCGTGCAGCAATTAATAGCGACGTGCGTGCTATGATTGTAGTTGGTCCGCCAGGCGTGGGCAAGAGTTATGGAGTTCAAACTCAACTTGAAAAGAGCTCTATGTTTGATCGTCTTGCAGGCAGCAAAGTTAAGTACGAAGTTGTTAAGGGTGCTATGACTCCAATTGGATTGTATGCTACGCTTTATAATCATGCCGACAAAGGAAACGTACTTGTATTTGACGATTGCGACAGTATTCTGCTTGATGATTTGTCACTGAATTTGCTTAAAGCGGCCCTTGATTCTGGGAAGAAGCGTACTATCCACTGGAATGCGGATAGCTCGCTACTGCGTCGTGAGGGTATCCCAGACCGCTTTGATTTCCACGGCGCAGTAATTTTTATTACTAACCTGAAGTTTGACCATGTGCGCAGCAAGAAGTTGCAGGACCATTTGGAAGCACTGCAAAGTCGTTGCCACTATATTGATTTAACTCTGGATACTATGCGTGATCGTTTGTTGCGAATCAAACAGATTCATCGCCGAGGTGACCTGTTTGAACACTACTTTTTTCAGGGCAACGAAGGAGATCAGGTAATTACATTTATGGAAGATAATCAGGATAAACTTCGTGAAATGAGCCTGCGCATGGCGCTTAAACTAGCAGACTTAATTAAGGTTAGTCCTGCACGCTGGAAAGATATGGCAGCAGTAACTTGCATGAAGAATAGTTATTAAAATGAGTTGGTTCATTGAAAAACCTACTATTTTAGGAATGCAGTTTAAAAATAAACTGCCAAGACCCTCAAAAACCGGTGTTGATTGGTTTTTATTTTCATACTTCTTAGAGAAGTTTAAGAACCAGCCGATGCTCGAAGTTGGAGTAGGTCAAGGTGGGAGTGCCTTAACAATGTTAAATTTTACAAAAAACTTAACAATAGTTGACTCATGGGAATATGGGTATTCAAGGGACGCATTTATTGAATTAGCCAACAGCCATAAGTTATCATTTAATGAGATTGTGGTTAATTCACAAAATTTTATTCCAACAGAAATATATAGTTTTGTACATTTAGACGCAGATAAAGAATATAATAGCGTGATGCATACACTAGAGACAGTTAGTAATTATTGTACAGATATTATCTGTGTCGACGATTATTTACAATCGTTGTGGCCAGAAGTGTCATGGGCGGTAGATGACTGGGTAAAAACGTCAGGTTGGAAGAGGTTTTTTACAGGCAATCATCAAGTCTTTTTAAGTAAAAAAGCATACCCAATTAAACAATTAATTGCAGATTTGCCGTTGATGAATAATAAAGAAGGATATCAACTGACTTATGGCAAACTTCCTCAAAATGAGTTTATTGATAACGGACCATTAACATATACGTGGCACGAAGTACAACAACGGGAAAAGAGTTTAATACTCTAAGGTTTTAAACTAGAGAACACAATTGCTATGTTGAACTCCTAAGTTCTCTGGTTTATTTGGCGCAAGATGAAATACTCTTGCGCCTTTTTTATTTTTGTGTTATAATATTGTTATGATTCGTAAAGTAATCGACAGAGAAACAGCACACTTGTGGATGCGTGAGAATTTACGCTTTAGTCGTTATGATATTAACTTCGTAGAAAATGTTGCTCGTTTCATTAATGACAACCGCCCGCTTACTGTTAAACAGAACGATTTATGGGAAAAGATTGTTCATAAGTATCGTAAGCAGATTTATAACGAAAGTCAGAACACACTCACAGATGAAGATATCCTAGCCAAGCAGTGGCGCCAAGGCCCTGTAGAGTTTGATCCTAGTTACGCTCCGTTGTTGTGGATCGAAGATGATGTTATTAAACTTCGTTTTCCGTTTAACAAAGACGCAGTCGCTGACTTGCGTACAGTAATTCAAGATGCTGGTCACGATTATGGATTAATGATGTCTTCTGTACATCATGAGTATATTCACTGGGATAGAGACGAACGTGTATGGCGTGGTACCGCGTATCCTACCTTAATTCGAGACTTGTACTATTATTCTAAAGATCATAATTTTACTATAGATAAATCAGTTCAAGACATAGTAGATAGCATTCCTGGAGATGAGTTTGATTGGCGCCCATACGCTGAGTTATATGGTGACAGCTATATGATTAGTAATTTAAGTCCTGGATTATTAAAAGCATTGCCACCTAATGAGATTACTCTCAACGCCGTTAGAGATCTTGTCGGATTAGAAGTTACATTAAGTGATACACTACAAAGTTATGTGGCACAGAAATATGGATACCATATTGGACGAATTGCTTGTCAACGCGAAGTACGCATTGATATGAACGATATCAAATTGGTCAAACAGTGGCTTAGAGAAACAGATAACGATATCTTTGTTGTACATAAGCAGTATGCTGATTATGCTGAAAATTTTAAATTAGAACAACAAACACTTGTTCCTGAAAAGTTTGTGAGTTTAGCAGACTTCAGAAACACCGCTGGCGGCATTGGTGATTATCATGTGTTTAGCAAAGATGGCGACAACTATACATTAGATAACGGTGTTGATTGTGTAGTTTATATGCCCGGAACAGCGTTTAATTACGAAGCACTTGCACACATTGCTAAAAAGGTTATTACAGTAGTAGAAGATGAAACAAGCACGATTAATAATTAAAGACGAAGTGAACGTCAAGATCGAAGGGTTGGAACTTTCAACCCGGCAAAAACTTGTAAACAAGTTCAAGTACGTTGTGCCACACGCACGTTATTTGCCAGCAGTTCGTCTTGGTCGGTGGGATGGTAAAGTAGCATTCTTCCAACTTGGTGGCAGCACATATGTTAACTTGTTGCCAGACATTGTTCCTATCTTAGCAGAATATAATTATGATGTTGTAGTCGATGATCAACGTGATTATCGTACAGCGTTTGAGTTTGAACGTGTAGAAAAAGGTAGCTATTCGCACATTACTTGGCCTAAAGGTCATCCTGCTGAAGGACAGCCTGTTGAAATGCGTGATTACCAAATTGAAGTAGTTAATAACTTTCTGGAGAATCCACAGTCGCTACAAGAGATTGCTACAGGTGCCGGTAAAACCATCATGACAGCATCTCTGAGTCAGCGTGTTGAACAGTATGGACGATCGATTGTTATTGTACCTAACAAAAGTTTGGTAACGCAAACCGAAAAGGATTACATCAACATGCAATTAGACGTTGGCGTGTTTTATGGCGATCGTAAAGAGTTTGGTAAGACACATACTATTTGTACCTGGCAATCACTTAACTCGCTATTAAAAGCAACACGCAATCAGCAAGCGCCTATTACTATTGGCGAGTTTTTAGAAGATGTTGTTTGTGTTATTGTGGACGAAGTTCATCAGGCAAAAGCAGACGCACTTAAAACTCTACTTACAGGCCCAATGGCAAAGATTCCACTACGATGGGGTCTAACAGGAACCATTCCCAAAGAGGAGTTTGAGTTTCAGGCACTTCATGTAAGTATCGGACCAGTGATTCACAGAATTGCTGCTACTGAATTACAAGAAAAAGGGGTGCTTGCTAATTGCCACGTTAATATTGTGCAGCTACAAGATCATGCAGAGCATGCTAACTATCAAGCAGAACTTAAATTCTTGTTAAGCGATCAAGACAGATTAAATGTTATCGCACAAATGATTGAAGGTATTAACGAGTCGGGTAATACACTTGTTCTGGTTGATCGTGTTAGTGCAGGCAATGATTTGGTGGAACGATTGGGTGATCGAGCAGTATTTGTGAGCGGTGCCACAAAAGCAAAAGACAGACAAGATCATTATGATGAAGTTTCAGAAGCCGACAATAAAATTATTGTTGCAACGTATGGTGTTGCTGCCGTTGGCATTAATATTCCTCGTATTTTCAATCTTGTTCTTGTTGAGCCTGGCAAGTCTTTTGTTCGTGTTATTCAATCCATTGGCCGTGGCATACGAAAAGCACAAGATAAGGACCATGTCCAGATATGGGACATAACGTCGACATGTAAGTTTGCTAAACGACATTTAACCAAGCGTAAAGCGTTTTATAAAGAAGCAAACTATCCGTTTACACAAGAAAAGTATGAGTGGAAATAGGTTGCAATCAAAACTAAACTATACTATAATAATACTATGAGAATTCACACACTAGACAATACAGCATACAACTTAGACACGCTACCGGAAGAAATTGATGATATGCGTTTTGCTATTCTTGATAATAGCGATCCTAACAATCCCGATTATTTTTACATTCCGTTAATCTTTTTAGAATCATTTACAAGTCCGGCACTTGTACTAAAGATCGGTAATAAACAAATTAAGATGCCACTGGATTGGCAGGTGTTGATTGGAGAAGATGACTTAGGAGATTTAGAATCACTTCCGCTTACTAGTCTAAATGATCGCGACTTTAAGGTGTACCAGTATAATAGTTTAAGTTCATATGCACCTACATTCCTTCCGATTGAAATTGTAGATGTGTACAATGAAGTAAATTGGTATGCACCTAAATTAAAGAATGGACAATTCCTTGCTGTTCCACTAAGTGATGGTGAGAATCCAGAATGTGTATACTTTATTAAAGACGTATCCCGTAACTGCGAAGTAGTAGATTATAATAAAGCGTGGGGGTAATATGAAAGACAACAACGTTACTGTAACAATGGTAGATATCGAAGACGAAAATGGGAACCCAGTAACTATCACGGTTCCGTATAACTATGACGATTACGATGACTATACCATTAACACAGCAGGGTTAAATTGGGGCAACATATCCCTTGGCGATGGTAAAAATATTTCCAATGGTATCCAAGTACACGGTGACAAAGGTACTTGGGACGTGGGAGATAGAATTAGAGAAATTGAACGTGTGTTAAATATTCCAGAACGTGATTATGACATGGAAGCACAACATCCAGAGCTAAAAGACCTTTATGAAAAACATATGCGTAAGATTGAAAAAGTATTAAAGAAATTACCAGCAGTGTCCGAATATGAACGCGAAGTAGAAAAGCATCGCATGTGGGATACATTAAAAGGTCCAGACAGGAACATCAATGGCGGCTCCTAAACTAGACATTTTTAAAATGCTTGCGGCAATGGATCGCAAGGATTATGATTTTTATGATAATCTAAGTGACGAAGAACGTAAAGGATTCAGTGCCTTTCTTGCGTTAAAATGGGGAGCCAGTGTAGAAGGTTCACGTGAAATTCAGCACTATTATCTAGCAGCAGCAAATCATTATTGTAACAAACATTGGTTTGAAATTAGCAGACATCCAAAATTACAATGGTTAGAACTTTGCGCAGCAAGTCCAGGCATCGGTCCACAAAGACATAAGTGGCTTGAAATGCAAAAGAAAGATAAAAAAGCCAACGAGCACGTTAAAAAGTTGACTAATTTATTTCCTAATGTTAAACTAAACGATATTGAAGTATTGTCTAAACTTGTTACTAAACGCGAAGTAGATGACTACATTAAGCAGCACGGAACAGACTGAAACATATATCTGCCGATATTGTGAACGCGAGTTTAAACGCGAAAGCAGTCTTGCAGTACATGTCTGCGAGCAAAAAAAGCGGTTTCAAGAAAAAAACGAGCGTGGCGTGCAAATTGGATATCAAGCATATCTAAAGTTTTTTGAATATACACAAGGCTCAGCAAAGCTAAAAACATTTGACGATTTTGCTAGTAGTCCATACTATCGAGCGTTTGTTAAATTTGGACGCTATTGTGTATCTATTGGCGCTATTGATGTACCAAAATTTATTGAGTATGTAGTTAAAAACAATAAAAAACTAGATCACTGGGCAAAAGATAGTATCTATCAAGAATACCTAATGAATTTGTTAGTAACTGAACGTGCTGATCGTGCGCTAGTGCGAGCAATGGAATATAGTATTGCTTGGGGCGAAGAAAACAATGCTAATCCACAAGATGTAATTCGTTTTAATAACCCAAACCGTGTGTGTCAACTTGTTACAAAAGGTACACTTAGTCCTTGGGTAATATATAATTCATCTAGTGGAATGGACTTCTTGGGTAAACTAAACGAAGAACAACAAAAAATTATCTGGGAATACATTTATCCAGAAACCTGGGAACGTATTTTTAGCAAATATATTGCCGATCAAGAATATGTAAAAGAAATGTTACGGCAGGCGGGATGGTAAGTGAAGATAAATGTAAATGTAGTATCCGCTGATATATCAGTGCAAATAATTGACGCCTTTTATGCATATATACAATCAGGGCTCAATGAGCGCATAGCAGATTGGGACATTGATATTACGAATACACATAATGATGCAGCAGACGTTAATATTATATGGGCCAACAAAGATACAACCGTTAATATTAATGCAAATTATTACGACATCGTAGTTATATCAAACGCAGGAGAACCAGTTACTGTATCGTCGTCTCTTATTCATAATATCTGGCAAAACAACAATGTATTTTTGGTATTTAATAGCCTACTTACACAAGATCATTCTTTATACAATAAAGTAATACCTTTTCTCGATGCCGCTCAACAATGTCGAGATTACTGGACTAGATATTTCTATCCCCATTATCATATAGCTAACAAACTTAAAAAAATTCAGCGCAGTAAAGATTTAATTGCTATTAATGGTTTAAATAGAACAGTTAGACACTATTTTTTTAAATTGCTCAATGAAAAAACTAATATAAAAATATTAAAAAATATTTCTACTGATATCGTTAACACCAATCATTCTTATTGGGAGACCAAGGAGGATTTTGAATTTCGTAATTATTTAGAAGAACAATATTCCAATGTCTTTGAACCAGAACCGGATTACAAGTATTACGATAACGCTAAACATATAGGTATTAATAATAAGTTTGGCAAAATTAATCCTGGATATGAATTATTACCAGAATATTTTGAATATAGGTGTATAATTTTTCCAGAGTCTTCATGGCAAAATAACGAGCTAGCATTGACCGAAAAAGCACTTAAATGTTTTTATGCAGGATCTCTGCCATTTCCTATTGCCGGGGCAAATGTTAATTCATTATATAATAGCTTAGGTTTTGCAACGGCGTGGAATTTGTTGCCTAAATATTTGCAATGTTTTGATAGCGAACAAGACCATTTTAAACGGATCGAACAACAAATTAACGCTTTAAAATGGTTTGAAGATAACGCTATGGTATTTCAAACAGCACAATATACTGAACTAACTAGACAAAATATGATTAATATGCTAACATATTCGCCGATAGAGTTTGGCATTCAAAAATTAATTAGGATTATTGATGAGCGCAGACGTAGACATTGACTTTGGTAACAGAGATGAAGTACTTAAACTTATCAAGCATGTTCCTGCACGACAACAAGACCGCAAGCACAACTCTGGTGTATATGTAACACCAATCCCAACTGATCCTGTACATAATTGCGCAAGTATTGATTATAAGAAGGCAGAAGAGTTAGGTTATTTCAAAATTGATTTTCTTAATGTTCACGTTTACGAACACATTAAAGATCAAGCACATTATGATCAGTTATTGGGTACAGAACCACCTTGGCACAGATTACACGAACGAGAATTTGTAGAAAAGATTATACACATTAATAATTATGCTAATGTGTTGAAGCAATTAGATGTAAACACCATTCCAAGACTGGCAATGTTCCTAGCGATGATTCGTCCGGGTAAGAAACATTTAATTGGTAAGCCTTGGGCAGAAGTAGCAGAAACTATTTGGGATAAAACAGATGAAGGCTACACGTTCAAAAAATCGCATGCGGTTAGCTATGCGCATCTTGTAGCCTTACATATGAATAGTATAAATGAGAAATTTTAACACTATTATTTTATATTTTTTGCCTTATTCTGGAGGAAATTTCTTAGGTTCATGCTTGCTACTTGACAACGAATGCATGTTACATAATTCAACTTTAATTGAGCTCGATTATACTGGAAAATTAGAATATTTAAATAATCAACTTGACTTGGCTCTAGAGTATAGGCATTGGAATGATTTTAATCTAGGAAATGGGCAGCTTGGTATAGATTTTGATAAGTTTCTTAATAGTAATTTACCAGGCGGATACGCAAAAAACATAGTGCCGGTGTATCCTAAAAAAACTTGCGCGAGTATTCATAATTATGTGGAGTTAATGGTGTGTAAAACGTTATATCCACATAACCAAGTTTTATTGTTTACTAATGCGGAAAATATAATTACCTCTCGCAACAAAATATCTTACAAATATCAATATAATACTAAGCTGTATTCTTATTGGCAAACTATTCGTGATTCTCAATGGCCTGACACTCCTCCGCATACACTTGATGAGTTTGAATTGCTACCAGAGCGTATTCGTACGGAATTAATTGAGTGTTTTAATTCCGAAATTTTAAGATATTTAAATTATACCAAAGAGTTTTTAACCGAATGGAACTCGCAACCAGCAGATTTTAAAATTGATGTTAATTATATGTATTCGTCATTTGAGAATTTTTTTAATGTTTACACAGATGTTTGCAAATACTTGAATCTAGAAATTGCCAACAAAGACGATTTATCACTATTATTCAATAAGTGGAAAAAGACCATCACTCAACTCGCCGAACAAGCGTAATTGATTTACGCTTTTTACGATTCTTTGTTAAATCTGACAGACTTGTAACTTGTCCTGAAATAACTTCTAAGTTTTTATTATTGAAGGTTTTTAAGTAAGGTTTAAAAATTTCCCAGTCGCTTTTTAAGAAGATGTTAATAGGGATAGTGTGATTACTTTCCCACCACCAAATCTCACCTAGTTCTAAGAACATTCTTTTTAGTTCTTCTTCAAGTATACTACCAAAATCATACATGGTAGTAACACTAGCGTCTTGGTTTAGTATGATACCAACGTGCTCATTTTCTGCATACCGAACTATCGACAAGAACGGGTATCTGTCTGTGATTTTATCAAATAGCTCAGTATCCATAAATAGTATATAAAGGCTCCGTGTTTATGTATTCAACTTTAGCATATTTATACCAACAAACCCAGGTGGTGTTGTTATTGGACAACACTGGGGCCTATCATAATGTGAGGTGGAATCCTGTGTACAGCAAGAACCTAAAAGCCAGCAAAGGCGTTGATAACGTTATCCTGTTTAGATTTTTAAATCAGGATCAAAAGCCAGTAGACATTACAGGACTAACATTTACTTGTCGTGTAATGAGTAGAGATGGTACAGAACTACTATTTGCTAGAGATTTAGAAACAGTTAGTGCTACACGAGGACAAGCAAAACTTACTATTGTTGAATCAGACTTAGACAATGTACAATCTCAACTAGCAAATTATTCTATCACAGTAGACCGTTCAACACTTACAGAACCTGTGTATGTAGACGATAATGCTGGAGCACGTGGCGTACTTTACATCGCTGATAGTGCTATGCCAGAGTTTGTAGCAAGTTCAGAAATAACTCTACCAAGTTTTACAGCAGGACAAACAAATTACAGTTCTGAATGGCAACCGGAACAGTATTTACAAACAGTACAATACACAAACAGTTCGTTTGTAGGTACTGTAACTGTACAGGGATCGCCTACCGGAACAGAATGGTATGACTTGACTTCTGCTACGTTTAGCAGCGCAGACTCAAACACAAAATACATTAATGTAGAAGGCTTACACAGCTATATGCGTTTAAAAGTTGATAGTACTAGTGGTACTGTTGGCAGCGTATATGTAAGATAAATATTGATATGGCGCAAATTACTACACAACTTTTAGTTTCACAACAAACGCATCCAGGCGATAGCTCTGTTCAAACCGTAACTGGTTCTGCTGTTAAAGGCAACGGGTACTATGGACAGACCGACGGGCGTCATACTGCGCTATTTTCTGTAACAGGATTTACTGGAACCATTACTATTCAAGGCAGTTTAGTTACGAGCCCAGGTTCTACAGACTGGGCAGACATTACTGTGTTTTCAGACGGCACAACACAAGAAGCCGGTAATACAGCAGTTAACTTTACCGGTAACTTTGTATGGCTACGTGCTGTAGTTGAATATACAGACGGCACAGTAAATTCAGTTCGCATTAACTACTAAAATAATTACATACATGATTCGCAATATTGCCGCGTTTGGCGACAGTTGGATTCATGGTGATGAAATTGTACACCCAGATCCTAATGCCACCGAAAAAGAAAAACGTTTATACCGAGAAGAAAACTGTACTGTAGGACAGTTAGGAAAACTTCTTGGCGTAACTGTTGAAAATTATGGTGTGAGTGGAAATAGCCTACAAGGTACAGTTTGGGAATTTTATCATTGGCTTAATGATGAACATAGACACACAGATGCTTCTCCGCAAGAAACACTAGTAGTAATAGGTTTAACAGAAGCAAGCCGCAATAGTTGGTGGAATTCGAATAATTTTGTACACAATCATATAATGCACGATCGCCATCCTTGGAATTCGTTTGTAAAACATCATTATATGTATAACGAAGACGAAACTGTTGAATGTATGCGTTATTGGGAAACCACTGAATTCTTTTATAATTGGTGTAATACAAATGCGGTTAAATTGTTAATGGTTAATGTATTTCCGCCGCCGTATTTGTCCAATTTAGTCACGAATCCGAGTTGGAATATGCGAGGCGAGGTATCTGGCGATATGCTTGCTCCGGGCAAACACGCAAATGAATCTGGATCAACACATTTAGCTAAACACTTGCAAATGTATGCAAAATCCATTATAATATAACGGTGTTAAATGTACTATCTTACATCAACGGAAAACGAAAAACCAACAGTTCCGGCTGGACTAGTTTTGATGCTCCGTGTTGCGTGCATAATGGAGAAACTGCCGACCGCAAACAGCGCGGTGGCTTCAAATTCTCAAGCGATACAGATTGGAGCTATCACTGTTTCAACTGTGGCTATACTGCTAGTTTTACTCTCGGGTATCCAGTAAGTCACAAAGCACACCGACTATTATCATGGATGGGTGTTCCAGATATTGAAATACACCGTTTAACACTCGATAGTTTAAAACACAAAAACATTAAGCAATTAATTCGTGAACGACAACAAGAAGAAATACGAATTAGCTTTCCAGAAGTTGAACTACCAAAAACCGCACGACTAATTGACGACAACGACACACCTCTTTTAGAATATTTGCGTGATAGAAGTATCGATCCATGGGCATATCCGTACATGACAGATATAGAACAAACACGCCCGGGTATTCTTATACCGTATACATACGATAACACAGTTGTCGGTTGGACTACGAGATTTTTAGATGATCGAAAACCAAAATATCTAAACAATTGCTCTGCCGCAGGCTATGTGTTTGGAACAGATTTACAACACGACGATTGGCAGATTGCTATTGCTGTTGAAGGCCAGTTTGACGCATTAAGTATAGATGGTGTTGCAATTACAACAAACAGAATTAGCGATACACAAGCAGCCGTATTAAGACGACTTAATAGAGAAATTGTAGTTGTGCCAGATCAGGATCGTGCAGGATTAGAACTCGTAAACGACGCAGTTAAATATGGCTTTAGTGTTAGTATCCCAGACTGGGACGCAGATGTAAAGGATGTTAATGACGCAGTAAAGCGTTACGGCAAATTGGCCACATTAATAAGTATTATTGAGAACAAGAATTCAAGCAAGATCAAAATTGAGCTAGCACGAAAAGCTCTCGAACGGAAATTATGAAAGAATACACAGTAGACATACAAAAATTATTTCTAGAAATGATGCTGGCAGATGCACAAAGTTATGTGCGTGTGCAGAACATCTATAACGTAGATAACTTTGACCCAGGTTTACGTGAAGCAGCAACATTCATTAAAGAGCATAGTGACAAATACAAGACTATGCCAGAACTGGAACAACTTAATGCTGCGGTAGGAGCAAAACTAAAACCAATTCCGCCTGAAATGAAGGATGGACACTATGATTGGTTTATGGACGAGTTTGAAAAGTTTACCAAGCGTCAAGAACTTGAGCGTGCTATTCTTAAAAGCGCAGATATGCTTGAAAAAGGTAACTTTGATCCAGTTGAAAAACTAATCAAAGACGCAGTACAGATTTCCTTACACAAAGACATGGGCACAGATTACTTTGATGATCCACGCACACGTCTAATGAATATTAAGTCCAATAATGGACAGGTTAGTACAGGCTGGCTTAACTTAGATCGTGCATTATATGGTGGATTTAACAGAGGTGAACTACAGATTTTTGCAGGTGGTTCGGGTTCGGGTAAATCCTTGTTTATGCAGAATTTAAGTGTAAACTGGGTAACTGCTGGACTCAATGGTGTGTATATTTCGCTAGAACTTTCTGAAGATTTATGCTCAATGCGTATTGACTCGATGATGACAAATACATCTAGCAAAGAAGTGTTTAAGGACATCGACAACGTCGAAATGAAAGTTAAGATGATGCAGAAGAAATCCGGTAAATTCCGTATTAAGTATATGCCAGCACAGAGTACAGTAAATGACATTCGCAGTTATATTAAAGAATTACAAATTCAAACTGGTGTTACTGTAGACTTTTTGTGTATTGACTACCTGGACTTGTTAATGCCGGTAAGTGCTAAAGTTAGCCCAAGTGACTTGTTCGTTAAGGACAAGTATGTATCAGAAGAAATTCGTAACTTAGCAAAAGAATTAAATGTTATTATGGTAACTGCATCGCAGCTTAACCGATCTGCGGTAGAAGAAATCGAGTTCGATCACTCACACATTTCAGGTGGTATTTCAAAGATTAACACAGCAGACAACGTGTTTGGCATTTTTACAAGTAGAGCAATGCGTGAACGTGGACGCTATCAAATACAGTTAATGAAAACACGTTCAAGTTCAGGAGTAGGCTCAAAGGTAGACTTGGAGTTTGATATTAATACGTTACGTATTTCAGATTGCGAACAATCTGAAGACAGCGCCATTCCGGGCACTGGCGGATTTAGTATGAGTAATATTAAGCCTGTTAGCAAAATGTCTAACACAGACGAAACACCTAAAGTGCAAGGCAATGTTGAAAGCGCAATGCTTAACAACTTGCTAAACAAGATGAAGAGCACTGGACAATGAAAGTATTTGTATCTTTTTCACAAAGGAATTTATTATATGAATCGATTAGTAAAACTCAAGTTACCTCTAGAGAGCTAACGGGAAATATATTACATGTATGGGATGTTATTGACGATGCCACCATTGACAATATCTTTCAAGAATTTGGAACCCCAAAGTATATATTCGTCGACAGCATGAGCCAATATAATTCGTCTTTGGATGTTGATGTTTATTCAGTTGATGCTTGGTTGGAAGCTGAGATTTTAAATTGGGAAAGAAATAAATTAGTAGTCGAAACAAGCCCCGTTGTAACCACGCATATTGCCAATTTCCAAATTAACAAAAAACAAATTAATAGATTTTTAGCAATAAAGTTGTGTGAAATTTTTAGTATCGATGTTAATTATACCTGGAGCGCAGTTGATAAAACATTTGATTTACAACACATTGTTCAAGAAAATCAAAACTTAAATGATAATAATATTAACAAATACTGGGGGCAACTTCTATCTCCGATATCAAAATTCGAAAGAAAATGGGTAAACGTACATACCGATCACGATTTTTCTTCTTCAAGTGTAGAAGATTATGGTGGAAATTTAGAGGTATGGAATGCAGGTTTGAACGACATCATGTCAAGCACGGCGGTATCAATAATAACAGAAAGTGTTTGGACTCAAAAATGCGCTACCTTTACCGAAAAAACAGCGTTTTCGGTATTTGCACTTACATTTCCAATTTGGGTTGGGGGATACAATATGGCCACAGAATGGAAAAAGAAAGGATTTGATACATTTGATGACATTATTGATCATAGCTACGAAAGCATGCCAACTTTACTAGAGCGTTGCTTTTATGCGATTTATCTTAATCTAGAAATACTAACGAATATTGAATTAACAAGTGCGCTAAGAAATAAACATATGGACCGATTAATTAAAAATCGAGATATGTTAACGTCAGAAAATTTAAAAAATTATAATAGAAAGGTTATTAGTACTTGGCCAGAAGAACTTCAGCAGCCAGCATTAGAGTCGTTACACCGTTATTTAGAATTAAAATAAATACGTTATAGAAAGAGATCCGCGATGCAAAAACGCACACGAAGCATTCTTGAAGAATTAGAAAGTTTATATGTAGAGCGCGACCGCTCCCATTTGGTTGAAAGTCGTGCTAATAATGTAATTTCTAGTGCTATTAGGCTAATGGAATTTATTGACTCTAATTATTCTGAAGAAGATGCTGAAGTATTAAACCGTAAACTATTAAATGCTATTCGGTCGCGGGATCCAAGAAAATTTGAACGGAGCCTTAAACGTACCGATGAAGATCAATGATATAGTTTCAAAATCAATAATTAATGAGCAATTTTATGGCTGGGGTGATATTGCTACGGCTGCTCGTTCATTTTTGCAAAATGTTGGCCAGGCAGGGATGACCCCCGCAGAGTTAAAAAGACGAATTACACAGGATCGTGGTGTTGGGCTGGCTGCCGACGGATTGCTGAATTGGTGGAAAGGTGTTGTGTACAGTCTCAAGCAAGCATATGGTGGAAAAAATCCTGTGCGCGATCGCGGCCATCTGGAAGAAATATTGGACAAAAAAGTCTATAATTCACCTGCCGAGGGAGGTATCGGGGCCAGCAGATCCAATGACAGAGTTAACACAGCATTCAAACACATTCTGGATTCTGGTGAACGACTGAGCAGTGGCTCAGTCAAGCAAGCATTTGTGACCATTGTGACCAACGCTATTGCAGTTAACATCAGTCCTGAAATTGGTGTTTCCACCAAACCCACTAAACAGGATAAACAACAAGCAAAACTTGCTGATCATGAATATGGTGGACCAATTGAATCAACTACTCTGAAACCCGGGGACATTGTTAAAATCAAAAAGTTCAGAACTATGGACGACAACCGTAATCCAATCTTAATGATTAAGTATCAAAATCGATGGTACAAAGATGCTTCACCTGACGACACCCCAGAAAATTTCGTAATTCTGCAGTCGGCACTTGGATCTGCAACATATCAGAATTATATCGAATCTTCATTTAACGAAGCATACAAACAGCAGCAAGCAGGCAGACTGAAACCAGCAATTGCGTTCAAAACAGGGCTAATATATACTGATAATCCTGGTACAGGATATATCATTCAAACCCCCACGCAGCATCAGATCTGGCTGAAATCTCAGAAAGCAGACAGTGCTACAGACCCACAACCAGCACAAGCCGCTGGTGATCCTGATGATGCAGCAGGTACAGAAGTTTGATCATGCGCACGGTTTTTTTTAATTTTTTATAAATAATAGTAACAAAACAAATTAGGAGAATTTAAAATGGCTTATTATACATCAACAGCTAAAACCCACCTAAGCAACGGCCTAGGTTCAAAGACTCGCATCGTTAGTGCTACTATCGGTGGCGGTATTTCTGAAGCAGCTCTAAAAGAACTGCTAGAACTAATGTCTGCTGGTGGTACTGCTGGTACTGACGATGCAGTAACTATCGCTGGTGTTGGTACTGCTACAGGTGCTGCATTTGACGCTGGTACAACTACTGTTGTTTACCTAGCCGTACAAGGTTCAGGTACACTAACTCCAGGTTCTAGCTACCGTGGTACTTCTTTCACAACTGCTCTAGTTTGTGACTTTGATGATCACCTAGCACCATAAGTTAATTATTAACTTATACGAAAAGCCCAGTTTCGCACTGGGCTTTTTTATGACTGTTAAATACGCTATGCATCACAATCCATTCACTGTTTATGAATCACCCGACGGCGGTAAAACTGTATACCAACGTAGCATAGGGTCAACCGAACGCAGATTAGTAAAATCTGGTCAATATGACGAGTGGAATGGGTTTGCGCTTAGATACGACTGGGACGGTCTGGCAGAACGACACCCAGCAATACTGGAACAACTAGAACGATTAAAAGTATTGGCGGAGTTATGCAACAAATAAAAATATGCACAGCGTTTGATATAACACCCACTGGAGTCAACAGACCATTCCGCCATCAAAATTTACCAGCCAGAATTAATAATCTGCAAATTAACACCGTTGATGAATGGAATCATTATCGACGCCAACACAGCAACTGGCAAACTGTGTTACAAATATTGTTGTTTAGAACTCAGCCTGTGCAAATGTCAGACATAACTGCACAAGATAACGTCTGGTGCTTTACATTTGTGAATGAAACCACAGATGTTTTTTTATTAAATAATGACCCAGTGGGCGCACTAAAACAGGACTTTGAAGGAACACCCATCATAGTGGGTCTGGATGAAAAAACATCAGTGCTACCATATATACACACGCATGGTACAGATCAAAATATCTGGATTACTGAATTATGATTAACATAGACAAGATAACCGAGAAAGTCAAACAATTCTTTGATCGTGAAGGATTACCACCCATTGTTCAAGATGGTGAATGTTACCATGTGCTGGGCAAGTACATGATCAACCACACAAACCATGTGTATGAATTATATAAACATGATCAGTATGTGAACACAGTAGCATCCAGTGCAGTTGCACTCAGTTGGTGTATATTTGACAATAAAAATGATTGGATGCACACACACCAGTTGTTAACAAATGATAAAAAAATTCAGGAATATCGTTTTCAGATCGAAAACAGGAAACGCATACTAAAAACTGCCAAAGATCCTGATGATCGTGAATGGTTGCTGATCAGAATTGCTGAAGATCTGGAACGTATGCGAGAGGCAAAACGCAATCTTGATAAAACTGTTAAATTGACTAAATATATTAAAATTAAGGGATTTAACGATTATGAATCTAGATGATCTATCACCAGAGCTTAATGCACGCAAACTTTCAGAAGCATACAGTACCCAGTTTGGTCGCAAAGTAAATGTGTCCACAGTTACGCACGATGCTGCTGTAAAAATGTTGCATGAAACACGTGAACGTATTGCTGAAATTAAGAGCAGTCGTAGTGGACACTTCAGAGAAACCAATCCAACCTATCTAAAATTAATGTTTATGGAACAAGCTCTAAGTGCTAGAGTTGCAGAATCCCAACCAGAATCAAAGGTTAAAGTTATGAATTCAAAAGCAAAATATATGAATGCTGTTAAAACTGTAGCAGTTGGCGGTAAATTAACTGAAAGCGAACTAAAAGCTCTAGGTGTTAGCAAGAACTTATTGAGCGTTCTAGAAAGCCGCGATAGTGCTATTAAGTTTATGAGCAAGATTGTCGAAGCTAGCAAGTGCAAGAAAAAGAAAATGATGGAAGGTACGGAAGTAGATCAAGCGCAGGTTGTACTAGCAGCACAAGACATGGTTGATCAAGTTCAGAAGATGATCGAAAACATGACTGATCTAAAAGTTAAAGAACTACCAGCATTAGTTGATGGTATTAAAGGCGAGCAAGGTGTTGACGCTGCTGGCCAATTCCAAAGCACAGTTGATGGCGCATTACAAGGCTTAATTGACGCACTAAGTGGTGCTAAAGGTGAACTAGAATCAGCAGTTGGTGTTATCACTGGTGAAGAAATGAGCGTACCGGGCGAAGAAGATATGGGCATGGGCGACATGGATATGGACGCTGAATTACCACCAGAACCAGAAATGGATATGGAACCTGAAATGCCTGAAGAAGAGCCAGGCGATGAACTAAGCAACTTAGGTCGGGAGCGCATCTAATGAACGAAATCTACACTATCTTACAAAACTTTAACAACGTTGCTAAACCAGTGGCAGAAGAAACTGTTACTGAAGCAGTTGAATTTGATCCACAAGAATTTGAATACATCATGGATGAGATCGCAAATCTTGCAGATCAAGCTCTAGGAATGCTACCAGACGAAGAACGCCGCGCAGCCGAATATTATTGGCATAGACATATTTTAGGTGCTATTGGCGGAGATCACGGCGGTGATATCCTGGGCGGTAGTATGCACACGATGGCAAATTCGTTAACAAACGTAGCATATAGCAGCGACGAAGATGAAGACGAAGCCTGGGAATCAATTGAACGCACAGCGCAAAATCTTCTAAAATAATGAACATCCGCGATATCATCCGTGAAGCCGACGGCGAAGAATTAGCAGCATTAGCTCAGTTCTTTGTTGGTCGTGCTGATGATGAAAACGCAGCAGGCGAAATCAGTGTAGATGCTTTTATGCAAATGGCTAGTAAGATGGGCATTAACATTGACCGCGATACACTACAATCAGCAGTTCAATCAGGCCAGTTTGGTGCTATTGCTGACATGAACGACGATAAAATCACATTCAAAAGCAAAAAACAAGCAGAAGTAAATCCACAAAACATGAGCATGGATCATGCTAAAATGACCATGAAGCAAGCAGCAAAACGTGCAGCAAACAAAAGAAAATAATTGACAAATCTTGTATAGTGTTATATAATATAACACTATGTCTAAATTAATAAAACGATACGATTATAAGAACCTATCTCGTGAACAAGTAGACGGCAAACGTTTATATGCCACACCAGACGGCAGCAGAGTTCCTTCAGTAACTACTATCCTGGACAAGACTAAGCCTGCAGAAGCCAAACAAGCTCTCATGGAGTGGAAAAAAAGAGTTGGTGTAGAAAAAGCACAACAGATCACCACAGAAGCTGCCAATCGTGGCACACGCATGCACACCTATCTGGAAAACTATGTGCTTACTGGCGAAATCAAAGACAAAGGAAGCAATCCGTTTGGTTGGGCCAGCCACGACATGGCACAGGAAGTAATTCACAAAGGTCTAATACATGCAGATGAATTCTGGGGTACGGAAGTTCCACTGTATTTTCCAGGCATCTATGCTGGAACCACAGACTGTGTGGGTGTGCATCAGGGTGCGCCAGCCATTCTGGACTTCAAACAATCCAACAAACCCAAGAAAACGGAATGGATCACAGATTACTTTTTGCAATTGGCCGCATACTCAGAAGCACACAACGAAGTGTATGGCACTAAAATTAACAAAGGTGTCATCCTGATGTGTGTTCGCCCCACAGAATCAGAACCAGGAATCTACACCAAACCACCTGAATATCAGGAATGGATCATTGAAGGTTCAGAATTTGAACACTGGCGTAATGAATGGTGGAAACGAGTAGAACAGTTTTACATGGAGAAAAAATAATGCCAATTCATTCTCCAGAATATAAATCTTTTTATAGAAAAACGAGAAGAAAAGTTTCGAGTTACAAATCAGAAAATGGAGAGTTTGTTGAATCTATTGCACACAATGATTTCATGGCATTGGAAAAGTGGATGCGAAGTTTTACTACTGGAGGCTGTCCTAAAAAGAAAGATGTAGAATTAGCAAAACTTGAAATCAAAAACTTGCCAGAAAAATTACACGAGTATGCGTGGATGAGATTTGATGATTATAACAAGTTTCGTAAGATTTATCAACAGATACAATATCGCTGGAACGATATACAACAGAATAATTATAAAAAAAAGTTTAATGAAGAGTTTAAATGGAGGCAACTAGCAAACGGAATCCTTAATCGACAAGAAAAAAAAGAAGTTGAAAAAGAGTGGACACAAGATAAATCTCTTTTAATAGAATATCTTAAAATGCTATATGAAAAACAAAATAAAATTTGTCCGCTATCTAAACAGCCAATGATTATTGAACGTAATTCTCCAAACTCTCCAAGTGTTGACAGAATTGATAGTACCAAAGGATATATCAAGGGAAATATACAAATAACTTGTGTCTGGGCAAATAGAATGAAATTTGATTTGCCCATGGACGAGTTTAAAGATAAAATAGAAATTTTGCATAGATCATTTGAACAAGACGCAAAGCCTAACTCGTATAAATAGTATAATAAATTAACTGGATCATAAACACATGGCTATTGTTCAAATTTCTCGCATAACTCACCGCAAAGGTTTATATGAAAATTTACCACAACTTGCAGGCGGTGAGCTTGGATGGGCCGTAGATGAACAGAAATTGTTCATTGGCAACGGAACCCTTGTAGATGGTGCGCCCATTGTTGGTAATACAGAAATCTTAACCGAACATTCTGATATTTTAAGCATTTTTAATTCTTATACTTACAAGGGTGAAGTCGTAAGTCCCTTGGATGCAAATAGTAAAGCAGTGGTGGTGGTACAAACAGGGTCAACACCAACAAATCCTGTTACCAGAACAATCCAATCCAAGTTAGATGATTTTGCCAGTGTTAAAGACTTTGGAGCAGTCGGCGATGGTGTAGTGGACGACACTGATGCAATCAATCGTGCTCTTAACGAACTGTTTACCAATCAAAACAACGAAGAAATACGTCGTAGTTTGTTTTTCCCAGCTGGTGTATATCTGATCACTGGAACAATATTAATTCCATCATATGCCAAAATTTATGGCGAAGGCAAGGAAAGCACAATTATTCGTTATACCAGTCCTGATAGTACCATTGAAGATTATGTGGTACGGACTGTGGATTCACTTCAACAGTCGGGTGTTAATATTGCTACTAATGGTGCAACTCGTCCGCAGTATATTGAAGTTTCATCCATGAGTTTTGAAACCACTGAACAAATGAATGTTTTATTGGTAGAAAAATCCATAGCTTGTAACTTTGACAGCGTGAGATTTGCTGGATCGCTGACACAAGACGAACTTCGAGACAATTTTGAAAATACATCTGCCATCACTATTGTTAGCAGCAGCAGTCTGGTCACACAGGATATCATTTTTGATAAATGCACAACTACCGGTACTACCTATGGCATATACATCGATTACAATTGTGAAGGCATTACATTTAGCAATGGCAGAATGCAAGTACATTACCGCGGAGTATCACTGGGTGCTTCGCCTGTAAACTCTGGCCCCACTGGTGTGCGTATTTTTGCTACTATTTTTGATGATATTTTTGCCGAGGGTATTTACATTGGTAATGTAATTAACAATGTGAGTTCCATGAATTTGTACCTGGATGTTGGTAATCAGTTCAACGGTGCCGGTAACCCAGCAGTTTCAGTGATCAACATCAACAATGTAAACAACATCAGTTTTGGAGACATGTTTGCCAGAGATGACACTGATAATCTGAGTCAACCCAGAATTGAACTAAACGATCTGGGCGGTATTGCGTTTGACGGTGGTAAATCCATCAAATATGGAAATTACGAGCGTTCAGTCTCATTGATTGCTACACTTGCTGACAATGTGTCTACCCCATTGGCTATCAGTCATGAAGTTCTGGATATTGATTTGCTTTATGGGTTCAGAATTGAATATTCATTAACCAGAGATAGTTCAGCACGCACTGGTACTATCATTGTTGCTCCAGATCAGTCCGGATCAAACACTCCTATCTATAACGAGGATTATGTTGAGTCTGGAACAACCGGTGTGACTTTTACTATTTCACAAGTATCAGATAAATTATATCTGAATTATACTACTACCAGTACTGGACAAACTTGTAATTTAAATTACAGCGTTGTTAAATTCTTAAGATAATGTGGGCCACTCGATATGATGATCGCCTGCTTGAATGGAGAAATCTCAGATCTGAATCTGTTATTCTTGATCTGGAACCAGCACTCATACAAGTAGATACCTGGTGGCAACGTGCTCCATTATCCAATCGTTATCTGCACATGGATGAATATGAAAAATGGCCGCTTCCCTGGGATTTATTGGCAGATGACATCTATGATGATCTTGCAAAGTGCCTGGGAATCTGTTATACTTTAATGCTATTAAAGCATCCAGATATTCAAACCATTGACATATTACAACTAGAAGACTTTTACGTTGTGGCAGTGAACAATGACTACATATTAAATTATATACCCAACGAAATAGTAAATAGAAATACAATTGATGGTTTCAAAATCAAAAGATCGTTATCAAGCGACAACATAACACTAGAATAACAAGAGGCAAAAATGAGTGATATTACGGTGACCAAGCGTGACGGACGCAAGGAACTTCTTGACCTTGAAAAAATGCACAAGGTTGTATTTTGGGCAACAGAAAACATTACAGGTGTAAGTGCTTCAGAATTAGAATTAAAAAGCCACTTACAATTTTATCAAGGTATTTCAACACCGGATATTCAAGAGACATTAATCAAAGCAGCAGCAGATCTAATCAGCGAAGAAACTCCTAATTATCAGTATGTTGCTGGCAGACTTATTTGCTACCACTTGCGCAAAGAAGTCTATGGCAACTTTAAGCCTTGGCACATCAGAAAGTTAGTAGATCAAAACGTAGAACTTGGCTTGTATGATCCAGAGCTTCCTGCATTATATGACAACGCAGAATGGGATTACATTAATTCGTTTATTAAACATGAACGGGACGAACATCTAACCTATGCTGCTATGGAACAAATGCGCGGCAAGTATCTTGTTCAAAACCGTGTAACTAAACAAATTTATGAAACACCACAAGTAGCATACGCACTTATTGCTGCTACACTATTTGCCGATCATCCACGAGATACTCGTATGCGCTGGGTCAAAGACTATTATGATGCAATTTCCACACATCAAGTAAGTCTGCCTACTCCTGTTATGGCAGGTGTGCGTACAAGTCAGCGTCAATTCAGTAGTTGTGTACTGATTGAAACAGACGACTCGTTAGACTCAATCAATGCAACTACCAGTTCGATTGTTAAGTATGTTTCACAGAAAGCAGGCATTGGTGTAGGTGCTGGTCGCATTCGCGCTATCAAGAGTCCTATTCGCAAGGGCGATGCGTATCACACGGGTGTTATTCCGTTCTATAAACTATTTCAAGCAGCAACACGCTCTTGTTCACAGGGTGGTGTGCGTAATGGCGCTGCTACACTATACTATCCTGTTTGGCATCTTGAAGTAGAAGATCTGCTGGTACTTAAAAACAACAAAGGTACAGACGATAATCGTGTACGTCATATGGATTACGGTGTACAGTTTAATAAGGTTATGTACGAACGCTTGTTGAACAATGATTATATCACGCTATTTTCACCAAACGATGTTCCTGAGGTTTACGATGCATTCTTCGCAGATGTAGATTTATTCCGCGAGTTATATGAACGTGCAGAACGTAATACGCATATTCGTCGCAAACGTATTAAAGCAATGGACTTGTTTTCGCAGTTTGTTCAAGAGCGCAAAGACACAGGACGCATTTATCTAATGAATGTAGACCATGCTAACTCACACGGTGCGTTTGATCCTAAGGTAGCACCTGTTAAACAATCTAACCTATGTTGCGAAATTGACTTGCCAACTAAACCTTTAAATGATATTCATGACGAAGAAGGTGAAATTGCGTTGTGTACATTAAGTGCTATTAATTGGGGTGCATTCAAGCAGCCAGAAGACATGCAACGTGCATGCGAGCTTGCAGTACGCGGTTTAGATAATTTGCTGAGTTATCAAAATTATCCTATTATTGCAGCACAAATTGCGACAGAAGGTCGTCGCCCGCTTGGAGTTGGTATTATTAACTTAGCATATTGGTTGGCCAAGCATAATACAAACTATAGTGATCCAGACTTAAAATTAATTGATGCATGGGCACAACATTGGTCATATTATTTGATTAAAGCAAGTGCAGATTTAGCAGCAGAAAAGGGTGCTTGTCCTTGGTCAGATCAAACCAAATATCATCATGGTATTCTTCCGGTTGACACATATAAATCAGATGTTGACGAACTCGTTAAACACGTTGATGCAGTAGATTGGAAAGGTTTGCGTAAACAACTTAAAGAAACAGGAATTCGCAACAGTACACTAATGGCACTGATGCCAGCTGAAACTTCAGCACAGATTTCAAATGCTACAAATGGTGTGGAACCACCACGCAGTTATGTGTCAGTCAAACAATCCAAAGACGGTGTACTCAAGCAAGTGGTTCCAGAATTCCGCCATTTGAAAAACAAGTATGAGCTTCTCTGGGATCAAAAGTCTCCACTGGGTTATTTAAAGATCATGGCAGTACTACAAAAGTATATTGATCAGGGCATCTCTGTAAATACTTCATATAATCCACAGTTCTACGAAGATGAAAAGATTCCAATGAGCGAAATGTTACAACATATTCTATTCTTTTATAAAATGGGTGGAAAACAGTTGTACTATTTCAACACTTTCGACGGTCAGGGCGAAATTGACGTTAATAAGTTAACTGACGAAGATGATTCTTGCGAAAGTTGTAAAATTTGAGGCAAAGAAAATGAGTAAAACAGTATTCCCTACTAAAAATAGAAATCATTTAAAATCAACTGCTTTTTTAGATAAAAACGGCGGGGTTGGCTTACAGAGATACGAGTCTGTAAAGTACAAGCAATTCGATAAATTTACTGATAAGCAATTGGGATTCTTCTGGAGACCAGAAGAGGTAGACGTATTGCGTGATGCTAAAGACTTTAAAGATCTCAACGAGCATGAACAACATATCTTTACATCTAACCTAAAGCGTCAGATTCTGCTAGATAGTGTACAAGGACGTTCTCCTAACTTAGCATTGCTGCCTATTGTTAGTATTCCAGAACTTGAAACCTGGATCGAAACCTGGGCGTTTAATGAAACTATTCATAGCCGCAGTTACACACACATTATTCGTAATATTTACAGCGATCCAAGCAAAGTGTTTGATGAATTATTAGATGTTAAAGAAATTTACGAAACAGCACAGAGTATTAGTCAATATTATGACGACTTAATTGAAGCATCAACTTGGTATCAAATGTTAGGTGAAGGTAAACATAGAATTAACAATGATATTATTGACGTTGATTTATATGACATTAAAAAGAAACTCTGGCTTGCTATCAATAGCGTAAACGCACTAGAAGGCGTTCGTTTCTATGTATCGTTTGCGTGTTCGTGGGCGTTTGCTGAACTTAAAAAGATGGAAGGCAATGCTAAAATCATTAAGTTAATCTGCCGAGACGAAAACCTGCATCTAGCAAGCACACAAACAATGATTAAGATTCTTCCAAAGGATGATCCAGATTTTGCTAAAATTGCAGATGAATGCCGGGATGAAGTTGCACAAATGTTTGTTGATGTAGTCGAACAAGAAAAACGATGGGCAGATTATTTGTTTAAAGACGGGTCAATGATTGGACTTAATTCACAACTGCTCGTTGAGTATGTGGAATGGATTGCTAACAAACGTATGACAAGTTTAGGACTTGATACTCCATATAAAGGTGGATCAAACCCACTACCTTGGACACAAAAATGGATTGCAGGTGGTGAAGTACAGGTGGCCCCACAGGAAACGGAAATTAGTTCATATGTTGTTGGTGGCACCAAACAAGACGTAACAGAAGATACATTCAAAGGATTCAGTTTATGATTAAAATTTATACAAAAACAACCTGCCCCTATTGTGACCAGGCAAAACAATTATTGGAAGCATTTGGATTCGAATACGAAACAATAAACATTGAGCAGAACGCCGATGCACGCACTTGGTTATTGGACCAAGGACATAAATCAGTACCGCAGCTTTATATTAAGGATAAGCTGTTAGAGGGCGGGTTTAATGGTCTGCAATCTGTGGGTAAAACCGGCGTACAACAATTATTAGAAGGTTAATATGTTCGATTTAAAAACAGGCGAAATTTATAGTTTTAAAATGAATTCTGGAGAAGAAGTTGTGGGTAAAATCCAAACTCAAGGTGCAGATGAACTTGTGTTAGATCATGCGGTTAGTGTTGCAATGACCCCACAAGGTGTACAGATGATTCCCAGCATGTTTACTGCAAATCCGGCAGGAAAAATCACCATAAATACTAAGAATGTAACCATGGTATCTGAAACATCGGAAGATGTCATAGCAGCGTATACACAAGCTGTAACTGGAATTAGCACACCAAGCAAGAAGATTATTACAGGATAATATGCCACTAGTTGTTAGAATGGGAGATGTAAATTCAGCAGGAGGTGTTGCAACTTCCGGTGTCGTTACGGTTCTGGCTAATGGACGCCCTGTAGTCCCTCCAGGTACCAGTGTTACGCCACACACATGCTGCGGAGCAAAAGGGTGTGGTATTCATTGCGGCGCATCGACTACTATGGGTAGCCCTACTGTTTTAGCAGGCGGAATGCCGGTTGTATTTGTGGGTAGTCCAGACACGTGTGGGCATTCAAGAGCTACTGGTAGTCCAGATGTTATTGTGGGACTATAATGTATAATACACTAAGTCCGTTAATGTTGATCGCAGGAGAGGGGCTAATACAAAATACAGGCCTTGATATTAATGCGACACTTACATCTAGTATGAATAGTTATACTTCGTTAGATGTCGTTAGCGAGTATGCGGCAGCTATTTCTGCCGCAGAAGCAAACGAAGAAGTAATTGATCCAAGTACTAGTGTTAGCAACCAAGGTGTTCCTACTGCGTCGATTAATCAAATTAAAAGCTATACTGCAAGTTTATTTCCGTCAGTGAATAATACAATCCCAAGCGGAGTTAGTATTGGAAGCACAACAAATAGATTTACAAGTCAACTTATTACACACGCAGATAATATTTTAGGAAACGGTGACCTAAGTAAATTTGTTATACAAATGTATACCGTGATGGCATATACGGTTAGCTCTGGCAGTTTTATTGATGCAGCCATTACTACAAACTCACAACTAGGTCCAACATTTTCTAATATGGACGAGCTTACCACAGGTAGTATCTCTAGTATCAGTTTAGCAACGGTTGAGTTCGGTACTGACTTAATTAATACAGGGTTGTTGATCGATTTAGACAAACTTAACACGTATGGAACACCGCATGCGTTAATTGTTAAATTAGCAACACGTGGATTATTATCTTACATATCCGAAGAGCTAATTAACGCCGGTGTTAGCCCTACCGCACTAGCGACTAAAATTACTTCGTTAGCAACTAACGAAACATTGCCATTGATTATTCAGAAAAAGTGCTATGAAGCATTTAAAACTGTTACCGGCAATAAACTGACTACAATTAAATCAGCATTACGAGTTAATATACCAAATGGTATCAATACCCTTGCTGATTTAATAGACACACGAAAGATTTTTCCAACATCTTATAAAACATTAACTAGTCCATATAAAACTGGTTATAAAGCGATTTATATTGGCGAAAATTCTGTTAACGGATTATTTAAAAATCTAGGGAAAGATTATTATAGCATTTTGTCCACAGGATTGGCGGACGCTAATGTAGCGATGCGCCGCGCTTTGCAACAAATTAAAAATGTTCAGAATTTAACCACTTCGCAATTGGGATCAGCAGTACGATTAATTCAAACAAATTATGGGTTAAATTTAATTAATTCGCTTGACACTCCGCTTCCTTCTAGTGTATACTCGTATTATACATCAAGTTTTAGCAATGGATCAGGCTCAAATGGACGTTATTATTTGAGCGACGGTATTGGGACTCCGGCAGGAATTACGCACAATGATGCATTTGCATCAATGAATACTACATTAACAACTTTAATTGCAAACGGAGCGTTAAATGGGCTACATGACGGAACATCAAACGGAGCATTTACTGTGCTTAAAGATGCACTAAACGGTGTTTACGGCATTCCGTATATTGACCCAAGCGATCCATTAATGAGCACTAATTTAGTTATACCGTCAGGCAAAGTTGGTGCAGGCACGTATACCACGTGGGCAAGTGCAATTACTGCTATTCTAAATGGAACAACAACCGTTATTAATAGCATTAAAAGTGCATATCCTACTGAAACAGCAAGTGCTGATGCACAATTAACAGCATCAGCAGAACAGATTGAATTAGAGTTAGCCACACTAGCTAATGCGGGTGTAGTATTTGCTGATACGCCAAGCAGCAAACAGAGTATTCAGGGTATGGTACAGAACTTGCATACATATGCTATTCAAAATGAATATCGCGGGCCAGCAGAATTGCTGGAAAAAATGGCAGACATGAGTACACAAGCAGGGCAAGCATTAGTTGGTGCATTACGCGAAGGCCGCAACATTTCTGCGCTTAATACAATTGGCATTGGTATGGACAATGTTCCGATTACACCAACAGATCCCGCCGATGGAACTGGCGAGTTTACGGAAGCAATTTATTCAGTGGACGAAGCAATTGCTAACATTTCAACCAGCTGATAATATTATGATTACTTTTTTTAAAAAACTTTTTGCAATTATTTCTAGATTTGTAAAAAATATTTTCAAACTTTTTGCAAATCAAATCCCGGGTATCTGTATTGAATGTGACGAACATGAAGTTTGTTGTGATACAAAAGATGTTCGTTACAGTAAAGCACACATTACACACAAAGAAGCAGTTCGTTTAATGGCGCAGTACGGTATGAGTGCGGTTCATGATCCTAAAAAAGGATTATGGACAATTAAGTATCTAGATCAACAAGTAACGTCTGATTCATTCCGCGAAGCGGTACAAGACATCAAAGTAGGTTAATATGCCAGCGTCCTGGATCCATAAACTCAATGAGAGCAATAGTCGTATCCATAAAGAAAAGGTTATCGAACAAGCAATAGCAGCACGCAAATTAGGAGACCAAACAGCAGAATGGTTTTTATTTGGTGCGTTTGCTGCGTATAGTCCATTTCTAACTTATAATGTTAAGAAAGTGCCTACTACAGAAGGGTTAGTCAACAGAGAAAACCCGTGGGTTGATTTTCGAAAGTTGTTAGCAAGTTTAAGCGATCGTAACGTTACCGGAAATGAAGCACATACTGAAATAGAGCGTATGTCTGAACGGTTTGATTCGGAACAATGGAATGATTTTTGTGCTCCTGTAATTCAAAAAGATCTGCGTGTAGGTGCTACATTAAAAACGTTTAACAAATATCTCAAAGGCACAGACCTAGAAATTCCTGTGTTTGAATGTCAGCTCGCTACTGATAGTGCTAAACACGAAAGCAAGCTAACTGGCGATAAAATTCTACAACGCAAACTCGATGGTGTGCGTGTAATTGTTTTGTGCGTTCACGGTACCGTGCGTATCCACAGCCGCAATGGAAAACAGTTTGAAAACTTTAATCACATTATACCGCAAATACAAAAGGTAATGCCGGTTATTCAAAACGTCATGAGTACACCCAATTTTGTGCTCGATGGCGAAATGATGAGTGATGATTTTCAAACACTTATGAAGCAAGCACATCGCAAATATAATGCAGATGCTTCAGACAGTCGTTTCCATATTTTCGACATTCTTAACTACGGTGGGTTTATTCAAGGTGTAAGTCGTGTAAAGCAGAGTGTACGCACAGATACATTGCGTGCGCTAAAAGGACGCATTGAAGAACAACCAAATCTTCGAGTAGAACCTGATATGCGTGTTGATTTAAGCACAGGCCATGGCATAGATGTCATGCATCGTTATGCTGACGAATGCGTGTCACAAGGATACGAAGGAATTATGATCAAAGACGCTAATGCTCCATATGAGTGTAAGCGCACAACACATTGGCTTAAATGGAAGCCAAATATTACTGTTGACCTGGAAGTAGTTGCAGTGGAAGAAGGCACAGGGCGTAACGAAGGTCGATTAGGCGCTCTTGTGTGCGAAGGAGTTGATGATGGTAAATCCATCAAAGTCAACGTGGGCAGCGGTCTTACTGACGCTGATCGTGATTCCTTTTGGAATTCCCGCAATGATATTATTGGCACTGTTGCCGAGGTCCGTGCGGATGCGGTTACACAAAACCAGGATGGGTCGTATAGCTTGCGGTTCCCGCGGTTTGTGAGGTTTAGAGGGTTTGAGAAAGGAGAAAAGCTATAAAAACCTCATAAATATACAATGTTCTTGAATGTACTAACACTACTAACAGCATTAAGCGTTTCCGCTATTGCTATCTATTATAGTGTAGTTGGTTTGACTACTATTTTTGCTGCTAGTGTGATTCCAGTGGCAATTATGGGTACTGCGCTTGAAATTGCTAAACTTGTTACGGCAGTTTGGCTACACAAACACTGGCGCAATGCTATCTGGTGGCTAAAATCATATCTATCCATTGCTGTTGTTGTACTCATGTTTATTACAAGCATGGGTATTTTTGGTTTCCTCTCAAAATCACATATTGAACAAACGGCAGCATCAGATGAGCAAACAGCTAAAATTGAATCAATTACTGGTACAATTACTCGTGGAGAAGCAAAAGTTGCTAGACTGCAAGGCGAAATTGATAAATTAAATTCTGGCACAGCAGATACACGTGTTGATACATTAATTGAACGTGAACAAAAAGAATTAGAACGTTTAACTGAGGTAGTTAATGCTGAAAAAGCGGTATTGCGCGAAGCGGCAGAAAAGAGTATTTCCGGTATTAATGGAAAGATCAATACAGCTCGAGCTGCAATGGAAGCAGAATTATCCAATACATTCTTTGGCAAAGATGCAGTACGCAAAAAGTTTGATGATACACAAGCAGAATACAACACAGAGATTCAAGGCATTCGCAGAAACTTAGAAGATAATCTAGCCAAAGTAGATACAAAATACTCTCCGCAATTTACAGAAGTCAACGATCGCTTATCAAAATTAAAAGAACAATCAGAAGAGAAAACAGGGACAATTGAAACACGCATTGCTGCTATTGAAACACAGTTAACCGCAGTACAAAAGGAAGTCGACGACGCTCGTGAAAACAAAGCTGTATTAGAAAGTCAATTCCGCAAGTTAGAAGCAGAAGTTGGCCCTGTTAAGTATATTGCTGAATTTATTTACAGCTCGGAAGCAGATCGTAACTTGTTAGAAGAAGCTGTGCGTTGGGTTATTGTTACCATTATATTTGTATTTGACCCACTTGCTGTGTTATTATTAATAGCAAGTCAATACTCGTTTGAGATGGCACAATCTAAACGCAAAGAAAAGAACATAATAGAGCCAATAATTGACACATCCAGCGAACAAACTGCTACTGAAGAACTACCTATTGCAGATAGTGTTGATATTGATGATGTATGGAATGACGTTCCTGTAATAGAAGAAAAAGAAGAACCAAAACCTGCTGCCCTAAAAAAAAAAGAAGACGGCAAAGAAGAAAGCAGTAACAAAAAAGAAAAAAACAACAAAAAAGGAAGTAACCAATGAGCAAGTGGACACAAACAAAGAGCCCTCACAAGACACGGAACAGACTACAGAAGAAAGCACTGGCCGCATTTCTACGGACGAAGAAGTAAAAGTTAGATTAACACGTGTAGGCGACGATTATATTTCTTATGACGGTAAAATGTATCGCGATCACGCACTAATAAAATCCCACCCAGAATTAAAATTAGATCTACAACACGAAGTTCAGTTTGGACTTAGATTTCCTGCAAAATCAAAAGAAGGTAGATTATTTTTACGGTCCGACCTAGAACCAACTAAATTATATAGAAGTAATGGAAAAACCTGGGATCCGCAAGATAAAAATATTCTAACAAACACAGCATATTCAACTGAATATATTGACATGTTAGTCGACAAAATTGCAAGTGGTGATTATAATCCAGAGCTTTTAAACGTAATCGAAAAACAAAAGATACAAGAAAAAATAGCAAACGACTTATAGTATGTCACAAACAAATACAGAAACAAGTATTAACGAATGTAGTTTTTGCGGTAAAGCAAAGGAAGAAGTAGTCAAACTTATCGTCGGCGATGGTGTTAGTATTTGTAATAACTGCGTAGAGTTTTGTGTTGAGTTATTAGAAGAAGAAAAACCTATTAATAAACAAAAACACGAAGCAAAAGATATTGATCCAGTGGAACTTAAAGAGTATTTAGATCAGTTTGTCATTGGGCAGGAGCAAGCCAAGATGGTGTTAAGTGTTGCTGTTGCTAATCATTATAAACGTATCAACAAAAAAGGTGATGTTAAAGTTGATAAAAGTAATGTATTATTACTTGGCCCCACCGGGTCAGGTAAAACGTTACTTGCTAAGTCAATTGCTGAATATTTAGACGTACCATTTGCTATTGCTGATGCTACATCATTAACAGAAGCAGGCTACGTAGGGGACGATGTTGAAGTATTAATTAGCCGTTTACTACAAAATGCAAATGGCGATGTAGAACGTGCGCAACGTGGTATTGTGTTCGTTGATGAAATTGATAAAATTTCACGCAAGTCCGAATCTGCTAGCGTAACACGAGATGTATCTGGTGAGGGCGTGCAACAAGCATTACTTAAAATGGTAGAAGGCACGGTTGTGCGTGTTCCTAATACCGGCAATAGAAAACACCCAGCCGGAGAAATGACCGAAGTTGATACCAAAAACATTTTGTTCATTGCTGCTGGTGCATTTGTTGGATTAGATGAAATTCTTAAAAAGCGTGTACAGGGTGCTGGTATCGGATTTGGAGCAGATGTTAATCGTGTTGATACTACTAAAGTCGACCTATTGCCAGCAGATTTAATCAAGTTTGGACTTATCCCAGAATTTGTAGGACGGTTTGCTAGTTTTGCTTTTGTACAAGAACTTTCTCGTGAAGACATGGTATATATTTTAACTAGTGTTGAAAACAGTCTATTGCGTCAATTTGAATATTTGTTTAAGTGTAATGAAGTTGAATTAGAATTTGATCCAGAAGCATTGTTGTTAGTTGTAGATAAAACAATTGAACAAAAAACTGGCGCACGTGGATTGCGAGCAGAATTAGAGAAGGTATTGTTGCCGCATATGTTTAATTTAGTGCGCTATCACAAAAATAATATAAAAAATGTGGTTATTTCTAGGGATTTAATAAATACACCTATAGCATTATTATAAATACACTCGATGATCAAACCAAAAGGCACAAAAGTATACGTAAAAGACGGCAATGTTGAAAAAGCATTGCGTAAACTAAAAAAGAAAGTACAGCGAGGCAACGTACTTCAAGAAGTTAAAGAACGTCAAAGTTACGTACAACCATCACAAAAACGTAAAGCCGCTAAAGAAGCAGCAAAGCGACGTTGGGCAAAACACGTTCGTTCGCAAGAATTACCAGTAAAACCTCGCGGTAAGTGGTAGATTGGATCCAAACGTTTATTACTTTACCGGGTATAACGAAAAAACCGGAAATTGTAAATTTTTCTATGTGCCGATTCCTAAAAATGGAAGCACGTCAATTCCATATATACTTCCAGAATCAACTTTAATTATTAGCAATGAAGATGAAATTTTATTAGATGCTACAGCACTAATTATTCTTCGGGATCCAATTGAACGTTGGTTTTCTGGGATTGCTCAATTTTATCATGCTGAAAGATTTAATAACAAATTTTTAAAAGATGATTTATTAGATTCAATATATAATCGTGCAATTAATGACATTGCGTTAGACCCCCATACATATATACAAACAAGTTTTTTTAAAGATATACAATGTCAAGGACATATATTTTTTTATATGCTTGATAAATTTAAAACCAACTCAAAGAAATGGCGAGCGAAAAATAACATTCACTTTCATTTTGACAAATGGGAGAATTTAAATAATTCAAAAAGTTCAATAACAAAAATTAAAATGATTAACTATCTAAAACAACGAGTTACAGCTCAGGATTTAAAAAAAATACGTGATTATTACGCCGACGATTATTTGATTATTAATCTTGTAAAAGAATTGACAAAATATTCTTAGTTTGTTATAATACAAGGATAAATAATATTGTAGACGCCAGGGTTGGGTCTACATACAAAAATAGACTTGCTTAATTTAAGGAGACTAACATGACAAATCTATCTACATTCGACTTCTCACCTCTTAACCGTAGCGCCATTGGCATTGACCGCCTAATGAGTCATATGGTTCGTAACTTTGAATCTACACAGCAGGACAACTATCCTCCATACAATATTGTTGAAGATAGTGAAAATGAGTTCACACTCGAAATTGCTGTTGCTGGTTTTAAGAAAGGTGATATCTCAATTACTTCACAAGACGGACAGCTAACTGTTTCTGGTGAAAAACAAGCGGAAGATACTCGCAAGTACACCTGGAACAAAATTGCTACACGCAAGTTCAGCCGTTCGTTCACATTAGGTGAATACGTTGAAGTAACCGGTGCTTCTCAAGAAGATGGCATTCTTTCTATTAAGTTAGAACGCATTGTTCCAGAAGCAATGAAGCCAAAAACTATTGCTATTGACTACAAAGGGTAATATAATGCAGTAACAGGATAGGGAGGGTAATCCTCCCTATTTTGTTAAATATTAGTATAACAGGAGAATGGATTTGTCTACTCAAGTTGAAACCAGAACAAGAATCAAGCCAAACATTGCACTGCAAGAACCGCCTATGTTTAAGGTAATCTACCTAAATGATGAACAAACCAGTATGCAGTTTGTTATTGATAGCCTTGTAGACTTTTTTGATTATGCACCTATTAGTGCTGAAAAGATCACAGAAGATATTCATGTACAAGGCTCAGCAGTTGTAGCAGTGTTGCCATACGAAATGGCAGAACAAAAAGGCATTGAAGTAACCGTAAGTGCTCGCAGCAACGGTTATCCACTACAAGTCAAGCTAGAACCCGAAGAATAACACATGTATATTATCGTTGGCGAAGATGCTGCCTCACAGGTAGATACCAAATATCTGGTTTTTGAATTAGATACCATTCTTTATAATAAAAATGAAGCCCCACTTAAAAGTTATTGTGTTGTTGACAATGAACATGTTCCCTTAATTGAGGTTAATCGAATCGGTGAACTACAAGAACTACATCAAAATTTAATTAAAAATTATCATAAACGTAACTGGAATTTTTGCTTACAAGCAATTGAACATCTGAAAGGAAAATTTCGTGGCGAATTAGATACATTTTATGATGATTTGGAAAAACGCTGCTCGGTATTTCAACAATTCGAACCGCCCGCAAACTGGACTGGTGTTTACGATAAGACCAAGTAATATACGCCGTTTATCATCATAAAACCCCTATATAAATACTAGGACAAGTAGAATGGGGGTTCAACTTGAAAAGCAACGACGATGGCCTTGCGGCTATTGTAGCAATTATTCTAACAGTAATCTTTGTACTGTTTACATTTAAAGCAGAGGCAGGTGAGTTAACTCACCAGTTTCATAGTCCTGCGTTCAGCGGCAATGGGTATAGTACCCACGTCCTAACTATAGATCAGTTAGAACAACAACGTAAGCAGAAAATAAAAGACGACGAACAAGCCGCTATTGATAAAGCAGAACGAGACGCTAAATCAACTAATATCTACAAGTTTAAGAACAACTTAGAAAGTCGTGTTTACGCACAACTATCTAAGCAAATTGCAGACGCTCTTTTTGGCGAAAGCAGTAATTTAGCAGACACAAGTTGGTCGGAAGTAGAAACCCCATTCGGTGATACCATTAAATGGAAACGTGAGAACGATATTGTATATGTTGAAATATACGATAGCAATGGCGATTTAGCCTCTGAGTTCCAGACACCGGTTGGGGATTTCGCATTTTGACACGCTTAATTCTACTACTACTCGCTGCTGGTATACTTGGAGGGTGCGTAGCAAACCCGCCTAAACAGTACGAACCCCCATCTCGAATTGTAACTCACGTTGAAGGATTTATGGATATCCCGCCTCCTAGTGGCGGTAAACTTGTTGCGGCTGTATATGGTTTTCAAGATAAAACTGGACAGCGTAAACCCTCTGACAAACTTGCGAATATTAGTTACGCAGTAACGCAAGGTGCTGAAGTATGGGTTATTAAAGCCCTCAAGGAAGTGGGCGGAGGAGAATGGTTTAGAGTTGTAGAGCGTGTTGGATTAGACAATTTAACAAAAGAGCGTCAAATTATCCGACAAGCACGTCAGCAAGTTAATGACGAAACACCTCTTAAACCAATGCTGTTTGCTGGTGTGTTAGTTGAAGGAGCCATCACTGGTTACGACTCTAACACGTTAACCGGCGGAGCAGGAGCCAGATACTTAGGTATTGGTCCAAGCACAGAATACCGCCAGGATGTGGTAACTGTGAGTATGCGGTTAATAAGCGTTCAAAGTGGAGAAGTCTTACTTAATACAAGTGTTACTAAAACTATTGTTAGTTTTGGCGATCACGTAAGTTTGTTCCGGTTTATTGATATGGGAACAAAGGCACTTGAGCTAGAATCAGGAACCACTGAAAACGAGCCGGTGAACTATGCTGTTCGTGTAGCAATCGAACAATGTGTAGTTGAACTGGTTAAAGATGGCGAACGCATAGGTATTTGGTCATATAAGACTCACGAAGAAGGAGCCAATGATACTAAAGAAGAAGTAAAGACGGATGAAAACTCCGTGCGTGGAGAAAAATAATGCGCAAAATATTATATGTCCTATTAGGACTTTGGAGTTCAACAGTATTTGCCAGTGACGTGTATATTGATCAAGCAGGTTCAAGTACAACTATTGATATTACACAAACTGGTTCAAGCAACGAAGTTAGCGGCGACGCTGGCACTACAACTGCGGCAAGTGTAGATGGTACAGGTATTGACTTGGACATTACACAAATTGGTTCAAGCAACATAGCAGAAATTAACTTAGATACTGCTACAAGTGCTGACGTAGAATATACTGCTACAGGTAGTGATAACTTGTTTGACATTTATGTTAATGGTGGTTCCTCAAATACTGCTACAGTAAACGTTACTGGTGACAGCAACGAAGTAACAATTTGTGGAACCAATGGAGCAGCAAACTCAGCAGCAGGCTTTGCTACTATTACAAGTTCGGGCATAACTACTGCTGGAACAACTTGCTCAACAGGCATTGCGAGTAATGGTAACACTAATACTGTTACTGCGTATGGCGACTATAACTTAGTTAACATTGAGCAAGGAGCAGGTGTTGGTGGATCAACTAACACAGTTACCATTGGCACAGCACTAGCAGGCGGCGATAACAACGTTGTAAACATTGTACAGGATAACTTGGAAGCAAATACCGTAACATTAACAGTTGACGGTAGCAGCAACCGTGTCAATATTTTACAAGATAACTAATTTCCTACTGATAGGGTTGTTCTCAGTATCAGCCCTGGCAGCAATAGGAACTATCACAGAGCAACAGGGTCCTGATGCTCAACTTAAACGCGACAGTGAAACTATAGTTGCTCGCAAAGGCACTGGTCTTGAAATGGATGACGAAGTAAGAACGGCAGCAACTAAACTTAATTTAACATTTGAAGATGATACAAAGGTAGCAATGACTGAACAAAGTGTATTGCTTATTGATGACTTTGTTTACGATCCCAATGCTAAAACTGGCAAACTAGCGATGCAAGTAGCAATGGGCACAGTTCGTTATGCGTCAGGCGGCATTGCTAAGAACAACAGAGAAAACGTTCGTATGCGCACACCAACAGCAACCATATCAGTACGCGGTACTGACTTTGCTATGGTTGTAGACGAAGTTGGCCGTAGTCTAGTAACATTACTCCCCAGTTGTCCAGACTTTGGTTTAGTAGAAAACAAAGATGATGAAGAAAAATGTCCAGTTGGTGAGATTATGGTAAGCACAGATGCTGGGTATGTATTAATGAATCAAGCATACCAAACTACAATTGTAGCAAGTGCGTTACAAGAGCCAACGAAACCCAAAATTTTAGACGATAAGCCAACATTAAACAACTTGCTTATTATTTCGCCACCGCCTCAATTCCCACGTGGGTTTGACTCAGCAGAAGAAGAAGCACAACAAGTTACATTCTTAGATGCTGACTTGTTAGAGTTTGATGACTTAGCACAGGATTTATTAGCAGACGATAGTTTAGAGCAAAATGACTTGGATCAAGATAAACTAGAAGGCGAGTTTTTAGATGACATGTTAATGATGTTATTAGATCCGGGATTGGATGACGCACTCAAAGAACGTGATGGTGTATTGCCGACCTTAGCAGATTATCCTTGGGTAAAAGGTTATTACAACGAACAAGAAATTACAGTTTATTCTGAACGCCCACCACACATTGCGGAAATTAAAACAACTCGCGATACAGACGCAGATGTAGTTATTACGCAGGACGGTGTAAAAGCAACTATTATTGAGAACGGAGGCGGCAATGTTATTATCAACATTACGCAAACTCAGTAGTCTATTATTCTTATTTGCTACAACTGTGTGGGCAGATAGTGTTCTCATCATTCACCAAAACTACTCCAGTGTTCATTCCAATGTCGGCGGACGTCTAACTAACGAAGGGCATACGGTAACTTACTCTACATCAGAAGTAAATGCTAGTACTATTGCCAACTACAATCAAGTTTGGGACGTAAGGTATAGTTCGCTGTCAAGCACACAGGCATCAGTGTATGACACGTTTGTTCAGAATGGAGGATTCTTATACTTAGTAACAGAGAATCCAAGTTGTTGCGGTACACGAAATAGTGCTGTTGCTTCAATGATATCTAATATGGGCGGCGGCAGTGGATTAACGATTGGTGGAAGTGCTGGTTCAACTTCAAACAATATCACACAGGTTAATACAACTTATATGACTGCTTTGTCATCAGGAACTTATATTACATTTGCCGCAGGTAGTAACATCACAAACTATGGCAACGGACAATGGTTGTTCAAAGATAGCATTGGTAGAGTTGGCGGCGTTATGTGGGTAGGCAATGCTGGAAACTTGTCACAAGGGTACTCGGGCACGGTAGTCACGGTTGCTGACATCAACTGGTTAGATGCTACTCGTTTTACAGGAACAAACATCACAGCCTTAGACGATATTATCGCAGGTATTGTTGCTGGTACCGTATCAGGTACTATCAGTGGAAGTGGAAACACTGGCGGCGGAGCAGCCGCAACACCTGTGTACAGTTCAGGCATAACAGCCGCACAAACCCTAAGAAGAAATGCATTCACAGGAACAGGTGCGGAGATAAATGCTGATATCAACGGTAGTAACAATGATGTTTATATACATCAAGCAGGAACGCATTATATAGAACTTGGGATAGTAGGAAGTTCAAATACAGTTAACTTAGAGCAAGCATCAACTCAAGTAGGAATCATACATTACGCAGAGACAGATATCATCGGCGATAGCAATACATTAGATTTGATACAATCCGGTGATGGCAATAAAACAGCATTTATTACAGTAACAGGTGATAACAATATAGCAGATATCGCACAGCGCGATAGCGGACAGCATTATCTACAACTTGATTTAATAGGTGGTGGTCATGATGCCACTGTAGTACAAGAAGGTACAGGCAATCACGCAGCCACAGTAGAGTTAACAAACTCGGGTGGAGCCTGGACATTTGGGTTGACACAATCAGGCAGTACGGATAAAGAATATAGTTTACCGCACTCAATGAGTGACGGTAGCACAACAAGCGGAACGTGTTATGTAGCAGCAGGATGCTCGTTAACAGTCATACAAAGTGATTAACTCTGTATATTTCTAACTGTTTGATTAATAATAAATATCTTTAATGAAAAAATTGGTGTGTGCGGCACTTGCTGTATACTGCTTAAATGTTACAGCACACAGTCGCGATGATTATGAATACATAAACTGGAATTCATTTCGTGTTTATGAAGAAATAGAAAAACGCCCAAAACTTGATGTTTTTGCTGGGCATAGTGTTGGTTTTGGTTACACACAAAAGTATAATCAAATTGATACACTTGTTGTAGGCGAAGTAGGTGGCGCTCATAGCCGCTGGCTAGGCCCTAGAACTCAATTATACACAGAAGCAAATGTAGCAACAGACTTGTTTACAGAAGCAAAAGTAAACATCAATCATTTTAACAACAAATATTCAGTTACAAGATTTGTTCTACGCAAAGACAACACTGACCAAGGTGGCTTTGTTGGATTTGGTTATATGCGTCGTTTTTGACACTAAATATCCGTATGAAGAAACTACTGAGTCCATGGTGGGCATTGATTACCTTATTTGTTCTCACGGCTGTATTTTTACAACGTCCTAACTTTACTGAAAGTATCAAATTAAATTACTTTGACACACTTATTACTAGTAGAGAAGCAGTAGACAATAACATTTATATTGTTAATATTGACGAAGCCGCACTAGAGAAATATGGTCAGTATCCTTTTCCACGTAACATTTACGGCGACATTATCAAAGACATTTACAATCGTGGCGCTGGATTAGTTATTTGGAATATTATGATGCCGGAAGCAGATCGCTTTGGCGGAGATGAACAGTTAGCAGGAGTTATGACTGAATTTCCTGTTATATTAGCAAGCCGCCCCTCTGTCAAAAATAAAAATGTTCCAATGCAACCGGCATCAAATACAATCAATGCACAGTATGTGGATCAGTTATTTCCTTATCCAGGTATTATTTCAAATATTCCAGAACTTGAACAAGTAGCAGTAGGCTCTGGTATTGTTTCAACTGAACCTGAAATCGATGGCGTTAACAGAAGATTACCAGCACTTGCTGTGGTTGGTGATTTGGTGTATCCAGGTATTGCTCTTGAAACACTTCGTGTTATTGCAGGACAACCTAGTTTTGATGTTAAACTAGCACCTAATGGTATTGATAAATTTAGAATACGTGGTCACGGACCTATTGCTACAGATGAAATGGGACGTATTTGGATTGATTGGGCACAGCGTAGCAAACAGGTTAGCGTAATCAATATGCCTGCAGACTTTGGCGGCGCAGTAGTTATCGTAGATGTGACTGCGGCAGGCATTGCTAACCCTGTTCCTACAGCGTTAGGAGCAAAATTTCCCGGTGAAGTTCACTCAGCAATGCTAGGAACAATGTTTAATAAAACAAATATTCAACGTCCATACTGGGCAGATACATTTGAAATTCCTGCGGCATTTTTAGCAGGACTATTATTAATTTTAGTATCACGTTGGACCTGGCTAGGACTAGGATTAACTGTTGTGCTTGGCGGTGCTGTTGTCCCTGCGTCAATGTATATGTTTGACACAGAACTATTTTTGTTAGACGCAACAGGTCCTCTTGCAATTATTGTCCTTGTGGCATTACACACATACGGTATTAAATTTGTACGTGAGTTCTTAGAAAAGCAAGCAATCAAGAAACAGTTTGCCGGTTACTGCTCACCGGAAGTTGTTCGTTTATTACAAGAAAACCCGGATCTTATTAAGAAGGGTGTTAAGAAAGACGTAAGTGTTATGTTCTCAGATTTGCGCGGCTTTACTCCAATTGGCGAACACTTTGGCGCAGACGTTAAAGGTTTAGGAGATTATATGAATGGCTATATGGATGCTATTACGCAGCCTATCCTAAATCACAACGGTATGGTTATTAAGTATGTAGGTGACGCAAGCATGCACATACAAGGTGCGCCTATTGAAGATGACAGACACGCATACAACATTGTCGAAACAGGCTTACAAATGTTAGACGCTGTTGACGCTTATACACGAGAAGCAGAAGCACGTGGTTTGCCACCAGCAGCAATGGGTTTCGGCATTAACTCAGGCGAAGGCTTTATTGGTGAAATGGGCAGCACAGCAAGACACAGTTATGACATCTTAGGCGATATGGTTTCAACAGCGGCTCGATTAGAAGCACGTTGTAAAGCATATGGTGTGCTATGTATCATTGGCGCAGAAACATACAACAGAACAGCGGATGACTTCTTCTACTTATATCTGGACAATTTACAACCAAAAGGCAAAACAGTAGCAGATTTCATTTATACAGCGTTACGCATCAAAGGAAATATCACGGACTATGGCACTGCACGTGAGTTACATAATAATATGCATCAAGCATATAAAGAAAGAGATTTTGATAAAGCAATTGGTATGTGCATGGGCCTGAAAGGTGAATTTGACGGGCAAATGGACAAATATTATAAAATGTGGATTGAACGTTGCGAATTAATGAAGACCATGAAATTAGATAAGAGCTGGAATGGCGAGTGGATTGCTAACGAAAAATAATTAAGGGTGGAAATTACCTTGGAAACAATGGCGTATTTCGTGCCCAAATATTTCGTGTGAAGTATGCTTATTTGTGTAAACAACACATGATTTGCCATCTATCGACACAGTAGCACAGCCTAACCACCCATCATATCTGTACGGTAATCCAACCTTTTCGCAATGCTCTGTAATATCGCCAGCAGTAATCCAGGTGATAGTTATTGACTGTGAATCTGGTTTTTGAACGAATTGAACATCCTGACCAGCGTAAGCCATTGAAGATAAACAAAATATAGTAGGTATAATTACCTTTCTCATCTAATTTATTTATTTCTTAGATGGAGGATTATTAACTGCTGCTTTTTCTGCTTGTCTGTGTAAGTTCTTTTCTTGTACTTTAGTTTGGTCGAACTGCTTACTAATTGAAGCATACTGATCAACGATTGCTTGAGCATCTTCTTCTTTGATTTGGCCGTGTTTACCGTAGTATTCTAATACTATGCTTAACTTGGTGTTTAAGCGAATCATGTCATTATCTAACATGCGGATACGGTCTACTAGAGCAATAAGTGTTTTCTTTGTATCGCCGATAACCGGATCAATTTCGTCGGTTACCCAACGCCATATAAAATACACAAAATATCCAAGACCCATTGCGGCAATAACTGGAAAGCCGTATTCATTGATCGCTTGTACAATATCGTTAGGCATACAGTACTCCTACTAAAAAGCCAACTATTAGGCCAGCAACAAATCCGGTTGCTAACAGTAATGTAAAATCACAACATTCTTTGTTCATCTTCCTAGCATAGTCCCAATAAAAATACCAAGCATAATACCTAGTGTAAACCCAATACCGCCGTATAACCTACGCATCGGTGCTTCTAGTTTATTTTGTGCTTCTAGATAAGCAAGTGTTGCTTGATGTTTAATCACGCCGTGCGTCTTCCTTGCCTTCGTTAGCAGCGAGTCTATCTACATTTGGTCGTACACCAATTACATGACTCATAAGTGCGTCAATTTTAACTAAATCATTGTTCATTGTTTGAACACGGTTGTCCAATGCGTGAATAATGCCTTTAACACCGTTTACGTCACCGGTTACACCGGCTAAGATAAACTTAACTGTTAATAATACAAAATATCCTGCCGCCAATGCGCCGGCAATTGGAAAACCAACTTCACCAACTATTGCTAAAAAATCCATATAAACTCCCGTTATATGCTATGTTAACTTTATTTATATGCAGATATCAAAAAGGTGCGGATAGGTTTTAATAATTTGATCAGCAAACGCAGGCTGCGTATTTTTTAAATGAGTTAAAATGCTTAAAATATCTTTTTTTGTATTAGGTAAAATTTTTCCAGTTTGCCGATATAAAAAATCTATTTGTTTAAACCGATTAACGTTTAATTCTCTACTATTTTGTTCTTCTAGTGCATTAGACATGTTTTGGTGTAATTCTTCAAGAATTTGCTGTTCAAACTTATCGCTGTAGAAATGACGGTGATTATGCTCGACTATTTGTTTTGCTTTGTTGAGTAAATTATTAAATTTATCAATTGGTAGGCTGCTTATTGTATGTATTAATTCTATGATTTTTTGATGCCTAACTTTAGAGTCTGCGATGTTATCATAGCTCTCATCCCACAATGACTCAAATGTTTTAAATCCGTAATGTCTGAGATATTTCAAGCTACCAGGCCCCGCAAATAGTATGAAAGGCTGCTTCATAACCATGGGTTTAAAAACTTTTTCAGTTAAATGAATTTTTTCGGTATCAAATAATGTTTCTAACACAATTTGTATCTGAAAGTTTTTGCAATCGTTTGGGTCAATTATAGCACTTGCGTCACTGCCGTGCTCATTTTTGGCTAGGTTCCAGGACAAAAAAATCTGTTGATTCGTTATTTGTTGTTGCATTGTTGGTTGTATTTCGAAATAAACTTCGTTAGATACAGGCAACAAGTCATTTAATACATTGTAACGATACGCTCGTGTTCCGGTACAATCTCTGGAATACATTCCAAAACGTTGTGCATGATTGTTATTTTCCATGTCGTAATGTTTCCAATGTCTAAACCAATCTCTGCTGATTAAACCATGATAAAAATAATAGCAAGAAATAAAACCATGGCGCTCAAGTAATTTAATCTCGTTGCTGTTTAATTCGCTATGACCGATGATTGAAGAATTAATGGTTGACAACATCATTATAAATTGTTTAAACTTTGATAAATTTTCTGTATAAAGGTCATAGGCTTCTTGATCAAACCATTTTATTCTATTTTTTGAAATTGAGCTTTTGTCAATTTCAAATAATTCAAAATTTAAAGGTTCTTGGTCTAGCAAGTATATTCTACCATATAACCAATTGTGATTTAAATTATCGGTTTTATGCCTATGTATTTCTTCGTCACATAATGCAACCATATTCCATAAATTTCGATTACCATGTTGGTTAAATGCATATACAAAGTTTTTGTTATTTTTATTTGGCCAACCATACTTGTGTGTTAAATAGTCATAAAAATTATTAACGGAGAACATATTTTGAAACCTACTATTGCGTTTATTGGATTAGGAAAATTGGGATTAGACTGTGCTGAAGTTTTTGCCACTAAGTACGAAACATGTGGTTACGATATTTACCCACGAACTAGCAACAGTGTGAAAGTTTATGAGACTGTGGAAGAAACTGTGGGGGCAGCAGATTGGATTTTTATTGCGGTACCAACGCCACATTCAATGTGTTATGATGGTTCAGTACCAAGTGCGCACCTGGAGCCAAAAGACTTCGGGTATGATGATGTTAAAAATGTATTAACACAAATCAATGAATATGCGGATGCAAGCAAGAATATTGTATTAATTTCTACAGTACTTCCAGGCACAACACGTCGTGAGTTCGATCATCTACTAAATAATCATACATTGATTTATAATCCATATTTGATTGCTATGGGTAGCGTAAAATGGGACATGGTAAATCCAGAAATGGTTATTATTGGCAGTAAAGACGGCAATGATCCACGTGTAGCTGAACTCATTGAAATTTATAAGCCTCTTATGGAGAACAATCCCCGTTACGAAACGGGCACATGGGAGGAAGCAGAAGGTATTAAGATTTTCTATAATACTTATATTAGTGCTAAAATTGGTATTGCTAACATGATTCAAGACTTTGCTATGAAGATTGGCAATATGAATGTTGATGTAGTAACAGAAGCACTAGCAAACGCACGTATTCGTTTACAATCACCAAAATACATGACTGCTGGCATGGGCGATGCAGGTGCTTGCCACCCACGTGATAATATTGCACTACGCTGGTTAGCACAAGAGTATGATTTAGGTTATGACATGTTCTCAACTATCATGGGCGCACGTGAAATTCAAGCAAAGAATATGGCTAACTTCTTAGTAGCACAAGCAGAAAGTGAAGGTATTAATACAGTTGCTATTCACGGTAAAGCATATAAGCCTAATGTAGAGTATACCATTGGTTCATATTCAACGCTAGTAGGTCATTATGTAGCAGAAGCAGGTTTACCTGTTGTTTATTTAGACCCACTGGCAGATAACAAAACTGATGTTGTTGATACATTAGATGAACCTGTGGTATTATTGCTAGCACACAATCGTCAAATTACATATGGCTATGTGACAGAATTCTCAAATGATGATTTGACTGATGGCTTCTATACAAATATCCCAGCAGGTTCAGTAATTGTTGATCCGTGGAGAGACATAGATGTTAATAACGAGGATTATAAAGTAGTACATTATGGCAATACCAGAAATCAGTAAAGGATTTATGTGGGTTGCGGGCCATGTTGACCCCTGGTGGGATAAAATGCATCGCGGATTAAACTATCATCGCGAACCATTTAATAATCCTGCAGATACAGAAATGTGGCGCAAAATGGGATTTACACATGAGCATTTCACTGGCGAAATGTACGACATGAAAAATCCAGAACCACCTTGGATGAATATGAAAAAATTCCAAGAAGTGTTTAATTTCGAGCATTTGTCTTGGAGTTTCTATAAAATGACACCCGGTGTAATTTTACCAGAGCATGTAGATACATTTAGTAGGTTTAAGAAGATTCACAATACAAAAGGTAAAACTGTTGTTCGTGCGTTAGTAATGATGGAAGACTGGCAACAAGGACATTACCTAGACATGGATGGCAAAGCAATCACAGATTGGAAAGCAGGCGATTATGCTATCTGGACAGAACGTTGTCCCCATACTGCTGCTAATATTGGCAGTACTGATCGTTATACACTACAGCTAACTGGATTAGTTACACTATGAAAATTCACTCCTATAACGAATGGGATCCTTTGAAATCTATTGTTGTCGGGACCGCTAATAATGCTAACTGGCCAGGATACGATCCTGTATTTTCAAAAGAAATGGCAGACGCACCCTGGAAGGAAACACCAGCACCAAATGGACCTGTAGAACAATGGATCATAGATGAAGCAAATGAAGACCTGCAAGGGTTATGCGATATTCTAGAACAGGCCGGGGTAACGGTGTTGCGTCCAAGAGATATGGACTTTCCTAACTTAGGTGGCATGTATAATTATTGCCCGCGAGACCGCTGGCTAATTGCAGGCGACACAGTTGTAGACCCTGTTATGATGTATCCGGCACGTGACATGGAACGAGAAGCATACGAGGATATATTACCTAACTGTATGCCTTGTCGTTTACGCATGCCGCGGGGTAGAGGTATGGTGCTAGATGCTGCTAATATTACACGGCTAGGCGATACTTGGCTTATGTTAGAATCTGCTTCAGGCAACAGAGATGCATATGCATGGCTGCAAATTCAATTTCCTGAAATTAACATTGAACTTGTAAATTTTTACGCAGGCGTGCATATTGATAGCACAATTTCACCCGTTCGGGAAGGACTTGTTATTGTTAATGGCCATCGTGTTAAACCAGAACAATTACCACAAACATTAAAAGATTGGGATATCATCTGGGTCAACGATGTTGTTCCTCAATCATTCCATAATTACCCCTATGCAAGCAAATGGATTGCGATAAATACACTAAGTATCAACCCTAACACAATCATTGTAGATGCTGCTCAAACAGAGTTACACCGTGAACTTGAAAAGCGTGGGGTTACAGTTGTTCCGCATACACTGAGACATTCACGAACACTTGGTGGCGGATTTCACTGCGTTACACTAGACTTATGGAGAGAACATGCTTAATACTGCTGATCTAGAACAATTAGTTCGCGACCAAGTTGCTAAATCAGTTAATGACGAAATCATCGGGCTATTAGATAGTGCAGATTGGCTAAACACCGTCGAAGCATCGATTATTGACTATGCACAACGGCGTGTAGTTGCTAAATTTAGCAATGCTGAATCAATGGCTCAAATTTTAAGCACAGTCGAAACGTCAGTGAAAAACTTGTTTGAAAAAGGTAGCATTAAAAGTATTAAAGACTTAGTTAGTGAAGAAGCAATTCAAACAGTTATTAACAGCGAGCTTAACAATAGTATTGGAACATATGTAGAAAAGTTATTTGCTGACAGTGAATGGGTTTCGAATGTTCGCAATAATGCAGTTGCACATTTTCTACGCAGTTTAGAAAAAGACTTAAAAGCAGTTAATATTAATCAGCTAGTTAATGAAAATGTCGAAAAACTATTTAAAGAATACGCAAAAACAATTCAATTTAACGGCATTGACGATAAGTCAACTGCAACGGAATTAACCGTGATGCCTGGCATGGTTGTGGCTGAAAATGATTTTGCAGCAAACACAATTCAGGCAGTTAAAAGTGTAACATCAGAAGACATTTTTGTGCATGGTTCGTTAATTGTGAAAGGGTCAGTTAACACTGATGGGTCTGCATGGGGAAGTTTAAAAGCATCAATTGAAAATAAAGTAATTGAAATATTTGACAGGGATTTTAAAAAAGCACTAGTCGATAGTGTTTTAGATATTGCTAGCAAACAGGGTATTGAATTTAATGAGGTTAAAATCAATGGAATGCCAGTTCTGTCAGGATCTACTCTGAGTCCGGCTGTAACTGCGTCCGGCTTGCAAACTGTGGGCAATTTAAAAGAATTAACTGTGCTCGGGGAGGCTGATTTTAATAACACCGTGTTTGTCGCAAACAAACGACTAGGCATCAATACTCGAGAGCCCAATAGTGTACTAAGTATCTGGGACGAAGAATGTGAAGTGTCTATTGGTAAACATTCTGAGCAGACATCATTTATTGGATCAACCAGAAAACAAAATTTAAAAATTGGCGTCAACAATAAAGGTGCAATTACTATTGATACCACCGGACTAGTAACCATCGAGCAATTGCGAGTAGGCAAACAACGTATTAGTCATGGTTCTGAGATTCCGGGGTATTCTGGCAGCAAAGGGGATATTGTTTTTAACATCAATGTTAGTCCCAAAAGTCCAGTATTTGCTTGGATGTGTGTGGGCGGATTTAATTGGATAGCCCTTGGAGCAAGTGTTTCTTAATGAATGTTTGTTGGGCTTTATCGCAGGACACTCCTGCTGGTGTTGTCTCTCATGATGTATTAACCAGCGTAGCACCAATTTGGGGACCACTGTCAAAATGGCGTGAATATCAATGCGATAATACTATTTGCTATGACTTAAAAGAAGCTAAACAAATGATTAACCGCGCATTTCACGCAGTTACACACTTTTATGTTCCAAAAAGTTTTTATATTGACTTAGGACGTCCAGTTGGCGTCAGGATGTTTGAAGGCGAATTCAAAGATAATGCTATTGCCAATAAAGAAGACATTATCTTAATGAATTTAGTTGCTAACCATGATATTGTGTTAATGTTGGGTTTTGATTTAAGTCCCGTGGATAATGATATTGACCCACTGGAACAGCGTTTTGAAAAAGCATACAGACATAATATTAAAACTATTATAAAAGATAATCCAAACACACAATTTGTTCTAGTTAACTACGAGAAAGATTTAGCAGAAAATTTTGAAGATTTAGATAATCTAACAATTGACACGGTCGAATCGGTAGTTGAGTTACTCATATAAAAAGCGGGCCAATGGCCCGCTTTGTTTTTGGAAATAATTCGAATTATTTCTTTTTCTTAGGTGCTACTTTCTTCTTTTTAACAACAGTTTTCTTTTTAACAACAGTCTTCTTCTTTGGTGTTGATTTTTTCTTAGTAGTTGCTTTCTTAACAGCAGTCTTAGCCTTGCCCATAGCGACTTTTGCGTCTTTGGCAGTTACTTTGCCGTCACCGTCAACATCTGCAATCTTCTTAGCAGTAGCAGTTGCCTTAGCAGCTACTTCTTCGACTTTAGCTTTTGCTTCTGTGCCTAGTACCTTAAGGTCTGCGGCATCTACTTTGCCATCATTGTTCAAGTCGAGACCAGTGCCTTTTTCGCGAACAATTGAATAAACCAAATATGCTGCGATCGCCACAGCAACAATAATGATAATTTCCATTTTTAATCTCCGTTATAACGTGCAAATATTTATATTCATTATATGCGTATATTAAAAAAAATATATAGAAAATTTAATAAAATATTGGTAAATTTAATAAAAATTACCTGTAATTGTTGTAAAAATACAACAAAATTAATGCTTGACAAACCGCGCAAAAACATCATATACTATGCATATGAAAGTAAGAGAACTAGCACGAGCAATGAGTAAGCCTGTTCCGGGCAAGGACGACTATTGGCGTAATCTCTACTTTCCTAGCCGACACAAGATCACTCGTACATACAACGCACTGAACAAACTTATTTTTAATAATAAACTTAATCCTTGCAAGATTGTAACCAAGTCGTTGTCCAACGCTTGGGCATTTGCCTATCAAGAACCTGGATTTCGCACAGAGATTCATCTTAATGGTCGTTATCCTTGTGAGCAATATTTTATTGCTGTGTTAGGGCACGAAATGGTACACCAATGGCAATGGGATGTTGAGGCTCCAATTCGACGCAAACAAGGTCTAAAAGAGCGCACAGGGCATGGTATAAACTTCTACGAATGGAAGGATATATTTGAATATCATGATATCCATTTTGGAAGGACTATTCCACATTATCATAAATGAGTTGGATATCGCTACCGGACCCTATACGATCTTCATGCTATAATTGTAAGCATTTAGAGTTTACAGAAGAATGGATTACATGTTATCCTTGGGAAGTTGGTCTAGGACATGCAAGCCATTCGCAAGGTGCTTTTTTAAAATGGCCCGGTGATGCCCATTGCAGTATTCATAATCGAATTGCATCTAATGCATTAATGTGCATGGAATTTGAACATAAATCCGGATACTCTCACTGGAGTCTTCACCAAAAATATAGACAATAATCAGCGAAACATATATAATAACATATGTTCGCAATAGGCGATATACACATGGATCAAGATCCACCCAAGAAACCTAATATGGAACGAGACATTAGGCGCTCGTGGCACATTTGCGACAAAATTGAACAAAATGCTGAATATGCGCAACGGATGTATGCTGCCTTGTGTAACACAGAATGGGGCAAAGCAGATTTATTTGAACGCATCAAAGGAACAACATGGGCCTGCTCTTGGCGCTATGCAGGAGAACTTGTTGCTAATATAGGCAACAGAAACGAGGATTATTTGGACTATTATTGTTCCGGAGGTGAAGGACACGTAGACGATGAAATACGTGAAGATTTAAAATCAATAGGGTGGGTATTGGTATCTGCACCCACTACATTAGAAGACTTTATTTAAACGAGAAAAGCAATGACAATTACTGTGTTTGTTGGTGATAACGATGAAATTATTGCAACAAAGGCTAAAGAATACGATAGCAATGCGTATCTGTTGCATACTAAAAACTTTGAGGAATTTTTAAGATTAGATCCGGAATCTAACGTTACTGTGTATACAGCACTTAGTGATTTACCAAAAATAACTACCGAACGAGCTGTAATTTACGAAGTCTTAACAAAAGCTGATAATATCTATTATATTGAACCTAACCAATGGAGCGATGACATTGGAAGTTTTCAATTGGTTGGTCAAAAATATTTAACAGAGTTTTTTCTATACATGAGTCATAGAGAAAAACATAATGTCAAAAATCTAATTCTAGATGCCTATATTGATAATAACTATATTAAATTAAAAGATTATAGAAAGTCAGATACTCCTAACTTGTTTGTAGCTGGGTGTAGTTGTACTGCGGGAGTAGGTGTTGACAATCATGAGAAGTTTTCTAGTCTAATTTCTAAAGAAATTAATATGCCTTTAGTAAATTTAGCAAAAGAGGGAAGTTCTATTGAATTTGCGGCAGATCAGATTCTAAGATCAGATGTTAGAGAACACGACATTATTATTTGGGGATTGACTCAGGAAATGCGTTTTGTTAAATGGGAAAACAACCAAGCAATTGGTGGAAACTGGACTAGCAAAGAACATTTGTTTGATGAAACCCATTTGTATAAATCAATAATTAGTGTGCACCAGGTTGTTAACTTTTGTAGGAAAGTTGGAGCAAAATTAATTTTATTACCATTAATTTCAACCGAGCGCCTTCGATTACTTTTGTCAAACATTGATGAGTATTATGAAAGACCATATCAAACTAAGCCCATTGATTATGGAACAGATCATATTCATGCTGGACCAAAACAGCACCGTAATATTGCAGATTTTTGTTTAAACATTATTAATAAAGAGAAATAATATGCCACATTTAGTACCGATTGTAGTAGAAAACACAAGCAAAGGCGAGCGCAGTTATGACATTTACAGCCGCTTGCTTAAAGAACGAATTGTAATGCTAGACACAGAAGTTAACCAGCATTCAGCGAGCCTAATTGTAGCACAGTTGCTATTCTTAGAATCAGAAGATCCGGACAAGGATATTAACTTTTATATTAACAGTCCAGGCGGGTCAGTAACAGCAGGACTGTCAATTTATGATACAATGCAATACATTAAATGTGATGTGCGTACTATTGTAATGGGCCAAGCAGCGTCAATGGGCAGTTTTCTGGCACAAGCAGGTGCATCAGGCAAACGTATTGTACTCCCAGAATCACGCACGATGATTCATCGTGTAAGTTCGGGAACCCCGGGCACTTCCGGATCAGTTCACGTACAAGAGCTGGAATTTGAAGACATGAAGCGCAGCTTGGATGAAGCAAAGCGTCTAAACAAGCGTCTAGTCGAGTTGTATGTAAAGCACAACAGCAAGGGCAAAAACTACGACGAGCTGTACGAAACTATGAAATTTGACACTTTTCTGAGTGCTCAGGATGCGGTAGAATTTGGGCTTGCAGACGAAGTTGCGGAGCCTAGAAAATAAATGTCTCTAAAAGACACATTTTGTCCTAGTCCGTGGTTTCACATGCGAATCAATAATGGAGGACATTATGAATTTTGTCGATGGGCTGTAAAAACCAAGGAAAGAAACGAAACTCCAAATATTACAGAAGTTGATCCGGAAACTTTCTTTCGGGACAATATGAAATCAATACGAAGTCGTATGGTTAATGGAGATGTTATTAACGAATGTGCAGAATGTATGTTAGTTGATAAACACAAAAAAGTTTCCGGAAGGCAACGCCAGTTATTAAAAATCGGAGTGCAAATTGAAAATTTTGAAAAAAGTTTATTAAGCAGCACATGGATCAATCAATTTACCCCTGACGGAAGTACAGACCTGTTACCTGTTGATTGGCAAATCGACTTGGGTAATTTTTGTAATGCGTCCTGCATTTTTTGTACTCCTGTATCAAGTTCAAAAATTGCATCTGAGTGGAAAAAGTTGGGATTTATCGAAACACTACCAAAAAATTCATGGTGCGATGACGAAAAAAGTCTTTCAACATTTATAGATTTACTAATAAAAACTCCAAATCTAAGATATCTTCATTTTATTGGAGGCGAAACATTAATTACACCGGCATACAAAAAAATATTAGAGGCGTTAGTTGCTGCTGGACAGCAAAATTTGACCATTGGATTCACTACAAATTTAACAGTTTGGGATGAATCCATTATTAATTTAATGTCAAAGTTTGATAGTATTAATGTTGGATTAAGCATCGAGACATTACATCCAGTTAACGATTACGTAAGATATCCTTCGAAAATCGAAGAGGTAAAATCAACACTAGATAAATGGGTAGAAGTGATATCTAAGTATGATTGGTTGGCACAAATACGTATAACTCCAACTGTATTTACTGTTGGTTATTTGGATTCAATTTATGATTATGCATTAACAAATAACGTATCAATTGAAAGTTGTAATTTCCTGAATGAACCGGCATATATGAGACCGTCGGTACTTCCGGAGTCGTTGCGTCATGATGCAATAGATAAACTTACGTCGTGGATTTGTAAGCATGAAACTACTATTATTAATAATAATAGTAATATTATTAATACTAGGAATCCAAACACGTACAAGGATCAATTAATCCAAGATGCAAAAAGTTATGTTAATTATTTAACTAACGAAGCATACGAAACCGATCGATCATCAGATTTGATTAAATTTATTAAAACTGTTGAAAAAAATAGAAATAACTCAATTTTAGATTATTTGCCTGAATATGAAGAATTTTTACGAGCTGCTGGATACTAATCCAACAATAGAACTTATTCTTGAATTAGAAGTTATTAATCATAACGGCGACCCTGTTATTGAAGTATTTTTAAATAACGAGAGAATTTATGGGAAATATCCGTTAACAAGTTTCCGCAGAATTTATACTAGGTTGGGTTTATTGGAACCTGTTAAACTAGAAATATCAATGAGCAATAAACAATATAATTCTAAACAAGAAACTGCAATTAATATTAAAAACTTTTTTATTGATGATATTAATATAATCCCAACTTATAATCATCTGATAGATTATCAAAACGATCATAATATAAACACTAAAACAAATTATCTTGGATATAATGGTACTTGGACACTAGATATCAACCGTCCGTTTTACCAATGGTTACACCAAGCAACTGGTCAAGGCTGGTTACTTGAGCCATAAAAATTTTTTATGAAAAAAATTCAAAAAAGTAGTAGACATACCAAAAAATAGATTGTATAATACACATATTGCTCAAGGAAATCCTGTAGCAAGATTTTTGAAAAATTGTTAACAAAGTGGTTGACAAGGTTTCAAAAACGTGTATAATACACGAACATGTTTAGATATTAAGCATGGTGATAATTTTAACTTTTAACCTTTTATAAGGAATTTTGAAAATGGCACTTATTAAGCTCTCAACTTCACAGAACCGTTTCCTCCACGATCATCTGCGTGGCACCGGTCGCTCACTTACCGCAGCACAAGCTCGTGCAACCTATGGCATTCAGAACATTCGTGCTCGCATGACCGAACTGCGCCACAAGGGTCTGGTTGTACGCACTGAAAAGAATACCGCTGGCCATACGGCTTACAGTATCTCAGCTCGTGACATTTGTGGTTCACGTGCTAAGGCATCGGTCTAACTTACAGTTATAGTAACTTGACATGCCTCCTTTGTTAGGTTAGACCAAAATACAGGGGCTCTTCGGAGCCCCTTTTTAATAATCTTGTATCTGGAGTCTTATCATGGAATTCTCACTTACCTGGGCAGATCTTCTGAGTATCTTTGCAGGTTACATTGCCGTGCGCTGGTTGATGAAATCGGTCAAAGTAGATGTAATATACAAATATGGTGCTGATGATATCGAAGAGATCGAAGAAGAAATCATTGAAGCAGTAGATGCAAAACATATTCGTATGCGTGTTGAACGTGAGTGCGGAACACTGCTTGCTTATGATGTACACACAAATGCATTTGTGGCGCAAGGACATACCTGGGACGAACTGGGAGAAAACTTCCAGGATCGCTATCCAGAACGCATTGGTTGGGTTATGCCCGAACGTGATGGTGACCCACATCGTATGATTCCAAACGCCAAATAAGGAAATATTATGGAACTTCGTAATCTTGTACCCGAACAAAAAATTTCAGTTAAAATTGCCAATTGGACACACAAAACTACTATTCAAGAATATTCACACATAATTGCTGATCCCAGATATATTGAATCTGTGAGCCAAGGGTTACAATCACTCGATGATGGTCTGGAAGATACGATTAACCTGGTGGGTGTTTCTGGTTTTTGGAATGGTATTGAAACGTCAATCGATCTGATCTGATACGTAAATACCTTGACCAAAGGATTTTATGGGGAAAGGATTAGAGACATTAATTGCAGTATCCAGGGCTCGTGATCCTGATCAGGATGCTCAGTACACTAGCAAATATACAGTTGCAAAAAGGATAAACTCAACATGTGCTTTGCCTGGTTGTACTGAACATCTGACGCTCTACAAGGGACCTGGTAGCAGGTTGCTTTGCAGAACACATCAGTTGCGTATGCGAGAATACGGTGGACCCGGTAGACTGGATCGCAAATGGAGTTTCTGGAAAAAAGACTATTGTGAAGAATGCGGCCATAATCCCAAGGACAACAGTCAACTAGCCCATCTGGATGAACCACTCAGAAGCACGCTGGCAAACATGATGCTGCATGTGGATCATGTTAATGCTGCTGGCAAAGACAAATATTCAAATACCGACGTTAATCATCGAGATAACCTGCGTACATTGTGCATGGAATGTCACGCAATAAAAACATTACTGGGCGGAGATCACTGGAAAGACAGCTTCCATTCAAATGAATCTGACAACGAAACAAATAACTGACCGTATTGATTACAATACTCGATTGGCGCTAAATGCCATAAATTCAGGCCAGTCTATTTTTTGCATATTGCCTTTCGTCAAAGTGGTTGATTATGATAATCTGCTGCATGGTAACAAAATTATCAGAAACATCAACGACATAATTCCAGCAATCATGTTGGGTCTGTTGCCAGCAGTTGCCCGTCATGGTTATGATGCCGTAGGCATCGAGGATGATGAAATAATTGAATATGAACTTAAAATTTCATCTTTTAACACCCAACAAGTATGGTCTGGTTCACGGGGTGCCTTATACATTGGTCTGGAAAATACGCCTGCACGCAGAGTACGCCTTGTTTCTTATTTGTGCGGTTCATTCAACATTAACAGTGACGCTTGTCGAGAGTCAAAAAACAGAAAAACCATCCTATTAGTGGCTAATGAATCTTTGCCACCTGAAGAGTTGTTTGTTGATGCATATGAATTATCAGGCAATGTTGTCATGAAATATCTGAACAAATCACTTAATTCAATACGCACTATTAAATTGGGTACATTTTTGAATTATGGCAACCCCAAAACAGGTATTGTGCCATTTATTGGATGGCACAGGCATTATAGAGATCTGGAACAGATTGTTGAAAACTACGAAGATTGGAAATACCATCAGGGTAACGATTATCGGTTGGAAAACCTGTCGCTATCTGACGCTAAACAAACCGAATTGCAACTGTAATCGTTGACAATCAGCAAACATGCTGTTATAGTGTTTGCAGTTACAAAATCCATACAAACTTATCTACAAACACTATGACAGGTAAAATTGGTTTTGCATGTAAATATATGCATCCTGATCAAACACAAAAGAAAAAACTTTTGGAAGAAATTCAGCGGCCGTTAAACACACGTGGAACTACAGTTGCGTGGCTTAACAGACAAACCCGAGAAGTCGCCGAGGAACGCATGTGGGACATTATGGTCCACAACACAAACTCAATACAGAGACTTGTTGAATATGTTGGAAGTTTATCCGAACAATATCGAATGGTTCGGCTTGGATCAGATATACTCCCTATGTATACTGAGCCTACTTGGTCTTACTTTTGGCGCAAGAGTGATGTTATTGAATACGTCGCTCGAGCGTTTAGTACAGTGGGCGATACAGCAAGGCAGCTTGGTGTTCGTCTCTCATTTCATCCTGGTCAGTTTACTGTGCTGGCAAGCGATCGCGATGATGTTGTAAATAAGAGTATAGACGAGTTCGAATATCACGTTGACATGGCTCGTTGGATGGGCTATGGACAACAGTGGCAAGACTTCAAGATTAATGTACATATCGCGGGCAAGCGAGGCCCACAAGGTATCATTGACGTTTTACCCAGACTATCATCCGAGGCACGAAACACTCTTACAATCGAAAATGACGAAATGTCCTGGGGAATCGACGCAAGCCTCGAGCTTGCAAAACACGTTGCTTTGGTGCTCGACATTCACCACCACTGGGTCGCTACAGGTGAATATATTTTACCAACCGATGATCGATACTTACGTATAGTTGATTCGTGGCGTGGGGTGCGTCCTGTAATTCACTACTCGGTTTCCCGTGAAGATTTGCTATTAGGGCATGATCCGGATGTGCTGCCCGATTTGGAAGCACTATTAGCTCAAGGTTACAAAAAAGCAAAATTGCGAGCACACTCGGATATGATGTGGAATCGTGCGTGTAATCGCTGGGCACTGCAATTTTTAGATACAGCGGACATTATGGTAGAAAGCAAGTTTAAAAATCTTGCAAGTCAAAACATAAATATATAAATGAAACTTGTTGAAGAATTACGCTGGTACATGAATATACTAACTGAAACTGATAACATCAATCAGGGCGTTAGCGATAATCTTGGTTTGATTAAGGGTGTATTTTCCTCTCAAGGTGTAGATTGGGTAGAACCGTACTTAACAACCGAAGGTGCAATTAATCGACGCGAAGTTGGTAACCACCGTGGACTGTATTGGATTTGGCCTGAAATTAATTTTTATTTTGGCAAAGCAGCAACTAACACAGTAATTGGGCGGCACAGAACACATCGTCTAAAACTTGATGTTAATCTATCAGGATTGTACGGTCCACCTGGTGAAAAGAAAGAACCAAAAAACACTTTCCCAGAAGGTTGGAAAGAAGCAGTCTGCAAGTACATTATTGGTGGATGCCCACAGATTCCCAGCCATTGGGAAAAAGCCACCCATCCAACAGATCCCAACCAGAAAAAATGGGTCAAACCAGGAGTATTAGATTTTCCTGTTAAACATGTGGTGGATGTGGATAAATTGCCTGTTCTAGTTTGGGATCTAGATCATTTAGATGCAAAAACCATATCAAAATTAGAAGATCTGATCAATGTCACCATCTGGCCGTACGCAAATTCAGGCACTTATCGCCGTAGAAAGCAACAAAATCAGTAACTTAGGCGCATAAATTTTACTAATAGGGCCATAAAAACTTTCATCAAAAAATATGATTTTTTTGGGTTGACGTATCCTGATGAATTGCTATCATACGCTTACTGTAAACAACAGCAACAAGGAGCACATAGCATGGACTACTACAACTTTGATGACGAAAACCAAATCGTAGACACCCTGGACTACGTAGATGTCGACAACTACTTCACCGATGACTACAATGCTGATGAAGCAGAGTGGTCAGACGATGACTTTGATGTTCTTTCTTTTGACGCTTAATCAGGAGTTCAAAAATGGGTACTCGCAGCATGATTGCACAGATCACAGCAGACGCTAACAATAACGTAGTAATCAAAAGTGTATACTGCCACTGGGATGGCTACCTGGAACACAACGGACGCATTCTTAACGAGTTTTACCAGGATCGCAGCCGTGTAGCAGAACTACTTGAGCAGGGCGATATGAGCTCATTGGGTGCGCAGATTGGTGAAAAGCATGATTTTGATGAGCGTGTAGATGCTCAAGAATGGAAGGACACTCGCTGTACTTTTTATAAGCGTGATCGCGGCGAAGACAACGTTGATGCCCGCAAGTTCACTACTACTGATGAACTGCTTGAATACTTTGAAGAATCCTGGTGCGAGTACTTGTATCTTCAGGATTTTGACGGTGTGTGGCACGTAATTGATCGCTATCACAACAACGACTTGGTAGAACTTGCAGAGGCGTTTAACCAGGCTGCGTAAGTCATTGATTTGGGGCTTATAGACCCATAAAAAACTTTTGTGCAAACAGTGGTTGACTGTTTTGGCGAAATTGAGTACACTATGCACATAGTTTAACAACAAGGAGTGAACAATGTACACAGTAGAAGTATACAAAGTAGACGGTCGTATCAAGAAGACCAAGGCTAACCCTAACGGTGAGCGTTTGGTTCGCAAAGTCGACCACAGCACCGCAGACCGTACGGCAGTTGAAGCTGTTTATGATTCTAAATTTCCTACTGCTAAAGGTTATCGTTATGAAATCCACGAAACTTATGTAACTCGTAAAAACATGATGAATGGCAAGGAATTTCAAGAGCGTTACGATACACCGCACTATTGTTCACCTAGTTCAGAAGCATACTGGAGCATGTAAGATGATTATTCAAGAATACGAAATGGGCGAAACTGTAGAATACATGGGTCGCATCTGGGAAGTTGCTCAGTACGTAGAAGAGCAGCATTTGGTAGAACTTGTAGACTGGGATAGCCAAACAACTGAGTGGGCACCAGCAGAACAAATTGCAGCATGTGATTTTGGATACTAAGGAGTTAACTATGGAAACTTACACTGAAACTTACAAGGGCCGGGAGTATACTGTATATCATGGCTCACCTTTTGATCGCGGTGCTGCTGATTCATATTATGGACGTGGGCGTGATCCGCACTATTATCCAAACGGTTCATACAACGGCGAACCAGTAGTAGTACTCACAGCAGAAGAGCTTGACGCATACAATGCTGGTTTTGATCATAACGAACTTGTACTTCGTGACTTTAAGGATTGGGGTTAACATGAACGTGACCTTGCATTGTACAGACAAGGACCAAAATGTTGAGGCGGAAATACTAAATCGACGTGATGGGGAATTCCTAGAAGTAGTAATTAATCGATCTATTAAGGTTAAACTACAATACAACAAGTCTAACCGAGTTTATGTTGGTTCTGCCGCTGGACTAGAATTCACAGTTAAAGATGATGGTGTTCCAGAACAACACACCGTAAAAGAATTTAAACGTCGGAGATAATTATGAATCGTTTTCGTGCAGTTCTCAATCACCCAGGTTACAAGTGGTGGATGAAGTTGACAGATATCCTGCTCGCTGTTATACTAGCAGCATTGGTACTAACTTATTTTGTAGGAATTTAAAATGGCTACTGAAGCAGAAAAAGAAGCACTAGTAGAAACTCTCAAGTTTACCCCACGCACCTATGTTATCCAACTATGGGGCTATGGTGGTGAAGTAGTTATGGGTCGTGTTAAGCGCGAAGTATATGACTACTTTAAAGAGAATCAAGTTGACGTTGGCGAATACGCATATGACTGGGACAACGAACTAGAAGTCCCCGAAGACGTACAACCGTTTACACCGGGCGAATGGCATAACTGCGATGACATTGTTCATGAATCGGGCATAGAAATGTCGGGCGTTTGTCATGTTACGGTATACGACGAAAACGGCAATGAAGTTTGGACGCACGGCCTGGATACCGCTGATCTAGACGAAGATGAAATTACAGTAATCGAATCTGAAGAATATTTTGCGCATTTTGAAGCACCGGGTACTGTGGTCTTTTACGGACAGAGTTTTGAAAAGGGTACCTTTATGGGCGGGCCAATTGAGCTCACTGCACCGTTTGATCCTACAAAGCTAAAATTCTACTATAATGACATCGAAGGCTGGCCGTTGTGCAGCAACGTGGAATACGACGATCAGGACATCGAAGGACTGTTCGATGAGTATGATACCACTGGCAAGAGTTCAGACTTTTATATGTGGTTGGTTAACGAAGACGGAAGTCTAACCGGAGCAGATGAATGAAAGACCTAATTGGACCAATTGTAATTCTTGTAGTTGCTGTATCGGTAATTGCGGGCGGATTCGTAGTACATCGTTGGTGGAATTATAACATGCCGTTTGGCTACGAAGATCAAGTTCGCGATACTGTATGTGAGATGCTCAAGCCAGAAGCACTACGCGAAGGAGCATGCAAATGATTGATCGTGATCTACTAGTTACACTATGTGAAGGCAACGACTCAACCGTAGAGCTTTGTGCAGAACTGCTTGAAGTATTTCCAGATGCAGATTGGCCAGAACTTGCAGAGCATTTTGCTGATCGACTGCGTGCGTTCTATGACCCGGACAACGGTCAAACCGAAGAAGAGCACTACGAAAATAACCTTGCCTGGGGCGAAGATATCTTTGAAGAATATTTTGAGGAGTTTAAGTAATGGCATTTGAATGGCCCAGAATCCACAAGTGGGAAGAAAACATTATTCGCGATATTGAAGAATCGGTTCAGGAATATGTTTTTGAGTACTATGGTGTAGACGAAATTACAGAACTAACCGAAGACCAGATTGCAGAAATTCAAGAGTTCTTTGAAGGCGAACACGAAGGCAGTATTATGAGCGCAGGGTTTTATACACTTCTTAACTGGTGGGAAAACGAGCAGTGGGAACCATGACAATCTTCACAAGTAAAGGCAGTCAACTTACCGTAAAGACAGACCCAGTCGTACGTTTGGATAACGGTATTGAGATTTGGTTTGGCAAGAAGGGCGAGACCGTAGAGATCCCCGCCGTAGTTTGGGCTTATGCTGTTGCGCCGGCGATAGAACGCTTACAGAAACTAAAGAAGACACAATGAACGAAGATGAATACGATAATCAATAACTTATACGCCCATAAAAAACTTTTATTTGACCTTTTTGGCTGATTTGAGTATAATATACACATATTAAACAGCAACAAGGAGCGTGAGATGATTAAGGAAATGCTTATTCACAACATTGCGTTTGAAGACGATTCTTGCGGCGAATACTGGGTAGATGCTGAAACTTTAGAATATATGTTTCCATCTGAATACAACAAAACAATGAGCGAGAATGAGTATTTTACCCTCGCACTCAAGTATCTTGAGTTGTATGTTGGTGATGTGGAAAATGTTGACTACGCCAAGATTGATTATTGGAGATAAAAGAATGTTTTTTGATAGACAGAAGATAGTGTTCCGCCAGGATCCTGTTGATATTGGCACCATACTCAACGGTGCTACTCTCAAAGAGGTGATTGAGCAGTTGGAGGCACTAGACGAAGCCGCTTTGATTGCTACAGACAAGGAAGGCCGCACCTTGCTGGCTGAGAGCCGCTTCTCGGTAGAGTGGTACGGTTACGACGGTGGCTTTGAAGTATATCTCAACCACTATCGCTGGGAGACCGACGAGGAAATGGAACAGCGCATCGCCAAGGAGAGCCAAGCGACCATGAGCAAGGCATCCAAGAAAGAAGAGCGCGAGCGCAAGGAATATGAACGACTGCGGGCAAAGTTTGAGAATAGTTAAGGAGAGAGACATGACTTTTAATACTTACGAAGACCGTGCTGCAAAGCGTAAGCAGGCTGAGCAGGTCATCCAAGACTTCCAAGAAGCGAGCCATCAGATCTTTGGTAGCCACTCATATGCTGCTGGCTACTTGGGCTCAGCACTAATCATTCTAATGCTAGATCATTGTAGCGAAGACGAGATTGCTCGCGACCTGCGTCACATGATGGAATCCACTATCCGATTCCAAAAAGAAGCACTGCTTAAAAAGTCAGCATAATGAAGGATGTATTCATCCGTTTGAAGAATCGTTAAGGAGAAAACAGAATGAGCATTGTAGCAACTTGCGGACACACACTAGACAAAATTGAAGGGCTTGGTGTCACCTGCGCTCGCAAGGGTGTAAATCGCCAGGGCGAGAACGTTGTAGAGCATGTTACACTATGCTTCTCCTGCTATCGAAGCGCAGTAATGCGTGATGAAATTTTGCTGTCTGAAGAAGCAGAAGACGCCTGGCTCGATGGTGAATACTCGGACGGACGCGAAGACTTGACACTGGACTTGCCCGATAGTACAATATACACATTGATGAAACAAGCACACGAAGAAGATATTACGTTTAATCAACACATCGAAAACATTCTTCGCAGTGAAATTGATCGTGTACTTGAGGAACAAGATGGACACTGATGATTGGACAGTATTTGCTTTTCTCGCCAGCATTGTGCTGTTTATGGGCGTTATTGGTTGGACTGAGTACAAGTACAAGAAAGAGCACAATTGGTGCGAGCAGCAAGGCGGTTATCAAGTTAAAACTGATCGAGGCTGGCATTGTTTTGAAATGAAAGAAATCGTTAAGGACTAAAAGGATGCGTAAAGTATACTACACCAAGCAGGGCAACGAGTATGTTCCTGTAGAAGAATATGATCCAGACATTATGGACGCACTTCCATACGGCACACATCTTACAGTTGTGAGACATGGTGGGCAAAGCAGACGCTACAATGTAGACCCTGCTGTTGCTCCGTTTGCGGCTGCGACACTAGCACTGGAAAACAAGTTGGCTGATATTATTCAGCAGGCTACGTATGCACAGCCTCATAAAAAACCTATTACAGAAGAACAGCGTGAGGCTTGGGAACGTTTTAGAGAAGTAATGGGCGATGAACTGGGTATGCTGAACCACCCAAGCATTATGGATGTGGCACGTAGGATTCTTGAAACTATTCAAGCAGAAGCAGAAAAGCAGTTAACTAATCCGGCAGTTTGTCAAGCATATGATGATTATGTGCTGTTAGCAACACTATCAAAGGAGTCAGCTGAATGAGTTGGCCAGTAGCATTTTCTTGGGTTGGTGGTATTTGGGGTGCGGCTGCTATGGTATGGGCATTCTGTTGGATGGCTGTGAGAATTTCACAAGCAAACAATCGCTTACTTGAAACAATGGAAAAAACAAAATGAAGTGGCTGCAAAATTGGTTTGATCGGCGTGTAGAAAACTCATGGAATCGTGCTGCTGAACGTAAAAAGGAAAGCATCTCTCTTAGAGAAGTACGTGGCGATGATCGCAACGGTTTACAGATTCAAGTAACCAACGCAGTTGGTGGGCGTGTTGTACAGATTGGTATGTTTAATAAACAACAGCACGAGTACAATTACACTACATACATTATAACAGACGAACAAGATTTCAATCACGAACTTGCTAAGGCAATCACCGCAGAATCACTAAAGGCTGTATAATGGATATTGATAAAATTGACACCGTAGAAGATGTGCCAGGAATCACCCGTGTAGAAGTTATTGACGAAACTGGACGTGCGTATGTAAACACACGAGTCAATGGCACAGTACAGTACAGTCTACAAGACGGTGGACGCACTCTTAAAATCTTTTTACAGAGCAAACAAAATGAACATTCAGCATAATCCAATTTATAATAGTGACCTTGTAATCAAACACTACTCTGAGCGGGATGGTGTTCCGATCAAGTATGTTTGCACCTCTGCTTTGGACAATGAAGAGTTTGCTATGGACATCTTCTATCGTGACACTCCTCATCCTGAGTTTGGTAATCGGTACTTTGGTCTGTATATGAATCGTTTTACCGAGCAGGTTATGATCACCAACGCCGATGCCATTGAAGGTAAAGAGTTTGCTATGGTCGAAGACCTGAATGGCGATCTGGTTTATTCTCAGCATCGTCATGACTTTAGAATGATGAAGAATGGTAATATGATCGATGGTGGTCGTGCCTATGTTCGTGCGAATGGTATGATTCGTTCCTTTGAAGTAAAGGACGGTGAGTTTGTGGAGATTAAAGAATAATGGATTGGGCAGTATATACAAAAGCAGAAGTAGAAGACTTGCTTAACGCTGAACGCGAGCAATGCGCTCGTCTTTGTGAAGAAACAAATCCAGAACTAGCAAAAGAGATTCGAGAACGTATGTCATGATGACTTCAGTTGTATTTTGGGTTTTTACAGTAGTAGCACCTAATGGTGTTATTGCTGTTTATGAGGAATACCCTACAGCAAAAGAATGCGCTGCGCATTTAACGGAATATACACGCATGAGTCTGTCAGAGTTTCGTGCTGATTGTAGCCCTCGACACAGAACTACGTGGACAAAGAAATGAAACTAATGATAGCATACATTGCGTACTACTTAGGACATTGGATTAGTTTTCCGATGTATTGGTTTGATTGGGGCTGGCTATATCCAGCATACAATCGACTAATGATTTGGAGCGCAGAACTTGACGACGAAGGAGTGATTTGGAGTGCACCAGATCGTAAGAGTTGAACCGGCTATTCCAGCATTCAATATTACTTGGAAAATTACTTCCAAGTGTAATTATGACTGCATGTATTGTCGTATAGAGGATCATAATCCAACTGCACAACATAAGTCTTTAAAAGAATTACAAGATATATGGATGTCAATAATTAGTAAAAGCGCACATTTGAACCTTCCGTATAAAGTTGGAATTAGCGGCGGTGAGCCAGTATCAAACAAGGATTTTCTTCCGTTTATCCAGTGGTTAAAGAATAGGCCAGAAAAAATATTTTTGTATTTGACTACCAATGGTAGTGCTAGTTTAGCATATTACAAACGTGTCGCTGAGATTGTTGACGGATTATCGTTTAGTTTACATTCTGAACATGTACACGAAAGTAAATTCTTTAATACTGCACGAGAATTAGATAAACTTATGATACGTCCAGAAAAAAGTTTTCATGTAAATATCATGGATGAGTTTTGGAATCAAGACAGAATACCTATATATGAAGACTACCTTAAAAAATATGATATATCGTATAGTGTGAATTCTATTAATTATACTCATAAAACTCGAAACAAACCTATATTACAAGGAAACAATGACCTTAGAAAATCATAAAAACTATAATTGTATTGTGTATACCGACAGTAATCAGCATTATTATCTTTCGGCTAATTGGATTCACAATAATAAATTGGATAATTGGGAAGGATGGCAATGTTATGCTGGAGTTAATCGCATTTATATTGATGATGATAATGTATACGGTGGAAATTGCTTTAACGATTATTTAGGATCATTATCTGAGGGTTGGGAATTATTTTATAACACAACTACCTGTAAGAGAAAAACTTGCACAGGATGTACTGACGATTTAATGATAGAAAAATATGCACCTGTATCTACACAAAGCAGCGAAGAAACTGAACATTCATCCTAGGCTGCTCAAAGCAGATGTCAAGCAAGGACGGTTACATCTAAACGATGACGGCTGCGTTGATTGTGAAGAATTAAAAGAGTTGTATCCAGATCAGTGGCAACGTGCGTATGAGTCCAATTTGGATTATTATGAAGGCATGAAAGAAACTGCTAAACAGTTAACTATGCCGGACGCAACTGATCTCGAAGCAAAACGTCTTTATCGTGCTATTCGTAAACTAGAAGCGGAGAACTACAGTTTGCGCAAACGAGTAGCAGACCTAGAAGCGCAACTGTATCGGCATTGAACCCTTATATAGAATACTCAGACAAGTTTGATCGGTTTGCTGCTGAGAAATTTCCTCATCAGCTTGATGTTGCGCTTGAATTAGGTTTACTTGATGAGTGTATGGAATGGTGCCGCAATAATCTAGAATACGAGTACCGCATTAACCAAACTTCGTTTAGCCTTAAAGATTGTCAATATCATTTTTACTTTGAAGATTCACAAGACGCCGTAGCATTTACATTAAGATGGGGCAAGAAATAAATAAAGCATGAGCTGTAACAATGGAAAGGCATGCTCCACCAAATGGTGTGGGTGGCTACAGAGCCTAGCACAAATCGCTGTAGCTGGAGTTATCGTTTACGCTGGATTCATCGTAAATCAACACATGGAATCGTGGACTCGTGCTTTTGATCAGGGCAGCAAAGATTTACACAATATCAGTCGAGCAATGACCGAAATTGAAACTGACATGCGTATTATTAAAGTACAAATGGACGGTATGAATATCAATACTGCTGGATTAAATCAAAACTTTGCGCACTTAAATCGTCAGATGGATGCGATGAATTATCAAGTTGGCAGCATTCGTAATCGTTTCTCTCCAATGGGCATGATGCGTGGAATGATGCCATGGTAGTATGTAAATGTAGGGATATTAGAGAAGAAGATTACCCTACAGAAGCAGAACTAAAAGAACGCATCATGAAACCCGATTTTAATTGTGGGCAATGTCAGATGCGTTATTTGATGGTTGACGAACAACCTAACACCCAGTATAATACAAAAACTCAGAGTACAGCCACTTAATACATATATGCGGACACTATGTCGACTACTGCTTCCGCGGGTCAGGTTACGGTTCGAAACGTTTACCGTTGTACTTTAAGTGTCCTGGGCATGACAATAATCTGCCCATATTATTTTGTAGGGATGGTATAATGGCATTACGCTGGTCTCCAAAACCAGAGATTGAGGTTCGATCCCTTGTCCCTGCGCCATTATTACTTAAATATAGTAAACAACGAGGTGACCAAAATGAATATGGTTTGTGCTGTTTTGGACAGCGTAATTTTAGTACTTACTGTAATCACAATGTTTGCTGTTTTAAGAGGGTGGAAAAATGAAAAAGAAGCGCACTAAAAATCCAGTTGCTCGGTTTATGAATGATTTCAACAAGCCTGCAACACACCGAGACCGAACAAAATACTCGCGCAAAGCAAAACACACAAAACCTCTGTTGTAATATTTTTATTTGTTTATATTATGAGCAATATCTTTTTTGTTCCGTATCATAATAGCGGCGGACATTTTTTAACATGGTCAATGTATTATTTGTGTGGGTACGACGAATATTTTTCAAAAGATGAAGACAAATATATATCTTTGCCAGAAATTGATAATACAATTACCCAGACTCGAAAAAATTTCCATATTTTTAAACCAACAAAATCAAGAGGTTATAACGACACGTTAAACAAAATTGGAAAGGCGGAGTTTATCTATGCATCGGTAATTAGTGATGAGCTTGCAGCAAAACATCTTAATATTGATCTTAACTATCAAGACGATAACCATAAAAAGCAACTAGAAGAATTTAATGCCGAAGATTCTATAAAACTTTTTAATATTTCAAAAGATTACCCGCTAGTATTTATTGATTATTGTGATTACGATTATCGCAATCAGTTTTATAATAATAGAAATCCACTATCACGATCATCTAAGAGTTATGATTCATTTGAGGACGAACTTAAAGAGGTGGAATTGTTTTATTCATCTAAAACTGGTAATTATTTTGATGAAAATATTTGGGATCGTAGAGAAAAATTAGCATTAATGCTTAACTACTTATATAAGAAATTTGACTATTATAAACATTTTGATAAAACTCTTCCTCATCTATACTATAATACAGATGATATCTGGAACGGGCTTGATTCAATTGTATACGAAATAGCAGAATTCTTTAATCAAAAAATTGATTATGATAGATTTACATCCTGGAAAATAATTTATTCGCGTTGGCGAGAGAATCATAAACAATATTTCTCTAGACATTTAAATAGAATTACACGTGCTATCGTTAATAACGAATATCTATCATTAAAACGTTTCGAAATGGATTTTTATAAAGAATGTTTAATTCAAAGTTCATTAATTTATGATTACAATTTAAATTTAAAAACATGGGGTTTGGAAAAATTTCCAGAAAATACTCGGGATTTACACTCATTGCTTGAGCCAAATATACATGTGATTTAATTTGTTGTTTCTATACCACAATTTATGGTGTAAAATTTGCATTGTAAGTTCTCTCAAATTCTGTTTATAACCCTATAAAAAATTGTTGAAAAAAACTCGCAAAATACGGTTGACCTTTTTGACTAGATCGGCTACAATACTAGTATGAGCTAAGGGAAATAGGTCCCGCTCAATTACAGGAGAGTCAAAATGACTAAGATGTATAAAGCAAAAATTATGCTTCCAAATGGTGTGCTTACAGAACGTCAAGCACGTGCGCAACATACACTCGAAGCCAAGCAGATTTTTGAAACCTATGGTAAAGTTGTAGGCGGACCGTTTGAAGTTATGAACCCGCAAACTAACACTTCGTGGTTCTAATAAAATGGAAGTATTGTTTGTACTACCGCTTGCATTTATTTTTTATTATGGAAACATTGTATAAGGAGATTTTATTGTGAATAAGGAAATTCTAAAAGTTATGGCAACTAACATTTCTAAATTTGTTGCAGTTATCGGCAGTTACTTTGCAGTAACGGTTGGCACAGCATTTTTGGCAAACTACCTTTACGGCTGGGGTAAGCAGGAAGTATTCCTGTCTACTATTTTGTTGTCAGCAGCAGCAATCGGTGTATGGGCGGCATACGACTACGCTAAGTGGAAAGTGGATTTTGACGCTAAATTTGGTAACAAGTAAGGAGATGGGTATGTTTGAAGATGTTCGTAAAGAATTGGAAGAAAGCGTTCAACGTGTTCTGGATAAGTGCGATGCTATTATCGCTAAACTAGACGAAATGGAACGCACGGAAATGGAATCAGAAGCACGGGAGGCAGACTACAATGGTTGATATGCAAAAGAATGCAGCAGAACTTCTTCGTTTTATGCAGGATGCACAGCGTTATGGCTTGCGCGAAGAAGCAGCAGGGCAATACGCACATCTACAAGCACTAGCACGCGAAATGCGTATTGCACGAGTAGAACAGCGTTATGCTCATGTGGATATCTTGTAATGAAAACTCGTACCAAATGGATTTGGATCCACGTACTAGCAGCAGTACTTTTTATCCCACTGCTGTTTGTTACACTAGGATTGCACATTATTTCTAACCAAATTGCCGAAAAGCAGGAGGCATAAAATGGATTATGTAAGCGAAGCAACTGATTTTGACACCATTGCATACGGGCTCGAGCGTTATCAAGCAGATGCACTGGAAACACTATGGTTTGAAGAATTGCGACATTTTGAGGACAGCCCAGCAGAGCTTGTAGATGCAGCAAATGTTCTACTTGCAATATGTGGCAGTCCAAATCGTGTATCAAATGTCGCGTTTGATGAAGGGGATCGTGCGTATACTTGGCAGATTTCCCGTACACTACACTAACTTGTTGTAAAAATACAACAAAAAAGTGGTTGACACTGGTTGAAAAACCGTTTATATTTTAATTTCCATAAACAAATTGAGGAAGACCAAAATGACTCGTAACAAGACTAAAATGACTCGTAAGATGCGCACCCATACCATGGAAGACGCGGTCGTAAAAGCAATCATGAAGGGCCGTAAGAGCATTCATCGTTCTGCATTGTTTGCCATTGTAGATTACATGCACGGTCCTATCGAAGGATACGATTTGAATACCAGCATCCTGAATGAAGTAGCTGAAAATGTAAGCGCACTAACTGGACTGAATGTTCGCTATGATGATTGCACTGACAAGGGCAATGAAAAGGCCAAGATTACCTGGGCTTGACATTTAGATACATCAGCCATATAATATGCACAAGAGTTAGGCAATGGGGCCTAACTCGAATTTATCAAGGAGTCTATTATGAAGAAAATGACTAAGACTACGCTCAAGAATAAGTTGAGCAAGGGTATTGCTACAGTAGCCTTCATCAAGAAAGACGGCACCAAGCGTGTTATGAAGGCAACCCTGGCACCAGAACATTTGCCAGTTGTTGAAGCACGGGCAAACGCAACCCCACGCAAGGAAAACCCAGATGTACTGGCTGTGTTCGACATGGAAAAGAAGGCATTCCGTTCTTTCCGTATTGACAGTATTCAGTCTTTTGAAATGGATTCCTGATGTCTATTCAGGTTCATCACGCAAAAGGTGATACTTCAGGATTCCTGAACGACTTCGCTGAACCAACCATCATCGAAGCCGACCAGGATATCTTGGCATATTTCTTGGCCAATACCGAGGCACAGAAAGACATTCCTGCTGGGATCCAGTGGAATAACGTGCTCATGAGCAATGACGATGATGTAGTTACACCCAGCGATTATCATCTGTTGTTTGCGCAGGATATTCGAACATTCTATCGTAATCGTATCATGATGCGCCGACTGAAAGGGCACCAACCTAGCCACTTCCAGAACAAGGTTTATCAGTTTGTGACATCTGATAAACCAAATCAAATTGAAGTGGATAATCAGGGTATCATGATTAAACTTCCAGATTTTTATGTGTATGATCGAGCAATGGATCATTTGCATGAAAACTATCATACCAAGTTTGAAAGCAATTTTAAACACAAATACAATTCCTTAAACATACTGGTTGAACCAGTAACATACACACTGTCTTTTGTGGAACACACACAGAAAAAAACCAAGAATATCAAAAATCACGAGTATTGGTTTGTTGATTCTGATCAGATTTTGCATAAACTAAGTTTTGATATTGAAAATCCACTGAAACACTTGTTTGTAAAACATTTGAAATCTTCTAACGGTGTTTTGGATATTGCTGCCTGTCGTGTTCATGCATCAGTACCAGGATATGAAGATTTCGATTATCTGGAAATGGAACACTGGGAAATTCAGTAGCTAAATAACCTGCATGTTCTATAACGATCAACTTGAAACCATTATCCACGAATCAATTATTCGTGTTATGGGTGTACTATACGAAAGTCGTATTGTAGAAGGTGCCAACATGGGTGCCATGATGCGATTGTTTAATGTTGGTGAGGAAGTATGTTCTAAATATGACGACATGCTCGTTGCATTTGACAATGACTTTTTTAATGATTACGAAAGTATCACTGGTATTGATCTGCGAGTAGCAGACCAAACGGTACACTAATGGAACGAGCAGTACACTTTTTAAAACGAAGTTATCACAGTGATCGCACGGCGTTTTACTTTGAAATGCTTTCGTTTATTTTCACAGTAGGCGCCAGTTTCAGTTTGGCATTCACTGCATCTGATCCTGATATGAGATACATCTACCCAGGGTTTTTTATTGGTAGTCTGTTTGGAATTTATGGCTATTATCGTAGAGAACTTGCATGGCCCATGCTGTTAACTGCATACTTTGCATTTGTGAATGTATTTGGGTTTGGCGTGGCTATGCTGTGGTGGTAGTATGAACGGACAATATAATATCTGGAATAAATGGGATCCTCTCAAAACAGTAATGTTAGGAGATTGTTATTCTGCTGAATTTTTTAGAGACATTAAAAACGCCCGTATACGTTCGTTGCTGATGCAGATTGCAGATGAAACACAAGAAGATTTAGCATATTATGAATCTGTTCTTAAAGATTTCGGCTGTAATGTTTTACGACCGAAACTTGATTTAAATGATAGTATTTTAAACTATGCAGATGTTAATGGAAAAGTAGCAGGATCTCAAGGAATACCTAGATCACCGTTGCAAACAAGAGATCATCAATTAGTAATCGGTAATAATTTACTCTACACAGGGCAGGATCATAAAAGTATAAAAATATCACTTGACGAATATAACAAAAATTATGATCGTATTGTGGGGCTAATGACAGAACACGTTTTTGAAGGATACAGAGGTTCAATAGAAAGCGCACCGGATTGGCCTTCGTACGATGATTATGTACAATCGTATATTAATAATAGTGATATTAGTAATATTGATGCCATTAATCAAGAGTTCAAAGAAATACACGAAGACCAGAAAAATAATAATATACATTTTCCTGTTGAAGCACCATCTATTACAGTTGTTGGAAAAGATATCTATATTGATAGCCGTGATGTTAAATCTGAATTGTTTAATTATTATCTAACTAAATTAAAAATTCAGTATCCAAACTTTAGGGTGAATGTATTAACCATTGGCGGTCACAATGATGGGTGTTTTCATACTATTAAAGAAGGCGCAATTTTAAGTTTACAAGAAATTCAAACTTATGAAGACAGTTTTCCGGGCTGGGATGTTTGTTATCTTCCCGATCAAAGCTGGAGCAAGGTTACTGGATTTTTAAAAATAAAGGCTCAAGTTTACGGTAAATGGTGGGTACCTGGACAAGAAGATAATGATGAATTTACACATTTTGTCGAAACCTGGCTCAATGACTGGGTAGGTTATGTTGAAGAAACTGTGTTTGACGTGAACGTATTAGTTTTAGATGAACATCATGTGTGTGTAAATAACATGAATCCAACTGTTATTGAATTTCTTAAAAAACACAAAATGGAACCGGTTCATGTTCCCTGGAGACATCGATATTTCTGGGATGGTGGTCTCCATTGTATTACACTTGATTTGTACAGAGATGGTGCACAACAAGATTATTTTCCAGAAAGAAAAACATCTATTTTTGATAAAGGATATTAAGATGACAGCGACAACTCACGAAGAAATCGTTGCAGCGTATGAAACATACATTGCAGAAAACGAAAAGTTTGCAGACAAGAAAGTCAAGGCAGCAGCAGCTCGTGCTCGCAAGGCACTAATGGAAATTACCAAGCTCGCCAAGACTCGTCGTGCAGAAATCACTGCCGAAAAAGACGCAATGTAACATGGCTCGTTATACTCTACCCGTGGTCGAAGACCCAGATACCGGCGAACTTATGCTAGAATTCACTGAAGAAGTTCTGCAAGAGCTTGATTGGGGGTTGGGAACTGTGTTACAATGGACCGACAACGAAGATGGTACTTGGACACTGGCTAAAAAGGTAGATGACGAATGACCATGCATCTTGTTAGAGGCATGACGACTACTCGTGTCGCCAAGAGTAAACGCAAAATTACTCGAGTCGACCACGAGCGGTATGTCGAATCTCATCGAGAATACAACAAGCGTTTAAAACAACAACACAGACACGCTGAACGTCTAACGCTTGACCAATACATCGATTACGTACACGGCAAAAGCCCTGTGCGTGCTAAACAGATAAGTAAACATTACACACACGCAGAATATCAACCTAAAGAAGAACGTTATCAGCGTTCTGTACCAAATATTCCAAGTGTAGATTTACGTGGAAATTTTGTTACTAAAACAGAGCCCATGAAATACACAGGAACATTAGTTAAAGGAATTGCAACGATGCATAAATCCAATGCTGTTCCGGTAATTGATGATCAGCATGCAAAAGATATTTCTAAGATGCGTAGATAATATATGGCAAAAGACGATAACATTACATTAACAGGTACAGTAGTAGAAGTACTACCAGGCGCAACAGTTCGCGTTCGCTTACATGAAGCACAAAAAGAAATTATTGGTTATATCAGCGGACGTATGCGCAAGAATAACATCAAAGTTTTAATGGGCGATGATGTAGAAATTGAAGTTAGCCCATACGATTTATCTAAAGGACGTATCACACGTCGTAAATAAATACTTAACACTCTTTTGAAACGGAGGGTTAAGTATGACATTAGACCAAACAGCAATGAAACAAATCGTGTCTGAGTGCAAAGCTCAGAATAAAAAACCTTGCTTGCGTATAAAACTAAGCAACAATGTTGTAGAGTTCCACTACGACAGTTGTTCAGATATGCATTATGGTGGTTGCTTTGCTTACACAACAAATGGTGTAACTGTAAGTGCTCCTGCTGATTGCGAACATTTAGTTACTGGTCGCACACTCTATTATAACACTGATCAAGGATTTCAATTGCTATAATGCATAAATATGTGAAAACATAAGGTGAATTTATGGCAAAACAAACAATTAATATTGGTGCATCTGCTAACGATGGCACTGGTGATCAATTAAGAACAGCATTTGACAAAATCAATGATAATTTTGATGAAGTATACACTGCTGGGCCGGTTGGAACCAACTTAAAAATTACTGCAAGTACATTAACTAGCACTGAAACAAATGGCAGCATCACAGTAGTACCAACTGGCACAGGTCATGTTACAGTCAGTGATGATGTATTAATTGTGTCTACCAGCAGAACGCCAGCAAGCGCAGTGGGTGTTAGTGGTGATACCGCAGGCATGATTACCTGGGACGGCAGTTTCATTTATGTTTGCACAGCAAACTATGATGGTTCAACTGCTATCTGGAAAAAAGCAACACTAGCGGCACTGTAAACATATGGCGCAGCCAGTTTGGGTAACCGATCCAGGAAGTCTGGGCACAGTTGAAGAAGGAAAATTTTTCCAAATTCCACTGTCTGCTTTTGATCCAGATTATCCAAACGACACATCAAAAATCAGTTATCTGTTAATTTCTGGAGAACTTCCACAAGGCGTTCGTGTAGGAGCGTCTGGGTTAATAGAAGGCATTCCTCAGGCATTTGGATTAGTAGCTGGTGTTCCTGCTGAAGTTGGTGAAAATGTTACATCCAGATTTACGGTCAGAGTATACAATGATTTAAACAGAATAAACGACAGAACATTTTCAATCACAGTGGTTGGTCAAGATGTGCCCACGTTTACTACACCACCAGGACAGATAGGCGCATATTATGATGGGGATTATGTAAATTATCAGATTGAGTTTAGTGATGATGATCCCAATGATGATGTTGAAATTTCAATAACCAATGGATTATTGCCGCCCGGACTTACATTATCGTCTACTGGTGTTATCTCTGGGTACATAAAGCCAATCGCTGAGCTCGAAGAAAATGCCATCGCAGGCTGGGATCGTGATGGGTCTGCATTTGATGAATTTCCATATGATTTTAGTTCAAGATCCATCAACAAAAATTATGAGTTTGTTTTAAAACTTTCAGATGGTAAACAATCAGAATTGAGAGCATTTTCTATATTTGTTTACAGCAGAAATAGCACAACCGCAGATACCACTGACATTAGTGCTGATAATTCTTTTATCACCACTGACATAACAATATCCAGAAATCCATACATTGATAATTATACACCGAATTTGGGCACATATACACATGATAATTTTTATGCCCATCAATTTGTTGGTGTTGATCCCGATGGTGATCAGGTTAGATTTATATTTCTGGGAGGAACACTGCCGCCAGGTCTGCACTTGGACGAAGTAACCGGGTGGATGCTGGGGTATATTCCAGATATCGGCATTCAAAATCTCACATATAATTTTACAATAAGAATTGCCAAACAAATTAATATATCTGCATATCGAGATTATGCCTTCAGTCTGGTGATATCTGGAAGTGTGGGTAATGATGTTACCTGGATAACAGATTCAGACCTGGGTACCATTGTCAATGGAAACATAAGCACGCTATCAGTATCAGCTGTGCATGTTAATAATATCAGATTAAACTATAGAATAAAATCTGGTTCGAACAGCAAACTACCGCAAGGGCTGAAACTAGAATCCAGTGGCAATATCATTGGTCGCGTTGGTTTTGAAACATTTTCGCTGGATGGCGGAGATACTACATTTGATAAAGATCTCAGAACCAGACTCTCCATTGACGAAACCACGTTTGACATGGTGTATGAATTCACAATTGAAGCCTACAACGATGAAGAAATTGTGAACATAGGAAAAACCTTCACAGTTGAAGTTGTTAAGCAATTTAAAAAACCCTGTCAGTGTTTGAGAATCGAAGCCTTGCCTCCAATCAACGACAGAGCTGTAATTAACCAATTGGTCAACAATCAAGATATCTTTAGACCAGAATGGATTTATCGTGCTGATGATCTTTATTTTGGGGTACAGAAGAAAGTAAGGTATGAGCATGCTTATGCCATGAACCCAGTTCACGTTTCTGATTATATTGATGCTATGGTCACACACCATTATCGTAAAAAACTTATTCTGGGGGAAATTAAAACTGCCAGAGCACTGGATGACAACGATAATGTTTTATATGAAGTGATATACAGCCAGATCATAGACGATCAAGTTAACAAACAGGGCGAAAGTGTTTCCGAAAGTGTTCGGCTAAAATACCCAATCAACGCAGGAGATAGCACAGAAATTAATACTGTTTACCCAAACAGTTTAGAAAACATGCGTAACACTGTGATTGATAGCATTGGCAAGACTGCAGACGTTCTGCCAAGATGGATGTTAAGCAAACAAGAAGATGGATCAATTCTGGGATTTGTTGCTGCTTGGGTAATTGCGTACACCATACCAGGAAGATCAAAACAAATTGCATACAACATCACTGAACAGTTTGGCGATGAATTAAATAAAATTGATTTTATTGCTGATCGATATACCCTAGATGGATCGGTATCTCAGAATTGGGACATTGATGCACAACGCTGGAGCACTTCGTCTTTAACTACTTTTGACAGAGAAAACATCAATAACCAATTGGTGATTACCGGTGATACTGATATTTACAGTGCTGACGATAACATCTGGCCCACGGCTGATCACGCTGCCGCTGACGCATCAGCTGAAACAATATTTGATGGCAACAGTACCAAATTCATAACTAGTATTAGTATTCATGAGTATACAGACAGATACGATAAATATATATTATTTCCACAAACAAGGATTATAGAACATGGCGAGTAACATTAACCCAAATAACATTGATACAGCATATCCAGTAGCTGGTCAGGATAACGATAGTCAGGGGTTTCGTGATAATTTCACAAATATCAAATCAAACTTTGAGTTTGCAGAAAACGAAATCGAAGACCTACAAGGCAAAGTTATTTTAAAAAGTGCATTGACTGGAACTAGCTTAGACAATGACATGTCAGGAGCCATTATATCAGCAGTGACCCTCAAAGATCCCAGAGAATCTGTAGATACACTGGGAACCATTACTGGCACAACCACAGTTAATGTTGCAGATGCACCATATCAAACAGTAACTACTAGTGGTAACATTACACTAGCATTTACTGGTTGGCCAACATCTGGACATTCCAAGGTGCGTGTTGCTATCACAATTGCCAACACTAGTCATACAGTAACCTTACCAGTTGCAGTCGACACAGGACTGAACACTATTCAGGGCATTGACGGTAATAGAGTTATTACTTTTGCTGCTACGGGAAAATATGAACTTGAATTCAGTACTAGCAACGGTGGCAGTTCAATCACAGTCCGTGATTTAAGTCGTGTAGCAACATTTAACGCATTCGAAGAAACACCAGTATCTGATAGTACTGTAAATGATGCAAATATGAATTATATTGGTTCCTGGGCAACAACAGCCGCGGGCGCCGGCGATATTGATTTACCGGACGGCACGGAAGGTCAGCTAAAAAGTTTTGGCTTATCGTACGACGGTGGTGATTTAACAATCAATGTCACAAGTGCTGCTTGGAACTCTGGTTCTACTGGTACTATTACACTTAATGACGTTGGCGATGCATGTATTCTTCAATACATGAACAGCAGATGGTTCGTTGTGGGAAATAACGGCTGCACTATTGCATAATTTAATTGACTTAATCACGAGGTCCGTGTATAATTCCATAAATTAACAGGAGAATACATGGACCTTTCATCTTATATGCGCTTCGTTGAAAGCGTGACATCCGAACAATCAAACAACGTTGATAGTTTTTTAGAAACTGTTGATAAACTAGCCACAACCAGCACAGTCAATATGCCCTTGCTCATAACCGCAGCAATTGGACTAGCAGCAGAAAGCGGCGAATTTTGCGAAATTCCTAAAAAAATCTTCTTCCAAGAAAAGCCATTAAATACTGACACTATTTTTCACATGAAGCGCGAACTCGGCGATATTATGTGGTACTGGGTAAATGCTTGCCGCGCACTCGGGTTAGATCCTAACGATGTAATTGAAGAAAATGTGCGCAAACTTGAAGCACGTTATCCAGGTGGTGAATTTGATAGTTGGTTCTCAGAGAATCGCAAAGCCGGAGACTTGTAATGGAACATCCGTTTCTTAACACTGAAGAAATTGTAAAAATGAAAATAGAAGATATTCAGAGTAAGATAACGGAGTTAACGAACAAGTTAAGTATTGCACACAGCACTAGCAATAGTTATCTGGTACATCAGGTTAGCATGGCTCTTGAAACATATAACGTAGCGATGCAAAAGAAACTTTCTGAAATGTTCCCCAAAGACACTGAAGAAAAATATAAAGATAAGATTGATATTAAATGAATGTAAGACTAAATTACGACTTTGATTTTACTGCTGGTATCTGGATGGATGATGAACTTCGATTCAACCGATACAAGTTAGGCATATATATGATTACTGGAACCAACAACAGTTATAATCAAAGTACAGCCATGGAACGCATTAGATATTTTTTAGGCAAGGTATCGCGCAGCGTTTTCATCCATCAAGAAAATACAGAAACCATTGAAAAATTAATTGATCTTGGTATTCCGATCATTACGTTGCCGGGCGATCCATATGATCAGTTTGTTGAGCTTGCTCTTTATCGTAAGTTTAATGCAATAACAGAAGGCAACATAATTGTTACTGATATTGAATTTGCTAGTTTATTTGGAGACTTTATCAATTACTTGCACTGTGACGAAGAAGACCTGGGCCCGTTTGCTGAAGATAATTGGTGGAGCAAACCCACACTGGAACAATTTGATAAAAAGCTCTTGCACAAGGGGAAAAACGTTGTTAAAATTACACGTTATCCAGACTGGAAAGAAGTTGATCTAGGCTGGGAAGAGGAAATCGAAGACGACGTTGAATACGTCGTCGAGTTCACCCCAGATAATTCTGTAACATTTGAAAAAGATGAAAATTGACGTTTACGGGCAACTAGTATATACAGAACAAGATGTTTGCGACGAGTTAATGCGTAATCCAGTGTTAGAGGATTATGGTACGTTTCTTGTTGAAAATTTACCAGACATTGATAACATTGTTAAACAATATCGTGAACCAGATGTTGATGTTGAAGAATTTCACAAGCAAAACCAACAACAGTGGTTTATGCCGGCGGAATACAAAAATCTTGATATAGCAAAACATATTTTAGATTTGTGCAACACAGACGATGAATTACAACGTGTCGGCGAAGAGTTATTGTTATATCAAGAACGAGATCTTTTTGACTTGTTACGCTATCTGCTTTACCTGGTAGACACAATGAAAAAACATAATATCATCTGGGGTGTGGGCAGAGGGTCAAGTGTAGCAAGTTACGTATTATATCTTATCGGCATACATCGTGTGAATTCAATGTATTACGATTTAGATCCCAGAGAATTCTTGCGCTAAATATGCGTATATAATGGAGAAGCTATAATGGCAAAAACATACAGAACAGCGAAAGGAAAAACTGTTGACATTGGTGCGCTGTTGAGTCAAAATGAAGATGTTCGTGCAGTAGGTAACATGAATGTTAACGCACGCGGTGATCTTATTGACAGTCAAAATAAAACAATTGAACGCAAATCTAAACAAGTTCAGAAACAATACCGCAAACAAATTGGTAATCGTGTAACCGATGATGTTGTTTATTCTAGTAGGCGTGCAGCAGAAGCAGCGCAAAATGCCGCTAGTATTGCAGAAGAATATGCTAAAAAAGAACCTGTTGAAGTTCAAAAAGAGGTTAAAGAAGAAGTTAATGTTGCGCCGCCGGTTCCAACAGTAGATCCAGCAATCGAGGCTATCGAAGAACCTCAAGCAAAAGGCGGATTAGCAGCAGCTCTTGCAAAGGCACGGCAAGTCAAACAAGAACCACTAAAAACTGCCAGACAACAAGCAAAAGAACAACCGGGCGTTAAGAAAATTTAATTATGAGTACTCTAGTAACACATAAAATCACAGGATTGCGTGCAATCAAGGATCATGTTCTGGTAACAGACATGAATTTTCACGAAAGATTTACTGAAGGCGGTATCATTATTCCTGGTGACAACGGAACCACTGCTGGAATCAGACCTCGCTGGGCGATGGTGGTAGCTGTGGGTCCAGAACAACATGATGTCAAAGTTGGTGAATTTATTCTGGTGGATCATGGTCGTTGGACTCGAGGAGTCGCTGTGGAGATGGAGGGGAATCCGGCGGTCGTCAGGCGTGTTGATGCCAAGGATATCTTGCTTTCCAGCGATGAACCACACACAGATGATACTTTTAGCAGTGCGCAACAAGCACGTTTAGACCGCACTCGCACTGAAGGATCCATGCATAACTCGCATAACTGGTAATGCTTCAACCACAAACCAAACACGGCGTTGAGGCAATGGAGTCCATTCGCATGCTTGTGTTAGAAATGCATTCGGGATTTAATGACGGATTTATTGCAAGTCACTATAAACGCGATTTGTTTATTATCAAACATCTATTAGAACAAATCTACAACAACGCTCCTACCTTTTCAAACGAAGAAGAATGGGAGCATGAACTTTTACTTGACAAACTCTCCGAAAAATAGTATTATACGACTATGAAAGAACTATGGACTGAAAAGTGGCGTCCTCGCACAGTCAAGGACTATGTGTTTCGTGACGAAGCGCAGCGTAAACAAGTACAGGGTTGGATAGATTCTGGTGCTATTCCACACTTACTATTCTCAGGTGCTCCTGGTGTAGGTAAAACTACACTAGCAAAAATACTCATTAATGAACTTGACGTTAACGAATATGATGTGCTTGAAATCAACGCAAGTCGTGAAAACTCTGTTGATACTATCCGAGAAAAAATTACTGGATTCGTAGCCACAATGCCATTTGGTGCATTTAAAGTGGTGCTATTAGATGAAGCTGATTATATTTCTCCAAATGGTCAGGCTGCGCTGCGCGGCGTAATGGAAACATATCATGCAAGTGCCAGATTTATTCTTACCTGTAACTATCCAAATCGTATTATCCCTGCTCTACATTCTAGATGCCAAGGATTCCATATCGAGCGTGTGGATATTGTTGAGTTTACTGCTCGTATGGCTAACATACTTCTTAGTGAAGGGGTTAATTTTGAGCTAGATACGCTGGATACATACGTTAAAGCAACATATCCGGATTTGAGAAAGTGTTTGAATATGTGTCAAATGAATGTAACCGATGGACACTTAATCAAGCCAAACGGTGATGAAGGTGGTTCGCAGGATTACAAACTACAAGTAGTAGACTTGTTTAAAGCAGGCAAGATTAAAGAAGCTCGCAATATGCTTACTTCAAGTGTGCGTCCAGAAGATATGGAAGAACTGTATCGGTGGATGTATGACAACTTGGAGTTGTGGGGCGACACAGACGAAAAGAAGGATAAAGCTATCCTTACTATCCGCACCGGACTTGTTAATCATAGTTTTGTAGCGGATCCGGAGATTAATCTCTCAGCAACATTAGTAGAGTTAACATCATGAGATATTTTATGGCAACATATGCGCAAAAGGCAAACGGATCATTTGATGAAGCAGTGCGTGTAGACAAAAGATTGCGTAATCGAGATCTAGCAGAAGCTAGTGTTATTATGGATTTTAAGGAACGCAAAGTAGTAAAACTTCGACTAGAAGATGGCACAGTAGGCGATAAAAATTGGGACAGAGTTTGGTTGTATTATCACCAGCACTATAAGGATTTAATTGAAGATTTAGGAAGAGCAAATGGATACGAAGTTGAAGTTGAAACAGAAGCAGAACCTAGCCAAGGTTAAAAAATGATCATTGACATTGCAAAACTAACGGATTTTACAACCAACCATAATCATGACGCAGAAGTAGCTGTCCAAACATGGATGTGTGATGTATACAATCTAGAATCTGGTACTGTCACACAGGGGTTTGACCCAACATTTGATTTCGTGGTGAGCGGACAGCGTATCGAACTTAAAATTTCATCTAAGGGAACATCAAACGGCATGATTGAACTCATGCGAGACAACTATTCACCGTCTGGACTATCCGCTACGAAATCCGATATTCACGCATTTTTAAATCCAGCAGGAAACGGAATTGCAAAATTACGTTTGATTAAGACAAATGAACTAATTGCATTCTATTTTAGAAACACAAAAAATCGAACCTTAATTCCATCAGATGGTAATAAGCGTGGATCTTATATGGCTCCAATGAACTTTAAAGACCACAAAGATCTAATGATTGGTGAGTGCAGTTATGCCGACGGCAAGTTTGATCTTTCAACTATGAAAGACAATACATTTGCCAGATCCAATATTTTAAAAATGTTTGCATAGGTTATTGTAATGAAACACAAAAGAATTTTGGTTGACGCTGATGGTGTTTTATTAGATTGGATGTATGCTTTTGATCAATGGATGATCCGTCATGGATTTCAAGTAAAAGATCCAAACGGATATAAAGTAGACGAGCGTTTTTACATTGAGCATGATAAAGGCAAGATGTATGCCAAGATGTTTAATGAAAGTGCGTGGATTCGCAAACTTCCACCACACAAAGATGCTATTCACTATGTAAAGAAATTACATCAAGAACACGGTTATGTATTCCACGTAATTAGTTCGCTTAGTGATGATGAATATTCTCAGCACCTGCGTACTAAGAACTTGCGTGAATTGTTTGGTGATACTGTGTTTGAAAAGTATGTATATTTGGACACAGGTGCAGACAAGGACAATGCGTTATTGCCGTACAAGGACTCTGGTTGTTATTGGGTAGAAGATAAGCCAGAAAACAGCGAATTAGGCTATAATATGGGGCTAACTCCACTACTTATGGAGCATGACCATAACGCTGATCACGTTAGTGATAACGTGAAGCGTGTACAAAACTGGCGCGAAGTTTACGAAATTATTACCGAGAACGACACGTATTAAGGCATATATAGGGTTTGCCTGACATTATATCAGGTAAATCCCACGACTTCTGCAATGTTGTAAACCATTCAACACATTCGCTTAGAGGATATTCCAGTGCATTGTTATTTTTAATCATTGGTTTAATTTGCGAGTTGCCAGGTTGGTGCATAGTTTCCGGGTAAAATCCCGTAAAACAACATGGATATATAGAACCGTCGGCTGCTAGATAAATTTCTTGGTTTTGCATAGATATACAGTTTAATCTCGACGATTCGTCTATGTCTATTGACATTTTTATCGATGGATCAAACCAAGATAAATGATTGTTCAATAAATCAGTAACTTTAGGTATGCCGCCAGGCCATCCATTAGTTCCTATCCAATATTCAAACTCTCCTTTTCTAGAATACACAGGGGTTTGGTTTCTTCCTTGGTCCCACAGTGTGAAATCTGTAAACCCAAGATCTTTTGCTAATGCCTTGCATTCGTTGATCTGATGTTTGTTATGCATAAATGGTATAAATTTCCAAACAGCATTTCCGTTATTGTTAATAACAGATTTCGCGTTAGCAATAACTTTATTCCAATTCGTGTCTATTCTATAGGTGCTATGGGTATCTTCTAACCCATCCAATGCAAATAATATAGTGATGCGTCTATTTGCTAATTGTGCCCACCATTCTGGAGTATTAGCACTACCGTTAGTTTCGATTTGTATTTGCGAAGTGCTGTTAGTTAGAAAGTAATCAACTATTTTTAGCGCATCCTTGGCGTTAGAAAAGTCGCCAAGGTTACCATTAAAGTTAACATGCCTGATTTGCTTTAAAAAATCAATAGAAAATATTTTCTGTATATCTTCTAATAAAAGTTCTGTTATCGGGTACCCAGAATTATAAGAATATCCGCGATAATTTCTCATGCACATTGGGCACCTAGCATTGCATCTAGTGGTTAACTCAATGTGCAGAGAACGTATACTGTTGATATCTAGCATCAACATATTTACATATTAATTCTGGTATAAATTTAAAACTGTGTCAATAATTCTGTGTCGTTGAATGTCCTTGGTCGATAATTTACAAACAGTGATGCCAGATGTCTGTTCTTGAAGTCTAGCACAAAGATCAATAAGACCATTTTCAGACTTACGGCGATCTGTTTGTTCTACGTCACCTGTTACAACAACCTTACTACCTTCACCAATACGTGTTAGTAGCATTTTCATTTGTCCAGGAGTGGCGTTTTGCATTTCATCTCCGATAATCCAAGCGTTTTTGAATGTGCGACCTCTCATAAATGCTAGTGGGGCAACTTCCACAATTTGTTCTTCTAACATTCTTGCGATCTCTTGAGGCGTGTAATATTCACGTAATACGTCTAGTAATGGACGAGTCCAAGGTGCCATTTTTTCCTCAAGGGTACCTGGTAAGAAGCCATGCTGCTCATCTTCTACGCCTACTGCTGGTCTTGTTAGTACAATACGTTCGCAACGCCCCATTCTAAAACAACGGATTGCCGCTTGCATTGCTAGATATGTTTTGCCTGTACCTGCTGGGCCATAAGCAATAACAATGTCAGTGCTTGGATCAAGTAATCCTACAATATAGTTCTCTTGATTAAGTGATTTAGGAATTAACTCTGTTTGTCTTAGCTGTGTTTTTAATGCTGAATTAAAGTTAATAGTATTTTCATCTTTCTTTAAACGTTTGTTTCTAGCCATATATCTCCTTCCTGACTTAATTTTATTTAAGGCCGCAATCAGATCAATATTACAGCTCAGTTATTGAAAATATTTTCGAGCTAAATAAATTTTTTGCACCCCTGAAAAACTTAAAATCACAAAATATATTCCCAGTCCTGTATCGCGCATACATAGTGTTATGAACTTACCCAAACGTTTATTCTTTACAGGCGTACCAGGTTCTCGGTGGAGCGGCATTGCGCAGGTGCTAGAAGCACTACCAGGATTTAATACCACAGATCGCACACCAGAACGAACATACGAACACCATGCATACACAGGGCATGTGGGTGCATATTTTGGGCGTGGCATGGAATTCCCAGCTGAGCTGGATTTAGATACAATTGATAGTGCATGGACCGATCCAGCAGCTGGTACACAGATTGTTAAAAGTCATGACTGGGCGTATAAACTCAATGAAATACGAGCTGTTGCTAAAGAAAACGGAGATTGGATAATGCTTGTTTACCGTCCCGATTTAGCGAGTCAAGCATGGTGGCACGAGGCCGGTGGATTCCAAATTAAATATCCAAACTACGGTGTATACCGAGACCATGCAGGAATGCTTGCAGAGATTGTAGCACAAAACAAGGCTATACTAAAATTTGGCCGGGACGTTCTTGCTCGTTGGGATTATTTTGATGCGTCTTGGATTGCTGCAAAGTTTGGCATTCCGATTAATGATATTCCAGACATAACACCCTGGGATGACATACTCGTATCGGTGATAAAAATATGAAAAATATATTAATAGTTGGAGATAGCTTTGCGGCCGACTGGACAGTAAAATATAAAGATCATTATTTAGGATGGCCAAATTTGCTAGCAACTGACTTTAACGTAACTAATTTGGCGCAAGCCGGATGCGGGGAATATAAAATTTGGTTGCAATTAACAAGTATTGATATTAAAGATTATGACTTCATTATTGTTAGTCATACTAGTCCATCTAGAATATATGTTAAAAACCATCCAATACACAACACTGATACATTGCACAAGAACAGCGATTTAATTTACAATGATATTGTTAATCATTCAAAAAAACACAAAGAATTAAATGTTATAGTTAAATTTTTTGAAGAATATTTTGATTTGGATCAATCTGAATTTGTGCATAAATTAATACAACAACAAATTATTGACTATATAAAAGAAAAAACAGATGCGACAATTATAGAATTGTCGCATATCAAAGGAAATATTATACCTAATGCACGAGACACAATACAAGCTGAATTTTTATATCATGAAAAGCGGGCTGGGTTAATTAACCATTATACGCCCGACGACAACAAAAAAGTATTTAATATACTAAAAAGCATAATTAATGAGCCGATATTACGTAATATCTCAGCTTTCAAATTTTCATTTCGTAAATCTGCATTTGAAGGATCTGATGACAAGTTAATATTGTATGAATATAACTCTCGTGGATTTCGAGATGCAGAATGGCCAAAATCAATCAACGAACTTAAAAAATGTATATGGTGTTTTGGCGATAGCCAAACAGTCGGTGTCGGTGATGCCTATGAAAATACCTGGCCTAAATTGTTAGAAAAAAAAATTAATAAACGTTGTATTAACGTTAGCATGGTTGATGCTAGCAACGATTGGATTTTCGATAGAGTTAAAATGATCATTGATGTTATAAAACCAAAATTTATTGTAATACAATGGTCTTTTCTGCATCGGTATGAAGAAAATGCCGAGCAAAAACACTTTTGTGCCAATGAAATACTCGAGGATGATCTACGTTTAATTGACAAATTTGAAAAACAATATGACATTATTGAACAACTAGCAAAGAAGAATAATGTTAAAATTATACATTCGTCGGTTCCGAACGATATATTAAATAACTGTCTTGAAATAATTGTAGAAGACTTTGCTCGCGATAGTTGTCACTATGGCGTTAAAACAGCAAATACATACACAGACAATGTTATTAAAAAAATAAAAGAATATGAACAGAAAGATTTTTAATAAACTCTTAGAAATAGTTAAGACAAGTCCGCAACTGCTGCTTGATAACCATTTATTAGGACAGGCCATTGCTGGGGAATTCAACGTTAAATTGGATGTTGTTAACATCGACATTATTAAATTGGTTAACCAAATTGAAGAAGCTGTATTAGAACAATACTTCTCAAGGACATGGCAGCCCGAAACTAAAAAGTACAAGTATAGCGGACTAGCTATCATTGATCAAGTAAACTCGCTGAATCCAGATGCAGTACTTGACGCTGGCTGTGGATATAACGAGTTTAAAGGGAAGATTCAAAATTTAACAGGCATCGATCCGTATAATGATCGTGCTGACATTAACGCACATATTTTAGACTACAAAACTGATGTAGAATACGATGTTGTTATTTGTTTAGGTAGTATCAACTTCGGCACAGCTGATAAGATTTTTCAAGAAGTGCAGAAAGTGGTTAAATTAACTAAACCAGGCGGCTTAATTATCTTTCGCGTAAATCCTGGTATTCAACACGTTGCTAGAGAAAGTAAATGGATTGATTTTTTTGAGTGGGACATACCGTTCATTTTGAACGTAGCATATGCATTAAATTGTTCGGTAAAAGAATTACACACAGATACATCACAAGATAAAAATCAGACATTGCTCAATGGCGAACGTTTATATTTTGTACTAGAAAAACAGCACTAAATACCTCAAAACAACGAGTGTTGTTTGTTTCTTTGAATAAAAATTGCTGATAGCGATTGCTCTATGTATTAACATATGTCATAATAGGAAATCATGTCACCTGATCATATCCTTTGGTTAATAGCTGGTATTATTTACGGACTGGTAGTAGGTATTATTCCTGTTGCTGGCGCAACAACCGGCTTGATTACAGTATTTTCATTTATTGGTATCTTTCAATACGGCGATCCTTATGCCGGGGTAGTATTCACTACAGCGTTAGTCGCAGCAAGTGCCATTGGCGATTCGTTCGCCAGCGTAGTAATGAATATCCCAGGTGCCAATGGTAGTGCCGCTACAATGATTGATGGATTTCCACTAGCACGTAAAGGTAAAGGAGCATATGCTCTATCCTCTGCAATTACTACGAGCACAATTAACGGCTTATTATGGGGAGTAATAGTATTTTATATGCTGCCATATTACGGAAGTCTAATGATGATACTAGGAGTTCCGGAAATATTTGGGTTAATGATATTGGCATTAACGTGCATTGTATTCCTAAACAATCAGTATTGGGTGCGTGGTATAATTGCTATTGCATTGGGTATATTCTTAGGCTTAGTGGGAACAGACCCAGATACAAATGCAGCACGTTGGACAGGTGGCTGGTTCTATTTAGAAGATGGCATTCAAATAATGGCGCTACTATCTGGACTGTTAGCATTTCCTGAACTAATTGAAGGATTACGCAATCATGGTAAACCAACCCCGCTTACCTCAAGAACACAATGGGGGCAAGTATGGGATGGTATTAAGGACAGTTGGCGCTATCGCTGGTTAGGCTTTAGAGGCGGTGTAGTTGGTGCTATTGTAGGCGCACTTCCTGGTTTAGGCGGCAATATTGCTGACTGGATGGCTTACGCACAAACAACAGCTACTTGTAAAAATGAAAAAATTCCGTTTGGTCAAGGAAATATTAAAGGTGTTATTGGTTGTGAGGGTGCCAACAATGCACATAAAGCAACCGCATATTTGCCGACTGTTTTGTTTGGTATTCCCGGTGCTCCGTTTGCCGCCGTAGTACTGGGACTGTTTTCATATCTCGGTTTTGAACTAGGTTCTATTAGCCTATTAGATGACAAACAATTTTTTGAAAGTCTTACTGCCGGTTATATGTGGGCATTGGTACTCACTTTCCCTGTTGCATTATTAACTATACGTTGGTTAACAATGATGACTCAATTACCGTTTAAGTATTTCTTTTGGCCTATTCTAGCAACTATTGTTTGGGCAAGCGTACAATACACAGGTGGGTGGGAAGATTATGCTGTATTAGTTATTTTTACGATATTAGGTTTATTCTTACGCAAATACAAGTTTAGTCGTCCGGCTCTTGTTATTGGCTTTATTTTATCCGACAAAATCGAAGCACTATATAAACAAGTGAGTGTTCTTTATACGCCAGAACAGTTGATCTCTCGTCCAGGATTTGTTATAATACTCGTGTTAACTGTGATTGCACTAGTATATGGACTGTTCTTTCACAAAAACAAAATTGAATTCACTTAAGGAGAAACTATGAAAAAGTGGTTGGCCGCAATGGCTATGTTTGTCGCGTTACCTGCGAGCGCAACATATACAATGATTATTCCGCAGGAAGCAGGCGGCGGTACTAGTGTATGGGCTAGTATTATTGCTAAACATCTCGAAAAGCATCTAGGTGAAGAGATTGTATTACAGCACATTCCGGGTGCTCGCGATATTCCAGCATTTAACAAATTTCACAATGAACTACAGAACGATGACAAAACTATTATGGTAAGTCATGGTGGCAATGCTGAAAGTTACCTCATTGAGGAAGTTGATTACAACTACAAGGAATATGAGCCTATTGGCGGTATGAATCTGTCAATTGTAACTGCTGGTCGCACAGGCACTGATCCAACCAAGGATCCAATCCGCTTTAGTTCTGGTTCAGGAAATAACCCGGATGTAATGGCATTTACATTGCTTGCGTGCGGTGAGTTGCCTACAATTGATGATTATGTTGCGTGTTTTAAAGATAAAGTTACATTTGTTAAGGGCATGAAATCTGGTGATCGTCGTCTTGCATTTATGCGTGGTGAACTAAATGCTACTCGCGAATCAACCGCTGCGTTTATTAAGCACGTCCAGCCATTGATTGATAAAGGCGAAGCAGAACTTTGGTTCAGTCACGGTGTACTTGATCTTGAAACTGGCTTAGTTATGCCCGACGACAACTATTCCGTTGGTAGTTTTGATCAATACTATTTCCAGAAGTACAGTAAAAACCCAAGTGGTCCGTTGTACGATGCATACATCCTTGTAAAGCAGTATCGCGATGCACTACAGAAAGCACTATGGATGCGTAAAGGTAACCCAAATGCGCCAGCAGTTAAGGCTGCACTTGTAGCAATGCTTGCTGATCCAGAAGCACAGGCTGCTATTGAAAAGAAAGCAGGTAAGTATGGCTGGAATGTTGGCCCAGATTTGCTCAAAGCTGTAGACATTCTAAGTAACTTAACCAAGCGTCAAGCACTACAGGATCTTGTTCAATTCCAAGCTGAGGCACTTGGTGTTAAGGCTGTGTACAAAGCAGACATCACTGTGGATGCCAACGCTGCTGAACGTATGGTGAACAATACCTCACGCAGATTAGACCAAGCAGAAGAATCCTCTCTTAGTGCAACTGATCGTGCAATTAAATGGGTTAAAGACTTGTTCTAAATGGAATTGCTACTAACAAACGCAATTTATGTATCATATCGTTTGTTAGTTAGCGGGCCAATAGTTCGTACATTAAACAGGTATCTTACGTATTACTTGGCTGTGTTTGTAATGGCACAGTTAAGTTTTGCGTATGATACCTTCGTCTTTGGATACTATTTTAATGCTCAGGAATTACCCCACATATTAGATTACTTGTATTCTGATTTATTGTACACGTTACGAGTTATTGCTGCTTGGTGGGTAATTAAGCAATTATGGAATTGGATTGGCAACTATTGGATAGCGGTATTCTTAGGTGCTGAATTAACTTTTGTAACAGACTATTTCATTTTTAAAGATTTATTTGTAGGCTAAATACATTTGGTATCGCAAGATACTATCCATTTTGTGTTTGAATTATTTACAACAACGAGTGTTGTTGGTCTTTAGAGTTAAAGTCTTTTAAATAAGACAAACATTCACATTTTAAACATAAAGAGGATATTCAAATGTCATTTAACGCAAAAGCCTACGTGGCACAAGTTAAGGCGGATAATGCAGAACTATTTGCTGCTAGCCGTGAAAACGCAAAAAACTACTTCACTAGCAACCCTTCAAAAGAAGAATTAGTAGATCACTTCGTTGGTCGTATGGTTAATGAGCGTATGAACATGGTTGAAATTTCAAACCGTGTTGCTTCTATGCCAGCCGATACTAGCCCAGAAGAATTAGAAATGCTATCAAAGCAAGCCTTTGACGAAGCAGTTCACTTCAAGCTAGTTAAAGAAGTTATCGAACACATTGCCGGTGGTGAAATCAATGTTGCTGAAAAGATTGAATCGGCAGCAGGCGCAGAAGTTGCAGAAGGTAACTACGCTAAGGGTGCTACCCTACTAGCTAAGTACGAAGCATCTACTGATCCAGTTTCACTAGCACTATATCAGCTAATTGCTGAAGGCCGTGCTGAGCAAGTTTGGGACGAAATGGCTAACTGCATCGAAGATACATACGTATCTAGCCGTTATGCAAAGATCGCTCGTGACGAAGGTTTCCACAGCAACATCGGTGCTTGGAAGCTAGAAAAAATGCTAGAAGCTAACCCAGCTCTAGTTGCCCGTGTTGAAGAATTAGCACCACAAATGCGTGCTGACCTAATGCACATCAGCAACGAGAATACTGCTCTAGCAGCATAATGAATATTGGACTCACTCAACGAGTCTTAGTTCATAACCAACAAGCGTATGACTCAATAGATCAAGCGTGGTATCGCTACCTAGAGGGTCATACGCTTTCTTTTATTCCTAATAGAACAGATCAAGACTTTAAGCAATTAGCAGACACACTAGACTGTCTTATAATTACCGGCGGCGACGATAGTCCACTGCGACGTATAACCGAATTAAAAATAGCAACAGAAATGATGAAACAGCAAAAACCTATATTAGGCGTTTGTCATGGAGCATTTTTGTTACAAGATGTGTTAGGCGGAAAAATCAAATCTGTCAATGGCCATTATGATACAGAGCATACAGTATATTATAACAATCAAGAATTTACAGTTAACAGTTACCATACATTGAGCATTGAATCAGCACATGGAAAAACACTAGTTGTCGATTCCAATAATAATGCCGAAGCATGGATAGATGGCAATATTGCTGGTATTGTATGGCATCCTGAACGTATGGAACAACCTTGGCTACCAAATGAAATTTTTAAATTAATATTTTAACATCCCGTCTTGACGCATGATATATACTAATGTATAATGACAATCATAAGTGAGTTATTATACACTTATAAACGTAAGACAATTTAATATTAAGGAGTTTTTATATGGAATTAGGCTATGCCTTAAACACCTTCTACTTCCTCATGTCAGCGGTGCTGGTTATGTGGATGGCAGCAGGTTTCACTATGTTGGAAGCAGGTAGTGTTCGAGTAAAGAATGTTACTGAAATCCTTGTTAAGAATGTTTCGCTTTATGCAGTAGCATCTCTTACATATCTTTTCTTAGGTTATGAACTAATGTACGGTTGGAGCCAGCCTGAAGATCACGCCATGATGAGTGATTTCTTCTTCCAGGTTGTGTTTGTAGCAACCGCAATGTCGGTTGTATCAGGTGCAGTTGCTGAACGAAAGAAACTTTGGTCTTTCTTGGTCTTTGCAGCAGTTTTCACCGCAGTCATTTATCCAATCCAAGGTTCTTGGTCTTGGGGCGGCGGCTGGTTGTCTGAAGCAGGATTTTTTGACTTTGCCGGTTCAGGTATTGTACACATGGCAGGTGCAGCAGCAGCATTAGCAGCAGTATTGCTAATTGGTCCACGTGCCGGTAAGTACGTTGATGGCAAGCCAGTAGCAATTCATGGATCTAACAGTGGTCAAGTAGCACTGGGTATGTTGATTCTTTGGATGGGTTGGTTTGGGTTCAACGGTGGTTCTCAGTTGTCTATCATTGGTAACGAAAACGCAGATGCAGTTGCTCAAATCTTTGTAAACACAAATACAGCGGCAGCAGCAGGTTTGATTGTTGCTATGTTGTTGTCTAAGTTGTGGACTGGTAAGACTGCTCTTAACGCAACAGTAAATGGTGCATTGGCAGGTTTGGTTGTTATTACTGCTGACCCACTTACACCTTCTGCTGAAATGGCAGCACTATACGGTGGACTTGGTGGTTTGATTGTAGTGCCAGCAATGTCTCTGCTTGAAAAGTGGGGTATTGATGATCCAGTGGGTGCTATCTCGGTTCATGGTGTCGCAGGTATTCTAGGTCTGCTACTTGTTCCTGTACTTAACGCCGATGCTACTCTAATGGCACAGTTGATCGGTACTGGCGCAATCTTTGGATTCGTATTTGTTGCTTCATTGATTGTATGGACAGTTTTGAAGTACACAATTGGCATTCGTGTCGGCGAAGAAGAAGAGCTTGCTGGTTCAGATATGTGGGAAGGCACAGGCGCTGCTTATCCTGACTTTATGAATAACAAGTAAACACAAATCTTACGTTGCATCAAAGCAGCCTTCGGGCTGCTTTTTTATTGGTAAACCTTGTAACAAAAATTTAACAAAAGTGTAATAAAACGGTAACGGTTTTATGTTTAAATAATGTTGATAAAACAAGGAGAAAAGAAGCAATGAAAAGACTAATTGCGTTTTTTGCCGCACTGGCAATTAGCACAAGTGCTTTCGCAGGGGCGAAAGTAGACACACAGTTACCAAACTATCATAAAGTTTCAGGTGTTAGTGGTAATTTAAACTCGGTGGGCTCAGATACATTAGCAAATTTAATGACTATGTGGGCTGAGGAATTTCGTAAAATATATCCTAATGTTAACATTGGTATTCAAGCAGCGGGATCAAGCACTGCCCCGCCAGCACTAACTGAAGGAACTTCAAATGTTGGTCCAATGAGTCGTAAGATGAAGGATAAAGAACTACAAGCATTTGAGGCAAAGTATGGATATAAACCAACTGCTATTCCTGTTGCTATTGATGCGTTAGCAGTATTTGTTAACAAGGACAATCCTATTAAAGGATTAACGATTGCTGAAGTTGACGCAATCTTCTCAAGCACAAGAAAGTGCGGTGCTAAACAAGACGCAATTAAATGGGGCGATGTAGGGTTAACTGGCTCCTGGACAAATCGCACAATTCAATTGTATGGTCGTAATTCTGTATCTGGCACCTACGGCTACTTTAAGAAAAAAGCACTTTGTAAAGGGGATTACAAAAATGATGTAAATGAACAACCAGGTTCAGCATCTGTAGTACAAAGTGTCACAGGTAGTATAAATGGCATTGGTTACTCAGGTATGGGTTACAAGACTTCTGGTGTAAAAACTGTTCCATTAAGCAAGAAAGGCGGTCCATACGTGGACGCAACACCTGAAAATGCATTAAATGGTTCATACCCACTGGCACGTTTTTTATACATTTATGTAAACAAGGCTCCTAATAAGCCGTTAGATCCAATGACATACGAATTTATTCGTATGGTTCTATCCAAGCAAGGACAAACAGTTGTAGTCAAAGATGGCTATGTTCCGTTACCTGCTGATATGGCTGAGAAATTATTGAAAACTGTTCAATGATAACTATCTAGACTGCAACAAAAATTAAAGCAGCCTTCGGGCTGCTTTTTTTATAAATAGTATTATGGATAAAGATTTTTTCAAAGACGATAAGGCATATTGGCAGATTGCTGATGAAGTTAAAGGCATTTATCTGAGTGATGGCTCAATGGCAAGTTTAATTGACTTTGAGCGTGTATTAGATGAAGTAGACATCTACGCTTTTGCTAACTGGGAAGATGGCGAACTTGTTAAAGGCCCAGACATCGGACGTTATAAAGTAACTTGTACTTTTATGTGGCCAGAGCGTATGATGCCTGATCCACGTGGTGCTAAACGTTTATTACCGTTTGACTGCGATGTATCGTTTTTGAAAACTGTTCTACAAGTTCCTGCTAAAGTTAAATCGTATGATGACTTTAAGCCCGGTACTAAAAAACCAAAAATGATTGACATGCCAGTATGGCTTGTTGAAATCACTATGCCAAAGGATCTAATGTCAGATATTCGCACTGGTTCAATTGAACTAGAAGGTCAGGATATTGATCTAGAAGATCTGGACGCAGCATACGAACAAGACTTAGATCAACAAGAAACTCAAGACATCGAAACACAAGAAGAAGCAGACGAAGCATTTGCAGGTTAATATGAATAACGAACAACTTAATGAAGGACTAGAATTTAAAGATCTAGAAGGCATTGTAAAGCCTACTGTGTTTATTGATGAGTTTGCTAGTAAAATGGGCTCAGATGATGAAGTAAGTGTAGTTAGTTTTTATGTTCGTAACAACCGAGCAGCAAACGATCTAGTTAATTGGTTTGAAAAAGGCTATGACTTTGTGCTTGATGCAGATCGCAGTCCAGGCGAAGTTCGACCAAATCGTTATCTAGTCTATGTCGAGATGAAACGCCGCAACACATTACCAGAATGGATTCAAGAATTACTATATGATTTAAATACACTAACCGAACACGAATCGGAAAATTCTTGGACCGTGGGATACAAAGGTGAAGAATTTCCGTTTACTGTAGAAGATATACGCAGTCGTGTTATTCTAAGTCCAGTCAAGTACAGAGAGGCAAAAGAAGCAGGGCTAAACGAAATGCGCATTGCTGCTGGACTAAAAACCAAATCAACTCGCAATAACGATTCAGATATCAAAAATTTTGTTGCACTTGCCGGTCTTTAATACATAATTATGTGAAAAAATATAACAGATTAATTTCTTTTGGAGATAGTTTTGTCTGGGGCAGTGAGTTATCAGATTGTTTGACCGCTTCTCCAAAAGAAATTGTGAATAATCCAGAAAAATTCCCCAACGAATTAAAATTCATTCAAGATCGAAAAATTGGACCTTGTTCTGAAGTAAACATCAACGGCGAAATTAGCTCGTTATTTGCAGGATATAGTCTTAGTACTTGGCCTGCACTGTTAGCCACATACCTAAATCTAGAATATAGATGTGTGGCATATCCTGGAATTAGTAACCAAACTATTATTCGCAAATTAGTAAAATTTCTTCCAGAAATAAATTCTACAGATTTAGTTGTCATTGACTGGACTTTTATAGATAGATGGGACTATGTTGATATTAACGAACCCCGTATCGAATATCAATGGAAAACATTGCGTCCAACATCAGATAAAAAAACAAAAATTGAAAAATTTTATTTTGACGCAGTTCAAAGCGAACTCTGGAATAAATGGGAATCATTAAGAGCCATCATGCTGGTAGTACATTTGCTTAGATCGAGAGACATCGATTTTATCATGACCTCAGAAGATACACTGATACTTGATGAAAACTACCATACTCCTTCATATATAAGGAACGCACAAACTGAAATTAAAAATCATATAAACTGGTTCGAAGACAATGGGTTTTATCATTGGTCGATAAATCAAGGATTTCTTCGAGGTAAAGAAAATGATCATCCATTAGAAGATGCACACCAAGCAGCATTTGAATACATAATAGAAAATCAATGGCATTTAGAATTCTAATAATGGGCCTATCTGGTGCGGGCAAAACCACACTGGCAAAAAAACTTGTTGACGGACTAAAAAAATATGAATTTGATGTGGCATGGTTTAACGCAGATGATGTGAGAGAATTAACAAACAACTGGGATTTTTCTGCAGAAGGACGAATTTTACAAGCGCATACACTAAAGCGCATGGCAGATGAGGCTCCCAATGATATCATAGTTGCTGATTTTATTGCTCCACTTGCGCAACAGCGTGCAATATTTAATCCCAACTTTATTATATGGGTCGATACCATTGGATCCAGTCAATACACAGACACCGACAGTGTTTTTGAAACACCAGCCTTTGTTAACTACTACATTTCTGATTGGGACGAACAACACGAAGCAAATATCTTACATTTACTTCTAGAAGATGAATAATCCGTACCATATATTAGGCGTTTCTCCAAACGCATCACCAGAACAGATTAAAAAGGCTTTCAAGCAGCTAGCCATGAAGCATCATCCTGATCGCGGCGGCGACGAAGCAGAGTTTAAAAAAATCAACGAAGCATATGCTATACTAAGCGATCCTGAACGCAAGCAACAGCACGACAATCCTGGATTTAATTTCAGACACACCGCAGGTGGAAACTTTCATGATGTGTTTGATGAATTTTTCAGACAGCAAAGACAACAGCGCACATCAACTGTTAGATTATCGTTGTATATTGATTTAAAAACCGCAGCCACAGGCGGGGAAAAACTCGTAAGTTTACAAACTACTAACGGCCCACAAGCAGTGGAAATCGAAATTCCCGAAGGTATTAACGATGGCGATACTGTGCGTTATCCTCAGTTACTCAGGCACAGCGACTTACAAGTTACATTTCGCATACATCCAGATAAAACATGGCAGCGTCAGGGGAACAATCTAACACGCGAGCTTGAACTGGATTTCTGGGATTTTATTCTAGGCAGCAAAGTTGAAGTGGAAACCATCTACGGCGATCGCATCGCGTTAACTGTGCCACCAAAATCACATCCAGGAACACTGATGCGGATTAAAACCAAAGGCATGCGTGGCAAATATGCAGGCCAGACTGGAGATATGTTTGTAAAACTTACTGCTAAACTCCCAGAAGATTTGCCAGAAGAGCTAATTGATACCCTAAAAAGGTTGCGCCAATAAATATTTTTATGTTAAAATTAGTCAAAACGCCAAAGAAAAAGAAGCCAACAGATTGTACATTTGAAAAGCCAGTTGACAATCAAAAAACAGCAGTTAAAATGTTAATGTGCTGTAACAGTAATAACAGAGAATATGTAATTGGCCCAGATGTAGGTTTAGATTTAAATGTATTGGTAACAAAAACAAAACCAAATTATTATTTCAATCCGGCTATAGTTGATAATGGTGTGCAATATCAAGATTACTTAGGTAACACAATGCACACAGATACAATAACAGAAGCAATGCAAGAAGCATTAACAAGACTTGCAGGAACTAGAAGAACCAGGAAAAAAACGGATGCAAATCAATCCAGAAATTGAACAAATCACAGATTATGCAATTACTATTGCAAAGAAAAAAGAACATCATTACGTGTTAATCGAACATTTATTGCTTAGTTTAATACGCTTTGAACCATTTAATAACGTACTAGTAAAGTATGGTGTTGAAGTTGATTTATTAGATCAAGAACTAGACTACTATCTTGACAGTTTAGTAAATCTTACAAACAAAGACTACGATGGACATCCAAAACGCACAAATGGTCTAGAGCGTGTGTTTAACCGTGCCGGTACACAAGTATTGTTTACAGGCCGTCGTTATATTACTACTGTTGATTTGTATCTTAGTATTACTTCTGAAACCAACAGTCATGCACAATATTTTCTGTTAAAATACGGAGTCGAAAAAGAAGCATTTACTTCGTTCTGGAATGAAAATTACAAACAAGGCAAAGTTACTCTTAACGACGATCAAATTAAAGAAGTACTTGAGGAGCATTGCACTAACTTAAATGCACTTGCTCGTGAAGGAGATCTAGAACCGCTTATTGGTCGTTCTGCAGAATTACAAGATGCAATTGAAATTCTTGCTAAAAAGTTCAAGTCTAATGTATTGATGATCGGCGATCCAGGTGTTGGTAAAACTGCTATTGTAGAAGGGCTTGCACAAAAGATCGAAAATAGCGATGTACCAGAATTTCTTAAAGACCATGAAATCTGGAGTTTGGAAGTTGGTTCATTGCTTGCTGGATCTAAGTATCGCGGCGAGTTTGAAGAAAAATTTAAAGATGTTATTAAAGCACTAGAAGCAACCGATAATGCTATTTTGTTTATTGACGAAGCACACACTATGCACGGTGCTGGTGCTGGATCAAATTCAAGTCTGGACATGGCCAACATGCTCAAGCCGGCAATCACCAAAGGAAAACTAAAAGTAATTGCTTCCACTACCTGGGAAGAATACTACGAGACTTTTGAAAAAGATCGTGCCATGATGCGTCGATTCTATAATCTTTCAATCGATGAACCAGATCACGATACTACAATTAAGATTCTTCAAGGACTCAGCGAACGATTAGAAGAATATCACGATGTTGAAATTGATTCTGCTGCTATTACTACCGCAGTTGACTTAGGAACACGCTATATTCACGATCGTAAGAATCCAGACAAGTCAATTGATTTGCTTGACGCTGCTTGTGCTAAACAACGTGCCAAAGATAACTCAGGTGTAATCATTACTGCCGATTTAATTTACGCAGAAGCAAATAAATTAACCGGAATTCCTCAAGAACGCTTAAAAAATGAGGATTGTGATAAGGTTCGTAACCTTGAATCACGTGTTAAGGAACGATTATACGGACAAGACGAAGTCGTTGATACCGTACTGAAGCGTATTAACGTTTCATTTGCTGGACTTAATTCTGATAATAAACCTGTTGCTAGTTTCTTGTTCTTGGGCCCAACTGGCACAGGTAAAACTGAACTTGCTAAACTGCTAAGTGAAAACTTGGATATGGAATTGTTACGTTATGATATGAGTGAGTATCAAGAAAAACACACAGTATCAACACTTATTGGCGCACCACCGGGTTATGTTGGGTATGAAGATTCTAACTTAGGCGGCGGTAAGTTAATTAACGATTTGTCTAAAGATCCTTTTAGTATTATTTTGTTTGACGAAATTGAAAAAGCGCATCCAGATGTAAGCAATGTGTTGTTATCAATGCTCGACGAAGGTAAAATTACATCAAGTTCGGGCAAAACCGTAAACTGCACTAATGCTATTATTATTCTTACATCTAACTTAGGTGCTCGTGATAATGAAAACAATAATATCGGTTTTGGCACTGATCTAGAGCGCACTGGTTCTGAAGATAAAGCACTCAAAGAATACTTTAAACCAGAACTACGTAATCGCTTAGATGCTATTGTTAAATTTAACAAACTAGATACACTAAGTATTAAGAAGATTGTTAATAAATTCTTAAATCAACTCAAAAAGAATTTGTCTAAGAAAGGTATCGCAATTAATGTCACCGAGCCAGTTGTTGAATATCTAGCAGAAGTTGGATATGACAAGAAGATGGGCGCACGTCCGCTGGCACGTAAAATTGACGAACTATTAAAAGTTCCGCTAAGTGAAAAAATTCTGTTTGAAAATTTGCGTGATACTGACATTAACATTCGTTTAACCACAGAAAATACCATAGAATTTGTAAATAAAAATAGCGGCGGTCAAGAAGCTTCTGTGAACAAAGATGGACTCATTGTACTGGACCAATTCAAACCTAAAGCATAAAATTAGAGAATCTAATCGTTTATTTTACGATCAGTATCGTTATTGTGCTTCGGGTGAATTGAGTTACACAAAACTTCTTCGCGGACTGGATCGGAAAACACTGGAACATAGATTAAAAACCTATCGTTCAATGAACAAAACTGATTTTGGTTATTTCTTTTATAGTTATAATCAACGTCGCCGACAAATTACTGATCAAACAGAATCGAATTTATATAACTTTTTGGATTTAATAGAAAGCATAGATGTTGATCATAAGCTAGTTCTGGGCTGGCACGATTTTTATTTTTATACCAATGATACTGGATCTATTGACCAGATTTTAACTGCTGATGGGGTGTATGCTAAACCAGTTGTTGAAACTGTACTAACGCACCCCTTGAAAACTATTGTTAGAAAGCGCAGTGAATACCAATATAGATGTTACCTGGCTAACGCAGTAATTTCTGAATCTCAACAAAATCATTTAGTTAAATTTTTTAAAAATCACACAGATAACATAAAATTAAGCAAAACTTTTAGCGAATGGTTGAATAAAGAATATAAGTATTGCAGAGATTACTTTTTCTTTGACCATAACGACACAGGTTTACCTCTGTTACTTGAGATGATAGTCCCAGGGCTGGTTAAAGAAACATTAGAAATTATTACACAGGATTAAACATAATGGCTAGAATTCAAGAAGAAACACTAACGATTAAAGTTAGCAAATTATTTAGAGACACAGATCAAGACGAAATTCTTGTTACTGCTGATTTAACCGCACAGCTTGAAATGGTTCTACAAGAACTAGTTGGTGCCGGTGTATTGGTTGAAATTTACAAAGGTGAATAGTGGACACTGTAAAATTTTCTTGCGTTGTTAACACAAATATTCCGTCAAACCCAATACATCTACAAATCATGTTAGACGAAGCTGTCGTGTTTGACAAGGATGTAACTGCCGAAGAAACTGTATCTTTTGAAGTTGTCGAAGACGACAAAGAGCATGAAATTCGTTTTTTAATTTCTGGTAAAAACGATGCGCATATTATTCGTGATAATGCTGGAAACATTCTAGATAGCACCGAGCTATCCATTACCAACCTTTCATTCGACGATGTGGGCATCAATAACATTATCATGGTTTCTCCACTGGAATATAAACACGACTTCAACGGTAACGATGCTGAAATTGTCGATAAGTTTTATAACATTGCCGGTTGCAATGGCGAAATTACGTTAAATTTCACAACTCCAATATATCTTTGGTTACTCGAAAACATGTAGTACTGTGTTTTAAATAAATACAGTATCATGAATTTAAAAGAACTAGATAGTTTTAAACTAGGCGATGCAGTTAACTTCCACGAAGAACTAAATCCTGCTCTCTGGGAAAACGAAATGATGCGCTCAGACGTGCGCAAAGCACTGTTACGCATTGCCGCAGATTTCCAAGAGTTCTTAGGTGTTAAAGATCTAGCAGTAGAAGATGTTCGCGTTTCCGGGAGTAACGCAGCATATTCATATACGCCACATTCAGACATTGACTTACACTTGATTGTTGACTTTGACCAAATCAACAACGATGAAGTGTATCAAGAGTTATTCAACGCAAAAAAGTTTCAATATAACCAAGAGCATAATATTAAAGTTCGTGGTTATGATGTAGAACTGTATGTTCAGGACGCAACCCAACCACACGCCAGTTTAGGTGAATATAGTGTAGCACGTGATGAGTGGACTCGCATTCCAACAAAGCAGCGTGCCAACCTAGACGATTTTGCAACACGTCAAAAATACGATAAACTCAAAGGCTTAGTTATGGCTGCGTTGGTTAGTAAAAAACTAAACATGGTAGATGACGTAACAGATGTTGTTAAACGTTATCGTCGTGCTGGACTAGCAGAGGGTGGTGAGTTTAGCCCAGAAAATTTAGCATTCAAAATGTTACGTACTCAAGGTTATATTGAAAGACTTTGGAAACATCGTAGTGAACTAGAAGATCGTGAACTTAGTTTAGAGCAAGCCGAATCTATTGTAGAAGCAGCAATACGCGAATTAGAATTACATCAGGTATTAGCAGAAATGAAATTATCAGACTTTTTACCCAAAAAAACCCGAGAGCAAAATCAAGCAGATGAGCGTATGGCTATCGACGCAATGATGGTTTTAAGTACTTCAACTGAATACGCAATTGAAGATATTGTAAGGGCTGTAGAAGCGGCTTTAGAAACCGGAAAAGTTCACAATCGAAAAGATCTTTTACAAATGGCGGCAGATATATTAGAAAAACAATGAAAGACTTTCACGTACTAGCATTAAGTAACGATAATGGAGTAAGAACCTACGCTATTCTAGCAGGCGAAAAACCCATTGGCCGTGCTGTGCGCAAGGGCAAAGAAATTGCGTTTCAAGTAACCGGATATCCTCCGCAACGAGAACACGGTAGTAACGTAGAACGTATTATCGCCAAATGGTTAGATAGTCATTATGTTGACTTACAAGAAGGTGATGTAATATTACATCCTCGTTTTAAAGCACAGCAACAAGAAAAAGAAAGACTTGATCAACTGATTGCTGACTATCAAAAACAAGCTGCTGCCGAAGAAGCTGATTTAAAAAGATTAGCAACTTTTTGGTGGAATAACGACGAAAGTCCAGAGGTTGAACAACTACTGGCACGCATGGGTTGGGAAATCGGCCAAGATGAAGGATATGATGACGAGCCCGGAGCATTTGTAGTACAGATAGGCGACGAAGATGGTGACAGCTTTCTTTCTTGGTCGCCGGATGATTTAAGAAACAATGTAACAGAAGGCGACGTTGTTAAACACAAATTTGGACTAAAGCAACAACAAAAGAATAAAACCAAATATCGTTTTTATCAAGAAATCAAAGACGATATTCCTGTATTTGATCGCGGCAGATATGCGGCTGTAAAGCCACGATACATTGCGTCGCACAGACATCCGGAAAACCTAGAACCATTTGATCACTTTGAAGTAGAACCAAGTAATTCGGGAGCCAATGGCAGAATAATTGGCATTACCCGAGACGGGATGCGAGTATTAGCCGATGTGTCGAGACTAGCACATGCAGAAGCATTCGCTGATGCGTGGAACAGAGGTGGATTTTCTGATAAAGATCCTAGTCGAGAACCGCTGGATACATTAGAAAGTCGCCGTTCAAGTGCAGCACTAAAAGGGATTAATCTAGCAGAGAATCCAACAAACGAAGCTGGGTACGAAAGTTCTTGGCAAAAGCGTTATAGAACAGATCCGGAATTCCGCGAGCGTCAAAAACAAAACGAACGCAATCGCAGAAAGAATCCAGAATACGCAGAGAAGAAACGCGAATACCAACGCGAGCGTTCACGTAAGTTATATGCTGATCCAGACTGGCGCAAAGAAGACCTAGCAAGACGCAGAGATGTGTATGCTGCTAACAAAGACGCAGTATTAGCCAAACGTCGTGAGTTAATGAAAGATCCAGCATATGCTGCTCGTAAAGCAGAATATTGGAAACAAGACGCTGCTAAACGTAAAGAATTAACACAAAAGTTCCAACAGTTATTACAGGATCCAGATTTTAACCCTGCTAAACTACCAACAGCAGAACTTAAAAAGTTTATTAAATTTTTAGAAAAAGGAAGAGTATAATGTCATCATTGAACGAAGATCCAATTAGAGATCTACTAAACAAGTTATTTGGTAAAAAGTCCGACGCACCTACTGCGGATACCGGATCGGAAGATAATATGGACAATGCTGCTAATACCGGTGACATTACTCCAGGTCAAAGTTATAGTAGCGCAGCATCATTTGCTGACAAATATGATCGTAGCCCGATTAAAACATATGACTTACCTCCTTCAGATGTAAAAGCAGCGAATCCTCCGGGAACAGAGAACGAGCCTTTTGACATTGACGCTATGAATAAAGCAGATTCTTTAAGAAATCTATTTAAAAGAGATGAGCCAAGAAAGCCTGTTACTGTTAAGAACGTTGAACCTAAGAAACCAGGCGAATATACTGGTGTTACAAAAGCAGTCGACGATGCTGCAACATGGGTTGGAGATAAAGTAGATCAAGGTTGGGGTGCTGTTAAAGATTTCTTCAATGAACCAAGCACACCAGAACCAGCAGCAGATGATGAATCCGGTTGGTTAGACGGTGTTGTTGATCGCTATAAAAGATTCTATGGCGTCGGCGACAAGGAAGCAGAAACTCCTAAACCTGCGTCTAAGCCAGCAGATAGCGATGCTGCTAGATCAGCCAACGACGCACTAAACAGACTAATGGCAGATCCAGAATTTAGAAAGATGTTGGATCAATAATGAACCTTTACGATCTATTTGAAGCCTTAGTTGGTCATGACATGCCTCGCAGCAAGAAATATAGCAGCGATCAGTCTGACTTTGAAATACAGCCGCAACTAGGTGAATTAATAGATCGTATCGAAGCAGGCGAAATCAAACCTAAAATTGTAAAACTAAACCCACAGAAATTACAAGCAACGCAAGGATGGCTAGATACTCGCAATGGTGGCGGTGCGCCATTGCTAGATCGCTATACAAAATTACCTGTTATTCTTAAAGATCAATCAGGATATCATATCTTAGACGGGCACCATAGAACATCCCACGCTCTTAGTAAAGGACAACAATCGATTAAAGTTTATCTATTTCGCATGCCCGACGATTTAAGCGAAGCATCGTTTGCTGATTTAAAGAAACTGGTTCCTGTGTATAATGTTGATGAATGGTCACAAGAATTAGGTATTCCACGTAAGGTAGCATACTTATACGGCGAACTTGGTTACTTACAACGCGGCAAACCAGAACAGATTATGGTTAAAGTTCAACATTTTATGGGCGGTGGCGGAGTTGTTCCGTTTTGCTTAGAACACGTAGGTGACTTGTCAGATCGTATGACACCTAGACATCCATTACATTGGAGTTATGGTGCTGTAAAAGAAAAAGCAGAAAAAACATACAGATCGTTAACACACAGTTATGGATTTGAGCGCGAGTTCCAAGAGAACCTAGACGCTACAATCGAATATCAAAAGATTGAAAATCCAGATGAGTATCGTGAGCGTGTATATCGTGCTATGCAAATGTATGCCGATGCACATAAAGAATTGCTTCCATACTGCCACACAGATATTCACAAGAATGCTGTATATGCTGCTATCTCATTGGGTGAAAGAAAGTTTGATGATGCTGCTACCTTTGTAGGTGCAATCAAACGTCTTTGTGCTAGCGAAGAAAGTTATCACAATGCGCTAAGAGCATATGATAAAAAACTAGATGGCAAACTAGCAGGCGAAGAAGTACTAGACGAAGCGGGCGAATGGTGGAAAACATTTTCAGATGTAGTTTCTGGATCAAAAAAAGCATATGATACCGCAGTTATTGCTGGTCCCAAATGGCAAGCAGCAATTGATAGCAAAGATCCAGTTGTAATTGATCAAGGTATTAAAGACTTAGCAAAAGACTTAGGTATGGATCCAAACGATCCAAAATACAAGCAATGGGCAGGCAGTATGCGTTACAAAGCATACAAAGCAGCGGATATTAAACACGATGTAACACGAGATGCTGAACGTAAAGCCTATGCTGCTGATCCACGACACTGGAAGGAACTTGAAATTCCCGGTTATGATGAACCCTGGGTTACATTTAGTAAGCCATCCCCACGTGGTATTCCGCTTCGTGTAGGCGGTGACAAAGTAGATGAAGAGGCTCTTGACCGTTTTGAGATAGGCATGGGATTAGAGCAGATGCATAACAATGACATTGCTCTTGTTGGTGGCATGCGTTCAGGATCAAGCCCTGCTAACTTAACACGTTTAAAATATAGCATTTATGATGTTCCTATGCTAAAACAACTAAAGCAAACAGGTGGCAATCAAAATGACGCACTCATGGGCCATGTTGAATTAATGGTAGAAGATGGCACAGGCGATCTTATTGGTTTAATTAACATCGAAATGAAGCGCGGCGGCAAACGCCAAGGTTACGGCTCACAAGTTGTGCGTTCTATTATTGATAGTCCGTTTGCTCGCAAGCCATTTAGAATCTACGATATACAAAAGAAAGCTGTGGGTTTTTGGAAGAAGATGGGTGTAGAGTTTACACACTCAGACTTTAAAACTCCTATTGCGCCGACTCAGCTGCCCAGGCTTGCATTGGGACCAGGGAATATATTTGGAATCATACGATGAGAGCAAACGAATTTATCAGCGAAATTAACCTAGATCCACGCTCGTGGTTTGGTGCTGGACAAATGGGTGGCCGTGGAGGCAGTGGCTCTCAAGCAGTTGCTACTGGCGGACGCACAGCACCAGCAACCGCCAAACCAAATCTAGGTAAATTTGAACGTACACCAGATGGAAAGATCATTGATCCACAAGGACAGGTAGTTAATCCACGCACAGGCGATCCGTATACAAAAGCAGACGTAACCAGAGACACTGGTAAGAGTCCAGAGTTTAAGAGTATATCTCCAGAGCGTTCACACTATGCTAGAACTACACAAGCAGACCGTGTTAGAGACGAACGTGCTGCACGCAACATGGAACGTTATGCCGATGAATACCAAGCAGCAAAAACTAGATGGCAAGAAAAAGGTGATGCTGCTTCATTTGGCGATATGATAAAGATTCTAAACAGAGTAGATTAATGCGTGAATTGAGATATAACACGGAAACATTAGGTTTTTCGTCACCAGACGATAGTTGTTATCTAGATCCCAGCGATCCTATACACGAATTTCGTCGCACAGGCAATGCTGCTGCATTAAATCAACCACGACGTATTCCAGTTGCACAACAGTTTGCAGAACATGAACGTAAAATGGAATTAGCAAAAGCACAGGGTATTCGTCCTGGTTCCCCAGCATGGTATATGTTATGAAAGTATCAGAAATTATTTGCGAAGGCACTGGTATCGACCAGCACATCGCGCCGGAATTATTGCAACAACAAGTAAATCAAATCATTGATGCTATTAAAGCAGGCGGTTATTTGTTAACGGATGCTGATAAAGCCTTGCTCGATTATGCACGTAAACAAAAAATCTATCATCCAGATGAAATTGCGAATAACAAATTCCATAAATCAATAATCGCATCTGTTAAGCCGTTGCTAAAAAAAATAGAACAGCTATGGTCTGAACCACGCGATATAACCAGTGATGTTGAAGCAATTATTGGTGAGCCTATTCTTACCCTTCATCAAAAAATAAAACCATTGCTTGCAAATCCTAATAGACAACCAATGGATTATGTTGTGCGAGCAAACTTAACACAATTATTAATTGCTGCTGCATGCCCAAAAAACAATGGCACTTGGGATACCAGCACAGCCAAATGCTATTCAAACAATTATCCTTGGATATTAGATCAGGTGAAGGAAAAGTATCGTGCTAAAGACAGAAAACGCCGTGCCAACATGACTCCAGATGAAAGAGAAGAGGTTCAGGCTAAAGACAGAGAATATCAGCAACAAAGACGGGATACCATGACTCCAGCTGAAAGAGAAGAGTATTTGGCTTACGACAGAGAACGGAAACGTAACCGTCTTGCCAACATGTCTCCAGCTGAAAGAGAAGAGTATCGGGCTAAACATAGAGAATATTACCAACAGTGGACGGCTAACATGTCTCCAGCTAAAAGAGAAGAGTATTTGGCTAAAAAAAGAGAACGGCAACAACGGCGGAAGGCCAAGAAAAAATGAAAGTATCAGAAATCATCAACGAAGGTGTAGGACGTATTACGCCGCAAAACCAAACACAGGATGTCGGTCCTGATCAAGTTTCTATTGAAGCAAAGAAATTAGGTTTTAAAGTAGATCGGGATGGTCGCCCACCACTTTTAAGTTCAAACGCAAAGAAAAACACAAATCCTAACACACTATTCAATCTTGGCATAAATTAATACATGTCAGATGTGATATATTGCTCCGGAGATTCGTGGACCTACGGCGCCGGTCTTAATAATCTTAACGATTCGTTTTGTTATCAATTGTCTACATTAATAAATGTCGACTGCGTTAATCTAGGCGTTAATGGCGGTAGTAACAGCGGAATGTTTAACGAAGTATTTAATCGACTCGACAAAATAAACAATAGTAAATACGATCGTGGTTATATTATACTAACATTTACCGAAAATGGAAGAGATATACGAGATTTTAAAAATCGCCCATTTGATTACATATCCGCATATAAAGATATGGTTCATAATTATAACTTTTACACCTGTGTATTGGATGATATTGAATATGAGTGGGAAGTCAAGCTATCTCAACTCAGAGAAAAAATAGATCCAAGGTTTCGTATCATAACAGGATGTAATTTTGCCAAGCCAAAAAATATAAAACTAGATATTCAAGAGCCATGGATTTCATTATTAGGTTATAATAAGTTAGTGCCAAGACTTACCTGCGTTGAAACAACTAATACATTAAATGAAATATTAGGTATTGAATCTTCCGACGACCATAAACTGTGGTTAATTGACCATGGGCAACAACCAATTGATATATATAACTTTTTTGATCAGTGCTCGTATATGTTAGATCATGATCGAGGGCATCCTAATAAGGTCGGACATCAAATCTGGGCAGAGAGGATACTATGCGAGCTCTAATCGGATATACTGGATTCATCGGCGGAGTATTGCAAGGACAAATTAGATTTGATTTAACATTTAATTCAGTGAATATTAATGATCTTCCAGAACATAACATTGATATACTATATTGTGCTGCACCAACTGGCAGTAGAATGTATGCTAGCGAATATCCAGCACAGGACCTAGAAAACACTAACAAATTAATAGAAACATTAGAAAAATCTAACATTAAAAAATTTATTTTAATTGGCACAGTAGATTCAATACATGCATTAAACACGTCATATGGTCGTAACAGAAAAATGTTAGAAGATTTTGTTAAATTTAAATTTAAAGATTATCATATTGTTAGACTATGTTCATTAATACATTCAGACATTAAAAAAAATGTACTCTATGATTTAAAACATAAAAAATATCTAAATAAAATTAATAAAGAACAAGTTAACCAATGGTATCCATTGGATCGGTTACATAGCGACATACAAAAAAATATTTCAATGAATATCAGAGAATCAAATTTTGTCAGTGAACCCATATCAAATTTAGAAATTATTAACAATTTATACCCGGGTCTCGATGTTGGTTATTGTAAAAATACAGAACCATATAATTTAAAGTGTTGCGATACTGTAGACTATCTAATAAGTAAAACAGAAATATTTAAAGAAATGGAAAAATATATTGGGCATGCTATTACAAAATAAAGGTGGGATGTTCGAACCGTTACGGTGGAGTGGGAGCATTCGGGACTTTCCTTATTTTAACGAGTATCCGTGGCTTGAACGTTATAAAACTAAAAACTATTATGTTGGTGCAAGTGCCGCTTGGGATTTTTTTCAAGATCTACCCATTGGGTTTGACGCATATATCTTTATCCATCATGTAGAGTTATGCGATCCTAAATGGCTCAAACAACAACAAAAAAGAGTCAATACGCCGTTTTATGTTCTGTTGTCGGGAAATGACTATAACATTAATATTCCAAATACTACTTTTATTCCATATACACATTGGCACTATGATTTACAAAAAATAGTTGACTGGTGGGGTATACAAAAAACACCCGACCATAAAAAATATAAATTTAGTGCAGTTAATAATAGAATTACACAAGCAAAAGTTTGGATTACCACTAAGTTATTAATTTCTAGTAGAAATGAATCATTAATAATTAATAATCCAAATTGGATTGAAAGTAAGAATATACATAACTGGGAGCATTGTGGAAATCCTATTCTAGACGAGTTGACCGATATTTTTTTACAAGAGTTCATCGACTTAGAACTCAAAGACGAGTTTGATAAGGATAAAAATTTTCAAAGGTATAATTCTAATCCATGGCAGCCATTATATACAGACACCTCTATACATTTTACAAACGGTAGCCATCATTATAGTTTTATGATGGATGACTATTTTCCATACACGTTTCCCGGACCGCATATTGATGAAAAAACATTTAAATGCTTAGTAGCAGGTACTGCATTTATACCAGTTGCGCAATTTGAAATTTATAAATCGTTGGAAAATTTTGGATTACAGTTTGATTATGGTTTTAACACTGAATGGGATAACGACCCTGGTAACTTGTCAAGATTTGAAAACATTATAAAATTAATTGATTTGCTAAATGATTACTCAAAAGAAGAACTGTACAGCAAAACAAAAGACATCTCAATTTATAATCAACAATACATATTTGATGGCAAATTCTATAAAAATTGCGAATTACACAATGAAGAATGCATTGAACAGTTGCATCAACTAATAGCATAAATACGTCTATATGAACTTAAATGACATCCTCAACGAAAAAATTAAGAAAGTACATGGTAAGTGGGCCCTGGTAAGCAAAAGCGATCCGGATAAAGTCTTACAATATTATCATGGCAAAGACCATCCTAGCAAAGAATGGGAAAAGAAAGTTGAGCGTCGTGTTCATGCATTCTCAGAAGCAGAAAGTTTAGACAAAACCATTGATAGAATGCGTAACTTAGATATCGATGATATCGAACACCTGAAGCGTTATTCAAACCCACAATTAAAAGATTGGTTAAAACGCTTAACAGCAGCAAATAAAAACAATATTGGTTCAGCACTTAATACATTAGACACTATGGGTCCTATTGCTAAACCATTTGCTAAGTCATTTGTACAAAAGCAATTTCCAGGCATCGACGATACAGAGTTTGACCAAGCCTGGAAGTTCTGGCAAGAAACTGATCCAGCAACTCGTTCAGCAGTTACTAAAGGTGACTTGACTACGCTTGATCCAAGAGACGAACATGGCTTTGTTAAAGAAGCCAATAATGACATAGTAGCGAACAGTATCAATGAATACAATACCGACGGCATTGATCCAGGAAACGATGAACTATTTGTGCCTATGGGTCTGCTCAACCGTTTTGAAGATAATGGGTGGTATGCATTTGACGGCGGTCGAGATCAAGCGGTGTTAGCCAAACGCAACATACCTTATGTGCTGAAAATTGTAGGTCAAGGATCGCACAACAGAATTGACGCAGTTCGCCAGTATGTTGATTTCTTTCGTCGCAATCAACATAATCCACATTTTCCCAAAGTGGGTAGTGATAAAACACTAACCTGGGAAGGCAAAAAATACTATGCTTACGCTCAAGAAAAACTTATAGATTTACCGGGTGATGCGGTGATGGATTATCTCGAAGATACTATGCAATCATTTGGTCACAGCGGAAAACAGCCTAACTTTGACAAAATACCCCAGGGGCTGTCAGCAAAGCAAGTTAAAGGTTTAATGAATGCTATTAGTGAGTTGCTTGCATCGGGCATAGGCAATAATCGTGCGTTTGATTTGGGTAATGTCCTGAATATTATGAAACGAAAAAATGGACAGCTAGTGATTGTTGATCCATTTAGTTCTCACGATCGTTTAGATCCTAGCGAAGAATACGTGAGCGAAACAGATGATTATGATGCTTGGTTAGAAAAAGCCAAAAAACGTGCAGAAAAGCAAGCAGCAAAAAAACGTGCTGAATTACAGCAAGTAATGAAGGGCATCGAAACCGATCCAGAAAAACTAGCATTACAAGGTACAATTCAAGCGGCACGCGGTGAGCTTAGTAAGCGTAAGCGTGAAGCATTGGCTAAGATGGAGCAAATGAAACAAATTTACTCTGAGTTTTCTGATGAAGAATTAGATAAAATTATCGGGCGTTATTCAAAAGGTCCAGGTGCTGGTTCAGATTTTGTGGAATGGTTAAAGTCCATTAAACAAGAACGCGAAGACGAGCGGTCTGGTGTTCAACAACGACAGGATGTATTTAGAAGCGTGGCAGGACCCATGCAAGGCAAACAAAGCCAAAAGGCTGCACCTGCACAAGGTAAACCATGGACACAGTTAGGTATGACTCGTGATGAATTTAGAAAAATTCTAAACAACCCACAACATCCTCGTCATAGAGAAATTAAACAATTACACGATCAGTATAAACAAGTCGACGAAGATTTAACTCGCAGAGATTTCTTAAAAGGTGTCGCAGGCGGGGCAATGGCGCTAGGGGCTATGAAAGCTGCTAAAGCATTAGGATTAAAAGATCCTACCAGATCCACAGACACTGATGATCAGTACCAGAGATTCACAGGCGCAAAACCTGCACCATTGTATGCTAAACCAGACCTGGATCCAGAACGTAAATGGAACCGTGTGGGTGTCAATCAACCAGGCGGTCAGTTCAGCATTGTGCTACACAAAGACTTTGATTTATATTTGTATTTTGTAACACGTGATTTTTCCACATCGCCCTATGCCTACATAGAATTACAGGATGGTGAAAAATATAAATTCCGCATTCGTACTCTGAAAAACGATACATTTACCATCGAAGATCCCAGAATGGCAGCAACACTATTGAATTATCAAGGTAAATTCAATCTGTATGTTGGCGATGACGTGTACACATTTAACATCATGCCCAGTCAGGAATCCAAAGTATTATATCGCTGGTGGAAAGAAGGCACACATCAGGGATTGTGACCGTATAGGTCTTGTGTGGACAACATCTCCCATTTGTCCCATTCAGGACGCCAGTGATATTTGTATTCTCTGACTTTGCGAACCACCGTGGTAGACACATAATCACGGCAACCGCCAAACGGATCGCAATGTCTGGCTGATTTATCCTCTATGTGATATTGTTCCACAGGAGATTCATAATCTTTGGCACGATACTGATCCTGGCTGGTCGCCCATTCCCAGATTGCAGTGCTTGCCAGACTGATGCCCAGCGAATCCAGAAATGCTGGAGCCGCTGGACTATACAGACTAATTGTGGCGATCAGAATCAGCTGGCGCATTAACGACGTTCTAGATCTTCAAATGCACGTGCAGCCGCAGATTCATCTGTGACTGTGATGGATTCAGCCACAGCAACTTTTTCGGAAATGCCAAGAGACAGGTTAATGTATGCACGATACATGGTTCCTTCCTTGAACACAGCCTTGTTGACTACACGATAACCGTTCACAGGAACATCTTTAAATTCGCTGACAGACACAAACTCGTTGGTCTGTGTAGAGTCGCTGGTTACGCTCTTGCGATTATCTGCGGTATACTGCTTAAATTTACCTGAAGTAAGAGCAGATACTTTGTCGCCCAGTTTGATCTTAGCACTATGCAATGCTTTCTCCATTGCAAATTCCATGTCATCTGCGAGACCAGTTGCAGCAGCATAGATAATGCTACCATCTTCAACACCTGGATCCAGATACCATACAGGTACAATTTCCTTCTTTTCAAGTGGCACAACACCAACAACGTCAACACCGCCGACCTTGTCTTCTGCTTCCATTCGTGCTACACTGCTGTTAGACGCACAACCGCCCACAAAGGCAGCAGCCATAGCAATTACGATTACCTTTTTCATTTCTTTGTAACTCCAGTAGAGTCAATAATTTGAGACTTAACAGAATTATAATCTGCTTCGAGTCCCGCCATTGTGCCCTTGAATGGGTTAATACCTGTAGCACAAACAGCAAGAGCAACGGCAAGTACTACAATAATCAAAGTTTTCATAATTAAAATTCATTCCTATATTGCGAAATGTATCTATATTATACACAATGCTAATCTAATGTCAACCATTAATTTTGTTGCATAAATACAACATGCGTGCCACAGAATTTTTAACAGAATCTTATCCAACAGTAACAATGAATTACCAGCAGTTTCTCGTTGAAGAACCTGTAAAAAGTTCATGGATTGAAGATTTATCTTATGTTGAATTCAAAGACGGATCTGGTGGTGTAAACATGACCACAAAGGGTGGCCGCACTTATTTTATCGAAGACGTACCATACGAAGTCTACGAACGCTGGTTAAAAGCTCTTAGCAAAGGCAAATTCTGGTGGTCAGACATCAAATACTTCTATACTTAATACCCGCATAAATAGTAGATGCGAGCAAGAGATTTCATTCTACTAGAATACAAGCACGACGTTACGATGAGAAACTATGGTGAAAAGTTTCGCGATCGCATGCTTGGCGATATGACCATTACTGCTAGTACTCAGAGTAAACTAGAAGATGCTAAAGCTAAAGGCATAGGTCCGTCCAGTGATACGTTCACTCCAGGCTATCTAAGAAGAATCGAACAATCAGATCCAACTCCAAATCGAGAATACACACAGTGGATGGTGCGTAGTTATATTAACCGTGTTGTTAATTATTACGAAGACGTATTATCTACACTTGCGGGCTTTGCTGGTATGTTTAACGAGCTTAAAATACATCGTCGTTTACCAGAAAAATATCGCGACATTAATCAAATCAAAACTCGAGAAATCTTTCGTGATGCTTATCGAGCAGTTGCTGATCGATATGAAGAATTCCGCGACGAACAGCAAGAACAGAAACCACTAAGCAAAGGCCACGCACAAGAAGTCTACAACGGACCAGAAGTGAGAATCATCCATCCTGTAGACCAAGCGGCTGCTTGTTACTATGGGCAAGGTACACAGTGGTGTACTGCTAGTACACGCAGCCAAAATTACTTTAATGATTACAACAACGAAGGTCCGTTATTAATACTAATTCCCAAGAAGCCAGCGCATGAAGGCGAGAAATATCAATTACATGCTGCTAGCGAACAAGTTATGGACGAGCATGACAGTTCTGTTCCAATGGGTCACGTAGTAAGTAGATTCCCCAATACCAATCTTGGAGAGATTCTAATTAAATTTGATCCTGAATGGAAAGACTTTGCAGAACTAATGCATCCAGATGATCTTAAACGAATTGTTCGTTTGTATAACCAAAGACTTGTAAACTTTAACAAATGGATCTTGGATCAATACACCCAAAACAGCTCAATGTCAAAACAGCAACAACAAGAACTAAAAGCTGCTGCGGAACGTGCTGGTTGGCCAAACGCTGGTACATTCACATACGATCAGTTTGCTGAATATCTACGTACTGGATCTATCCATTCTAAGGAACGTTTTATAAGAACACTAGTTGATCTATCTTATGATTTATTAATCCCGCATTTAAGAAGCAATGACGCTCTTGAGCAGTTTGACAAGACTCCTAGAGATGTTTTAAATACTCAAGGAATGGTAGGATTAAGCAAAAGAAACTTTGTTCAAACATGGACAGTATTATTAAATGACTGGAGAATTCGGTTTAGTGATGAAGATCCAGATTGGGCAACATATGTTGGGCCTACTAACAACAGCATGTATAATAACGCAGTAGGGTATACCGATTGGAGTAGCCGATGAGAGCTCGTGAATTTATCGTAGAATATAAACGCGACATTACCATGAAAAACTGGTACGACAAGATCTTACGGCAACAAATGGTCGATAAAACCTACACCACACACGCTCAAAATGAAATCAGAGATTGGCTGGAAAAACGTGCTCGAGGAGAACTAACTCAACTTGAACAAGAGTTGTTAGATCAATCAGTCGAAATGATAGTAAGACAATTTGAATCTGCAGATCCAAGTCCAAACAAACAGTATGTACAATGGATGTTGCGTATTTGGACCAATCCAAATGGTGTTGGCAGAATCGAAGATGTTACGTCCACAACAGCAGAAATGCTACACAAGTACCACGAACTAAAACAACGCAATCGTTTGCCTATTGACATTCGCGACATTAACCAGGTTAAGGATATGCGAACACTGGAAAAGTTGCACGATGATGTGGATCGTTTATATGCATTACTAGATAAAGATAAAATAGCAGCAATGCCAAAAGGCTCTGCTCGTGAAGTATATAACGGACCAGATTTTAGACTTATCGTTCCAGAAGATGAAGCAGCCGCTTGTTATTATGGCCAAGGAACACGCTGGTGTACGGCAGCAACCAAGGGTCATAATATGTTTGATCACTATAGTAAGGCTGGCCCTATCTACATTCTCATTCCTAAAAAGCCAGAGTATGAAGGTGAAAAATATCAATTACACGGCGCATCACGCCAATCAATGGATGAACGAGATCAGCCATACTATATTGGTAATTTACTTGGCAGATTCCCTGAGCTAAAAGAAATATTATTTTCTACTGATGATTTTTATAGTTGGGTTGAGATAATGCCGGATGCTTTTGTTGAGGATGGCGTTGCTACCTGGAATGCGTATGCTGCGAAACATTTTAAAGAATGGGGTCTAACACAAGTATTGACTGGTTGGACGCGAACTGCTAAGAATCGCGGCGAGATTGTGGATGTACAAAAAACCTGGGAAAAGGTTAGAAAAGTATTGCTTGACTTGCTAGCAAATAGCGAAGTTTCAGTAGCAGACTTTTATGATGCTGCTACACAGACGCACATCAAAGGCGATACTGGTGCTACAGATGCTGAAAATGAGTTTGCTCGAATACTTTCATATGCGTGGAAGTATAACCTGATAGAAGCGTTAAAAGCCGGTTATCTGGGTGTGAATGCTAAGGTTAGTTTAGAACATCCTGAATGGGATATTACAGTTCGTGTAATAGATTCTGAAGCGAACGCCTGGAAAGATTCCACTGCCGAGTGGAGCAATGACGAGGGCTGGGAATTCTCCATTAATGATCCCGAAGATACTCGCTACAATGAGGACTAAATGTGAGAGCCAAAGAGTTTTTATTAGAATATAACAGAGACATCACCAAAAAGAACTATGGTGACAAGATTGTTCTGCGCTGGGGCGTGGGAGCTGTTAGCAGTGGATTAAGCATTCGCCGTGTACACGACAAGATTCTTGCTGGCGAACCATTGGATGCCAACGAACAAAATGTTTATGATGAAGCAGTTGCTAACATTATTAACAAAGCAGAAATTGCTGACCCAACTCCAAACAAACAATATGTACAGTGGCTTGTTCGTGCGTGGATCAATAAACTGCTAAGACTTGCTGAAGATATTCTTTCATCAGGCAGTGAGTTTGTTAAAATGTGGCACGAGTTAAAAACTCACCGTATGCTACCGCCAAATTACACAGACATTAACAGAATTAAAACACCGAGCGATTGGAATCAGGCCTGGGTGGATATTCGAGCAGCATACGAAAACTTCAAACCCAAGAAGCCAATGCCCAAAGGCAAGGCACGTGAACTGTTAAACAATGCGGAAGTAAGAATCGTTCGCCCAGAAAATGAAGCAGCGGCTTGCTATTACGGACAAGGCACACAGTGGTGTACGGCTGCTACAGAAACACGCAACTTGTTTGATCATTATCACAAAGATGGCGATCTAAGTATCTTTATTCCTAAGAATCCACGGTACGAAGGTGAAAAATATCAACTGTGGGTCAATAACGACACTGGTGGATATCAGTTAATGAACGAACAAGACGATCCACTTGAATACGGCCTAGAAGAACTAACAGACAGATTTAATACATTAACTTATGAGATTTTAGAAAAACTACATCCAGCACTAATGAAACATCCTGAATTTAACACTGAAGAATTTGAGTCAGTTAAACGGCAAATTGCTGTTAACCTATTCAAAAATGGATACTTCAAATTAGCATATAGCGATCTAATTAATATGCTTGATGATTCATTTGACGAATACGACAAAGATTCCATTAATTATATGAAAGAAATGTTTATGGAAATGGAAGCTGAAGTGTTGCGAGCTATTAACAATGTTGGATACGATGAACTCGCATTTAATGATCCTGGTGTAACATTCCCTGAGTTACCCAATGCTGTATTTAGATGGCTTGAATACATGACTGATGACACCAACATGTGGGGCGATTGGGCTGACGACGAATATATGGTAGGCTTTATCAGCAACATTGAAGCCTGGTTTAACAGACAAACAAATTGGGACAAGCGTAATCAGAATCAAACTCTGATACCGTACTACAGCATCAAACAAGACGAAAAAACTGGAAAGTGGGAAGTAGAGTACGAAGGCCCGTGGACATGAGAGCAAACGATTTAATTTTTGAATACAAGCGTGACGTAACCGTAAAGAATTATACTGACAGACTGATTGATCGTATGATCAGCGATGGCAGTGTCGAACGTATGACGTTTGGCGGCAATGGATGGGGTTACACCACAGATGATATGTTTGATATGGTTCGCGGCATTCAGTGGCAGAATCAACCGCCGTTGACTCCAGAAAAAGTAGAAGCAGCCAAGGAAATATTTGCGAGAGGTGCTATTACACAAATTGAGCAAGCAGATCCTACCAGTAAAAAAGCCTACACAGAATGGTTGGTAATGGCATATATCAACAGTATATTTGTGCGTTGGGAAGACATATTCTCAACTGGAACTGATTTCTTAGCAATGTATAACGACCTAAAGCAACGCAACTTATTTAATAAAGTCGATACTCTTAAAGCAGTATCAAACATTAAACAAATCAACAATCGCGAAAGATTTAGATGGGCATATACTACAATTTCAAACGCACACGATTTTTATCTCGGTCAAACCACAGACATTGATCGCGGCGATGCTGAAGAAATCCACAACGGACCAGAAGTTCGTGTACTAAAAGTAAACGATCAAAAAGCAGCGTGTTATTATGGACGCGGCACAGAATGGTGTACAGCAGCAACACGTTCTCGCAATATGTTTGATCACTATAACCGTACTGGAAACATATACATATTCATTCCTAAAAAGCCACAGCACGACGGTGAAAAATATCAGTTCTGGGCAGGCGACGATGGGCGCAACGTTGATATTCAACTAATGGACGAACACGACGAGCCAGTAGATTTTGAAACCTGGGACAATCGTTTTCCAGGATTGGGCATCAAATACTTGTATGATCTTGAACCTAAGGTATTGAGTCAGTTTGTTATGTTTAACCGAAAGCGATTTGATTATATCATAGCCGAAGTTGTTGAACTTTTACAAAACAACTGGAAATGGGATGTCGTTGCTGACTGGGAGCATGACGATGATTATTATTGGCAATGGTTGCGTGACGAAGGTTACATAGATGACGAAGGCGACTTTGATGATGATAAAATGGAAAAAGACGGCATAAACTATCTAGAGTTTAACGACGATTTGCGCCGAGGACTAAACGACGTGTTTGACGCTTTTGAAGAACTTACACCGTCAGAACTCAATAATTTTTATAGTGATGACAATGGTGGACCATTGGACTTCTACCGTATGATTGATACCTTAGGTGACTGGATAGAAGATCAAGCCGGCAGTCACTATGAAAGTTTATTCAAAGATGCCGGTAATTTCATTGCCAATAATATTGGCAGTTACTCAGATAAGGAAGGTAACTTTAAGGTAGATCATGTTGCTAATATTCGCGGTACACCTTATCTAGCGCATCCAGCTAGACGATAAACTAAATACTATATCAAAGAGAAAAATATCATGAACTTATCCGAAGAACTCAGAAAATATGCCAATATCTTAAATGAAGAACGCACAGACGAATACTTTGATTATGGCGACGATGCCGATACCAGCAATGAACCAGCAGGTATGCCGTTTTATAAACTGCCTGCAAAAAGTTCAGCAGTAAAAATCACAAATAAAGCGCACCAAGCCGGACTAAACACAGTTGAGTTTCAAGGACAATATCTGAGTGTTTCGCCTAACCAAGCCGATCGGCTGGAAGAACTAATGCGTGCCATGCGCATGCAGTTTACGCCGGTAACGGGTGTTCCTGATTGGGGTGCAGATGATTCACATCTAAGTCGCAAAGAACGTGCTCGTGGCATGCCATATAAATTTAGCGAAAACAAATCGGTAATTCGTAAAAGATTTCCCAAATTAGAAAAAGCAATTATTCAAGATCAAGATCCAGAGTTGGCATCTCTGTATGCCATAAAGGTAATCGGAGGCAGATGGCCCGAAGCAGAACCAGTGATTGCCAAAGATTCAGAGTCGGCATCTCTGTATGCCCGATATATACTCAAAGGTCCTTGGCCCGAAGCAGGGATCAAATGAGAGCAAGAGAATTCACATCTGAAGCAGATATGACACGTAGAGATTTTCTCAAACGTGCAGCAGCAACACTGGCAGCACCAGCAGTAGCAAAGGCTGGTCCTCCGGTTAGTGACGAAACTACCCAAGCAGTTGATCTAGCACAAGATCCAAACTGGATGCCACTATACAAAGACGGCGAACCAGTTACTGCTCCTCCATATGCTCAAGAGTTATATGGCAAGGGTTATCCAAAAGATACAGATTATCGTCCCGTTGATCCAATTGATTCGTTTGAAAAAGACCCAGACGTTCAGAGATTCTATGATCTCAAAGCAAAACGTTGTTTGGCAAACCGTGGCACACCAGTAAAGGATGCGCAAGGTAACATAGATTGTACGCAAGTACGTGGTAAAGCATCGCAAACATGGTAGAGGTTGATGGGAAAGATATTAAAATTTCCAACTGAAAAAACTTTTACTTGTATGCTGCCAGACGACTGGGCAGACCCAGAAAACCCTACGCAATACGAAATCGCTAACACAATGCGCACATTACGTCAGATGATGACAGAGTGCGAAAAAGAATATCACAAAACACAATCCCCTGCGTTAACTGTACAAATCAATAAAATTAAATCCTGTATACAGTTAATGTACAGTTATTATCGCTCAGACTAACCTGTATAAATATTTTTAACATGTAGCACAGGAGTCTACCGTGAGCGATGATATCTTTGACGACATTGAACTCACAGGCATTGAACGCTTTAATAGCCACTTGAACGAGGATATCAAAGACCGTGCCTATCGCTATGTTACACATAGTCCAGAGTACCACAGAGTACCTCTTAGCGAACTCAGAAGAATACGCAGCAAAGCAAAAAAACTAAAAAGAAGCTATAAAAAACAACAACGCAAGCAATCTCAAGACATTTCCAAACGCTACGGCGGTCGTTGATTACTAGCATAAATACTGTATGAAAGATACAGTATTCGTAAAACTCTGTGTGGATTTACACTGTGACTGGCAGGGGTTGCCACCAGATTACCGTATCTATGTGGACAATGAATTGTTTGCTGAACGCACTTATCGTTGGGAAAAACCTGTATACCTGACAGAAATTCTTCAGATTAATGCAGTGCCTGACACAGAATATCTGGTCACACTGGACGATTTTGCACCACAGATTGCAAATTTCAAGATGTCAAACCACAGAGTTGAATATTGTGACTTGCCTGTGGAATTTAACAAGTGTAAAGACAAAAAATTTAGGTTTAAAGTTAAAAATGAAAGTTAATGAGATAATTTCAGAAATGACCAGTGCTGGTGCTGTTGCCGCAGTAGCGCAACCATTAGGCGGCACAATTAGTCGTAACCAGGGCGTATATACCAAACCAAAAAAGAAAAAGAAGGGTAAAAAATGAACGATCCACAAATGAATAATATTCTAGCACGACTCAATTCTGTTGGCACTAAACCAGCAAGTGCATCCAATAACCGTAGTTCTAGCGCAGGCGACCCGGCCATGCACGAAATACTAAGTCGTTTTCATGCTGTGGGTAGTAAAACAACAGTCAACGAAGGACTAGGCGCAGAGCAACGCAAGGTGGGTCAACTAGGTCCAACTGACAAACCCAGCAAACGCAAAGATCATGCGTTCAAGGGTAAACTAGTTGGTGAAGATGATACATCTCGATTAGCCCAGCTAGAAAAAATGCGCAATCCAGAAGCCGAAGCAAACTTTGCTAAAACCGGTACTTATGGTCGCGAACAATCAGCAAAGATGCATTCGGGATTTTTTTCAATGCCAGATGAGTTTGAAGATCCACACAAAATGATCAAAGGCGCGATGAACATGGGCATGACAGCCGCTGATGTTGATGCAGCGTTGCCCAAAGGATACAGCATACCACCAGCGAAAGCACAAAAAACGTCAGGGTTTAGAACACCGTTTGATCAACCAGCAGGTGCTACAAACACATCAACTGGATTTACACCAGGATCTAATAAACTATTCCAAGACGAATTCAGTGAAGATTATAACGTAGATGAATATGATCAAGAGGGCGAAATGGCTAAAGGGCAGCTAGACCGTGCTGCTGACGCTGCGCAAGAATTACACGATATTTTAGATGATTCGGATAATTTACCAGAATGGGTACAATCAAAGATTACCAAAGCATTGGATTACTTAGATACCGCCAGAGATTATATTAAGAGCGAATTCAGCGAATCAGTCGAAGGTGCAGAAGATTCCTTAACCATGGGAATCCCGTTGTTTATTCGTATGCTAGAGTACGCTCGAGAAGAAGCAAAAACTGACGCAGACCTACATCATGTTACCAAAAAAATGTTAGACATGGGTGGCAATGTTACCATGGACGATTATGAAGAAATTATGTCCAGTGTTAGCGGCGAAGAATCAGAAATGGGTGAAGCTGTTGGTGATAAGCTCACTGATCTGGAATATGGTAGTTCTACTGCTACTCGAACTCCAACTGTAGGCGGCTATCACCAAAGACGTGATTTAGAAACAGGATCATATACTGATTACACAGATCGTGGTCCGATCAGCACACAAACAACTTATGATAAATCAGGACAAATGACTAGCCAACACGCACAGGCACGTGTAGGTGATCAATCAATGGCACGCTCTCGCTTTTATCCTAAGCGTAACGAAAGCGATGAATTACGCAAACTTGCTGGTCTTGCTACCGAAGACTATGTTGGCGGCCGAGAAGCACCAGCAGACTTAGTTAAAACGCTAAGTAAAAGTTATAGAGACTTTGTTAAAGAAGTTGAAGCTACTAGTGCTGCTAAACCAGATCGTGAACTGCGCAGTAAAACAGAAAAGCCACGTAAATTTGGCAATATCTTAGGTGAAGAATAATGAACTTTTACGAATTATTTGAAGCAAGCAAAGAAAAAGAAGAAAAATCAGAAAAAGCCGGTGAATATCAGGATGTGGCCATTGCTGATCCCAAGGCAGCAATTGCCCTAAAACAGGCACGTGCAAAATACACCTATGCACAGAGCGATTTAGAAGCATTTGTTAAAATGATGCAGGATCAAGAAGAAAAAGATCAGCAAGAGATTGACAACCTGGAAGCAGACACTGAACGTCAGGAAGAAGAAATCCAGCAGGCTGAAAAAGAAATACGAGAATTAGAAAAACGTGAAGCACAGGATACTGCCAAAAATAATGCAAAAATCAACAAACTCAACAAAGAAATTGATTTGCAAAACAGGCTGATTCAGACGCTCAACACCAAAGAACAGGGATACGAAAAAGCATTGGCCCAATATGCTGACAGAATTGAAAAGATCAATGCAGATCTAACAGACCTGGAAGATCGCATGGGTGGTATCAAAGGGTTCCGTGCTCGTCCAAAATCCAAGGCACCACCATTACCAAAACCATCAGACTTTGCAGTGGGTCAGGCTGCTTTCCAACGTACACAAAGAGATGGAGGAATTCCAGATTTAGATACAGAATAATCGCAACATATCTGTTTATCAAAAGAGTGGTCTACCACTCTTTTTTATTGACTTGAAACTGATTGTAATATATAATATTACATTCATACAGGAGATAAACATGAATGATGTAGTTTTTAATGCTGAACAGAAAGCAAAATTGAATAATCTTTTTAACGAAGGTATTGCTGTGATGACTGAAATTGAAACATTGCAAGGTGGTTTGTCAGATACCATCAAGGCCATTGCAGAAGAAATGCAGATCAAGCCCAGCGTGCTCAAGAAGGCTGTGCGCACTGCTTACAAGAGCAAGTTCACAGACGAAAAACACGACTACGAATTACTTGAAACCATTCTGGAAACTGTTGGTAAGACCTGGTAATATGTATTCGGTCTATCAACACTGGGATCCATTAAAGTATTGTATAGTAGGTAGAACCTATCCGCCTGAGTTTTACTCATGGATACAAAATTCACAAACACGCAGCACTTTTGAAAAACTTGCTCAAGAAACTGAGGAAGATTATCAAAATTTAATCAAGTTACTTGAAAATAAATTTGGAGTGAAAACAGTACGTCCTGAATTTCCGTCAGATCTAGAAGAGCTGTACGTTGATGGCAAATGGGTACAACCCCCGACAGCACCGCGTGATTATTTTATTATGATTGGTGATAAATTCTGGGTGCCCAAGGTTCCAAATGGTAGTCATGCCTGGTCAGTATTTTATAGACAGAATAAACAGTCTTACTGGCCAGATTATGTGCGCCCAAAAGATTTTTACGATGCATGGCCACAATTTGCAGACGAAGTTCGTAAAAAGTTTGAACTGTTCCAGCAGTTTGATCAGAGCCACTTGGATGCTAAACTTAAATTTTACACCCATATCTTTGATGATTTACGGGCAAACAATAACAGCATTGAATATACTGATTTAGATTTTATCAATGGATGTTTTGTAAGCCGTATTGGCGAAGATCTAATGTTTGCCACACAAACATTCCACGATGATAAAGCAGCACTGCTAACGCAAGTAAACGAACATTTTCCAGACACTACTAATAAGATTGTTAATGCAGGCGGTCACGGCGATGCTGTGTACTGTCCAGTAACACCTGGTTTAATAATTAGTCTACATGATATTCCAACATATAAGGATACTTTTCCTGATTGGGAAGTTTTGTACTTACCTGACTCAAACTACGCTCATATGCGAGAGTTTGAATTTTCTATGAAGCGCAATAAAGGACGTTGGTTCTTTCCAGGATTTGAAAAAGATCCCAATATGATTGATATGGTAAATCATTACTTTGACGAATGGGTTGGCGAAGTACACGAAACCGTATTCGATGTTAATATGTTAACCGTTGATGATAAAAACGTCATTGTATCAGCACACAACGATCAAGTCGAAGAAGCCTGTGCAAGACACGGTGTTGAAGTTCATATATCGCCATTTAGACACAAGTATTTTTGGGACGCTGGTATTCATTGTATTACTAATGACCTGCACCGCGAGAACACAGGGCCAAAGAGATTTCTTTAATGAAGAATGATGTTTATACAGATCAGATAATGAATGACCATTTGTCCAGATCTTGGGCGAATGGGTTTAATGCTAAAATAAAAGAAATACTTGCCGGATGGGAAATAGTACAGCCAGAAAATGTCAATCATTATTTAATGGCAGTAAAAGATGGTATGACAGTATTTTTGAATATGTTTCATATTCCTGTCAACCCACACAAATACGATATACTAATTTCGGAAGTGGTAACATCACATCCTAACCAACTGAAACTTTGGCCTGAATTCTACGGTATATATTACCAGGATTTTAGGTACATTAATCGCATCCCTACTAAAAAACTCAATTGTTTTATACATAGAAGTTGTCCTTTTAGACAAAGTTGGTTTTACCAACTAGTACGCGAAGACATATTAGATAACACATACAGTTCTTTTTGGTCTCAAAATGTTACCTACGACAACCTAAGCCCAAATGAATTATTTGATCATTACTTTGAACAGAATAAAATATTTGAAGCAGAGCACAACACTATTAGATCGCAAATACCGTTTAAAAATTTTGATTGCACACTAGAAGAGGCAATAATAGACAGCGAAAAAAGCCTTGTGATCGAAACCTATTTTGAAGATCCGGACATGGTTTGCTTTACAGAAAAAACAATGCGAGTACTGCAACTACCTAGACCTTGGCTATTGTTTGGTAACCCGGGGTCTGTTGCAAAGTTACGCGAATGGGGATTTGATGTGTTTGATGACTGGATTGATCACTCTTACGATACAGAATTAGATCCAGTGCGCAGACAACGGTTGATTTTAGATCAAATACATAATACAATACCATACACACAATCACTGCTTAACGATTTTGATCAACGTGCCAAAAATAACCGTAATATATTCAAACAATATCAAGAAAAATTTATAAACAAAAAAGAAAACACAATTTTGGAGAATTTAAAAGATGAGCTTTGTAGACGCACTACACGATCGTGATCATGACCGCATTCTGGTCGTGGAGCGTGTCAACGGCGAGCGTGTCTACAATGAGTTTCCTGCTGAGTATGTGTTTTATTATCCAGACCGTCGAGGCAAGTTCACTACAATCTTCGGAAATTCAGTCAGTCGTTTTTCCACACGCAATTACAAAGAGTTTCAGAAAGAACTCAAGATGCACTCAGGGCAAGAACTGTTTGAAAGCGATTTCAAACCTGTGTTTCGTTGTTTAGAAAACAACTACAAAGGTAAAGATTCGCCCAAACTGCAAACAGCATTTTTCGACATCGAGGTGGATTTTCATCAGGAACGAGGATTTAGTCCACCAGAAGATCCATTCAACGCCATTACTGCCATCACGGTATACCTGGACTGGCTTGAGCAGTGTATTACTCTTGCCGTGCCTCCCAAGACCATGTCCATGGATCAAGCCAGACACCAGGTGCAGGAGTTTGATAACACATTCTTGTTTGAAAAAGAACATGAAATGTTATTGGCATTTTTGGATGTTATTCAGGATGCTGACATACTGAGCGGCTGGAACTCAGAAGGTTTCGATATTCCATATACCATTAATCGCATCACACGAATTTTAAGCAAGGACGACACCCGTCGATTTTGTTTATGGGGACAATTGCCCAAAAAGCGTACATTTGAAAGATACGGCGCAGCGCATGAAACATACGATACTGTTGGCAGAATCCACATGGACTATCTGCAACTGTATCGCAAATATACCTATCATGAAATGCATTCGTATTCGTTGGATGCCATTGCTGAATATGAACTGGGTGAGCGCAAGGTACAATACGAAGGCACGCTGGACCAGTTATACAATCAAGATTTTCGCAAGTTCATTGATTATAACAGACAGGATACCATGATACTGGGCAGACTTGATGAAAAACTCAAGTTTCTGGATTTAGCCAACGAACTGGCACATGCCAACACCGTGTTGCTACAAACAACAATGGGTGCCGTTGCTGTAACAGAACAAGCAATTATTAATGAAGCACATGAACGTGGGCTGATTGTTCCTGATCGCAAAAAGCACGAACGAGACGATACTCAGGCAGCAGGGGCATATGTGGCTGTGCCTAAAACAGGCATTCATCAATGGGTAGGATCGGTAGACATTAATTCACTGTATCCCAGCGTAATTCGTGCGCTGAACATGGCGCCCGAAACCATTGTTGGCCAGCTTCGTCCAATCATGACTGATCAGTTTATCAAAGAACGCATGGCCAAAAAAATGTCGTTTGCGGCCAGTTGGGAAGGATTGTTTGGTACCATTGAATACACGGCTGTCATGGATCAGCGTGCAGACACAGAAATCACTGTAGATTGGGTCAACGGCGAAAGCACTGTACATTCAGCACATGAAATCTGGCACCATGTGTTTAATTCTAACAGTAACTTGTGCTTGAGCGCAAACGGCACAATCTTTACATATGAGCGCGAAGGTGTTGTGCCAGGATTACTAAAGCGTTGGTATGCAGAACGTAAAGAGCTTCAGGCAAAGAAGAAAGAAGCAACAACCAAAGAAGATATTGCTTTCTGGGATAAACGACAACTTGTTAAGAAGATTAACTTGAACTCGTTGTACGGTGCAATTCTTAACCCAGGCTGTAGATTCTTTGATAAACGCATTGGACAATCAACTACACTGACCGGCCGTGCTATTGCACAACACATGGATGCTTTTATTAATCAAGTACTTACAGGTGAGTATGACCACGTAGGCGAATGTGTTGTGTATGGCGACACAGACTCGTGTTACTTCAGTGCCTGGCCTGTGATGAAAGGCAGAGTAGAACGTGGAGAAATGGAATGGAACAAGGACATTGCTGTGCAATTATACGATGCAATTGGTGACGAAGTTAATAACAGTTTCCCACCATTTGCATACAGAGCATTTCATTGCCCAGAAGAATACGGAAACATTCTTGCATGCGGCCGAGAAGTAGTTGCTGAATCAGGATTGTTTATTACTAAGAAACGCTATGCATTGTTGGTCATTGACAATGAGGGACAACGCCTGGACATAGACGGCAAGCCCGGAAAAGTCAAGGCCATGGGCCTGGATCTGAAACGTTCAGATACACCCAAGATTGTACAGGACTTTTTGAGTGATATTTTGCAGCGTGTACTCAAAGGCGCAAGTCGTGATGACGTGGTCAAACACATACGAGAGTTCAAGATTGATTTTCACGCCAAGCCAGCCTGGGAGAAAGGAACTCCCAAGCGTGTAAATAATTTGACCAAATATGGTGAACTGGAACGACAAAATCAATCATTCCATAGCCAGAAAGCCAAGGTGACTATCCCTGGGCATGTCAGGGCTGCACTGAACTGGAATTATTTGCGAAAGATGCACAACGATAATTACAGTATGGCGGTTGTGGATGGTATGAAGACTGTGGTGTGTAAGCTCAAGAGCAACCCCCTGGGACTTAACAGCATCGGCTATCCCACTGATGAATCCAGACTTCCTGAATGGTTTAAAGAACTTCCGTTTGATGACGCACTTATGGAGAGCACCATCATTGACCAGAAGGTTGACAATCTGTTGGGTGTTCTGGAGTGGGATCTGTTGTCCAGTACCGATACCAGTAACACATTTGAAGATCTGTTTGAGTTTGTATGAATCTAAGTAAAATTATATCATATAACCGAGGCTTTGACGACGATAACATTGAACCTTTGGATCAGCACATAAAATCTGAACTGAGCAGTTTACAAGGCAAACTGGAAACCTTGCAAATACAGGATTATTCAGAAATTCTGACAATCAAAGATTCAATTTTATCAGACATGAAAAAACTCAGACATGCACTGGATGATTACAAAAACTCATTGCACAATATCATTACACAGCAAGAGCAGGAATATTTTGTTAAGAGTTATAAGATCTATGAAGGCATGTCAAATGACACACCAGAATATATCCTGGATCGAACCAATCCCAAAACCATTGATAATTCTGTAGATTTTGCTGATCGTATCAAACTTTACAGCAGTTGGAAAAATGCTGGATTATACATACGTCCTGGAAAAAATCTGTACATCAACGAAATGATTGATGCAGATCCGCTTTATGTGGTTGATGAGCATCTGGAATTGTTGGGCCCAGTAAAAAAATTATGGACACCAGCATATCAGGCTCGGTTAAGATATAGCATAATCAACGAACAATCAGATCAGATATTTAAGAATCTACCCAAACAACAAATTGGGCTAATTGTGGCTAGTGACTTTTTTGATTTTAAACCATTCGAGATCATCAAGAAATATCTCAAAGAATTCTGGAATCTGTTAAAACCAGGCGGAGTGGTAATTTTTACATACAACAACTGTGATCAGCCAGGAGCAGTCCGCAATGTTGAAAACTTCTTTAACTGTTACACTCCTGGTCGCCTGATCAAAGATTTTGTGGTGGGTCTGGATTTTGAATTGTTGAATAGCACAGAATCTGCCAGCGGAATCAATTGGTTAGAGATCAAAAAACCCGGTGATTTATCAAGCATGCGTGGTGGTCAAACACTGGCGAAAATAATTAAATCCGAACAAGATAAAATCTAAATATACTTGCAAAAACACACGTATTGTATTATAATAGTAACACACATAAAAGGAAAAACATGAGAGATTATTTATTAGACATTGTTAGTCACACACACGACTTAGGGACCATTGATTTGATCAAAATCACTGGCGATGCCAATCAGACCATTATTGATGGTATTGCAAGTAACAAAACTGTGGTTGTCAAGGGTGCTTTCACAGTTCCCAGTGCAGAACTCACAGGCACATTTGGTATGCCCAACTTGAACAATCTGAAGACTCTGCTCAACCTGGAAGCATACAAAGAAGATAGCAGCATCACGCTCACGACCATCACAGCTGATGGTCAGACAGTACCAACTGGACTACATTTTGAAAACAAGGACGCTGATTTTAAAAACGACTATCGTTTCATGGTCAAAGATGTTGTTGACAATCAACTCAAGTCAGTGCAATTCAAAGGCACGACCTGGGGCGTAGAATTTAATCCCACCATTGCCAGCACTCAGAGATTGAAGATGATGGCCAGCACCAACAACACTGAAGTGTCATTCCAAACCAAACTGGATGGTGATCGACTGATGGTTTATTTTGGTGATCACAGCACACACGCTGGTGAATTTGTGTTCCAGACCGGTGTATCTGGCACACTAAACAAAACACTGAGTTGGCCAACTGAAGTGGTTATTAAGATTCTTGATCTGGCAGGCGACAAAACCATGCGTATCTCCGATTCAGGAATTGCAGAAATTACTGTAAATTCAGGACTGATTGAATATTCCTATCTGATCCCGGCACTTAGCAAATAATGAATAAAGATCTAACATCTGCACAGCAAGACTATGCCATTTATCTGCCGGCTATTAGTGGATTTTATTCCACATATATTGGCAAACAGCAGTATGGTGAATATGTTCCAGCCAGCAGAATGCCTGCTGGCATTCCAGAAATGGAAATGCTGAACTTTTTTAATCCCAATAAAGGACTGTATCAGTATCAGTGGGGATTGTATTCAGCTGGACATGCCAATCTGAAATTAGACAAACACGATCCCAAAGAAGCAATGATCCGTGAACGTGGTGCACACACCACATTGGTTGCTGACTCAGGTGGATTTCAGATCGCCAAGGGTGTCTGGGAAGGCGAATGGGCTAATCCCAATTGTCCTCGTGCAGAAAAATATCGCAGTCAGGTATTGAAATGGTTGTGCGAAATCAGCGATTATTCCATGGTACTGGATATTCCAACGTTTGCCTACCTGGATCCTGAAGCATCAGCCAAGAATGGTATTCGTAGTTATGATGATGCTGTCAATGCAACCATCTATAATCATGAATATTTCATCAAGAACAGCTACAACGATGCTAAATTCCTGAACGTGCTTCAGGGCAACAACCATACTGATTCTGATAATTGGTATGAAATCATGAAGCAATATTCAGATCCCAAGAAATACGATAAATTTTTCCGTGGTTGGGCGTTTGGTGGTGCAAACAAAGCAGATCTTCATCTGTCACTCAAACGCATCGTAACACTGATTCATGACGGTCTTTTGCAAACTGGCATGCATGACTGGATGCATTTCCTGGGAACTGGTCAGATTGAATGGGCGCCAGTGCTAACTGCAATTCAGAGAGCTGTGCGCAGACATCACAATCCCAACTTTACCATTAGTTTTGACTCTGCAAGTCCATTCTTGTCAACTGCAAATGGTCACATATACACACATTCTGCGACACCAGCACACGCACGTTGGTCTCTGAGAACTGATGTTGCCGCAGACAATAAGAAATACGCATCTGATACCAGAGCATACCGAGATGCAGTTACCAGTGATGGCATTAATCAGTTCTTTGAAGATTCTCCCATCACAGAAAAGCTAAAGATCAATGATGTGTGTGTTTATGCGCCAGGTGAGTTAAATAAGATTGGCAAAGAAGGTAAAACCAGTTGGGACAGTTTTTCCTATGCTTTGCTCATGGGACACAATGTCTGGCATCACATCAACGGAATACAACAAGCAAATCGAATGGCTGACGCAGGTATCTTTGCATCAACGCTGGAAAGCACACTGATTCATGATCATTCAAACATTCAGACCATTATTGATAAAATCTTTGCAGAACCTGATTACGACAATCGCATGTCGCTAATTGACCATTACAGTAAATTCTGGGCCAAATTGCCAGGGTCTTCTGGCATGGGCGGAAGCGAAAAGAAGGTCAAGAATTCAGATACAAACTTTGATAATCATTTTGAAGAAGTCAATAATGAAATTTCAGTTGATGATTCAGATTTTAATCAACAAAGACTTGACGAACTAGAGGAATCCGTATAAAATGCCTACTGTATCAGAAATACAACGACAATTAACCGCAGTTAGTAAGAAATTATCAGAAGCAAAAGATACACATCAACAAGACGAACTTCGTAAGAAGAAAACAGCGTTAACATTAGATTTAAGAAGAGCTCAACAACGAGCATGGAATAACCGCAACGACAACATAGACTGGGGCGATGGATACTAAATCAGCACACAGCAACTTTAAAGGGCGGTACTTTACTGGTACTGAAGTAGAACAAACTGCAATGTATGGTAAGCCTACACTATTTGTAGTAGGCGAGCCAGATTTGGATGGTATTCAAGAACAGCTAGACGCAAATCCTGATATTCAGCACGTTCGCTTTGGTGCTAATATGAGTTTTAATGCAAAAAAACTCCATAACTGGGAAGCAGTTATTATGGATTTCTTACGTGAAGAGTATTGGTGTACACTAGACTTTGATATCCAATATGTTAATGATATTCTCGAAACCGAAATGGTCGAATGGCATCGTTTCGTTCCAGTGGTATCAGCCAAACTTCCCTATATCGACCAACTTGGATATAACGCAGTACTTAAACTTGACGATGCACATTTTAAGGCAACTAACCCCGGAGTCTGGATTCATCGAGTACGAGATTTAATGAACACAGAATCATTTACAGATTGGTCTCGGTATGAAGACAATAAGGCACCATGATGGAAGAACAAATTAAACAAGCACAAATAGAAACTGCCAATCGTATTATGGATAAGGCACCTCGTATGATTTGGGTAACACTTCAAAAAGAAGGTGTGCATCGTTATCCAGGTGCCGATACTGATCCTAAACTCGCAACAGGCGACTGGGATGATGTAAGTTTTCTAGGTGTTCCTCACAGACATATCTTTCACTTTAAGGTATGGATTGAAGTATTTCACAATGATCGCGATATTGAGTTTATCCAATTTAAACGTTGGATCACTAGACTGTACGATCAAAGTGTGTTACAGTTAGACTATAAATCATGTGAAATGATAGCAGATGATTTATATGCTGAAATCGCTACTAAATATCCAGGTCGCGCCGTGTGGATTTCAGTTAGCGAAGATAATGAAAACGGCGCATTTATTCAATATAATACAACTAAACCAGTGAATTCACTGAAAATTTAAACAAGGCAACTAAAATGTCAAATAAGAAGAAGTACAATAACCCTCGTGTTAATCAAATTTTTGATGATCTGGAGGATTATCTTGATTTTTGCCGTGTATACGGCTATCGTTTTAATGAAGCAGACTTGTACAATATGCAGTCATATCCGTTCCAGCAGTTCAATAAGAAGCGTAATGGCAAGAATTTTAAGGATCAAGCAGGTGTTGATCTAGCACGCATGCGTTAATGTTTTACGTTATTCATAACACAGCAAACCAAGAAGGCGGCGAACACCTGTCACAACAACTTTGCAATTTATATGGCGGAGAGAATGTGGCAGATGTTCGCGCTGCCGATACTTCCGTTCCCGATAGTGGCGATGCTGGACACTATTGGACTGCGGCACAGGTATTAATGAAATTGTGCGATATGTACGCCGATAATGTTATTACTTCGGATGATACACTTATCTTTACTTGGTTCCATGATCCTAACGCTAGACTCGTTAATGACCTAAATATTAGCTATAATGTACAACCCAAGCAGTACTGGTATACATTTGAAGGTACTGGTGTTTGGGAAATAAGCTCACATAAGTTTATGAAACTTGAAGAGTTGGTGTAGTGCGAAAATTAATAATTGCAGGAAGTTCTTGGTCAGCTGGCACTTGGAAATTTGAGGAGCCAAACATCTATGCGCTGGATGAACCAGGTCTACAATTACTATCAGAAAAATACAACGTAATTAACCTCAGTCGCGGCAGATCAAGTAACTGGCAATCTCTAAACACAATTATAAATTATTTTAACCATATCAGTGACGAGTTGTTCGATGACACAGATGTTTTACTAGGTCAAACAGATATGTTCCTAGACAAAATGAGCAATTTGTTTGATGTTGACTATTCTGATTTATACAAAAGGGCTGTGGATTTTGAGAATTTTTACTTGTCTGCGGCAGAATTATTTTATTACAAATTGGATGCTATTTCCAAAACTATTAAAAAACCAATCCATATCATCGGAGAATCATCTGATGTAGATGTTAATTTGTTGCATTCAATTACAGATAGAGTAAACGTAATATGTAGTAGTTGGGTAAAACTATTTAAAACAGATCATCATGAATCGTTGATTCCGTTGGTAATAAATAAAAATTTTCTTCCAACAGCAAAAAAGAACCAACGACTTGATATTGCCATGCAAGGTACTGAGTATTCAGACTTAAATTTTAAAGAATTTATGAAATTACAAGAATCTGAATATATGGGAAATTTTATCGGTGATTTTCATCCAACGTCAAGTGGACACGACTTAATGTCCAGAAAAATTTTGTCTTATTTCGATGTTTGACACAATACTTAAATTTGAAAACGTACTGGCTGAATACACAAATGCTCCGTATGCAGTTATGACTGACTGCTGCACACATGCAATTGAGTTATGCTTACGATACCAACAAAGTACGGAGCATCTAGATCACGTAGAGTTTACTGCATACACATACCTAAGTGTTCCAATGACCATGCATAAGCTCGGAATTAACTATGACCTGCATGATGAATACTGGATCGGCGAATATCCAATTCATGGTACACAAATTTGGGACAGTGCCAGACGTTTAGAACGCAATATGTACCGCACAGGCACCATGCAGTGTTTGAGTTTTGGTTATTCTAAACCCATTGAAATTGGTCACGGCGGTGCTATACTGTTAGACAACGAAGCAGCGTACAATAAACTAATTCGCATGCGCTATGATGGCCGCGACCTAGATATTAGTCCATGGTCGGCGCAGGTAATGTTTGAAGTTGGTTATCATTATAGACCAACAGTAGAAGATGCTGAGCGTGGACTAGAATTACTAGAAAAATATAAAAACAAAAACAACACAAATCCTGTATATGTACAATATCCAGACTGTAGATCTATTACTATAAATAAAAATGTTACATAACGGTAACAACCTGATTGACAACAACGTGTTAATCTTGTATAATATCAATATTAAATCCGTGTAAGGAAGGGGTATAAAATGAGTTTTAATAAAACAAAAACCGATCCTGTTCTGGGTCGTGAAGTTCATGAATGGTTAGTTAAATGCGGGGTCGAAACACCTGTTGAAGATATGGGCATCGATCGCAAAGACAAAATCGAAATCATTGAAAGACATTTTGCTGAAATTATGCGAACCATGGGGTTGGATCTAACTGATGACAGTCTGATGGAAACGCCCAAACGTGTCGCGAAAATGTATGTCAACGAAATATTTTGGGGTTTGGACTATGAAGCATTTCCGAAGTGTACTACTGTAGATAACAAAATGTCATATGATGAAATGGTTATCGAAACTGGTATTAACGTACAGAGCAACTGTGAACACCATTTTGTGGTGATTGATGGTCGAGCAACTGTTGCGTATATTCCAGACAAGGTTGTGCTTGGGCTGAGTAAAATGAATCGCATCGTAGAATATTTCAGCAAACGTCCACAAATTCAGGAACGTTTAACTGAGCAAGTTTATCATGCACTGCAATACATCCTGGGAACAGACAACGTCGCTGTACTAATCGACGCACAACACTATTGCGTCAAGAGTCGTGGCGTTGAGGATGTAGGTTCTAGTACCATTACCAGCAAACTAGGTGGTGTATTCAAATCAGACCCAAGTGCTCGCGCAGAGTTCTTGGCAATTGCTCGTGATAATTGCAAATAAGGAGAATAATATGGGCGTTAAGGTAAAATCAACGAAAGTATATAGATACTTGCCTTGTGGTCACGCACAGTTCTTTGATCTGGAACCAGATGGTAGTCCGGGAGAGTGTGCTAGCGTACACGGATATGATCGTTCAGTAGAACTCACATTTGCTGGTGACATTGACGACATGGGATGGATTGTTCCATTTGGTGAACTCAGTGCCGTGAAAAAGTTTATTGAATATTACTTTGATCACGTAACTGTGTTACCAGCAAACGATCCACGCTTGGATCAAATTACATCAGAAATGAAACAGCCTGGTGGTATTCTTGGTACTGTACGTATCCTACCAAGCGGTGTATCAATGGAAATGAGTTCACTATTCATTTGGGAATGGGTTAACCATTATATCTTTGATATCACAGATGGTCGTTGCTATGTAGAAGGTGTGCGTGTATACGAACACGATCGCAATGACGCAATGATTGAAGTGGATCGCGAAACTGCTATCAAAGATGCAAGTAAGAAGATTGCGGCAGGTGAAGAAATCCTTCCACTCATCGACGAATGGTATTGGGAAGCACCCAAAGACGCAGTAGCAAGGATTGAAGGGTGAAGTTAGGTGGTTATTTTGATGTAGGCGGCACTGTTGTAAAACAGGATGACCGCTATATTGTTAAAGATAATACAGAACTAAACAACTTAGTTCTTAGTTCTACAAGACTTAATCCAAACAAAAGTACTTCTGGACATAAACATGAAGGTCAAGAAGAAGTATATATGTTTATTACTGGTAGCGGCGAAATGGAATTAGACGACGAAAAGTTTTCTGTCACTGCTGGAGATATTGTTACAATAAAAGATGGAGTATTTCATCGTGTCCACGCTGGGCAGTATGGTTGTTATTTTATTTGTGTATTTGATGGTTCAAGTAAACAACGATGAAATGGCGGGTTTGGTGTAGGACTTTGGGGGCTAAAATCTCAGAGGACAAAAAGGAAGCAGACTATGCGTGTCTGTTCAGGACGATTTATACTGGTATAATGTTTGTTACCTGCTTCTTTATTATTGCTGGAGTCCTACACCAATGGTAAGAATATTAATTCTTGGTTCTGCGATTTTTCTAAGTGGGTGTACTGGGTTTACGGTTTGCTGGCAGGATTGTCAACAAATTGTGCCAGTAGAACCAACCCCTAAATTGGTAATAGAACCGTAAGTTATTGATTTTACAGTCTAACTTTTTTACCAAAAGCCGCTTGACACAGCGGCTTTTTTATGTATAATATACAACGTAACTAACACTTTTAACCCATCCACAACGGAGACACTAGGATGGACTTTACAAAAAGTAAAATTGCTATCGCTGTTGCTACTGCTGCTACCCTCACTGGGTGTGGTGGAGGTGGTGGCGGTCCGCAAACACGCCCAAGTCCAATTATCGAATGGGGCAACGGCGTATACGATCCTTGGTTGTTAACTTCATCAACAGACACTACAGTTAACGACACCACCGAAGTCGACTGTCGCAATGACAACTACGAGCGTAATGTTTGGTGGGAAAAGATCATCGATGGTGTTCGTACAGGCATCAAAGGCGATTTAATTCGCGTCGAAACTAAAACTGAGGAAGTGTGTGTAAACACTACTGTTTCCCGTTATGAGGATGTTGAGACTAGCGAAAGTACAGTTACTCGCGGCACAACAACTGTTGAAACAACGTATACCGATACTACAAGCGTTACCACTGATGTTAGTGGTAACACGGTTACAGAAGTGTGGCGCACATATACAGACACAACTACTACGCCTGTAACTACAACCACAGTAACTACCACCACACGCACAACTTATTATAGCAACGGTACAAGTTCAAGCGAAGTAATCGATTCACAAACAACCCAGGAGACAAGCAATGATGTTACCAGTTCCGCCAGAGAAGCTGAACTCGTTAGCAGAACTGTTACTGCAAATCTTATTAGCAGCACACTAAGTTCCGTAGACGAAACCACAACCACTAACGGTACGCCAACATCTGTTACAACTTATACAGATGAAACTCGTACCTTAGAGGATGCAAACGGTAGTACAGTTACAGAAGTGTGGCGTGTATATACTACAACTGTTACCACTCCTGTAACTACTACCGTAACTACAACTGTAACACGCATTGATACATATTCTGATGGTAGAACTATTCCAGAAACTGTAAGTGTTACACCAGTTTCTTCAACTGCTAATACAACATCTACTTCTACCACAGAAGAATTGTTGTCTAGTACTACAACACCTAATGTTGTAAGCACATCAACAAGTAGTGCCGACTCAGTTACTACATCAACTGGTACTGCTACAACAGAAACAACATATGTTGATGATGTGCGCACCAGTTTGGACGCTAACGGTAGTACTATAACTGAGACTTGGCGAGTATATACGGACACCACAACCACTCCAGTAACAACTACAACGGTCACTACGATTACTCGCACTACTGTTTATACCGACGGTACATCCGTTACTGAACCTGTTAGTGTTACAAGTGCAGATTCTACAGAAAATACAGTAACTACTTCTACTCGCGAAGAATTACAATCACGTACAGTAACACCAAATGTTGCTAGTACTGCTGATTCATCCAGCGATGTAACGTCAACCTCAACAGGGACTGCTACTGTTACTACAACCTATGTAGATGATGTACGTACTAGTTTGGATGCTAATGGCAGCACAGTTACAGAAACGTGGCGTGTACACACAGACACAACTACCACTCCAGTAACAACAACAGTTACAACTACAACAACTCGCACCACAACCTACACAGACAGTTCTACTACCTCCGAAGTGATTGATGTTAGCAGCACTGAATCGGTATCCAATACTGTTACAACTGCTACCCGAGAAGAACTATTATCTAGTGTAACCACGCCAAATGTTGCTGGTACATCAGACTCAACCAGTTCGAGTACTACTACAACTGTAAGTGATCCTGTGTTTGATCGCACAGTTACTAACACAGACACACGTCCCGATGGTGTTTGGACGTATTATTACGATTATTGGATTACTACAACTACCGCAGTAACTACAGTAACTACTACTCGCACTACAACATATACAAACGGCACAACTAATTCAGAAGTAATTGATGTTACAACAACCGAAAATGTTACAACTGCTGAAACATACACTACTCGTATTGTTGCTCCAGAAGCAACACCAGCAGATCCTTCGGCTCCGGAATCAAATGCGGGTACTGTAATAACACAGGACAATGCTCCTACATTGGATTATGATCCAGCTACATACAATTATTTGACGTATTACAATAGCAATTATGTAGGTACTCCTACTGCTGTTGATAGTAACGATCCGGCAGATTTTGCTACAGTTGAAGCAGACAATGGCGCCGTGCTCGATGTAAACGCAAACTATGCGTATGCTCGAGGTTGGACTGGCAAAGGATCAACTGTAATGATTATGGATTCTGGTATTGACCAAGATCACCCGGAGTTTGAAGGTAAAATTAAGTATTTGTGGGATGCTGGTTACGATACTCCATATGAAGATACCAACGGGCATGGTACCCATGTTGCTGGTATTGTAGCAGCAAACAAAAACGATACGGGTATGCATGGTATTGCATACGATGCTGATCTTGCTATTGCTCGTATCACTGATACTGGATATGGCAACTATTACGCTATTGCAGCACTAGATTGGGCTAAACAATACGAAGATATTGTTGCTGCTAACCTAAGTTCAAATACTGTATATCCAAGTTCGTATCGCAACGCAATGACTTATCAAGGTGATGGTGTTTATACCAATAGCGATGCTACATATGGTGGGGTCAATTATTACAACCTAGAAAACCCAGCAACTTGGGCAGCAGCAATGCCAAGCGAACTGGTACTTACTGTGAGTGCTGGTAACCAAAGTTTAGGTTACGTTCAAAATCCTGCTACATTTGCTACCGCAGTAGACGCAGACGGTAACTTATTGTTTGACAGACGTATGCTTGTTGTTGGTAATTGGAACACAAGCACACAATCAGTAGACGGAGCAAAATCAGGACACGTTTGTAAGGATTATACTGTAACTTGTAATGACCCATACTTGACCAAAGACTTTTATATTCTTGCTCCGGGTTCGCAAATTAATTCTACCTACCTAAATGGTGAATACAAGAGCATGAGTGGTACGTCAATGGCAGCACCTGTTGTGGCTGGTGCAGTTGCTATTGTACACCAACTGTGGCCGTATATGAAAGGATCAAATATTGCTCAATTGTTGTTGCAAACAGCGAATAAAACTATCACCGGATACGATGAAAATACTCACGGTCAGGGTTTGCTAGACTTAGATCAAGCAACACGCCCAGTAGGTGATTTGGGTATTTCGCTAACTGGACGTACAGGATCCGCTGTACAGATTTCTGGTAGTATTAGTGTAAACGGTGTTAATGATGCTGTATTAAGCAATATCTCAGCAGTAGACGACTTTGATCGAGACTTTGTTGTTGACTTGTCAGGTGCTAAAGTTGATCGCAAGATTAGCGTAGAATATGCAGAGCGTCAAAAGGACAATAACAGTTGGGCAGCAAGTATGTCTAATATTTCAACCCGTAAGTCTGAATCAGTTCGTTTTGGTGCATCAGAAAATGCCAAAAACTTTGCAATTGGTTATGATCATAAAATCTTTGACACCAATGCTACAGTAGGCGTAAGTTATACCAAATCTGATTCAAATCCATGGATTGATATGTCTGGCATGTGGGGCGAAGTTAAAGGTGCTCGCACTACAGAACTTAACTTGACATATGACTTCTCAGACAATGCATGGGTACAAGCAGGCGCAATGGATACACGCACTGACTTTAGCTCAGGACTTGTTACAGACGTTAGCAACGTGCGTTCTGTGTACGCAGTAGCAGGATATGACGCAGATAACTATAGCGTGTATGCTGGTATTAAACCTTACGCAGTAGATGGTTCAGTTACTATGCGACTGCCAACAAGCGTTGATACCGCAGGCGTTATGCACTACGACACAGTAAGCAGCAACATTCGTTCAACGGTAGAAGGGTATGCAGGGTTTAAGCACAACTATACCAAGGACAATCATTCTACTACGTTTGTAGGCGTTGTTGATTCGGATGGTGATAAGCATTTAGGATTTAACTATCGCTACAAGTTCTAATGATCGCATAAATACTACATTATGCGAGCAACAGAATTAATAAGACACGTTCTAGATTTAATTGACAATATTGAGGCAACAAAAGGCCCCGATGTTGCAGTTAGTGTTACTAACATCACAAAAGAAGAACCCGAACCCGAAGCAGAATACGCAAACGAACCCAACGAACAGTATGCTCCGGTTAGTGCTGTGACTACTGATATGGGCGGCGGACCTAATAAGCCTAAACATCCTGCGGACCTTAGAGGCGATTCTCAAAGTCTTTATCCTACCATGCAGTATGATCCATACCGAGGACTACGATAATGGCTACGGTAACAGTACAAAGTTTATTAAACACGGCTGTTTATGATTCGTATACTAGTATTACACTTACAACCAAAACTGTAGCACAACTTAAAGCAGATATTCAAACTGCTACCGGTGTCGATGTTGACTGGTTTGATCTTGTATTAAACGAAACTGTACTTGTTGAAGGTAACACACTTTCCGTAGAAGGCGTCCAAGACGGCGACGCATTGCGCACACATAACAAAATTGCTCGTTTGTCGGATCGTGAAACTAAACAAAAAGCAAAATTAGCACTTGCTGCGCTTGATAGAATTGCCAGTGGCAAGTCAGGTGAATATGACATCACAGAATTACCAACACAGTATCGTGGTGATGTTGCTGTAGACAATCCTAATACCGGAGGATTATTAGAAGGTCGTCCGTGGTCAACTAGCGGTATTGAAGAAACAAACTTGGTTATGTACTTAGATGGTCTTATTACATCTAGCGGTACTACCGTATATGATCAATCACCATTGGGCAACAATGCCACACTGGTTGGGCCAACACACGATTCTTCAAACGGTTACTTTACGTTTGACGGTTCAAATGATTATATTCGTTCGTCAGATTTTAATGGTACGGCTGTTTACAGCCCAGATACTTTCTCAGCAGGTGCGTGGGTATACCCAACAGCAGCAGGTGTGGTTGTAAGTATTGCCGACGCTAACTCGCCAGCAGGAGCAAGTTATCATTACAGTAGTTTAGAAATGGTTGAGTCTGGTGGCAATCCAGTTCCGTACTTTGGATTATGGAACGGCACTAGTATCACATCGGATTCTGGAACAGCACTAAGTTACAACACTTGGTATCATATGGTAATAACCTATAATGGAACAACACTAAAAGGCTATATCAACGGCAGCGAAGTTGCCAGTGCCAGTGTTACATACGATAGTCCTGCTGATGATGCTACCGGAGCACAATACTTCTTGTTTGGTGCGTCGGATATTACAAATATGGGCGATGGCACATATTTTAATGGACGTATGGGCGAGATTCGGTTGTATAGTGCCGCACTATCGCCAACCGAAGTTGCGGATAACTATAACTTTACTAAATCACGTTACGGATACTAATGGGTAACTTAAACGACAACTCAACCAGTTATGTTCACAGTTATGAACCAAACACCAATGACCTCACAATGGCAATGGACTACAATGACGCAGGCGAACCTGCTATCCGCGTTAAGTCATATATTGAAGGGGATATCACAATTGAAGGCGACGTTAACATACCCGGTTCTGTTGAAATCAGTAATGACATAGGAAATCCTATTCCAGTAAGTGGTACAATTACAGCATTACAAGGAACAGATCCTTGGACTGTAGATGGCACTGTTAATATTGGCAACGAAGTAAGCATCAACGACGGCGGCAATAGCATTACTGTAGATGTCAACGGAAATGTAACTGTTGTTCAAGGAACAACGCCTTGGACTGTAGATGGAACTGTTAATATTGGCACTATGCCTAATGTAACACTTAACCAACCAATCGCAGTTACAGACAACGGCAGTAGTCTAACAGTAGATGGAACTGTGGCAGTCAGCAACTTCCCTGCTACACAGACAGTAGATGGAACTGTGAATATTGGCAACGAAGTAGCAATCAATGATGGTGGCAACAGCATCACAGTTGATGGAACTGTGGGCATCACTGGCGATGTAAATGTAACACAAGGAACAACGCCTTGGACCGTGAGCGGCACAGTTACCGTACAAGAAACAGGATTTAACAGCACAGGTAATATTTCTGGATCTAGTGATGCATTCGGTAGGTTGCGTATATCGCAGCCACTTACACTTTTTGATAGTAGTCACAGGTACAGAGACAACAACCTATTTGCAGAAAGCACCAGCGGCGGTGGCTCTAGTTCTTTTAACGCAAATGCTGGTCTGATTGAAATGGATGTAGGCACAGCCAGCGGCGATGAAGTGCTTCGCGAATCAACAAAGGTAATGAGTTATCAACCTGGTAAGTCGTTGTTGATTATGAGTACATTTGTTTTTAATGAAGCAAAAACAAATCTTAGACAGCGTGTGGGATATTTCGGTAGTAAAAATGGAATGTATCTTGAACTGGACGATAATGATCTGTGTTTTGTAGAACGCAGCAGCGTTACTGGTAGTGTCACTGAAACTAAGATTCCGCAGAGCCAATGGAATGTTGATACCATGGACGGATCTGCCGGCGCTGGCAATGTTAGCGGCATTACTCTTGATATTACCAAGGCGCAGATATTATGGATGGATATTGAATGGCTAGGACTAGGAAGTTCAAGAATGGGTTTTGTAATCAACGGGCAGTTTGTGGTTGCTCATGTTTTCCATCATGCTAATCTAATAGACAGTACATATATTACTACTGCTAGTTTGCCATTGAGACAAGAAATAACCAACACCGGTACAACAACAAGTGCAAGTAAGTCAAAACAAGTTTGCTCAACTGTTATAAGTGAAGGCGGCTATGAACTGCGTGGGCTTCAACAAGCCGTGGGTACTCCTATAGCAACACCTCGAGATTTAGCACTTGCAGATACATACTATCCAATCATATCTATTAGGTTGAAGACTAGCCCAGACAGACTAGATGCTATCGTTATTATGACTGCAATGAGTCTAATCGGTACAAGTAACAACAGTAACTACAACTGGCGTGTAGTAGCCACTGGAACAACAACAGGCGGCTCATGGGTAAGTGCTGGCATAGACAGTGCAGTAGAATATAACATAACAGGCACCAGTCACAGCGGCGGGCGTATTCTCGCTAGTGGATGGTTTCAAGGAAGTAATCAAGGTAGTTCAGTTGTTGATATTTTGAAAGAAGCACTATTTAAGTTTCAACTAGAGCGTGATAGTTTTGTGCCTGAGCCATACGAGCTGACACTGGTTGTTGCTACAGACAATGCAGGTTCTGATATGTACGCTACTATCGACTGGGAAGAAATCAGTCGATAAGATTGACATAGAATACAAAAAGGTAGTATAATACGGTATGTTTTTAGGATTACTTACACTACTGCTGATAGCAACAATGTTACTGTTGCTGGAAACATTGGCTGGATTGAACCAGCGCAGGATTAACCTTCTGCTGCGGGGGTATCTGGAGTTTCTGGTGCCCGATATTCTTCAGGCTTAGGTTCGTTTTTTACAGGCATCCCTGATAAACGTTTAATATCTTTTAGCCAATCTGCGTAACGATCGTCGTCTTCACTCATAAAAATACTTATCACAGCAAACTGATCTAAATAATTATTGACACATAACTGTTAAAATGTTATAATTACTCACATGAAAGTAGAAAAAAATAAAGTCTTTTACACTTGGCAAGATGTACAGAGCATGACTCTGGATCTTATTCGCAGCATTGACGCTGCCGAATGGCGCCCAGATTATGTTGTTGGACTAACACGTGGAGGATTACACGCTGCTAACTTGATTAGTCAATGGTATAATATTCCTATGGAAACATTACGTGTTAGTTTGCGTGATCACGCTAACACAGAATCTAATGCGTGGATGGCAGAAGATGGTTTACAAACAGGAATGAAAATCCTCATTGTAGATGACATTAATGACTCCGGTGCTACAATTAACTGGATCAAGGATGATTGGCACTCAAGTGTATACAACGGCAATCGTGAAGCATGGGGCAACAACATTCGTTTTGCTACACTTGTAGACAATAGTGCCTCAGATGCAGATGTTGAATATTGTTGTGTAGAAATTAATAAGTTAGATGATCCAGACCTGTGGATCGTCTTCCCTTGGGAAGATTGGTGGTTAACACATGAGTGACTTATGCTATTACTAGCCGGTTGTAGTTTTATAGCTAATCCAGATCTTCCTGAAGTAGCGTTTGGTCGTGAAGTATGGGATAAAAAGTTAGTAAGAATAAATGCGTGGGGGGGTGCTGGTAACGCTTTTATATCAAGAGCCGTATTAGATAATCTCGATAAAGTTAACAATGTTCTTATATTGTGGACTGGTTTTTCTCGTATTGACATTGAACTCCCGGTGGAAATGGTAGATCAAGTTTCGAGTTATTACGAAGGTACACCTATTCATATTACCAATGATACTGTTTGGCTCCATAGTGGTGGGTTTGATGGAACGTGGTATAATTATAGTCGTACCAAATATGAAAAATACATCTATGAATATATTAAAAGTCAATACTTGCCGTGCAATTGGAATTACCTGAATAATAAAAATTTACGAATTATTGCCGGAACGTTGAATACTTTAGAACAACTGAATATTGAATACAAGTTTGGATTTATCTATGACATTTTTTCAGACCATATCAGCGAACAACAGAGTTTAGGCAGTGCAGTTGATAGAAATAATCCATTGCTTAACTTAATCAATTGGGATAATTGTTTATCTGAAACTCCGTACGATTTTTGTAAAGATCGTGGGCTATTGTCCGATGATCGATTCCATCCCACTAGAGAAGGTTATAACCAATGGTGGAATGCAGTAAAACAAGATATTACATTTGACTTAACCTAAAAAATAAAGTATAATTAATTATGAATGAACGTACAATTAAAATAGCAGAAATTTTTTATAGCATACAAGGCGAAGGAATGTATGCTGGTGTCCCAAGTGTTTTTATTAGAACATTCGGCTGCAATTTTGAATGTAGGTCTTTTGGTTTACCGACCGGGATGATGAGTCAAGAGCCAGAAAACATTGCGGCAAAAATTGATGAATTTCATAGTTACGAGGAGCTTCCGCTTGCTGAATCAGGCTGCGACAGTTACGCAAGTTGGCATCCTGCTTTCAAGCATCTTTCACCAAAGATGACTATTTCTAGTATTGTAGACCAAGTGTTAGCATCGATTAATAGAGAACGTATTTACGATCCTGGTGAGAGTTACACAGATACGCATATTATTATTACAGGTGGAGAACCACTACTGGGTTGGCAGCGTGCGTATCCAGAACTTATTGATGCGCTATACGCAGAAGGATTCCGCAACTTTACATTCGAAACAAACGGCACACAGAAACTTTCTGCAGACTTCAAGGATTATTTGCTAATTAATAATATCAAGAACAAAAAAATTGATCTTACTTTTAGTGTAAGTGCTAAACTCCCGTGTTCTGGCGAATTGTGGGATAATGCTATTCTTCCTGATGTTGTTACAGAGTACGAACAGTACGGCCGCGCATTTTTAA